GTGATCAAGCATCAAATACATCTCATCGAGAGGATTATATTCATATGCTTCTTGTAGCTTAGCTTTCTCTTCTTTAATGATTCGTCTGAGTTGTCTTTTTGATATTTTCATCTTGTCGGCCCCCGCAATTCGTCTTTAATGTCTCTGACCATTTTCTCCAAAGCAGCAAGGATATTGCGATTTGTTTCTGGATCTACTTCACCATAACCCACTTCGTCTTCAATGACATTGCCGAATGCAAGTTCCCACCAACCTGCGCCTGGCGGAAGCCTGGCTTCATGAAGTTTGGCCTTTTCTTCTTTGATGATTCTTCTCAATTGCCTTTTAGTAATCTTCACTGTTATCCTCCAAGCCGGCTATTCAAAATCTGAACTGCCTGAGCTAGTGTCTTGTTTTCATCATCTGTAAAGCGACCATAGTTCTGGTCGATAAGCATTTCCAAATCCAGGATAGTATCACCAGCAAATGAATCAAACTTTTTCGCCATGGCTTTTTCTTCACTAGAGTCCAAATATCTCTCTGAAACAAGCTTGGCCCTTTCTTCTTTGATGATTCTTTTTAGTTGTCGTTTGGTGATTTTCATCATTAGTTTTCCAGTTCTGTTTTTACTCTCTGTTGCAAGAGATAGACATTTTCTTCGTGTGAATTAGCAGTCTGTGCAAGAAAATCATTTAATCCTAAAGACAAAGATCCTGCTGACTCAAGCTCATAAAACATTGTCTCCACAAGCTCTAGAAAATTCTTTTCCATTTCTAGGCCTACAGAAGCCATAGCTAAAGACGTTATAGCAGGTGGTGATGGGTAATTTCCCATAGCTTGTACAGCAAGATTTGTAATATGCATCGGGCATGCAATTCCTTCATCTCCTGTAACTCCAACTGCTTTTTCAATTGCAGCGTCCATCTCTTCTTGTATTTTTAGATAAATCACTCCGAACAGATTGACATGATCGCCTCCAAACCCAGCTCCCCGAGAAACATTATGAGCACCATGAAACCAAAGATGCATAGCACGAAGCATGCCCAAATACTGCGAAAGACGCGTCGACAGCAAGCTACTGTCTGCCTCTTCAGACGCAAGATTGTCAAGTGCTTTTGCAACAAAGGAAGCTTCTACAGCGTCATCTGCCGGACATTCATTAATTTTACGATCCATGAAAATCCTCTTCTCCTAATTGAGCAAAGACTTCTGCTTCACCCGGAAGATCTTCACCTTGACGCTCAAGCTTATACTCTAGATACTCTCGAACTGAGTTCATCATCATTTTTGCTTGTGCAATTTTATATTCACACCACTGTGGAAGATCGTCTTCGTCATTGAGAAGCTGGTGTAAACGATAAGAATCTACAGCAATGTTTCTCAAAGCTCCGCGGGCCATTCTTCCCTCACGTGCGTCACTCACAACGTTTCCGTGATCTAACATTCTGCCAGCATCATGGGTCTCATTGATCGGATTTGTTCGTGTGTATGGTTTTAGGGGATATAGTCCACCTGTCTCATCCGCGGGTGTATATTGATTTTGAGCTCGCAGACGATACTGCTCTTGCTTGGCATGCTGTTTTACTTTTTCTGCCATGTAAAGGTCACAGCCATGATCTCTCATGAGATCAGCTTCGGATACGACCAAAAGCTCAGACAGCTCTGTCGGCCTGAGCTTGGCATGGCAAAGAGCTTTTACAACTCCAAGCTCGAGGTCCTTTTTTGCTTCTAAAAGCAGGCTTTTTTTAGTGTTTGGCATGTTTTTCCTCACTTTGTGAATCTAAATATCACGTAAGAGAAGAATGACACACTTTGTATACTTGAAAAAAGACTAGTCTATATGATCAACAGAAAGAGCTGTCTCGAGAACATCGATCACTTGATCGTACTCGTTTGCTTCGTGCGTCTTAAGCTTCGCCTTGTTTTTTGCAGCAGAAAGCGCAGCTCTAAAAACTTTTGGCTCTACTCTATCTTTGAATTCAGCAAGAACTTGCTTCTTATCGTCTTGAAGCATCTTAATTTCATTCTCAATACTCATATAGCGCTCAAAGAGCTCTTTTACATCATTGTTGGTCATTTTCACTTCTCCTATTTTCATAGCCAATAATCAAAAAAACACCACTTAGAAAGTTGAGAGCAACCCACCCATAACTCTCTAATGTAATATTATGAAGCAGCACGATTGTGTTCAGGACAATCATGATTACTAAAAATATGTCAAAAAAATTATTTCGGCCGCTCACAATTCTTCTCATGTACTAAGACAATTTGATTTTCACCTACAACTACTTTTTTGTAAGCACCAAGATTGTCAATAATAAGACCGGGTGTTTCGCAATCAAGTCTAATTCTTTTTCCGCCGCCTACTGCATTCATATAAATGCCTTTTTCAATCAAGACAAGCTCTGATGTGTTTTTGCAAGCGGATTCTGGCCGCTTATTGATCACTGGTCTTTTCTCTAATACCGAAGTCTTTGGCTGTCTTTTTCTTACCCGCTTCAGGATCACTAAGTGCTTCCTGTGTGGGCTCCTCTTCGAGGACATCTGTTTCAACCTCAGGAACATTCTCATGAGCAGCTGCAGAACTACTTTCATTTTTTGTATTTTTGAATAGATCTTGCAAGCTGCCATCTTGTGGTGGCTCTACTCGAGAATTTTCAAAAATTCTTAATGCTTCCGGATAATTTTTTGCCCCTTTGACGAAGTTAGATAGACTAACTTTTCGGCGCTTTGAATAAAATTCCCAGTTAATCATTATTCTATCTCCTTGATTAGAGCGGCGACACTCATCTGAAATTGTGGGTTTTTTGCAATAGACATGATCTCATCATCGGAAGATGCCAGATTGTTTTCCTCACAGATAGGCTTTGCAATCTTTTTCATAGCTGACAGCAGAACATTTCTTGCATTTGACGGACCAATCTTGATTCCTCTTTCATTGCATGCTGCAGCAATCTGTTTGTAATTTTTTGCGTTTGGAATTGTTGCAATAGAACAATATCCATTATCAAATTTTTTTCCCTTGGGCATTGACATATTTTTCTCCTTAGTCTTCGATTCCGAAGCGCATTTTCACAATAAGTTTCTCTCTCTCAGTAAGCGAGGACAAAACTTCATTAATTTTTGCTGAAAGTCTTTCTCGATCAATTCTTTCATCAGGGCTCGGCTCTCTGGCCGGAATAACATCGGCAAGAGTTCGATTTCCACCCTCAGAAGGAAACATTGGCTTATCGAGCGCAATAGTTCTAGATGCAGACTGTCGCAAAGATCGAAGTGTATCCGGTGTGGTACCGAATTTTTCTGCAGTCTCCAAATCTGTAGGTTTTCGACCCATTTGTGACTCAAATGCATTTTCAAACTCAGAAATTTTATAAAGCTTTGAAAATGCATTTGACGGTAAATCAATCGTACCGGAGTTAGCGGCGATGTAAGCTCTTACAGCTGCTTGTATCCACCAATACGCGTAAGTTGAAAACTTAAAGCCCTTTGACCAATCAAACTCATCTACTGCTCGAGTGAGACCCAGAACAGATTCTTGAAAAAGATCATCAATATCTACACCGCGATTGGTGTATTTCTTGACAACACTTAGCGCAAGACGTAAGTTTGCCTGTATCATCTTTTCTCTTGCAGCATTGTCGCCTTTTTCAATACGCTTGGAAAGTTCGATCTCTTCCTCACGAGTCAACAACTTTGTGTCGCCTACGTGATCAAATAGTGAATAAGATGTTGAGTTCATATTCTACTCCTGTGTGTGTTTATGTATTGTAACGAGCTCACTAAACCTTGTGGCCTCGTTTTTGAGCCTCAGCTTGCAAATAACAAATTTCCTCTTCAGCCCTATGTGTGTTTTGGCCGACCCTCCTCTTCTTGTGAACAATCCTCTTCATCTTTTTAAGTTCGGTAAAAAGCTCATCATCTGTCATTGCCAGAATCTGCTCATTGCTAAACTTTGGAACCGTGTACGACATTTTGGTCACTCCTTGATTAGACACTGTCGAAATAAGCAACATTGGAATCGACACCGTTGTCGTATTCCTCTGTTATTATACACCCAATAGACAACAAATTACACGCAACTGATAAACTATGTTCGACAGCAGAAACTACGACTGCGTGTGGATCGAGTATTCCTAAGTCAAACATGTCTCCATACTTATCGTTCTTGCCGTCATATCCGTATGTGTCGGCAGTTCTATTTACTTTTTGAACGACAAGATCTGCAGATACGTTACAGTTAGCGGCAATTTGTCGGAGCGGGGACTCCAATGCATCTAAAAATGCAACAGCACCTACATCAAAAGAGTCTCTTGCCTTGTAGCGCTTTCTAACTCTCTTTTTAGCCCTAGTCAATGCCACACCGCCTCCTGGCTGGACACCTTCTTTGAGGGCAGCTCGGCATGCATGAATCGCATCGTCGACTCTATCACGCCTTTCTATCATCTCAGCTTCAGTTGCGCCGCCCACTTGAAGCACTGCGATACCATCGCTAAGCCTTTTTAGTCTTCGATCTGCTATTTTTTTATCATCTAAGCTGGCTGCTGGGTCGTTCATGACTGCCTTTGCCGAACTTTGTTTTTCCTTGACTTGCTCTGTGTGTTGCGTTCCAAAAAGAAGTGTTGTCTTATTTGTTACAGTCGCTTTTTTAACTCTTCCTAAAACTTCTTCTAGCTCATCTTTTTTTATAGGATGTTTTGCATCAGTAACAATTTTTGCGCCGACTAATGCTGCAATATCTTGCAGTGCTGTAACTCTTGCAGAAGCAAACTCGGGTGACTTTATCACACAAACCTTTAGGCCCCCCTTTACTCTGTTCAAAACCAAGGCCTGTAATGCTTCTCCTCCCACAGCATTGCAAATTATAAGAAGGCTTCCTCCAGATGCTGCTGTCTTTTCCAGCACCGGAATAATTGTCGAAACAGATGTAAGCTCGTCACTGATTATCAAAATGTCAGGGGACTCTAGTTCGGAAACTTGCTTTGATGTGTCGGTTACAAAATAAGGTGACTCAAAACCCCTGTCAATATAGGTGCCCTCAACCATGGTAAGTGTCGTATCATAGCCTTTTGCATCCTGAACTGAAACTGCTCCGTCGGCGCCGACTTTCTCAATCGCACTGCTTATTATTTCACCCAATTCCTTGTCGCCATTGGCCGAAATAACTGCTACATCACGAAGAGTATCAGGCGTGATGTCAACTTTTGTATTGTTGAGCTCTTCAACAACTCTAGCAGCAGCTTCACGCATTCCTGACAGGACTTCGACAACTGAGTGGCCTGCAGAAATTACTTTTTCACCGTTGGCGACAATTTCCTGGGCGAGAACAGTTGAAGTTGTTGTTCCATCTCCTGCAACAGATGCACTTCTTTGTGCTGCTTCTCTTACAAGAGCAGCGCCTGCATTCTCATATGAATCTTTGAGCAAAATTGAATTTGCAACAGTTACACCATCTTTAGTAAGATGCGGAACATTGCCAGGTCTGCAAATGGCAACTGTTTTTCCCATGGGGCCTAATGTTATTCTTACTGCATCCGACAGTTTTTTAACACCAACTAAAAGCTTTTCTCTTGCTTCGGAGTCAAATAAAATTTCAGAATTCATCCCTTTAGAATCCTTTTTCTACCTTCAGATAAAACTTCTGCAGCTGTTCCCAAAACTCTCTTTTCAGATGTTTTTATATTTTCAGCGACGAGAAGATCTCCAGCGATATAAGCAAACTCATCGCCTGTGATCTTATTTAACTCTCGAAGAACTTTAGTCTGTTGCGGACTTAGTGTCTCTTTGTGATTGAATATCATGTATGCCTCCAGATTTAGCAAATTGAGTCACCCATTTGGGCCACGCATTACCAATAATAGACTTACAGTGCCTTTGAGAAAACCCTTCATAGAAACTTTTTTCATTGAAATTGCTCTGTCTGACAATTAGTTCATTTTCATTGACATTTTTTAGCTTTATTACATTGTATGCTACGATAAATTGCCGATTTCTTTCTGGGTCTTTTTCCAAGAATTCTTTTAGTACGCTCATATCTGCTGCCAACACATCTGCCCGCTTGGGGCCTATTCCTGCCACTCCGGGCACGTTATCTGTAACATCTCCTCGAAGTGCCTTCCAGGTCACATAGTCACAATGCCACTCATTCACATAAGTCTTTTTCTTGGGATGCCAAAGTTTAGTATTCTTAGTGATCAATTGAATAAAATCACTATCGGTTGACACAATTGTCACATTATCATTTTCATGAACATTAGACGCAAGATGCCCTATTACATCATCACACTCATGACGAGGATGCTTGATATAGACCAATCCGGTTTGCTCTTTTATCGCTTCAAACACTTCATCTTTTTCACGCCAGAACTGTGGATCTTCAAGTTTTACTCTATTACCCTTATAGTCCGGAAGCAACTCTTTTGACTGTTCCGGGCGGCCTTCATCAACAATGTATACAATGTCGGGACTATGACGATTCATCTCTCCCTTTAACATTCTAAAAAAATTGAAATAAATTTTGTGAGGCCCTTCTCCAAATCCAAATCTTGCTCTATGAAGAAGATTGTGTGCATCTATTAAAAGTACATTTTTCACAAAATCTCCTCAGGAAGATGCACTCTAGCTTGAGTTCCATCTTGCAATGTAATGGTCTGTATCTCGTTTGACAATAGTGAGCTATCAGGAGTCGATGGCTGTTCTTGTTTTCCTGCAGAAGACTCAAAAAGCTGTGCTTTTTCTCGGGCAGCAACTGATAGTTTTCGAACCATGTCAGTTGCCAAAATTAGCAAATGTGACTCTGCTTCGTCTACTGATTCAAAAACGCCTGCAAGACTTTGATTGTTCACGTGCTCTTCAAGCGCAAATGTCTTGCCTGATGTTCCGGCACACATGTGTTGAACTGTTGTTCCCGTAAGATCCTCAAGCGTTTGCTTCGAAGTTACTTGTATTGGCTCTATTGTCTTTGTTTTATTAGAGACAATGTAAAGAAGTTGTCCTATCCTGTAAGTCATTCACACGCCTCAAATTCGTATTTGAAGTTTGTAGGTGTATTTTTCCAATAATCGATTGAGCGCAGTATATTGGCTTTCTTTTTCACCGCTTTTCTACTGCATCCTTTGAGTTTTTCACTTAACTTTTGAAGCTCTATCTCATTTTTGCTCTTAACTTCGCCCCACAAAACTCTGCACTTCTTTTCTGCAAAGTGCTTTATCAGCTTAGCTTTACCTCTTGATGATTTAGAAGGAGTAGAAAAATCTTCACTAGTCAATCCGACATAGTGAAGAACAACAAACTTTTCAAATGACCTATCTGCAATCACATACAGGTAGTCTAGACTTCCTTTTTTGACCAGTGTTGCATAGTCAGTCTGCAAATTAATTCCACCTGTAGGAGTAGGTGTAGTAATCTTGCACTCGAGCTCTTTTCCTAGCTCGCCGATCACAATGTCAGGCTCACCTGTCTTGCCATCGCTTACAACGTCTCTATACCTCTTGGAAAGCTCTTTAGCGAAAAATTCTTCTTGTGCAGAAGACATAAGAATATTTCTTCGGCCCGTATTTCCTAGAAACGGCATGCCGTGCCTGTTGTGAAGATGTAACAAATCACTGTGGAACATTCGCATGCCCATAAGGGCATTATGAACATGGGATCTTGTAACATAACTCATACAGCCTCCTAAGTTTATAAGACATCCTTATTATATCATAGGTGGGTATAATTTACAAGTTTATGACACTGAAGATCGAACTCTTTCTGATATTTTTTTGCCTGCTTCGATCGCCATACTCATAGGTTCAAGACCTAGTACTTCTCTAACTCTATCGTATGTTTCAGCATCTAGACCATTTTTTAGGGCCAGCATATCTGCATATTGATGCAAATCTAACTGTGTCACGGGCAAATCTTCACCATCTGGGCCCGGCTCGAAATCTCCGGTCTCTCTAGACTCAAAGATAAAAAGCATTCTGGGCATTTCTTCTCCGTCTGGGACGGCGACAAACGGAATATGACTAGTCAAACCATTTTCATCAGCTTCTTCGTAGTATATTTCTGGGATCCATTGATTATTCATAAATTCCTCTAAAGTCTCGCGCGCTTTTGTAAGTCGGCGAATTCTTTATAAGCATCCATGTAAGTGTCGTAAACCTTCAAAAATTCTTCGCTAGAAAACAAATCAGAAGATCTCTGTCTAATCAAATTCATTGTTTCATTGTCGAGTGCTAAGAGCTTGTGATTCTCTTCTATTACAGATATAAATTTTTTCAAATCTGACGTATAATTTTCATCAAATTTTGCTTTTGATGTTTTGAAAACTGCCTGGATTGCTGTGTCCAAAAAATCTTCGTCAGATAAGCTCTCCACTGCGACTTGTTTTGCATCTGCTACCTGTTTTTTAAAGTCATCAGTTGCTGCTATTTTTTTTGCTTGTTGTTCAATTTGCGGGAGCATATCCCCAAAACCCTTTACAGACTCAGGGGGCATATCTGCACTCTTGACAATGTCAGCGACGGTTTTTTTGAATGCTGCCAAATCTCTAGTTCCAACCAACTTCATAATAGCTGTAGAGGATGTAATCGAATCTATCATTTCAGACATGAGCTCTGTTTTTTGCTCTAATGCTTCAGCTGCAGCATCTGTAAACTGCTCATCGATGCCTGTCATCTCAAAAAATGATGAAAGCCACTCCTCTGGGTTGGTTATTTTATCATCGCCGGGTGGTTCTTTCTTTTTTTCTTGTTCATCTTGTTCGTAAAGATCTGTTTCTGATAAGTCACCTCCGGCGACTTTCGCGGCTTGAACGTCGCTCGGGCCGCGGCCCATAAAGAGGTTGTTTAGCTGCATTAACAAGTTGTTTTGCTGTGCCATTTGATCGTGAATTGCACCAATTCCCATCTCGACGCCGGCTTGTGGGTTTTCTTCTGTTCCTGTTTGAAACTTGTTAATTTTTGCACGCATTGACTCCCAATCTTCGGCGACGATAATCTCAGTTGCTGTTTTGCCCGCTTTTATTCCAGCCTGCACGCCTTTAGTTGCCAAAAAGACTTGCGGTGCCAGCGCAACTGTCAAAAAAGGATCAGCATTATTGAGTGCGTCCATGCTGTTCTTTACAATTGGCTCCCATTCTTTGAGAATTTTATCTCTTTTTCTATTATAATTGTCACCCGCTTCTTTTAGCTTTGCAGGATTGTTTCTATAAAGAAACTTTTCACCCAAAAATCGAAGCTCGTTAGATATGTCCATCGCAGTTAGCTTCAAACTTTTAAAAATATCGCCCATTGCGTTTCCAATGGCAGCAAAAAGACCAGAGTCAGCGTAATAAGGATCAGAGACTTCTTGAATGTTCTTTTTATTTCTTAGAATTTCTCTATATTTTCTTCGCGACTCAAGATATCGAATTTGTTCATAAATATTTTTTGACATTATGAACCTCTATAAAATCCCAGCCAGTTTCATCATTCTTGAAGACTCTCTAATCGCTCGTCGAGATGATTTATTTTCTGCTTCTTGGATAACAGACGCTTCTTTTTGCAGATGTTTTTCTACTTCTCTAAGTCTGCGACGAAGAACTCTCAGTATGCCGTTATAGTAGCTTCTCTCATCCGATCTTGTACCTGATGAATCTCTTGTGTGAACAGCATCTCCAATTCTGTGTCGAAGGTCTTCAGCACACTCGTCACTTAGACATCCCACTAATGTTCCGTCCATTCTCATGTGAAGATTTTCTTTCTTTTCCTCACACAAAAGCAAAAGATCTAAATTACTAATATCATTATGCATTTTACTCACCCACGATAATCACGTCAGTTTTTTCATCTTCTATTCCCACCGTTTTTTGGGAATTTTTAGCTACATCGGCTTTTTTCTCCGCATGATCAGCGTCGACAGCAGCATCCGAACCAGCTTTGACACCTGCGAGCACTTGAGCAAGGCTATTAAGATAAACAAGAACTTGCCTTTTTTCATCAACTGACAGCTTCTCTAGATAGTCCTTCAGGCTCTTTCTAACTTCCGGGTCTTTGATGGACTTTCCTCCACGCAGCAGATTTATATTGTTTGCTATTGCTTTAAATGTGGGCTTTGATAGCTGCTTTTTTGACGGGTCTTTTAGTTTTTTCGAAGCTGCTGTTCCTGTTTCTTCAGGTTTTGTCGCTACTTTTTTGTCCTTTGAACCACCTTGTTCTTCTGGGGCTCCTTTTAGCTTTACTTCATCCTCAGCGGCTTCTTCTTCGTCCTCTTCCTCTTCTCTTACTTCTTTTTGATTTTCATCAGATGCCCGCAAACCAAGCTTATCAACAGTTGCTGCTTGCTTTTTTTGCAATTTTTTCTCATCACTCATAGACTCTAGCACAGCTTTTGAAATTATGGCGTCTAACTCTTCAAAAAGATTCATTTTGTATACCTGATTCTTTGTGCTGTGTGTTCTCTATATCTCTGGTCCAATTGCATTCTTTTTTCCCACATTTCACGTGCTTTTTCAAGCTGCTCAAGCTGTTGGCGTCTAGCATCTTCTCGGACCTCTAAATCCTCAACAAATTTATCAAAATAATTCTTTTCCATACCGCTAAATATCCTCATATAACAAACTAACAACCCATTCTCCATCCTTTTTATCTCCGTGTGTCTCGGTTATCAAATAGGAAGTATCGTATATGGTAAAAGTTAAATCTTTTCCATGCAAATGAAATTGAGAAAGTTGTTCTGGTGGGACTGCTATCAATAGTGTATTCGGGCTCCACCCTACGACATCATATTTTTTAGCAATCTTTTCTTTTTTCGAGTACACAGATATTTCTAGATCGTACCCAGTTCCGATTTCTTCTAAAGAAGTAATTTCATCGAAAGAATTGTTGTTTGATTCCTCAGAAAGCAAGCTCTCATCAAGTCTCGATCTAAGCTCATCACTTAAGAAAAGTCGTTCTTCATTCAGATTGTCTGGTGTCTTTGTAGATTTCATCAACTTTTTGTGCCCACTCAACGTCCAAGTCTGTTACTCTTTCGAGAGATTTTGTGTTTATCTGAACAAGCACACTCATGTGATCTATAAGAATTCTTCCATGGTGATTCATTGTGTCTTGTAGCTGTACTAAATCTTCTAAAAAATAAAGCAAACTAATCGTATTCTTGAACTCGAAAAGCCTCTGTAAAACTTCAGGGTCGTCAAGCATTGTCCACTTATTTTTTGTAGGTGTTACTGGAAGTGTGTCCCGAAATGACTCTCGTATCATTTTTTTATCTTCTTTGAAATACGATGTCATCAAGCTTGAGACTTTCATTTTTTGCTATCCCTGTGTGACAAACGGATCTTCGCTTGCTTTTCTAACGATATCAAGAAGCTTTGATCTTGACATTTTTGAATATCTTCTTAGAGCGACATCAACAAAATCATCTCCGGACATCACAATCTTTTTCATTGCATCAAATCCTGCGCTTATTTTCTTCTTTGCATCATCCGCGCTATCTTGTGTCATATTTCCAGCAGCTACTTCAAGATCGATCTTCTTTGAAATTAGGCTATCGTTTCTAGGAACTTGTCCTGTAAGCTGGTTCATAAGTGTATTTTTTACCCCATCAGAAATGGCAAGCTTTTTAAGATAAACATCTGCTCTCTTTTTTCCCGCTCTTTCCATTTCTTTGAGCGCAGGAGACGCTATAGCGTTCCCAATAAAAAACTTGAAAGATGGTAAGTCGGAAACAATAGACTTGTTTGTGCGCATAAGCTCTGCATCCTCATCATCTATAAGATCAGCCTGGTGTAAAACATCAACATATTCTCCGGCTGCAAAATCGACCAGAGCGTCAATTTCATCTCTCGGTACGTCTGTATATCTAGACATTCTCGAAAGAAGGCGGTATAAAAAGTTTTTGACACCTGATGGGCCTGAAAATCCCGTTTCAGACGCAATCTTCTCAAGAGAGGACTCATCAGGCACAGGCGGTGGTTTTTCTAGGTCATCTCCACTTCCAAACTCTTCTTCAAAATCTTGCTGCATTTGTGCAAGATCTTTATCGCTAAATGCCGCTTCTAGCATTTTTCTTATTTTAGACTCCATTACTTCTTCTCCTGCGACAGAATTATTTTTCATAAGCTCATCATCGACGAGCTCTTCCACTTTATCACGAACTAATCGGTAAAAGCTTTGTACATCTTGATCGGGTACAGTTGATGCAATTGTAGAAAGTGCAAGTTCAAGCGAACGCCTGCTTGTTGGGACGTAGTCAGGATCCTCTACTGGCGGACGATCTGATGACAGCTGTGTAGAGACTTGTTCTTTAGGAATTATCGGCTCAAAATTTGGCAATTCATCATTAGAGCCTTGCATTCCTGGGCGGTCAAAAATACCGTATGCGACGTCTGTGTGACCGCCGGCGCTTGACTCCGAAACATGTCTTTTGTTTTTCATAGTCATAAATATCGCTATTTGACTGTTTTGACGATATGTGCAGCGCCTATTGTAAGACCTATTCCCGAGATTATGCCTATTGTGACTAAAAATGCTGGGTGTTCGTACCAGGGTGTTGGTAAATACTGCTTTCTAAGAAAATCAATTTGCTCTTGATTAATTTGAACTATCTTAGTGTGTTTTTCTTCTAGCGCAGAATATCGACCGTTCAAAATATCAAGCTTAAGTTGCAACTTACTCGTCGCAAGAGTAACTGCCATGGCGGACTGTGCTTCTGACATTTTGAGTGTTATCATTGTCTTTCTCTCAGCTTCAAGTCTTGCAGCAAGTGATTTGCTGAAAAGTATTCCTTCGAAGGGAGCTTTTTGACCCTTACTCAAAGGAGAGATTGCCTCTATCGATTCTACTGGCTTTGTAGACTCTGCATATGATTTTGCCGGCAAAACTAGAACTAGAAAAAAGAAAATAGTAAAAACAGCAACAATCTTATTCTTCATTTTTTTCACCCTCAGGAAGAACTATATCTACACCAAATGTGTCAGCTACTTTGTGTGCAAGACTCTCATTGGAATCTTCCTTGTTCTCGGACAGTCTTTTGTTGAACTCTTCTTTTAGTTCAGTTGTGCTTTTATTGTGATTTTCACTTGCTGTAGCAACTCTTTCATCATGATTCTTCACAGCAGCATCTGTGGAAGTGCTTACTTTTTCTACAAATTCTTTTTCAACACTTCTTATCTTTTTTCCGGTTTCAATTTCATTTTTCAAGACCTTTTTTTGTGCTCTAAGTTGCCACCAGAATTTTAGTGCGGCACCTAAGCCTATGAACAAACCAAGAAAAATTTGCCAATACTTTTTGACTATTTTCCAAACTTTGATCCAAAATAACTTCATTTTACTCTCCAAATGGGTTGTCGTCGCCGATAGCGTCGTAAATATTTTCAGTGTATTTTTCCTCAAGAGCATGAATCAAATTTGCTTTTTTTGCTTCGCAGTATTCGTCAATTATTTTAACTAAAGCAGGATGACCCTCAGCAAACTGGCAAGCCAAGTGTTCAAAGACTTCCTGCATCGACAAGTCTCGTGAAACAGTTGCCTGCTTAAAGTCTATGTGTGTCTTAGAAAAAAGAGAAATATGAACCGATTTTTTTCGGTTTGCGCCGAGGAGAGCCTTTACTCTAGCCTCCGCCCTCACTTCTTGCTCCGACCGCGACTGGCGGGCCCGGGGGTTCTTCTTTTGTTTCTTTTGCGATGCCATATTCACCCTCAAGGATATCAAACAAAACCTTTGCTGTGTCTTCACCGTAATGATTATTGATAAATGTCGATGCTTTGTTTAATATAACAGCTTCCCAATCAATCAAATTCTGATAATTTTTTACAAGTCGGGCAATATTAGAGGCAAAGTTTCTAAGATCAATATCATCAGCAGATGCTTCAAAAAGTCTTCTGTGGACGATCTCAGCGATACCAATTTCTTCTGTGTTTACTACGGCTGATTTTCGGGCTTCTTCTTCAAAGTCAACAAAAAGACTGTCAAGTTCCTGGTCTATGGAGTCACTTAGCTTATATTGTTCAGACGGACTTACATCGACCTCTTCTTCTTCTTCTCCGGCTTCAGTGTCTTCAGCTTCTTCTGCACCTCCTCCACCCTCGGCGGCGCCGCCTTCATCTTCACCCCCAAAGATTTCTTCTTCAGCTCCTTCATCGCCGCCGGCGTCTTCTGCGGCCTCTTCGTCCTGTTCAAATAAGCGTCGATAAGCTGTCTCTTTCAGGCTGTGTCTTTTACTTTTTTTCATTGAGAAACCCTCGCAATTTTTTCGCACTTCTTGAAACGTTTTTCAATAATGTCCCAATTGAACTCTCTCATCATATTCTTGACGTATCCGTCAATATTGTCTAGATAATCACGATAATAGACACCCTCACTTACATCCAAGACAATTACCGGAATGGCTGAAAAAGGTACACCGGTATCAGCAGTGTCGACTACAAAATTGAGATATCGCTTAAGATACATGCTATATGCACAAACAGCATAACCGTCTCGGGAGCTTTTTGCACAGGCAATGAAATCTTTTTGCCAAGCATCAAAAGTACCAAAATCTCTAGTTAGGCGCATATAACAAAGCATGTCCATCGTGATTGTGCTGTTTAGATCACTAATGTTGTCTAAAAACTTTCCTTGCAAAAAAGCATCGTTGATAGCAAATGCCTCTGCGACTTTCTGATTTCTGTATGCACTTCCAACTTTATTTGCATTTTCAGGGTCAGCACCTTCAAGTTCAGCACTAATTTTATTCAAAGTTTCGACTGTGTTTTCAAAATGCTTCAATCGAGCTGACTTTACCTTGGGGCTAAGTTTTTCTGTGTTTAGGACGAACTTTTTAGGCTCAACAACATAAGCCTCCGAAAGATTCTGTTTTCCTGGAAGTACATCATCAATTGCTTTGATTACTTCATTTTTAAGTTTTTTAGAATTCATTTGACTTCGTACTCCTTTTCGAACTCTTTGGAAGACACAGCTAAAAGATCTTCTTCTTCGGGATCCTCTTCAGATGGAATGTAAAACAAATCTGAAAGATTGCCTATGGGTTCTACTTCGTAAAGAATTTTTTCTTTACGATTTTCATCCGATAAAATTCCCTCTTCGCCGGAAGGCTCAAAACGCGGAGCTTCTGGGGGCGATAGCATTATTGTAACTTCTCCGTTGGGCTCTTTTAAAACTTGGTCGACTGTGTACTCGAACTGTGAGTCTTTATGCTTTACTTTCAAACCAGGAGAAATCACTATATTTCCGTGACTATCTTTTATGTCTGTTTCATTCATTTGATTCCTGCTAATTTTTGCCATCTAAAAAGTTGGCTATTTTCATTTAGTGTACTTGACTTAAAGTTTTTATCCATATACGCAAAAACAAACTTTCTTACCTGCCCTTGTGTGAGATGAAATTGTCCCTCACTAGTCTGTTTGAGCATATGTCCTGCAAGCTTAGGGATTAGTGATTTCAAAGAATCAAAATTCTTTTTTGAGAATTTTTTACCCTTTATGAGTGTTTCTTGATGTTCATCAACCCATGCTGAAACTGCACTCGCAACATTTGCCTCTATGTTTTCAGCAGAATTTTCAAGAGATGTCTTAATTCCGTCCTTGAGGCTGTCTAGGCGACCTGCCCCTCTGATCGCGCCTTGAGAACTTTTACTGAGTGAATCAACCCACGAATCAAGAGCGCCATGTGTACTATCCAAAGGTGAAGACACGTCGTCTGCTTCATCACTTACTGCATTTTCAAGATTCTGTCCTGCCTCTTCAGTGTCAGCAGGCTCCTGGTCGCCCTCTTCACCCTCTGCGCCTTCTGCGCCTTCTGCGCCTTCTGTTTCAGCAGCGTCAGCTGCATCTTGCATTTCATCTGATAGGCTTGTCACTATATCTTCATCGGGTGGTGCGGGTGGAGCTTCACCCAATAAATTAGAAATCTTGGCGCCCATAAGCTCATCTGCTATATCTTTTGCCAAAACATCCATATCGACATTAAGCCCGGGAGCTGACATTATTTCTGCTTCTTTCCCTATTCTTGCCTTCTTGAAAAAACTCGAAACCTTTTGAAACATAGTTCCTCCAAGTCCTTTCTTGAGAATATCGTAAACGCCTGTCGATATTTTTTCTAAATCCAGGTCGGGATCAGCGGCGATAGCATCAGAAAGTGTCGTCTCTTTGTCGACATCTTTCATTATCGGAAGAAGCTCTTTTCTTATTTTGGTCATTGACTCTAAGAACCCTCTACCAAAATCAACAGCTCGGGTTCCTAGTTTAACAGAAGCACTGGTAATTTCTGGTAGCGATATTTTTTTACCAAAAAATCCTGATAATTTTCCTGTGTCAAAGCTAACATCTGCCAGCTGCTTTGTTGCTTTATCGAGTGCTTCTTCTAGCGCATCAATATAATCATACATTAGCTGCAACTCTGTCTTCATTTGCAACTGATCTGCATATGTTCTTAGCTTAGTGAGAGAGTTTCTTGTTTTTTCTAGAGAGTTTGTAACTTCTTTTACATCCGCAGCATCAAGCTTTTCTGTAAGAAGATATTTTATGCTTTTTTGCTCAAGAAGTGTGTCAGTGCTTTCTACAGAAGCAGCACACTTCTTCAGGACATCATAATAAACGGCATCTAGATTTTTCTGCACCATCTCTAACCTCACGCTACTCTTTGGTAAATATCCTCAAAGTCGAAAATAGGTGCTTAATCATTTTTTTGGACTAAACTGTCGAACTTTTTTTTGTGATTCCGCTAGTAGATCAAGGCCTGCTGTATCTCTATATGTTTCATCAAATACAATCTCATCAATGTTGCCGTTGACGAGTGCTTTGGCACACATTTTGCAGGGTGATAGCGTGACATACATTTTCTTTTTCTTAGGGTTGTTGTAGTCAAGCTTTATAAGCGCATTAATTTCTGCATGAATACATCCACTTTGTCCAGGCTCTAAAGAATCAACTGTATTTGATCCACCTGATTGATCTCCGTTATACCCAACTGAAAGAACTTGAGTATTGTCATCTGAAACTATCACAGCCCCTACTTTATAGCGAGGATCTATACTTCTTTCAGATATTGCATGTGCTACTTTCATCCATATGTCATCCCACTCAGGTCTATTTTTCTTTTTTGTCACTAGGGCCCTCCGCAACTAAATTAGGAATTATGCTGGCATCGTCTGGTGTCACATGCGCATCGTTCTGGAATACATCATCTACGTGAACGGTACTTGGAAGCGAAAATCCTGCTGCTTTTTTGTGTCCTCCTCCTCCAAATTTTTTAGCAATTTCACTTACATCTACGTCATCATGAAAACTTCTCAAGCTCACTCGATATTCGTGTCTATCATGATCATAATACCAGACTACAGCGTAGTCACAATCGGGTGATAGTTTTGCTCCAATTTCACTCATCCAATGTGAGCTATTGACAACATAGACTTTCTTTCTATTGCATGTACGTAAAGTAGCTCTATCAGCTATTTTTTTTATAACTGTTTTTGAATAGGCAAGTATGTAAGAACCTCTTTTGCATGCTTCTTGAAAAACACTGTCATCCTCGTATTCTGTAAATGCTTCAAATTCAAAGGGGACCATTGCAAAAGCTGCAGAAAATTCTTTGCTGTATTCTAATTCCCATTTCCAAAGATCACGATCTTCGATGTAGTCTATGAACTTAGGCGGTTTTTTGTTTGGATGGAAAAAGTCCCATGATAATCGTGCTCCCGATTTACTCATATCAAAAATTGTGTCTGTTATGTCATGAAGTTCTACAAGCGCAGATTTATGATGATCTATCACAATAAGACTTTTTGATTTTTCAATCATTGCTTTTGTAGTAGAGTTGTCATAAGAAAAGTCTAAGATTGCAACATTTTTTCCTGTCACATCGGGTGGGGGATCACCGTGTGTTGCTGCGTGATATTCAGCTTTATTTCCTAAAAGCTTCCATGCAGCCCACGCTGCACCAAAGCCATCGCTACAATTGGCGTGATATATTACAAAATCTATCTTGGCGGGATCATGACTCATATTTCTCCGTTTATCTCAAAAACCCTGTGTGATCATGACATCTTGGTTCATACTTCTCAGAGCCTCCGACATCAATTTGACTCAATCCTTCCACTTTTGGAACAGTGTAGAAAGCATCTTTGCCGCATATGGGACAAACAGCAGGGCATACTTCTATTCTGGTAGCCCATGGAAACATTTTTTGAACTTCTGCAAACGTTTCTCCCCTAGCAGATAACTGAATTGTGGAAACAAAAACTGTCTTGCCTTTTGAGAACAAATCTATTAGCACATCAGACACACCGTCTATCATAAAAGCTTCATCAACTGCAATAATATCACAATCACGTGATGTGTCTAGTATATCGCTCCCAGAAGAGACACACTTTGCATCCCACTTATATCCTGCATGTGTGACAATGGAGTCAACTAAATATCTATGGTCCATTTTGGGCTTGTAAGCTGCTATCTTTTTAGACTGGTATTTTGCTCTGTCGAGTGCTGCTAACATTCTACTGGTTTTTCCGCCAAACATCGGGCCCGTAAACAAGACAAACTCAGGATCAGTCTTGACGCTACTCATTCGTAAGTTCCCACCATGCAAGAGTTTTGTTCATACCTGACTCGAAGGATTCCTGAGGTGACCATCCCGTGTCAAATCCAATTTTCTGAACTGATGCGAGTGTGTGCTTTACATCCCCAGGACGCTCTGGGGCATTTTTAACTCCAAACCCTCCTACTTTTTCATCGAGCATTTTTAGAATTTCATTGTTTGAGACTGCGCTTTCTGTGCCGACGTTATAATAGCGAAAACCTGAAAGGTTTTTGTGAGAAGCACATGTATACATCGCACTGGCAACATCTGTCACGTAGACCATATCTCTAGTTTGCTCGCCATCACCATCTGACCGGAGCATCTCTTTGCTTTTAAGTTTGTCACACCATGCAGCAACAGCAGTTGCATACGGATTATCTCCAGTGCAACCCGGACCATATACATTAAAAAATCTTAGTGCAACACTATCAACATCATAGAGGTCACTAAACTGCTTCATGAAAAGCTCGCACACAAATTTTTGAAGCCCGTATGGACTGTTAGGGTTGCATTCAGTATCTTCGTGTGTAGCTGACACTTTTTTACCACCGGAAACATCTCCGTATACAGAAGACGACGATGCAAATACGAAACGATCAATATTTGCTTTGCGACAAGCGCTTAAAAGCTCAACAGTTTTCATCAAGTTCACTTCAGTTGAAATTGCTGGAAATTCAACACTAAAGCCCACCCTAGGGTTTGCTGCTAGATGAAAGACATGCGTATATCCGCCACTTACAAAGTGGCTCAAAACTTCAGAATCAACAAAGTCACCGGTAATAACAACGGCATCTTTTTTAGATGTTGCCTCGTTCTTGTCAAGCGCTGCCACCAAGCTAGGAATTACTACACGCACCTCCAAACCCTTGTCTGTCAAATTAGAAATATCCCCAGAGGATAAATCATCCACAACAGTTACGCTGGCACCCTCATCCACCAATTTTTTTACTAAGTGTGCACCAATAAATCCACACCCGCCTGTCACTAACGCCTTCATTTTACCTCCTCATTGTCGTTCCATGATGGCAAATCATATCTAATGTGTGCACAATTTAGACGAACACTAATGTCTATTGCACTCACAGGTAATTTATAAACCTTCGCAACTTGCAAAGATAAATGACATAAAAATCTCAAATCAACAGAAGCATTTCTATGTACATCTGTGCTACGGAAGACCCCTAACACCTTAAGCAACCCATTCCTTATGAGAAAATGTACAGAAGATATACAGGAGTCACTAGAATAGTAAAATCTACGACTGTCTAAGCCTTGCGGTTTGTTATAAGGATTGTCGCCTGAAAATTCTTTTGCAAATATGTCTGTTGTTTTCTGCAAAATTTCGCGATAGTAATCCTTTTCACCCGGATGTTCCATTACTCTAGAAAAATCATTTTCAATTGACGGACTAAACTCTACGTTGATTGTTGCTTCTCCGTCACAAGCTTCAACTGCGTCAATTGTTGCTTTTCCAATAGAGTCGATTCCGCCCTTGTCAAATGAGCACAGCCACTCTATGCATGTGTCTGCTAACTCATCTTGCGAAAGTACATCTTCTATCACTAAAACATTTGGAAAAGCTGCTATCTTTTTTGTTTCATCTTTGAAAATACTGTGCAATCTACAAAGGCTTTTTTTATCTTGAAATTCATCGCCCCGGACGTTCAGCCGCCTTATAAGCTCATCTTTTGGCGGAATTACAATAATGACCCTATTGTTCAGATTTAAAAGTTCTCTTTTGAGACCCTGCCTATGACTTTTTGTATCTCTTCCAAACTGTCTTGCATAACAGATCATTGATAAAAAAGATCGATCTTGAATATTCCATAAAAAATTAGTCTTTTTATGAATTTTTTGATACAACGTTGTCTTGCCTGAAAGGTCAGGGCCTTCTATTGTCACTATTTGCGTTGGAAACTTTGTCATTATGCAACTCTTCTTAGTTTGTATGCAGAAGTTGACATTCCCCAATTCGGATCATTAGAGACATGAGCCATCCAGAGCGTGTATTTGTCAATGTCAGAGTCAAGCTTGCCCCATACTCTCAACCATCCTGTCTTATGATTATTGTCTGTGACTCTGAGCCTATAAAAATCTTTTCCATTTTTTGTTTTCTTCTTGATCACATCAACAATAACAAACCAGCCGATACCCTTGCCTCCGGCGGGAACATCATGGACTGAGAGGACATTTTTATCTTTGAGGCGGTTCATCAAGCTTGTCGGAAACAAAAGGTCTCCATCAACTGTGGACGTCAAGTCATAAGAAAGTTCGACTTTTTCAACACGACTCCAATCTTCCACATCAAAAAAATCAGATAAAATCTGGTCCAAAAATACTTTTGGTTCTTCGCCTGCCTTTTCGAGCTTTTTTATTTGTGTTTTAGTTAGGCCGTAAATACCTTTTCTGAGCTTTTCGTAATTTTTTTCATGAGTTAGTGCTTCTAGAAGCTGTCGATGACTCGAAACAGATCCGTTCGTAAACTCTTCGAGAGACTGTAAAGCCTCAATTTTGCACAGTGATGAAAGACATGTCTTGTTCATTTTACTATGCTTCCACACGCCATTTTCATCATAAAACATGTCAACTAAAGACTTATACGGACGCATTTCCAAAATTTCTTTCATCGCGGTAGATCCAATACCTTTGACAGCTGAAAGTGGAGGTACAAATGCATTGATGTCTTTGGAAAATTCCCATTCTTCTCCCGAATAATTTACATCGATCTGTGCGAAATCAAATCCGTATGACTTTATCTCAGAAATTGCTTTTGACAAATTTGTAGGGCTATTATTTTCGGATTGAAGGATTGTAGCTAGCCACTCGTGCTCGTAATGGGTGTGCAGCCATGCTGCGTAATACGAATCAATGGCATAAGACACTGCGTGTGATTTATTGAAACCATACACAGAGAAAGCCTCGATAGTCTTCCAGAGAGCTTCTGTGATACTTCTATCAATGCCATGGAGACTGTAGGCACCTTCAACAAACTTTTTACGTGCAGCCTCTCGCTCCCCACCTTTTTTGCCCATTGTATCTAGTGACTTCTTAACCAGTGTCTTTCGAAGCTTATCAGACTCACCGGGCGAGAATCCAGCTAGTTCCACTGCCAGTGTCATAAACTGCTCTTGAAAAACAACAAAGTTAAATGTCGGCCCTAGCACTTTTTCGATCACAGGATGATCATACTTGATCTCTGATGCATTCTTTTTAGCTTTTACATATTTCCTATGGACATTGGCTTTTAAGGGTCCTGGGCGGTAAATAGCTGTCAATGCAGCTAACTCTGTAATGGTTGTCGGTTTGGCGGCTAGACAGAAACGTCTTGCACCTGTTGCTGTAAACTGAAACACGCCTGTAAATCTACCATCGTGATACACGTGCTTCCACACCTCAGGATCATCCTGCTGATTATACCGACAATTGAGATGCTCATCAAAGAACTTCTTGATATCAGCAAATGTCGGATTAGGATTTCCTTGCTTCTTGAGAATGCGACCGATGCAATTTTCAACATCTTTAAGCAGCGTCAATCCAAGAAAGTCAAACTTTAAAAATCCATTGTCTTCAAGATTTCTAAAGTTCATTCCTTCTGTCCAGGGGGTCTGGAGTTCGCCCCGAACACCGATGATGGGCATTGTAGATGCCAGCTCGTCTGGAGGCGCAATAATTACGCCGCCGGCGTGTCGACCAATGGATCGATTTTCCATAAATAGTGTTTCAACATGTTTTCCTACCTCTGGATACTTTTCCATAAAGTCGCGGTAGCCCTTAGAGTACTTCAGACAGTCCTCGTGCTTTAAGACGAAAACAGACTTTTCCTGATTTTCGTCTTTCGCATGTTTCATAACTTCATCTTGTAAAGGTCCTGTCATCTTATTGACTTCTGCAAAGTCAATTCCATAAAATTTTGAAATATCTTTAATTAGTGACTTTAGCTTGAGTGTGTTAAAGTTAGATACAGGAATAACTGCGTCGTCGCCAAATAGTTCACGAGATGCATCAATCAAAGCATCACGATCGCCAGCATCAGTGTCGATATCAGGCCAAGATGTTCTGTGCCTCCCAAGAAATCGAGACCAGAGCAAACCGTGGGGCAAAGGATCAATTTGTGTAATCCCTAACAAGTAATTGACAAGTGATCCAGCACCTGATCCCCGACCCGGGCCGAAGAGAGTTCGCTTTTCAGCAAGATGGAAAATCTTGTACATTGCCAAAAAGTACGCTTCGTACCCGAGATACTTGATGTCAGACATCTCCTCCTTCATGCGTGCAACATATTCAGGTTTCGAAGCAAGACCCTCTCGAATCATAGCTTCTTTGACGAGATCAGCTAGCATTTTAAAAGCAGGCTTTTCAGGTGATCCAAACTTGGGCAGCTTTACTGACGTGTCTATCCAAGTGTCTTCGCATTTTTGCCACGTGATGTCGTGAGTACGCTCAATTGCGTCTCGAACATTCTCTTCATGCCCCTTGTAGAAGTCGTATTCGTCATATCCCGCCTTGAACTCGTCCCACATCTGGTGAGCATTTTTAGGGTACAGCTTGCACTTCAAGTCTTCTTCCTTGGGAAGCATACTTTGATCTAGCTTTGCGCCCATCCACCCAAGCTTTTTATAAAGTTCACGAGCCTGCCATTTTTGCGGATCAGGAAAATGAGAATCCGCAGTTGCAATGAGAGGGATTCCTGTTTTTTGAGACAGATCCAGCAAGCATCTGTTTGTCAAATGCTGCGCTGGAAGATCGTTAAACTGCATTTCCAAGAAAAAATTGTCTTGTCCAACACAATCAACAAATCTATCTGTCATATTTTCAAGACGATTCATGATAGGATTGTAATCATCTAGATTGTTCATTAGGTCTGGATGAAGCTCATCAAATCTTAGACCTCCAAACTGTCGATAGATGAGGCCAGACGCGAGGCCGCCTACACACGCTGTAGAAACAATCAACCCTTCGCCGTGTTCCTTGAGCATTTTGTAGTCAATCCTAGGAAAACGATAAAAACCGTGCTTGTATGACTTTTTAACTAGTGTGAAAAGATTACCTAGACCTACTTGGTTTTTTGCAACCACGACAAGATGATAATATCGCTTCCACTCAGGCTTATTCCCTCTGGAACGCTTTGTTTCCTCTTCGTCCTCAATAACATGGCCGCCTTGCTCGACCTCTTGGTCAGCAATAATAACAGTGTTTTCTGTTGCAAGCTTTTCTTTTTGCTTTGAGGATTTGGCATCTTTGACAGCTTGTCGGTGCATGTCATAAGATTCTCGCCAATCTTCTAGTGACGGGACAAAGTAAAACTCGACGCCATAGATCTGTCGATACTTTCGGCCGGCCTTTTGCATTTTTACTGTGTGTGATCGGGCGTGAGCCAGGCCTGAGCCGTTACCGTGGTCTGTAAGTGCCCATGAGTCCATTCCTTGAGCTTCTGATAGAACAAAATCGATATGTTCTTTAGGATAACCCAATCCATCAAATGTGCTAAATGATGAGTGTGCGTGAAGGCCTGTAAAACGATTAGGTCTTCGAAACTTGCTAAATTGTGACAATGTTCTCTCCTACAAAAATGCCCGCTTTTATTATATCAAAGCGGGCACAATCTTTACACGTATTGAGTGACAGAACTAATAAAATTCAGTCAAGTCGATATTGTTTTCTTTTGCCTGCTCAAGATATTTGAGTGGATTATAAGAACTGCATCCTTCGCGAATCGACTTCCATGCATCTTGAATTCCTTCGCTCAAGGTAAAATTTGGTTTCCAGCCATACTCCGTTCGAAACTTTTCACTTGAAAGCCTGTGATTCCCTAGATAGTCTGTGTTAGGATACCAGTTGACACATCCAGCAAGATCAAATTCTGCCACGTCAGACATCAATTCTATGATCGCACCTGTCTCCAGAGGAGTTTCGGCTGAAATATTAAAATCATCATTCCAGACGCTTCCGTGACACGCTACAGCAACTGCATCGCAAAAATCTTCGACATGCATATAATCTTTGTACTTCGCAGGATCCAAAAACATGTCAATTTTTTCATGTTTGTTTTTGAGATATGAATAAAAAGTCTTAGCGATCAAAGAGTTCATATCACCCACACCTCCGTAAGCAAATAGTGGGCGCACTATCAACCACTTGTCACAGTGTGTGGTTACGATATTTTCTGCTGCTAGCTTTTGTATCCCGTATAGTGTTCTTGGGTACTTTGTTGATTCTTCTGTGATCCAATCGTCCTGGTAATTTGGTGTATCATATATTACAGTAGTCCCAATATAACAAACAGGAATTTTGAGTCTTTTTGCTGCACGACAAATTGTATGTGTCCCTGTCACATTTGAAAGAGTCGATTCACCTGGATTTAATGCAACGACATCAGTCCCAACAACAGCAGCATTGTGTATAATAAGGTCAACGCCATGTTTACGCAAGGCGTTGACCCACTCCTCAACTGTATTATTGTAGACGCATACTTCTGTGCCTCGCATATTCATATCGTTGTTCAGCGTAACAGCTTCGCTGCCGAGCTTTAACAAAGACTTGGGCAAATTTTGTGCAATAAAGCCTTCTTCGCCTGTGATGAAAATACGCATTTTTACTCGATCGCGTCAGAATAGGGCTCAACAAGAAGCTGCTTTGCTTCGAAGCATCTGTTCAAATAGTCTTCGAGCTCCTCAATGCTGGTACAAACCTTTACACCGCTTCTTGCAAGCATCAAGTTGAACTTAGCCCCCTCAGGCAACCCACCACAGTAATACACAATTGGCTTTTGATGTGCAAAGGCGAAGCCGGCTTCCCAAATAGTTCCAATATCCTTGTCTCTTGTATTGACAATAAGAAAGTTAGCTGCAGTAATTTCTCTGAGATTTCCTAAAAAGGTTTCATCTTGTGTTTCTTTGGGTGCATCAGGTGGACAGACAAAAATTCTTCTTGGACTTGCAAGATCGATCCAGTCTCTGTCATCACAAACTTTTTCTAGCTGGTCTAGTTCTTCAGCTTGTGTTGGATTGAACCATCCGGCTGCCAAATATACTTTTTGGGCAACAACTGGATTCTCTGTATTCTCTGTATTCTCTGTATTCTCTGTATTCTCAGACATTTCGCTTTCCTCCAAAATCTGTTATTTCGTTTTGCTTGTTGTTAGTAGTCATTTTTTCTCCTAAAGCTTATCCTTATAGCCTGGACTTGCTTGAATTTCATAATTTTCTTTAGACATTTTCTTCTTTTTTCCAAAAAATATTAGGAAGAGATGCATAAAAATCATGACGACGATCATGCTCCCACCCCCTTTTACAAACCGCTTTGTGAAAATTTCTTCCCCAACTCCCGGGTTTTTCAACAGGCCCTTCACCAAAGTCATACAGATTAAAGTGTCCGACCGATGTATCATATTTTGTCCAGTAAGTACTATACACAAAATTATCACTAATTCTGTTTAGATAGCTGTCGAGCCACGGAAAAGGTGTGCCTGTCTCTTTACTGTCTTCAGCCTGTATGTGTTCGACAACTTCATAAAAAGTCCCCGCGTCATAAGCGTCTAGCTGGTCACCTATATGAAGATTCTTTAGGCCCATCTCTTTCTTGACTCTTTCAATTAGCCTTACACTCAGCCCGCTGACTTCACTAACGTATACGTCTGTTTCAGGTAAGTGATAGGCAAACCAAATAGAAGAAATTCCAATCCCTGCCCCCACATCCAATATTGTCTTGGGCACATAACCTAAGTGATCCCACCACATTAAAGTGTGAAATATCGGAGACGTATTTCTCATTTTGGCTTTGTCAATCATCCCAGTCACATTTAAGCCGCACGATACAGTTTCAAACACATAATAGGGATCATCATAAATTGACACATCAAAATTTTGGCGCCAGCGCTGGAGCATGTCATTGATAATCTTGCTATCGCGATCACCCAGCTGGTCTAACTCTTCCTTGGAAAACTCTGACTTTAATTCATCTTTATAAATTTCTAGAAGTCGCTCATAACTTAGGCCTGGGATTGATGGATCGTAGCCTCTTGTTTGTAAAAACTTTCCACCGTAATGATGCTCTTTATTGCCCCACTGGACATACTCGAATTTTTTAGTTCGCCTTCTTCCAGTGGGTGGCGTGTGCTGATAGTCGAAGTACTTTTTCTCTTTTCCTTCGACTTCCCAGGTTTTTAGAGCATTATCATCCATTCTCGTAAGCTGCCTTCAATGCCTGGAACTCTTCCATTAAGTCACGCCACATAGTTGTAAAAACTTTCTCTCCAGTTCCATGTGTCCCGTTGAGCTCTTCACGTCGACAGGGATAAATTGTGTCGGCCTCATGATACTCAAACGTATCATTCTTTGGTTCAGGCTGGTACAAGTTTGTACCTCGGCTAATCCACTTATCACCTTCCTTTACGCGGAACGTATTGATATAATGGAAATCCGGTTTATCAAAATTGAACACTTGAGTCAGCTCAGGAATTGCCTTGCATGCGGCGATGGCCATCTCAGCAGCTAAAATATTGTCAGCTGCAGGCTGAATCTGCACGTCTTGTCTCTGACGGACGAATCCGATCAAATCTTTAAGATTAAGTCGCATATAGTAAAAAGAAGTCATGCATTTCGGCAAAATCATTCTTGCGTCCATCATAGAAATAACTTTAGAATCAGTCATATCTGCATACAGCTGCTTAGACTGTCTAACAATCTCCTTGTAGCGCTCCAGGTACTCGGGCGAGTTTTCGACAGACTCCGGAACAACGGCAGGATCATCTCTAAGATCGCGGTCGCCGGTACATTGGGCTGCAAAAGATCCTGCTCGATGTCGAATAATATGAGTTACTTCCTGAAAAGATAGGCCAGACAATCTAAACGTGAACCCCAGACATTCCATGGGAGTTGGAAGCGCACGAAACTGCAAAACATCTAGAAGATTTTTACTCTTGATGCTATCCGGTACCTCGTCAGGCCTGATTTCACTAGGGTCGTCGGCCCAAGTAGCCTTTACGTAATGCCACGCGACATCTCGTGCTTGATTTGTTGTGGGGGCGTCAACCAATTCAACATTAAGAGCTTCTAAATTATTACAAAACTCTGTATCAAACGGTCTACCAAATTTTAGATCCATCGGAAGTTCGATAGGCTCTAGATCATTATTTAACGGCATTATTCTGCTCCTTTGTTGTTGGGCCGATTTGGATAGTATTCTTTTTTGGTCAAAAAATCAATCAAAATATCAGTTGCATTACGAAGACCACTTCTGTTGAATTCCGTATCTCCTACGCGAAGCCACGTCTCCTCTAAAAACTCATCAAGCTCTTGACCGCACATCTTCAAGACAGGATCACTTAGAGCAGACAGATCATATTCTGGATTTTCCATCAACTCAAGAACGTAATGCGATACTCTCGACGAGTGATGCAACGTCGCCTTCTTCCCAATCGAATGCATAGATTCCATCATGATTCATAACTCCCATGTTGTAATTTCTTTTCGGCACAAGACACGGCACACCGTGCATAACATACTCAGAGGCATGTTTAGGTGAGTCATCAATTGCACACACAACTTTTCCCTGCTTGTATGCTTCGAGCGAAGATACTGCAATATACTTTTCTGAACTTAGCTGCACAGAGTCAAATTCTTTTACATACTTGTCAAGCCATTCATATGTCTCGTGCATACACTTTAGCTCGGTTTCTGGGCGTGCTGTCAAAATATGAATCCAATACCCTTTTTTTCTGAGGGTTTTTAGACTTTTGATCACGTTATCACAAGTATCTATTTTTCTTAGACTTCCAGAATCAATAAACTCAATAAGCAGCTGGTCGCCTGACTTTCCTTCTACTGGTTTGCTTAGAAAATATTCATTTGATCTATGATCGACATTGCATCCCGGGTATGTTTCATTTACCCAATCATAGAAATTTTGTCTAAATCTGGCAATTACGTCATCAACATCAACAACGACAACTTTTTGTCCGCTCCACTTTGATAGATTTTTTTCTGTTCGGACTCTTAGATTAGCATCTCTAGACTCAAACGCACTAATTGCATCATTTTCGTCATAGTCCCATAAATTTAGTATAGACAAGCAGTATCGATAAACATCCATCGTTTCAAATAGAATATTCTGCATATGTGTAGGAGTGATGTTCGGCCTGTGCTCTCGATAGTGGACTGAATCTGCCAGCTGCGTGAGCTCGCTTTGCATCGCAAGACAAAGTGTCTTGTGCTTCTCAATTTTCTCCTGCTCAGACATTTTGTCTGAATTGTAGAAATTTCTAGAAAAATTCTTTTGCTTGTCAAGCATTTTCTTTAAGTCCACAGGTTTTCTCCTCTAAAAAGGATTGTTGACAAGATAAGCGACGTACTCTATAATCTCTTGTTCGTCGCTATCTTCGCAATCCTTGTAAGATTTACCCATCTTTGTCTTGATACAGCGCCAAATATGAGCGTATGGGTTTCTTGCAGAATGATTTGGACTATCAGGAAGATTTCCTTCTAATGCTTTTCCGCCAAGCGCAACTGCTTGTCGTATTCTTTCAGCAACTTCAGGAGACATCATCAATAGCCGCCATTAATTCTATCTAAATTTATTTGGCCTTTTTTCATGTACATTTTATACATTTCTTCATAAGAAATTCCTGAGTACAGGAGAATGCCTATTAGATAATGCAAAACATCGCTTAGCTCCTCTGTGTAAGCGTCTCGATCAAAATCACTTATTTCAGTGCTTCTATGACTTTTGGCGTTCTTAAGAAGCATATTAGATTCAAATAGCTCATGCATACATTCGTGTGCAAGAGATTTTAGAAATTGTTGACTCTTTTTTTCAGAAAGATCGAGTGGAAAATCAGGAAAGTCTCTTTTGTCACGAAGCAGCTCAAGAAACTCTTTTTGCTGCTCAAACATAATTTCAAACTTTCCCATATCACTCATCAGAAGACTCATTCAATTTATTAGCTTCTTCTCGCAACTTCTCAAGATTATTTTCAAAGTTCTCAGAATACTCAGGATCGGGATCCAGAATACCATCTTCGTCAACAAACCTCATTGTGCGAAGATTGTCAGTAATGTCTGTACCCGTAAGAAGGGCAAGCTGCAAAACTCGTACGAGCTGTGAAATGCTGTTGTCAGAAAGACGCATGTTATACCTCCATATTGAATAATTCTAGTAAATTTCTTTTCGTTTTTCAATCATTTTTGAACATCTGGCACCCAGTGCGTAGTTCGTCCGTCGTCTGTCTTTTCTTTAATAACTTTATGACCGAACGGGTCTTTTTTCAAACCATACACCATAAATTCCAGTGACGCACTTCCCTCGAGCCCATCTGTGTCTTTGTAATCTTTCAAAGAAGCACCTCTAGAATTGTATGCTTGACGCAAAACATCTCTTACAGCAGTGTGCAAGTCAGATATTTCTTTCGTCGACAAAGAACCTACTAGCCTGTGAGGAGAAATTTTTGCACGATAAAGCGACTCTGCTTTTACGTAATTTCCCACCCCAGAAACAACAGACTGTGTCATTAAAGATTTAGCAACAGACCAGTGGGGCTTTTTGTCTAAAGATGATGAAAACTTTTCAAACGAGACAGAATCATTCAACATATCAGGGCCCAAGCTTTGAAGCTTTTCCAAAAATTTTCTCTTGCCTTTTATGATCTTGATAGTTCCAAAGTTTCTCGTGTCAACAAAAAAAATAGGTTCGCCTTCATTGAAATCAAATCTAACTCTTGCATGTTTATGATTTCTATCTTTAGACCATGTTCCTGTCATTCCAAGCGTATTCAAGAGAAACATTTCGTTCGAAAGCATCCAAAAAATAAGCTTTCCTTTTACACCAATACCCGTTACTTTTACAGCGCCGTCTGATTGAATTTTTTCCCTGATCATTTCTAAGCCCGGAATTTGACTTTTGGTGTATCTTCCGGAAATTGGCACAATATTCACAATTTTTCTTAGGCCTACTTTTTGTGAAAGACCCTCACTGATAATTCTAACTTCAGCACCCTCTGGCATATAACACCTCTGTTGTTTAGTCTCTATCGTTTCTAAAACAAACAAATGTAGGAAATCTAAGTGAGCCATCAGGAGTTTCTTCCTGGTATCTTACTTCAATAGTTCTTCCTAAAAATGCTTCGGGTGTGTTCCAGATTTTTTCTCTAAGAATGTCAGAAAATCCGGATCCTACCTGAACTTTTACACCTTTGAAGTTGACAACTACAGACCCTAATTTGCCTGCATGTTTTCCAGTTCCCTCAAGAAGATTTTCAATCTCTAGGTCCACATCATGAAATGCTTTGAGTTTCATAACTTCAGGACCTCTTCCAAATTTGTAAGGTGCATCCAAATCCTTGACCATCGCACCTTCGTATCCTTGCCCTACATACTCATCATGCAAAACTTTGATCGCAGAATAGTTGGCATCAACAATAACACGAGGAACTATTTTCAAGTAATTTGCTGTCTTTTTTTGAACCTCAATTTTCAAAATATCGTATCTTTCTTTGCATGAAAGCTTAGAATTTCTTGACTTCCACTCACTCAAAGGAACATAGTCAAAAATTGAAAGATATGTCCCGTCAGTGACAACATTTTCTTTTCGATATGCTTGGCGCATCAAAGCAATAAAGTCTTCTCCCATAATTTCCCCATCATAGCAACCACTAGGTAACTGTGACAGCTCTGCGCCAATAGTAGTATCGAAATTAGTAATCAGCTTGCCTGACCTCGCATACAAAAGGGCTTCTCCATTTTCCACAATTGCGAAACACCTAATTCCGTCAAGCTTGGGTTCAACAGCAACTTTTGCTTTTCCCAAAAGTCTTTTTTCTTCAAATTTCTGTGCAAGAGCTACATCAAAAGTAGGAACTAATCCTGGAAAAACCTTGTTGACTGTCTTGATTGATGCTCCAATGGCCAAATGTTTTTTAAGCACTTTTCTCATCCATTTTTCATCTTCTTTTTGAACGCTGGAAAAGCATGTATAGACACGTTCAATTGCAGCATTTCCTGTGACTTTTCTTGAAGCGCACTCGTCCAAGACAGTAAAAAATTCACTCCAGGCACGGTCTTCAGAAAGAGGAAATTGAAGCCTAGATTTTACTTTAGGAATCTTAACAACATTGAAAGGAGTGAATGGGTCTAAACCATATTTTAGAGCTTTTCTTAGCAAAATACTCTCTTTGTTTTCCTCTAAGATGTCTTTTTTGTCATTTGTGCCTGAAGTTTCTTTTATTTTCTGCAATATTTCCGTTATTGACATTTTCACCCTTACAAAATCAGTTAATTTTTTTCAAAAGTTGGCGCAAGTCTTTTTCATACATAGCATGTGAATCTGTATCTCGTGTCTTAGTCAGCTCTTGTAATTTTAGTTCATAGAGATTTTTCAAACCCAAGGCTTTTTCTTTAGTCAAGGAATGAATTGGCATGCCCAAAAGATAGTCATACGATCCACTGACTTTTTTATATTCTTTTTTTACCAGTGTATTTTCAATTGATTTCTTTTCTTGATTGTTGATGACAATCGTTCCTGCCAAAATTTCTTCGATGAACTTCTTTCTAAAGTTAGCAACTATAAGCTCTTTTTCTATTTGCTGAATCATTCTCTTTTTGCGAATGCTATAATACTTTAGGCGAAACTTAACAAAGTACTCTACGATCTGCTCTGGACTGTCAAAAATTCTAAGACTTCCTGATTCGTCGAGTGTCGTATAGTTTTCTCCTACGCGTTCTTGCATTTTCAGAAGCTTTGAAAGCCTTTTTCTTTTTATAAGCTGAGAAAGCGTCGCCCTTCTAAATTTTAGAATATAGTGGGCAGTTTCAGCTGAATGGTCGTCATAGCTTACCAACGTCCCTTTTTGAATTAATCCCTCTAGGTAAGATTCGTATTTTTCATAAGTAAAGCTCGGCGGAATTTCTGTTATCTCCACAGTCGATGTATTTTTTACATTGAACTTTCCGTGGATAGTCCAAGACTTGGGTGCATCAGGGACTCTTAAAAATTCACCTGAGAATCCGTGAATCCATGGCTTAATTTCAGGACACTTCTTTCCTTTGAGAACTGCCAAGCATGCTTTGATAAGGTCTGTTGGGTGTCGATTGAGAATGTTAGTCGCAAACCCTACAGCAATTCCGCTACCACCGTTTAGAAGGACAGTTGGAATAATAGGCAAGAAAAACTTTGGTTCAATTTTTTCTCCTTCCTCCTCCTGCTCTTTTACTAAATCAAAATCTTTGTAAAGAAGTCTAAAGTTTTCATTAAACTTGACGCCTACATAACGAGGTGCACCAGCTTCTGGTGATCTAAGTGAACCGAACTGACCTACACCTTGAAAGATCGGCATAGAATTCTTAAAATCCTGGGTCATGCCGATGATAGTACCATCCAAAGACCCGTGATGAAACATTGTCATAGAAGCTGCTAGTCCGCCCAACTGAAAGACTTTCATGGGTTTTTCTTTACCCGTCTTCCACACTTGATTTGCTGTGTGTGCGATCTTTCTTTGCGAAGGCTTAAATCCGTCTATTAGGGATGGGATCGCTCTATTTTCAATGGTGTAAATTGCATAATTTCTTAGTTCGTTGTCAAAAAAATTCTCAACAGATCTTTCTTCATTTTTTAGTGTCATTCTCCACCCTCACCTAGAATTTTTTGCTTTCTAATCGAAGAATCATCTCCAAACCAATCATCGAGTGCTTGTCTTAGGTTTTCTCCGGGAGTCAGTGCAAACATCTTGGGGTTTCTAATGATGTCACGATACTCAGGGTCTTCAAGGGCTGCTAATCCCTTCTTGTAGGAGATGTTCCAACCAGATGACTTTTCTGCCTTCTTCCACAATTCAAACTCGTCATTCGTATAAAACATTATTCGATCATTTTTCTTTTCAGCTACTACGAGAGGCGTCATGACCCTGTAAAGCATTCTTTTTTCTAAAAGTTCAGGCCAGTATCTACCAAAAAAGTTTGTCAATAGCCCAGCAATTGAGTCACCATCAGGATCAGCATCTGAATATATCAAAATTTTGCCATAGCGAAGCTTTTCAGGCTCTTCACCCAGCCTCAATCCAATTGCATTCAAAAGAGCTTGAACTTCTTTGTTTTGGATCACCTTTGAGGGTGGCATGCCAGCTACATTAAGAAACTTTCCTCGCAAAGGAAACGCCCCTTGAGTCATTGGATCTCGATATTTTCGAAAAGCACTTGACGCAGAGTCACCCTCAAAAAGTGAAAGTGTGCATTTCTCTCTTTTTCGCCCCTTAGCATCGATGAGCTTAAGAACTTTTTCTTTGTCCAGCTTTTTATTGAGCTGTCGCAGTGCCTTTCTTTCATCAGCCTTCTTTTTCTGTTGTGCCCAGTCCAAAATCCTCTGTATCATCTCAGAAGAGCAAACAGATTTCAAAAACTTTTCACTTAGATCATGTTTCGATCCAAAATCTCGAGCATCAGTAATTAGTTTTTCTTTAGTCTGGGATGAGAAAGAAGAATTAACAATGTCTGTACTAACAAACACGAACATATGATTTTTAATTTCTGATGGCTTGAGGACTACTTTATGTCGCTTTCGAAGCCTCTCTCTGACTGCTGCTACTATTTGATTTGCAACAAAATCAACGTGTGTGCCTCCATCAGATGTCGCTACGCCGTTTACAAATGATACTTGTTGCATACTTCCAGACGAAGGGCCTACAGCAATTCTCCACCTTTCTGAGCCTTCATAGATCACATCATCTACATAGAGTCTGCAATATGATGAAAAAGACGGATAGCTAAATCTCTCTTTGTTGAAATACACTTTGAGCAAAGGATTACATGCTGCCAAATCAGCACACCTCTTTCTCATTAGCTGAATGTGATCTTTACCTACTCCGTCTAAGCCAAACTGCGAGTAGTCGGGCAAGTAAGAAATTTCTGTAAATCCCTTTCCTCTTTTTGATTTGACTTTAGGTTCTTGGCGGTCTCTCATGTTGTTGCGAAAGACTTGTAAAAATTCTTTTTTTCCATCACACGTGTTTACTTGAAACTCTAGAGAAAAAATATTGGTTAGAGTAGCTCCGACACCGTTTGTTCCTGCGACTAATCGATCTTCGCTATCGTCAAAATTAGAACCTGCCTTGAGATTACTAAAAATCATCTCTGGAACCCACTCGTCGTGAATAGCATGTTTGACGACTGGAATTCCTCCATTATCACGAATTGTAATTCTACCAGAAACAGAGTCGACTGTGATATCAATTCGATTAAGCTTGGAGTTTCGTCGGTGCTCGTCTGCTGAGTTGGATATAATTTCGTCAAAAACTTTGAGAAATCCAGGGTTTTGATTGACAGTTTGTACAGTAAACTTTTTGTCTTTATCTAAAATATAGCACTGATCTTCTCTTGTCTTTGTAGACCCAATATACATTCCCGGCCTGAGCAGGCAATGCTCAATATCATCAAGTTTTCTATATTTTTGCTCAATGGGTTTCATTTAGTTCCTCGAGCCACGTGTGATATTTATTAAGCGCATGATCTTGAGGTTCTACTAACCTCCAGTCACCTATGCAAAATATTTTCCATGCATCGTTTCCATACTTTCCAATGCCGTGCAGTTCAATGGGTTCTTTCCAGTCATTGCCAACATATTCTTTAGTAAATCTACGCATGGTTCTAGGCCGCTTATTGTAGAATCCAAGCGGTCGTAAAAGATCAGACACTTCAGAAAATTTTGATCCCAAGAACACATCAGGAGTGGGCCACTTGTCAAAAAACTGCCATATTACTTTGTCAACTTGCTTTCTCGTAGTTTGATTTAGCATCAGACAAGACATTAAAATTTTCCACTCGTCAGGCCAAAGATCTTCCTGAATGAGTCCATGAGGAGACTTCGGGGGTTTCCACATATTTACCTCCTGTGATAATATTTTATCACGCTTTTTAGAAGGTTACACGAATTTTACGCTGTCTGGATCATCATATTTTTTAGCTCAGGAATAAACTTCTTTCCATGCAATGCTTTGTTGCCGTGAACACCGTACAAGCATGCTGCCACTGATGTCATCAAAGAGTTGCCATCCTGAGGTGTAAAAGCAACCCCGGTAATTTTAGTATTTCCGGAACTTGTCTTTACAATCAAAGAGGGTTCGCATACGACAACTTGAGAATAAATTCTACCGTAAAAACCATGGTCTCGGCCAAAGGAAAAAATTGAGTTTGCTGACATTCTATCAGTCATGCAAACAAATTCATCTGTGGAGAATCTGTCGAGGACTTCGTCATGTGTCAAAGCCTCTGGAAGTTCGATTGAGAATCTAATACTGTGCATATATTGTGTGTTAGTCTTGAGCGCGCTAGAAAACACTGGCAAGGGAATGGCTAGATCAAATAAATCACTTACATCTCTTGCATGATGTGTTCCAAAAACTGGATCTGTATGCTTACCCGCCGTTGTAGATGGAGAGAATCCTTTATCCTGACTTACATCGTTTGCCCTTCTGATGCATGTAAAGTCACCATCAATAATACTTTGAGGTTTTCCTTGAGAGACTGCCTCTATGATTCTTGCAATTGCGTGCGTGTTACAGCTCACTACTTGAACATAGCCTTTTTCTTCTTCAATAACTTTCTTATCTGTCAACCCCAGCGCGTAAGGAACTCCAAACCCTTTTTCGCTTCCCTGTGCTATAAAAAGCTTTCCCTTGTGTTTGCTGTACCACTTTTCCTTATTTTCATTTCCGGCGGGTGTACAGTCAATCACAACCTTTGACTTTTTGAGGGCTTGTGCCCATGTATATTTTGGATTGTGACCCAGAGCTTTGAAATCTTCTACTTTGTCTTTGTCGACTGCAAGATTCGCTCCCATAGAAACAAGACTGTTTACTTTTGCTTTTTCATATTCCAATGGTGTTCTCTTATGAAAGATTACTTCGCCAACATCAAACTTGTCTTTTAATCTACAGAGAAGAGCAATTAGAGGCTCACCAATTGTACCGGTACCTACAACAAGAACGCTTTTTTGAATCAATGTTATCTCCTATTCGAATTCAATGTCTACATTTACGTCGATGCGCATCTTTGGAACTCTAAGATGATTTACAAGATTGTGCTTTTTAGCCTGTTTTGAGTCTAAAAACCAGTCTGCATGTTTTTTCTTATCAACAATTTTGAGAAAGTAATCATCTGCTTTGCCACAGTTTTGTGCCATCATTGTGTAGATCTTATCATTCAGACGATCTGCCTCTTTAGCGCCAGCCTTTAATTCCTCAACTTTACCCCAATCCATCGAGCTTACGTCGTGTATCATTATGGTCGCTTCAGGGTCTGCAAAGCGTCGACCCTCATCACCAAATGTGGTCAAAACTGCACCGCAAGACATTGCTTTTCCTGTCACAATTGTTGCAATCGGAAGCTCAGCATTTTTGATGGCAGCAATCATAGCCATAAGAGAATAGACTTGCCCTCCGTAAGAATCAATGACTATTGGCACTACAGGCTGGCCTGTGTTGTGTGCTTGGCTCATCAACTTTGTAAATTTTTCTGCACTTTCTTCATCAAACTTATTTACCCGTATCACAACTGGATTCTTTCTAAGCTCGACCTCTTTTATGAGCGGACTCACGCCTATTTTAGTCAACATAAACTTTCTCCTCTAACCATGTTTCAAATTCATTTACAGTTCTAAAGCCGTGTAGTGTTTCATAAAACCAATGAGATCCAAAAATTTCACAGACCTCTTCTTCCTGGGGCATGCAGCTTCTAACATACCACATTTGTGTATTTTTATTTTCTGGGCTTCTGCGGAGCTGCAGCACTTCTTTAACAATAGGCCATCTGTAGACTGAGAGAATGTCATCTTCTCTTCTATCTTCTTTTTTATGCCACAATAATTTCACTCTTATGTTCTTCATTAGCTGCACTTGCTGGATCCGCACGCTGTGCATGTGACACAACCTTCTTGATACATTAGTGTGTCTTCCGCTCCGCAATTTTCACAAACCGTCTTTCCAGGAACTGTTCCATCTTTAATGTAGTTTTTCAAAACTCTTGCAATCACCTTAGAGAATGAAAACATATCCATTTCTCGATCTTTTTGCAATTGCTCTACAACATAATTTATAGCAGCACCGTGTCTAAGAGCCAAAGAAATTGTTCTAGTAAAACCGGCATGATTAGGGTTGTCAAATACGTCAACCAAATCCTTTATTACGAGAGTATCACCATTTTTCCCAATTACAAGGTCATATCTAGAGTTTTTGGTTTTATAATGATGCTTAATGATGCATCCTTTTTTATATTTCTTAGGAATTTCTATGTACTTCTGCAAGCCTCCCATGACTTCATATGGTCGGCCATCCAAGAGACCTACAAGAATTGTCCAAGCTTCACCCTTGATTGTTGCGTGATGTATGTGACACTTTAACTGCTCAGGTCTTGGAGGTGCTGTGTGCATTTTGAATTTTACTTCACTGTCTTTGTCTTTCGAAACTAAAACACCCGCTCTAGATCCGTCCCTGTAAACAGTCACACCCTTGCAGCCTAACTCCCATCCTTTCATATAGACATCTTTAACCGTCTCAACATCAATGTCAGCTGGAAGATTTGTCGTGTTTGAAATTGCATGACAAACCCATTTTTGTGCTGCTGCTTGCATTTTAACTTTTTGCACCCAGTCAATCTCATTAGATGTGGCACCGTTATACGGACTCATCTCAACAAGCTTTTCATTGCTCATCGTTTCGCCCTCATCGATTTCCAGGGTGTCCATCCACTGCTTAAATCCGTGGTGATACACGCTATACTCCTGCCATCGGTCACCACTATCGTCGACAAAATCAACGCGGCCTTCTGCGTCATTTTCTGTCAATTTTTTTCGTCGTGTATAGTGCAACATAAATGCCGGCTCGATACCAGACGTTGTTTGTGTCAGCACAGAAACTGAGCCTGCCGGGGCAGTGGTCGTCAATGCTATATTTCTACGACCATACTTTTTGCTCATTTCATAAACATCAGGAGCAGCTTCCCAAATTCTTTCTAAAAATGGATGATTTCTTTCTTTGTCATGATCGTGCACTTCAAAAGAGCCTCTTTCTTTCGCCATAACACAAGATGATCTATACGCATTGACTGCAAGTGTCTTGTAAAAGCTTTCAACTAGATCAATTGACGGGTCTGATCCGTACGTTTCGCCCATGGCTGCTAGTGTGTCACCCACTGCTGTAACACCCAGACCGGTTCTACGTCCGAGCATTGCTCGTTCTCGTATACTTTCCCACAAGTCTCGCTCAATTTTCTTTACACAATCAGGCTCAGGATCACTTTGAATTTTTTCAAGTATTTTATCAACCTGCTCAATTTCAAGATCAATCATATTGTCCATAAGCCTCTGTGCTTTTTGGGTAACACTGGCAAATAAATCATAATCAAAAGAAGCCTCAGGTGTATATGGATTTTCAACAAATGAAGAAAGATTAATCAGAATAAGACGACAGCTATCATATGGGCTCAAAATAATCTCACCACACGGATTAGTAGATGAAGACCCAAACCCATCATCACTGTAAATGTCTGACGGGGTCATCTTTTTTGCTGTGTCCCAAAATAGTAAACCAGGTTCAGCTGATGCGTGTGCACTTTCAATAATTTCTGCCCAAAGATCATTTGCATCTATTTCTTGAACTACTTTATGATCAGCTTCTTTTTCGACAGGAAATCTTAGTTGAAATTTTTCTTTTTCTCTGACGGCATTAAGAAACTCATCTGATAGGCGCACCGATATGTTTGCCCCTGTCACTCTAGTAAGATCTCTTTTTATCTTGATAAAGTCTCGAACTTGTGGGTGATGCACAGAAATAGTAAGCATCAGTGCACCTCGGCGGCCGCCTTGTGCAACTTCGCGACATGAATTGGAAAATCGGTCCATGAAGACTTCAATACCATCAGTAGTCCTTGCACAATTCCCAGTTGACAGTCCTTTGGGTCGTATCGTACTTAGGTCAAAACCAACACCGCCGCGGCGCTTAGCTATCTGAACTAGTTCCTGATCAGACTTTAAAATTCCGCCGTAGGAATCATATGGTGACTCTATAACAAAACAATTTGAGAGAGACTGTATTTGATATGGATTGCCAATTCCCGACATCGGTGATCCTTGCGGAACGATATATTGGAAATTTTCTAACAATCCAAAAATCTCTTCTTCAGACATGGGATTTGGATATTTTGACTCAATTCTAGCAAACTCTTTTGCCATGCGCGTGTGCATGTGAGCAGGTGTAAGTTCGTGCACCTCACCAGCTTTGTCAGTCAAAGCGTATTTTGTTACAAAAACATTTGCGGCTAGCTCGTCCCCATCGAAATATTCTAAACTTTCTTCAAAAGCTTCTTTGTAAGATGCCATCTACTACCTCAATATGCGTATCTAGTTTTCTATTTTTGATTCTAGTCAACACAAAGCAAATCGTATTCATAATAACGATCATTTCTTTGTGAATTTTTTACAGCTCGTCTTCCTCACTACCTTTTACTTCTCGCCACTTTTTCAAAAGTGCTGCTTTAGCTTCGCTATTAGAAGCTGCAACAGCTTCATTTAGAGACATTGAATTTTCGTCAAGTATGCTAAATAAAGACATCGACGTATCAACTGTTATCGGGAATACGATTCCATCTCGACCCGCTCTATTTTTTGCGATAAAAAGCCTCCCTACACCAGAAGACTTTTCTGCTGCTTTTCTAGAAAGGCTAATAACCACATCTGCGACCATTGCTTTGCCATATGCTTCTGACATGTTTTCTAAGCCGACAATGTCAGATTGAGCACTGTCTCTATTTGCCTGTGATGCAGTCCAAACAGGAATATCTAACTCCATTGCTAAGTTGCGAAGCTCTTCATATATTAATTTAAGTTCGTGTCGCAAACTATCATATGCTCTTGTTGATTTCATAATATCGGCGTAGTCGACAATGATTACATTTGGTTTGAACCCTTTTAGAGTTAGTTTTTCGATATGATTTCGAATTGTAACGACTGAAGCGCTTCCTGTAGGGTATTCTTTAATTATTAGGCGCCCCAAATCTTTGTCTTTGTAGACATTTTGCACTATCTCTTTGTTGTCCTGAACATCATTACTCGGAATGCCGCAGAGATTGCTGTCATATCGAATTCCTACAGCTGTCTCAGTTAGCTCAAAAGTATAGTGTAAAACATTTTTTCCGGCGCGCATTGCATTTGCACCAATTGCAACAAGCCAGTGTGATTTTCCAACGCCAGTATTAGCTGTAACTACACCGATTTCGCCACGGCCTAGACCCCCTTTGAAAATATCTTTCTTGTCAAGTCGATCAAACCCTGTGGGAACGGCGTGTCTATTGATTTTTACAAATCTTGCTTCGATGTCTTCAAAAAAATCATGACCGCTTGAATTTTTCATACCAATAGAAACAGCATTTTTCATGAGATCAATAACTTCTTCGAAATTTTCTCCCTGAATGAGATCTACAGACTTTTCAAGGGCACCTTTGAAAGCTTGTCGTTTAGAAAAGTCAAGGGTTTTATCTTTGACGTATCCAATATCACCAGGATTGGGATTTGCTTTTACGCGAAGTAAAAATTCAATAATCTGGTCTCTCAGCACATCGTCAGCCCCGTCAGAAAGCTCTTCTTTGATGACTTGAACAAGTAGCCCTAAGGTCGGAAAACATCGATACTTCTCGTAATAAGCAAAATATTTCTCAGTTAGAAATCGAAGATAGTCTACGTCAAAAAAATTAGGACGCATAACTTCAACCATCTGACTGGCCCATTGATTGTCTGTTACCAGACCTTGAAATATTTTTTCCTGAAAATTCTTTCCGTACTGAGAAAAATGATGTACTTCACTTGCATTCTCAATGATCTCACGCATAAAATCGTTCTTAATGGTCACGATACCTCACAGAATTTATTGCGACAAAGTGTCGGTTGATGTCAAAGTTTTGCATTCCATTGTGCGTCATAAGACGAAGCAATGACATTTTATTCGATTTTCCCTGGTTTTCAATTTGTCCGACAATTTTTTGAATTTGGTCTGCAGCGAGGCGTGATGTGTCTAAATTCATCAGATTCCAATTTCTATGTGCAACCTCCAAAGATTCAGAAATAAGGCGAATTGTCTTTCCCTTCTTTTTTTTCAAAATTTCATGTGCTTCATCAACAATTTCAGTGTGTGACACAAACTTGTCTTCTCTAAGAACGGGAAACCACTTTGACAACGTCTTGAAACCCGCACCTTTGATGCCGTCTATGTTATCACTCGGATCACCGACAAAACACCTTGCTGTAACAAAATTTGTAGATGAAATTCCAAATTTTTCTAGTACAGCTTTTTTATCAATAACTTTTTTCTGTCCCGGAGACCACTGTATGACCCTGTCATCAATTAACTGGTGGAGATCTTTGTCTGATGAAGCTATTACGACATCAGCTTTCTTGAAGGAGTATTTTACCAGATAACCTATTACATCATCTGCTTCGCATCCCCTTACATATATTTGTGTTACAGGTAGATCACTAAATGCCTTTACTAGGAGTGAAACTTGATCCATGTGATTTGATGACGTGGCGGGTAAATCATCGTCATAATATCTATTCAAAGATGCAGGTCTTCGACCCGACTTGTATGTACTCAGTGTTGCTCTTTTTCTCAAGCTGCCGCCGGATTCCCACACGACAACTACTTTTGATGGTGAAAATTTTTCGCACAGTGCGCCTACGCCGCCTAAAAAACCGACAAATCCACCTACATGGTCTCCATTCGTAGAGAGCGACGGATTTGCACAAAAATGTCGCATAAATACGTTAAGGCCGTCAACAATGAGAATCGGATTTTTCATTATTGTTGCTCGAGATCAGCAAGTGATTCCTCTAAGTCTAAAGAGATTGCACGAACTTCTTCATAAGACTCTTCGTCAACATCTATGTCATCAGCACTAGACATCTTTTTAACAAATGCCGCCTCTATCAAGTCTTCAAGATAAGTGCGATACAGCTCATCCTTCAATAAATCACCAAAGTCAGACTTATAAAACTTCTTTTCATGAATCACTTCGCCCGTACTTGAATCAGAAACTGTAAGATGTTTCCACGCACCTGTACCCGAAACGCATATGTCTTTTCCTGCGACTGATGCTTGTCCGTGTTTTCTGAGAACGTCAAACAGTTGCTCGTGTTCTACAATGCCTTTCCCGAAATGAATTTCAAAATTACAAGTTCTGAAAGGTGCAGACACCTTATTTTTGATGGTTTTGGCAGAAACATTAATACCGATGATATTCTTGTCCTTATCTTGAATTGGTTGGCCCGCTCCAAGCTTAATTCTTACAGAAGAATGAAATGGAATTGCCTTTCCTCCGGGTGTTGTTGTTGGATCTCCGTACATTACACCAATTTTTGTCCTGATCTGATTAAGACAAATCAAAAGAACACTTTGATTCGCAATGACGCCTGTAATTTTTCTCATTCCTTTTGAAATTGCTCTTGCTTGTAGCCCGATGGATTCCTTGTCATAATCTCCAATAAGCTCTGCTTTTGGAGAAGTCGCAGCAACTGAGTCCCATATAATGGTTATTGGGACATCTTTGTCCATCGCTTTTGCCTTCATTATCGTTGATTCAGCGATAGACAAAACTTCTTCTGTACAATGTGTGTCGACGTAGACAAACCTCTTGCTGATGTCGACACCTAATAGCGCTAAGTTTTCAACTGAAGTTGCATTTTCTGTATCAATATAGACAATGATTCCTCCCATCTGCTGGGTGGATCTTGCAATTTGAATTGCGATATGTGACTTGCCAATCGAAGGCGGACCAAAAATTTCAACAATTCGACCTTCTGGAAGTCCGCCATTACGTCTATTAGCACAAATATAATCAAGCTGCCTAGATCCCGTACTTATCCATCTTTTGACATGAGTGGGTGACTCATCATGATCCAGATTGTATGCAATCTTAGAGCCGTGATCTTTATTGATGGAGCTAATAAGGTCAGCAGTAAATTCATCCATTGGGTTGTCTGTTTTCTTTTTTGCCATTCTAGCCTCCGTGTATTGAATTATAGGATTTTACCTCTCATTAAACAAACAAAAACGGGGCAGTGACATAAAGATCACTGCCCCGTTTTTCATTCTTCTAAGACAACTTCTAGAGATTCTCCAGGTCAGCAAATGCTTCGTCTAAATCTTTCATAGTGTTTGATCCAGAAGAGCTATTTGATGAAGCCTCAGAGGAACTTGATGAAGACGATTCTCCTGATGATCTATAGGATCCATCCGAATCATTGGGGCCCTCGAGCCAGCCATTGATAATCTTTTCAAGCTCTTCGTATGTTTTGCACGCATACATTTCATCGAGATCGGGAATTGAGTTGTTCCACTCCTTGATCTGTCCTTTGTCATCTGAAAGAGATGTTGCTTTGGGCCTGGGTCGAACAGATGTTTCTGCCCACATTCTTCCAGGTTGCTTAGTACAGCTGACTTTGATATCAAACCCCTCTTTGATATCAGTAATATCGCCGTAGTCTGAGTCTAGCATGATCTTTAGCAGATCCTGGTAAACCATCTTGCCAAAAGACCAAAGCCGAACACCTTTATCTTCTTCTCCTCGAACAATTACTGCTGCATAAGAGCGCATCTTCGGATAAAGCTTCTTAGCCAGCTCATACGACTCCTTAGTGTCATCACTTCGAAGCTTAGTAATTAGTTCTTGAAATGGGTCAGGCTTGCCAAATTGATATGGTGCCAACAAACCGGGATTGTTCCCAATATTATAGTAAAAATACCGCTCCTTGAACGGTTGCCCATCGTTATCAGGAAAGGCGATGATTCGGATTGTGGTTTCTTCTCCCTCTGGGGGACGCCACATTGTGTTCTTGCGAGAATTTTGCCCGCTCAGTTGATTCAGCTTCTTTTGAAGCGCTTCAAGATTGACTGCCATTTTCTAACCTCCATAATTGTCTAAATTGGCAATGTGCAAATTTTACAAATTGTTTTTTGTTTTTGCTAACAGACTAATACTAATAAACTAATAATCAATAATCAATTTTACTTCGATTTTTTAAGTGGTCGAGCCCCACCGAAAGAATCACCTGCTGCTTGAGCCGGAGATTTTCTCTTGCTAACTTTCTTAGATTTGTTTGGATACTCAGGACCGGCCCCTAAAGGAGTAGTCACCCCTCGAATTGCCCCGGTGCTTTGCAAAGAAGCTCCACCCGTACTAATTGCACTCACTTCTTCTTGCTCCTCTTCTTCTTCATCAGGAAGGTCAGGTTCAGTCAAAAGATCATCAGGTTCAGGGGTGTCAGCCGCTTCGTTCAGCATCCAATTAACATATTTCCAAAGTTGTTTTTGCATGTTCATAAGTATCTAGCATTTACTTTAACATGTCAGACAATGCAAATGTTCTTGCTGTGTGAAGTGCTTGTGCCAAAGGCAAAATTTCATTTGCATAAAATCTATTTTCATCATATTGAAACCCAGCAGATGTTGCAATTGCAATCCACTCGTCCCTAGTTACATTGAACCCATACTTTGCAACATAATACAAAGTTCTGTGCGCTACAGACATTTTTGGACAGTCTTCATTGTACTTGTAATGCCTGCCAAGCTTTTCTCGATGCCAATCAGACGTCTCTGGTAGATAAAGATCCATACCTTCGGGCGGATCCCCTAGTCGTCCGAGCTCATGAATAAGTGCAACTCTTGCCAAAGATTTAGGATTGACATTTTTGCTAAATGCCTTACAGTGCATTGCTGTAGAAATTGCAAAAGAAACCAATCCGCCAGGCGTTCCACCTTTTTCTGGGTGTGTATCTCTCGGAGCCAAAAAAATTCGATCCCCTAAGTCTTTTTCTAGGGCATCTACTGCTGTATCATTAAAGAACTTTCTAAGTAGAGAGACATACTTTTCATATGATGCTTTTATTTCTTCAAAATTTGTTTCCATATAGATAATATAGAAAATTTTATTAGAATTTACAAACCGACAATTGTAGGTGTGCTGACTGAGTTTCTAGAAAGAAACTTTATTCCCTCTTTTAGCTTTAGAGACCCAGCATTTTCAGCTGCAGCTAGCGTCAAATAGATATATTTTGTAGCATCTCGAATGCTTAGATCATTAGATGCTCTGATGAACTGAACAGCTTCTTCACCTTTTACTTTTGCGGATTTTGGCTCTTTGAAGGCTCTTGCAAGAATTTCATTAGAATCTACAGCTTGTGAAACAATGCTCTCAGCTTTTTCTATATCTGTCGCACCGGAAGCATTTTTTACTCCTAAGTCTCTTAAAAGACCTTTTGGGTCCTTGAAGGCACGAGTTTCAGTTGCACTAAACATTTCCTTGAATCTTCCGCCACCGAAAGCGCCCTTTGTTATGATCTTTGATCTACCTTCAGATTCTGGTTTTTCCTTTTTAGGCTCAGGAGGTTTTTCAGGGCTCTCATCTGTTTCCGGTTTATTGTCCTTGGGGGAATTTTGGGATCCTGCTTGTTCAAGAACTAAACTGATAATTGCATCGTGAATTTGTTTGTCAAGTGATGATTTCATTTTGCCTCCTACGCTTTAATTATTCATCTTTTCACTTTTTGTCGGAAACCAAACACTGTCGTAGTAAATTGATTCACAGTCGCTAAAAAAATCTTTTTCATTCGCTGGAGGAACTTCTACGATCAAAGCATCGTGTATAACTAAAAGAGGCTTTACAGCTGGATTTTTCTTGCAAAGACGTGAAAAAAGCAAATTCGCCAAATCTGCAGCAGTTGATTGAATAAAGTGATTGACTCTAACTCTTGGTTGCTTCGTAGCTTCGTAAAGAGGACGGCCGAACATGTTGGTAATTGTTCCAGCAGCTGCCTGATTTTCGAGCATTTTTTCAAGATTCGAAACTTCAAAAAAATTTGATACGCGCTCTATGAGCCCTTTAGCTTGTGTTCGATTACCAACTGTAGCTGCAAGCCTATTGACGCTAGCGCCATACAAAGCAGATAAAGTTGCCTGTTTTGCAACTTCTCTTTTGTCAATGTCACACATCTTCATAACAGTACTATATATGTCTTCACCAAATTCGTTTGCAGAAGACACCCAGAGGGCTACTCTGGGTTCCAAAGAAGTGAAATCGATAGAATATATGGACGAGCCCTTTTGAGTAGCACAGAGAGCATTTCTGGATTCTCTAGGAAGCACTAAAAAGTTGGGCCCACGTGTAACTGTTAGACGACCAGTTGATGATCCTGCTGTCGAATAAGATATTTTGGAATTTGGATCTTTACAAACAGCAGAAACTGCTCTTGCATTAGAGGGACAGGACTTAGAAAACTTGGCAGGATCTATCTTTACATGTCCTAAATTATGTAAGAACTGTCTAATTTCTTTCCACACATAAAAATAGTCAAAAAACTTTTTGTCCAGAAGTGTCAACTCATCTATTTTTTGTCTGACAGTTTCTTCTCTGTCTGTTGAACTTAATAGCAGCGGCCATAGACTTTCATCAACACCCAAAGCGTCACACATAGAAAGTACAGCATCCGAAACAGAAGAAACATTTTCTCCTTTGCATATTGTCAAAAATTCGCAGAGATCTTTCCACGATATTTGGGCTTTTGAAAAGTCTGCTGTGGACGTATCAATGTCAATCTCTTTCAATCTAACATTCTTCTCGAGTACACGCTCATAGATTATCATTTTTATATTTTAGCTCATAGATAAATCAATTTTCAAGCATAATATCTTCAGTCTATTCTGTGACTTTCTTTTGAGCCGCGGCTTTTCTTGCTGCAGCTGCTTTTGCGTTTATCTCTGCAATCTTTTCATCAGAACAAATTCCTGTTGTTGCTACACCGCTTTTAGCACTTACGCCGATCAGAGCTGCAATTGTAGATGCTAAAAGATCAAGTGCACTAGATTTGATGTTCGCAAAGCGTCCGTAGACATCATATGGTCTCAGGTTCAGCTCTGTGCTAAAATTTCCTGGTCCTAAAGTGTGCTGAACAGATGTGACAACATAATAGTTATCAAGAGTTGTGTTTGTGCCGAAATCAACAAAGTATTTCTGAAATAGACGAAGGTTCGGACAACCAAGTGTCTTAGCTGACAGGGTTGCGGGGTGAACCATCAAGGGGGTGTCGACAGTAGCATCTTTGTTCCCCTTTTTTCCTCCGGCTTTTGCAAAACGTTTTGAAATTGCAATTGAGCTCAAAGCATCGTTTGTCTCAGACGCCAGAGTTGCCTCAACCACACCAGAACCCTCTATTCCGTGTGCGATATAGGGAGTATTATCAAAAAAGAATCTTCTTATTTGGCTCCCTGTGGTCTTAGAATGGTCAAGAATGTACACGCCTTTGAAGAAATCTTCAATTATTTTTGCGTAGTTTTTGCTTGCCTTCTTTCCAGCATTTTCCACCTGTTTCCGAGCCTCGGCGAGGACTTTGGTTTGCTCATCATCCGTTAATTTACGAATCATGCCTTTACCGTCAGGCCCTAAATCTTTTAGAACCTTTGTGTAAACAGCGTTATGATCGGGGCTTCGATTTTTTGATGCCGTAGAGTAATCGTTTTCAACAAAATAGCTTTTTTTCACCATGCTCATAAGAGCGTCAGCTGCTGTCCCAAATCTTCCTGATGTCATGTCTGAAAAGTGAACTCTGACGATGTCCGCCTTGGTCTGGAAGACTCCGCCCGGTCGCTTTTTTGTTTTGGACTTTTTTGTAGTTACGCGAACATTGACACGGGGTTTCTGAAATCTGGGATTTGTTCGCTTCTTGGCGCCATAAATCTTGTCGAGCATAGCAGTTGTCTTTTCTTGTAGATGAATTGCTGAACCTGCGTCTTTTGATGATTTTTTAATGAGCTTTCTTGTGGCATCATCCTTTCCTTGAGCTCCTCCGCCCTTGGCTCGCTCGTTTTGACCCAATATGTCTCCCAGACCGTATGCTCTTGCGCCGTCCCAGGTCAAAAACTTGTCATTTACGAACTTAATAAATTGCGTTGAAGACATAGTTGTCTGCTTTAAAAGCTGCGCTTCGAGCTCGCTTTGAAAATCTTCCAGCCAAATTGGAAATTGTGAAATATTGTGATCAAAAACATTTGCAGCATCTTGATTGAAAGACCCGAAAACAAACTGGACTTCATTTTGGTCAGTGGAAAGAGCGGGCGCCAGCGCAGCCATCATAATCTTTCCATATGACGCATATGCCTGTACACGACGGCCCTTAGGCTCATCGTCACGCTTTTTGAGCTTTTCGCTGCCCAGGCTTGCCTTTCCCACACCAACATTTGCTGTGGAGGACATCCTCAAAAAAGGATCGGGCGTATTTTTCAGACTGTCAACAAATCTAGTAGCTGCACTAGTTCTTGCATTTCGAAGTTTTTCTCGCTTAGAGGGCGTTTTTCCCTGTGCCAGAAGAATTCCTGCAATTGAATAAGCTGCATCTCTAACTGCTGCCGACTTCTTTGTTTTCTTGACAATGTCCAAAAACTCTTTTAGCTTTTTCCACTCTTTGTCATTCATCGAAATCAAGCTGTCAACACTAGGTGCCTGTATAAATTGAGGTACTGTCAAGCCCGTAGCGGTTCCCCCCAAGACTTCTCGAAATGTTCTTCTAATTTGGTCGAGATCCTGCAACAAACTTGTAACTTTCACACCTGCAACTTTGTCAGTCGGCAAAAGGCTAAAGGCGTCAAGCTGTGTATTGTCCAGCTCAGAAGAACCCACCATGGTCAGAGATAACTGAATGTCAACTGTACCGTCGGCCTGAACTGTATAATTGCTATTGTAAACTGAGTATAGCTCAGACACACGCATAGAGTCTATAAGTTCACCGTATCTGGGTGAAAGCTGTGCATCGGAAGGCCTGGAAATATTTTTTCCTTCTGGGTGTGACCACCCATAGATGATTTCAAGCCTTAGGCTGGGATCACGCCTAGGTGCTACAAATTCAGCAACTTCGTTTAGCCTACCCTTATCAAATAATTTGAGATTCAAAGTGGCAGTTTTGTAGGATATTGTGCCGGCGCCGGAGGGTGTATCTGTCACTGTAAGGTCTTGAATTCCCATGAACGGTCTAAAGGCATCAATTCTATCGTAACCTTGAAATCGGTCATACGCGGGGTGGCGGGCATCGACCAAAGTCTGAGGAGTGGTAAAAACTTCCATGCCGGCGACCATTCCAGTGGTCGGCTTATTTGGTTGATCTGCGTCTGGTTCAAAATCATTTGCTGGGCTGTCAAACTGTGCTGTCAGCGTGATGGGATGCTCCCCATCATCCGACCTTAAGAATTTCCCCAGGGACATGTCAGGGACTCCGATATTCCCATCCTCGTAGTCAACTGATTTTATAATTCTCACTTCTAGGTACGGGACGGCTCGGGTGATGTCCAGTGTTCTAGTGGCATTTAAAAATAGGCTGGCAATGTCGGCATCACCGACATCAAGGCCCATCTTTACTGGGAAAATTTGAAATGCGCACACGTTGCTTTGATCGTTTCCACCGGGAAGAATTTTTGTGATATCGAATTTTCCCTTCTTTGTGCCCCAACCCTGATCGTCTTCTTTGGCACGATCATATTCGAGACCAGATAGCTTTGAATAGTGGGCCGAATGGGCTGGATTGCCTAAGAAACACACGCTCTTTCGGTCATCTTCAGTAAACTGATCTTTTCCTAAAAGATCCATACCAGCATATTCTTTTCCATCGCTATAAAGCTCATCAAGAAGATTGGCCAGCGCTGTTTTATCTCCCTGGGAATTGGCATTACTATCTGTCGAAATTGTTGATTTAGCCAGCGGGTTTAAAAATGCATCTCTGGCGCGCAAACCAAAGTACTTCGCAAGTGCGTTGTATGCTTGACGACTATCAGCTGCCATTAGATGAAATTCTCCACATCAGAAAAGTTAACAGGTATCAAGAGGCTTGTTCCCGCCGGTGCCTGCAACCACCAGCCAATTCCGCTTGCAGCTGCGATTACCCACCAAAGTCTTCCATCTCCGTACTGTTGATGTGCAAGTATGTCTAGACGAGTAGTTGCTGTCAAAACTTTTGTTTGAGTGGGAATAAGCCCAGACACAACACCCTCCCTAACTCTGACTATTGCATTGTTTGTTCCGAGAATAGTGTATCCTCTCTGGTTTTGCAGTGTAGAGTCATTTGCATATCTGCTAATAGCCATTAATCATTCTCCTATGCTAAAATCCGGGAATTCCCGGGCCTTCCTTGGGTCCGGCGCCTCTTCGAGATGCTTGCTCGACGACCTTGATAGCCTCACTGTAGGCTTCCTCGTTAGCAGTGACTTCTAATTCTTTTTCATCATAAACACCGCCGAACGAGGTCTGGTGCGGATCATTTCTATCAGACACCAATTTTCCGGTTGGGTGTGATAGTGCTCTAGTTCTTCCCATGTAATCTAAACCAACTGGCAGGTCGTAAATTGGAGCAAATCCCATTGTAATAGAGACAGACTTGGGCGCTTTTCCAAGCTTAGAATCCACCTCCCATGTGCTTTCTGAGTAGTCCAGTGCCATGTTTGTTATGACACCCGCCAGACCTTTTCCTCTGGTCGAGTTAAACGACCTCACTATTGCGTTATTATTCTCATTAAAGAACTTCTGGGCATCTGTTACCCACGTTTCGGTATCAGTGTCCGCATCGAAACCGGATTTTTCTTCTGCAGCTTTTTGCACAGCAGTTTTTTTGTCACCTTCGAACTGTATACCATCTCTCAGCAGCAACCTATCGTGGACATTATTGAATCTAAGCACTGTGATATCTTTAAGTTTAACTTTGATGGCCTTGCTTTGTCGGGCGTTGTAGAGTTTGAATGTACCCTTTATCTTCCAGCTCAGCTTGCCCGTGTTGCCGAAGGCGTCGCCGAGTTTGCCAAACAAACCACCTTCCCTGTCTTCACCCGAATCATACACTAAGTAAGAGTCGGATTTTAGCGTAACAGCACCGCTCTCGACGTAGTCGGTACCGGAAAAATTACCATATTTATTTGCTGTGTCTAAATCTTCTTGATATGCACCGTCGAGGTTGACTGTGACTGGACCGTTTGCATCAAAGCGATACTTTCCGGCTTTGACTTCATCGTAAAATTTTCCAAATGTCTTCGCGTCCGGATACCCTACTGAGGCGTCTAGTGCCAAATTCCTGAGTCTGTTAATTTCTTTGTTCAGCTCTTCTTTGTACGCCTTCAGGCCCCCCAACGCTTTTTTTGAATCCATTCCGTCGTACTTGAAAGTTCCAGCTTCCTCTGTATATCCAAAAAGAGACCGAAGTGCAGTAGTGCTGTAGTTAGATTTTAGCACATCGCCCAATCTAATTCTGATCACTGGAGAAGCTGCAGGAACTTGAGAAAAAGGTTGTATAAAGCTTACTTCTTTGTCGCCCTTGAGTGTTCTCTGTACGCCTTTTGAGTATTGTGGGTAAAGCATTGTCACGAGTTTATTCACTGTGTACCAGAGAGACGTGTAGTCCTCGGGGCCAAATGCTATCAGCTTGAAAGTCAAGTTTATAGTTCTGTCTGTATTAGAGTGAATTCTCACGGGATCTTGACGACCGTAAGAATTGATCGAATTATAATTGACAGCGTACTGCTCGTCAAAAGATGTTACAAATGCCGGCATTGAAATTATTTCGTATGTTCGAAGATCGTGAAAGTAGAAGGGCATATACTCAGCATCGAGTGCCATCTCCATTTTTCTCACATTGTCTTTTGTCGCCTCTAGCTTTCTTATGGGACTTAATCCTGTAAGCCTGGAGTCAGCAACAGAAGAGGCGGGAAAAGTGCTCAAAGACAGCGGGTTTTTTGCATTTCCTCCAAAACGAGACACATTTTGTCTCATTCGGGCCACAGAAACCATGTTGGACACAGCTTTGCTGTCGCCACTAAGATCTTGTGCCCTTGGAATAAGAGGGACATTTAGTCCCTTGAGATCATACAGACCATCGTCTATTGAGACTCCTGGTGGCCCAAATAGCGATTTTATATTCGCGTCCCCTACCATTGCAGAAATCATAATAAACTGATAAAGCTGAGAATTTACTAGCTCGTCTACAGCTGGAAAAAATGATTCTAGGGCACCTACACCTGTGGGTGCACCGCCTAAAACAGCAAATGCGCTGACCACTCGCTGGCCGCTCATTATTATCTGCCTCATAAAGTTAGCATAGTAAGCGGGTGACTTAAATAAATTGAAAGCAAAGTCTATAAGACCCACACCTGTGGCCATTGATGCTTCAACATCATCACGAACAAAATTTCCAGGAAAACCGATCATTAGCAACATTCCTGAGCCCACACAGTCTCCAAAGTCATTGTCAGTGTTGGGTATTCTAAACATTGCGTACATTTCGTCAATAAACGTTTGGAGCGGTCCCGGTGCTTCAAATCCGCCGCCGCTTTCTTCGTCGCGCGGGAGCATTTGATATCGACCATATCTCATTTCCGCAGGGTTTCGACCGTCCTTAGGATACTTCTTTTCATTTTGAACATTAGAAGCAATCTCTTGTATGACTAATCCTGCTATCATCATTGCCGCAATAGAGAGCACACCAATGTAAAGCATTCCAACTGAATCTAATAGAAGTCCGTTACCAAAAGGCTCCAAGTAATTATTAAGTTGTGAGTGACTCACTCCGTTGTACGGTGAGTCATCGAGCCCAGAACCTCTTACTGCAAGCCGCGTACTAGTACTAGAATCGTCACCAAGCTGAAGTGACATAAAAGTATCGTTTCCTGTTGCACCTCTTAGTTTAGCCGCCATCGGGCCTGAGGCTCCATCACCGGTTGCCATAGACTTAAACCGAAGCGCAGCTAAATCAACACCGGCGAGACCCATCTGTTCGAGGGGGTTCGCCAAAACTGCCCCTGCCGAGGACAAATCTTCAAGAAGACCTAGTGAGCCCCCATAATCTCCGGTCGCGCGGACTAGCGCAGCATTTGCCATGTGTGACATGTCGTCCGCGGTCACACGAGTTCCACTTATGTCACCTCCGCTCGCAATGGAGGGATCGGGAGCTGTCAAAAATTTTCCTAGAACTCGTTGGAGCGTGAAGAGGCCCTGTGTCGCTGTACCCTCATCTTTAGACATTGAATCTCTGATAAAGGGAGATTTCTCCGACGGAGAGTATAAATTTTCATTCTTGAGCATGTCAAGAACAGCTTGCATGACACCGGTGGGATCATCGTCCTCTTTGTAGGTGTCCAAATAACTTGTAGGAACTCCTTTTCCCGGTGCAGGAACACCCGCGGGCAGATTTTTTGGATTCCCTAGTTCAACTAGTGATGAGCCTAAACGCCCGTCCTCTTCAGAATCGCTATTGTGCGTTCTAAGCTTGTCTTTGTTGATAAGCGCCGCGGCGCCGGCGAGACCTGTGCCGACAGAGCCGTCAATTGACCTGCCTTGGTCGTTTACAAAGAACCTGTCTTCATCTCCTGGAGTTATTGGTATTTCGGATCTTCTTTCTAGAGGCGTCTCAACAAGTGGCCCTGTTTCTATGCTAAGAGACGGTCCGTACTCGTTGGACTTGGCGCCGGCGAATGAATAAATTTCGGTATATGCCTCTATCCATTCATCGCCGTCATCAAGAAATTTTGCTTTTGACTTCTCAAATTTACCTAGATCCTGTTGAGCTGTAAACACCGCTGCTAATTTTTCCGGCCCTGCAGCATTCTCATCTGTTGCTGCTGGAAAATCAAACGTTGCGACAGACCCCACTGCGTCGCCTGTCAAGTAAGCATCGCCCGGGACATATGGATTTTGACTGTTATCTAAGCCGAGTTGAACTTTTTCGGCAAACGCAGAAGGATCAAAAGAGTCACTTGTGAGCGGTTTTGCCATCGGGACTTTAATGACAGCATCGTCCTCAGAAGACATAACCTTATCGATCTCATAGTCTCCATCGGTAAAAAAGTTAGGTCCGACGCCAGGAGAGGGAACCATCTCTGTATCTTGTGCAAAAGAAAGATCACTCTTGTCTGTAAATGAAGGTCCAGCTGACTTTGGAAGTGTTGGAGCATCATTCATCGAAGATTCTATTTCGGGTCTATGAGTGTTTAGAGATAGCTTGGCAGATCCTTCATCGCCCAACTGCAGTGTGGATATGCTGTCGGCGGAAAAAGAATGCCCTCCTTGATCATCATAGACACCTAGTCCACCCAAATCACCCGGAGGTAGTGTGACTTCTTGTTCGAGGCCAAAACTAGTCTTGCTAACGTCGTGAGGTACAAAATCTAAATTAGTAGTGTGTTTACTGGCAGGAGTGAATTTATTGCTTTGTCCGAGCTGAACTTGAACCTGTTCAGAAATCGACTCTGCACTTTCTGGAAGCTTACTTCCTAATTTTTCAGGTGTACCTCCCGTCTTATCAATAAATTCTGTTACTTGATCTTGTGTAAAGAACGTCCCTAATGTTTGCCCGTTATCGAAATCACTGCCCGGAGCGCTGTCAATGCTCGGCAGCCCTAGGCCGGACTCTTCTATGTTCGAAGTGTCTGCAGCAAAAAACGCGTCGCCTTCACCTGAAATTATTTTTGTGTCTGCAGACTTTTCCAGCTGTGCTTTCTTTACGTCCGGATCCAGCGCCGCGCCGTCCTGAAGCTCTTGTGGGTGGTATGGGTGGTGACCCAAATAGCCGGTCGTTGGTTTTCCTGCTATTTGTGTCTGTTGCAAATAAGCATTATGGACAGGAGATCGACCCGGAGATTCCTCAAAGACACCTGGTGTTGGCTGTCTTCCCGGATAGTTCACATCATTTGTATTGCTGGAAACAACAGATTTTGGCCAAATGAAGTCTCCTGCGACTGTTGCACTTGGAACGTGCTCTTCACCTCCGGGTGTGTTTGGATTCGATGAGTCTGTGAGCTGGAGCGCTGTATGAAGGTTGTGTTCAATCACTCTAGTCTGACTGAATATATCATGACCCTTTAACGCAGGAGATCCTCCAGTCTTGTCGAGAACGAGATTTAATTGAGCCTGGGTGAAGAACGTCCCTAGAATTTGTCCAGAATCTGATCCCGGAGGATTGGCTCCTGGTGTACCGGTAGACTTAGGAACCCCAAGCCCAGAACTCTGTAGCCCTTCCGGAGCTGTCTCCGCAGTTAATTCATCATTGTCTGCGTCCACAGAAGACGCAAATACTTTTCCAAGGCCACTTGCAGTAGGTGCGATAGAGTCACCCACTTTATTTGAGTCAAAGTATGTATCTGCTGGGTCTGGATGGTATGTGTTGGAATGTGTAGCTTCTCGATTGTCCCCCAAGTAGTCGTCTGTAGGGCCGTCTGAGCTTGCATCATTTAACAGTTTTTGGACAGTTGCAGCATTAGATGTGTTAGTGACAGGATCAGTGCTGGCTTCTGCTTCAAATTTTCCAAGCGTGCTTTGATCTTTAACGTAAAGCTGGTCTGTGCTGTCTTTGTCAGCACCCGTATTCTTAGATGAGTATGGACTAGCTGCTTCTGATGGGTCGTAGGGATTGTTATCAGCAAGTTGTGTCTGTGTGTATTCTGTCAGCAGACCTTCAGCCTCACCTACTTTTTCTGCCTTAGACATAAGATCATTGGGTGCAGCAGTTATTTGCAGATCTGCTATTTGATCAACTGTATAAAAGCTGTTGCCCACACCGGGTGTCGATTCTCCGTCCCTATAAGCTCCACCTGTAAAAGTGAAGTCTGACACTTTTTTGAAAAAATTATCTAATTCGCCGGCTTGAACGTGAGTATTTGGGTCTGTAAAATTCGGAGCATCGCCATGGTTTACCGGGTAATTTGTGTTTGTTCCCAGCCCAGGTGCACCCGAAGACCGATCATATGCCTCTTTAGCCAATTCTTCCGGCGTTCTTTTGTCGACTACATTGCTGTGTGCACCTCGAACATTTTGCTCTCCAGGAATTCCTATATCTTCCGCTGTAGATTTGATTGTGTTACCTACAGCGTCTACAGACAATACGGACTCGTACTCACCTATGGTGTTGCCGACATCGGGCTTATAAATGTTGCCTACACCTAGCTGTGTCTGTACTGATGTTGCAGCTTTTCCCACTTTTATTGGAGCAAATAGATCGCTTCCCTTCTTATTAGAAACCCCTCCTGTTTTATCTAAAACTTCGTCTATTTGATCTTGTTCGAAAAAAGTGCCTAATTTCTGCCCATTTTGTGAATAAGTTCCGGGAGTCGATGCAACATCAGGAACACCTAGGCCGGTCTCCTTTAGAGTTTCGGGCAAAACCTCAGGTGTCTCGGGATCATCGTCGTGATCGACAGTGGAGGCAAACACATTTCCAGTTCCGTTGGAAACTGGAGATATAGAATCACCCACTTTGTGAGCATCAACTATTGTCCCTTCTGAAGCTGTGGGTTTGTATGTGTTTGTCGACCAACTATTATCCAACCCAGATGCTTTTGATATAATATTAGAGAGATGACCTGTAGCAGGTCCTCCGGGGTGACCTCCCTTGTAAAGCTCATCTGCAAGAGCGTCTGACGGCACTGTGGATTTGGGATTGAGCTCCTCATACTGCCCGGGAGAAGCAGGACCAGAACCGTCCGGACTATAATCATTTCGATCAGAAAGTTGGGTAGAAGTTGCTGCTTTAAGTTTATCTTTTTTGCTCGAAAGATCACTTCCAAGTTTTCCCGAATCGGATCCTGTCTTATCGATAAGGTCAGATAACTTTTGACCATCAGCATCAGATGTAAAGAAATTAGGTGTTACGCCGACCGCTGTATTTGTCTCCTGATACGTTCCCCCAGTAAAAGACAACTCCGGAGCTTCTTTGTAAATATTTCCATCGGCGCCTCCCGTAGGGACAGGCAAAGCATTACCCACAACTGAAGAGACTGGTGTAAAGTTGGCTGGATTTGGATAAAAATCGTTTCCAGTATTGCCTCCGCGGCGGCCTGTCTGCATCATATCATCAGCAAAGTCAGACATCTGATTTTTTACAACAGGGCTTACATCATTGCGCCCGTCAGGCGCAGGCTCGGTAATGTCTACACCTTCGAAAGTCGGTGTGGCTTTGTTCGCTCCGTCCCACAGTGCGCCAGGATTTGCAAGCCCTAGCGAAAGCGATTTCTCTTCAAGAGTTTTCTCAGCCATTTCTTTCTCTTCTACTGACGACTTCTTTGGCAAACTCGGGATTTTTCATATTTTCTTTGAACATATCTAAAAAATTAAAATGATGCGAAAGGTCTGCCAAAAGCTTTTCTTTTACTGTAGGAGTCATATTTGTCATGAGTGCCTCAATGTACCCAGCAAGAGGATTTCCCTCTTCTTTCAACTGCTTTAACCGATTTTCGACGTTCTCTTTCTTACTCATATTCTTCTCCTTATTACGGTGCTTTTTCTTCCTTCTTGATTCCAGCCTCAGCGCCGACTTCCATGTACTTCGCATCCTTACCAGCTGTGAGAGGAACTTTGCCGATTGCATTTCCGAGCTTGCCAGCGTCGATGGTGACGTAGACCTTCATGTTAATTCCGTCCATGTAATGTTTAATGTTCACAGTTCCGCCATTTTTGGCGGCGGATATTGATTCGACGACAGCCGTTCCCTTTCCAGATAGTCTTCGACCTGCCGATGCTATTTGGTTAATAGCTTTCGCGTAATCTGATGCTGTTGATTTGAACTTTTTAATGTCTGCTTGAGAAACTTTTGCTTCTCTTATTGTCGATTTAGCTGTCTTGAAGAATTTTTTGACCTTTTCCATATTTTTTATTGCGCCGTCGAGCTTTTTACCCGTAGCTTCGGTATCTATTTTCTTTTCATTGAATATCGCGACCATTTTTGTCAAGAGAGTACTACCACCATCAGCAAAAGACTTAATTTGGGACAGCTTCTTTTTGCCTATAATAGTAAGCTTCATGCCATTGATATCTTTTATCTCTGACTGTAAAAGTGAAAGATGTGTAGTTATTTTTCCAACTGCATGTGTTATGTTCGACAGATTGTCCATTGCCTTGTCGATCCAGGCGATTGCTTCCGACATCTTCATGGGAGGCAGCTTCTGTGCCTCATCTTGCGTGGGAACTGTGGTGTTCATCTCAGCTGCAGCAGCAGCTTCTGCTTCAGTTGTGAGAGGCATAACGCCCTTTGCTAGTGCAGCCGGAATTTTGGCTATCTTTGACGTCATGTCGTAGAGGTCACACATCAAACATGCCAGATCAAGCCTTCGAAAAAATTTCAGATTCTTATCAATAACTGATTTTAGTTTTCTAACACTGGAGGCAATGTTCTCCAGCGCGTTGGCCGCCGGTGTAATCACATTGTTTACGGCTTGAACACCTTTTAGACCGGCGCCCTCATCTAGTTTTTTAGTGGCAAATTCGCCAATTTCGGATGCGTCTATGGCTTTGCCGATTGCTTCCCCAATGCCCAGTGCTTTTTTGAAGAGCTCTGTTGCTTGCTTTTCTACAATTGCAGGTTTCATTCTGCTAAGAGCCTTCTGGGCGCGCTTTAGCTGATTCGGAATGTCGGAAAGCTGTTCAATTCTAAGGACTGTCTGTCTCTGCTGCTCCAGCTTTGTAAGTTTTGCCTTTTGAGCCTGCTCCGGCGTAACTTTATCCTGCTCACCCAGCAGTTCTTTGTATTCTTTGATTCGGCCCTGCACCCACAAATTCTTCAGCCTACCCTTTACTGACGGGGGAATGTCAGATTCCAATGAAATCATCCACATTCCAAGGGCGGAGTCCATGTCCTCGACGCCATAGAGGCGCTTTGTTTCCTTTTCAACAGCTTTTTTTGCATTTGTAGTCACTTCTGTGGTGATTCTGTTTCTTTCAGTTTCGATGCTCTTTGTGAGTGTGCCGGCAAATTCTTTGTACTTTGCGAGCTGATATTGTACTCTTTTCCGCATCTTGACATTTGTTTTTAGGTTGAAGCGTTGGCCTCTGCGCAGTCCTAACGCATCTTTCCCCGTCCCAACGTATTCTCCCGTCGATAGCGCATCGGTTAGGTGCTTAATGACGTCCTTCGATTTCTTCAGCATCTCGCCGGCTTTGCCCTCCCACCGAGCCCCACCGCGCCCTTCGGCGACGAAGGTTGCTTCTTCCGCATTTTGCACAACTTGATCGATAATATGCTGTTGCGATTTGACTTTTGCCTTCACTTTTTTCGCGATCTCCGATTCGAAAAGCTTCGAGAACTTCATGAAATCGGGATCGCCGGGCGTTTGAATTCCCGCATATTTCAACCAGAAATCAACATCTCGCTGTGTTGTACCGTAGGCTTTTATCTCTTCTGGGGTGGGAGCTGACGCAGCAAACCGAATCATTTCGTACATCTTTTGCGGCAAACCAGCAAGTGTATAGCTTTTTATTGTATCTTCCAGTCGCTTCTCCATGGCACTTACGTTAACACCAGTCTTTTTGCCGGTGATAATAGCCTCTGCCAGCTGCTCTACAGTCCAACCGTCCTTCAACGCTTGATTGTGTGCATCTTTAGCGTTGTGCTCCATTTCTTTCTTGAGAGACTCTACACCATTTTCGCTTAAAATAGCGTCAGCAATAATTTTATAGATCTTGTGGAACTTTTTGCCCGGGCCCATCTCCTCAACCACGGCCTCGGGTATGGTGATGATGTCCCCGATGAACTGGACACCTGCTCTCTGAAGTGTTCTAATTTGGGTTAGTCCCAAATAATCTTTAATCTTTTTGGCGCCAAAACCGGCGACCTGGTCGGTGTCCCACTCACCAAGTTCTCTATCTATATCCTCTTTTAGCTTAAAAAGGAAGCCTGATGCTTCTGTGGCGAGCTTGATGCGATCGTCCTGATTCTTTTTGAGCGATCTGACAGTGGAATCAGCCACATCAGCGCTAGCTGACATCATCCCAAAGATTTTTTTCTGTTGTTCTGTCATATTGTCGCCGAGGATGGCAGATACTTGTGCGATACCAGTCGCCAATTCATTTGACTCTGCAATCAACCCTCTATACACGTTGTTGTGATTACGAGCTAGGCCAGCAAAGTGTTTATACATCCGATTTTGATACTTTTCAATGCTCCCGTGAGTGTCTCTTGCCAGTTTCTCAACAACCTTGTTTGTGCTAAAGAATGCATCCTGAACTTCGTCTGTTGACCACGCGCCGAACGTCAAAGAGCTCACAACACCCGACAAGAAACGCTGACCGCCCTCTCCTTTTTTGGCATTATAGGCTTCATAGAGGCCGTAGCCAATATCAAACAAAAACGGTATGCCTTTGGAAAGGGCACCCTTGAGAATTTTGCTCCCAACTGACAGAGTTCTGGTGACCATTCCTGTGGCTGTTCTAGTTGCTTGGCCCGTCACTGATTTCGTCAGCTTTTTTGCTGATTCTGTCGCGACTTTTTGTGCTGTCTGATTTATTTGCTTGTCTACTTTTTTATAGACATCCTGATACACCCTGTTTGCAGCTTTTTGCATCTGCTTGGTTGTCATGGTCCCATCTTTGACCATTCTCTGCATCGCCATCGTGCGCGCGCTCTTAGCAGCTTCGACTGCTGTTTTTCCGGCATATGGGTTTTTAGGGCCCATAATTCTACTCATTGTTCCGGCCCAGGCCATCTGCGCGCCTCGATAGAGGGTGGGTGTTCCCTTAGTAAAAGCCCATGCCGTTGCCTTGAAAGCGCCCTTTGCAATGTGCTTGCCTAAAAATAACATTGATCTAGGCGCCAGCAGTGTCAGTCCCAGGGCACCCCATCCTAGCTTCTCCCAAAAGCTCGTGTCGTTCCAGACTTTTGTAATCCCCTCCCATATACCACAACCTATAACTACACCTAAGTTGTATGCGTCTTCACCCAACATTCCAAAAAGCTTCTTTGTGGGATCAGACATTGCTTCAATCATTTGCATGAAAGAACCATCAGGTCCAAAAACACTTGTTATTGGTTCAAGAATGCTTAGAAATCTTTTGCCTGCTCCGGAAGCATCAATATTTTTAAAGAGAGCTTTAAAGAGAGCTCCAACATTTGTTTTAGCTTCGCCAGTTTTGAGGTATCCTTCAGCTTCGAGAATCAGACTATTCATAAAAGGAGCAACTTTGTCTTTGATCGTATCAAAGACGTACTCAAGAACGCCTCCTATGAATTTTGCAACTGCTGTCGCGAAATCACCAAAACCTTTAACAATCTTACCAACACCAGTTCCCCCGAGACCGAATTGATCATCTAGGCTACCTGTAATGGTGTTCATTAACTGCTTGAATGTCATTTCGCCCTTGAAGAATGCCTCAAAAATAGGCTTTACAGCTCTTTCAAATTGCCGAAATTTTTGGGGCTCAAAAAATTCTGCTATTCCGTCAAGCATCGTCTTGATGCCTGGGAAGAATTTCACGAACATTCGGCCAACTTTTTCTCCAAATCTGAACATCATCTGGAGACCTCGTCGAATCGATCGAAGAACCTTTCTAAACTCCTGTGAGCGCATAATTCCTCGCTCAAACCCCTTTACAAACGCATCAAAGAAACCTTTGACCTTGGGCATGTCCAGAACTTCAATCAACCGCTTGATTCCCTTTTGAAGCTCCTTGAGAACTTCTTTTTGGGACATTTGCTTCTTTTCAGCATCTTCAGCTTCAGCAGCTATTTGTGAGTAGCTAATTCCTTGTTTATCCAGCGCAAAGGCAGCATCGAGACTTTTTGCCGGCATTCTTGTAATCTGAGCCAAGTACATTCTCTGCTGGTAGTTAAAGTCTTTCAAGTTGTGTCCAGCTCTAAAGAATGATTTTCTAATAATGTCTATTTTTTCAGCCGGATTTTGGGCTGACATTAGCTCGACAGCATCAACATTCATTTGGAATTGCTGAGCCATCTGAGAGGCTGCCTCTACTGTGTCTGAGAAACCCGCAAAAGACTGCATGATGTTTGCCATGTCTTTTATCTCGAGTCCCAATTTCCTTGCATAAGCTGTAATAGGCGCAAATGCTTTTGGTCCCAAATGACCGAAGTTCTCAACGTCTTGCGTGAGCTCTTTCATTCCTTTGGCCATGTCCTTGACACCCATGCCAAATCGCTTAGCGGTTCTTACTGCAGTCTTGCTAAAGCGAGTTAGAAATTTCTCAGGATCTTCGCCACGGGCCTCAGCAATTCCCATAAGTTCAGAAAATTCTTCTTTAGAAACCCCCAAACCTCTCTGAAAAATGATAGCCTTATCACCCATTGTCTCGAAATGTTTTTGCAGTCGATAAAAATTGTCTCCTGCAGCTGCTGCAAGCTCTGTGAGATCTTTAAGAAGAGCAGCAATACCATCACGACCATACCCATAAACATTTCTAATTGTAAGTCCGGTACCGGCTAAACTTTTACCGCTATGTCTTATTTTGTTAAAGGTGTCACGAACGGACTTTCCTGGTCCTGATGCTAAATCGCCCATAACATCTCTAAGCTCTTCCATCGCTTCAGCTATGGGACGTCCAGCAGAGCCCTCTTGAGACATTTCAACTAGACTGCCAAAAAGTTTAAAAGGAAACGTAAAGAGAGCAAATGCTGTTTTAGCCAAAGAAGCCGCGATGCTCAAAACCGCACTAGCAACATTTTTAATGATGCTGATTCCACCACTAAAAATACTCCCCAAAGAGCCGAATACTTCTCCCAGTACACTAAATCCGCTGCTAGCTTCTTCTGCAGCATCAGCTGCTTCGTTGAGAGAATCTTCCAGCTCTTTGGCAGCATCGTTGCTGTCTTTTAGCGCATCTGAGCTGTTTCGAAGTGCACTCGTCATGCTGCGAACATTTCTTGTGGATCTACTCGAGCCAAGACTAGACGCTAAATTAGATGCTAAGTTACTTTGCGTGGAAAGAGTCTTATTTTGCTCTGCTAATAGCTTGTTTCGTTCAACTAAAGCAGCATTGATATCTCTTTCAAGCTGTAGCTGTTGTGTTAGATCCGCCATGTTCACTAAATATCTTAAAGTGAAACTAGGTGAAACGTCTTAGTTTGGCAGGTACCTGGTCTCTTTGGAACCCGGACATGGCTCTTGAAGCTGAATCGTTGGAGTGGGCTGCTCTAGACTGTCCCCTAGCTGAGTCCATTTCTTTTACGAGGCGCTCTATAAACCACTCTCTTTGCCAGACTGGTAAATTCATGCACTCTGAGTATGTAAAGCCCATATAGTACATGAGTGTAAAAGTGGGCTCAAGAATAAATTGTTTGTCGTTAGGCGTCAGGCCAAAAAAAGCTAGCGCCAATAGGCAAACTCACCTCCGATTGCTCGTAACAGTGATCACATGTCATCCATGCCTTCATTTCAATGCCTGGCTCGTTATCATCCATAAACTTTCTAAGAGAACGGCTATCTTTAGCAGGCATATTTCTAACAAACAAAGAAATTTTATTTTTATCTTCGATTCCATCGATTGAAATGATTGAATGCAAGAGACGACTAGTAACAATATTGTCCACATCTCCACCGAGCTTCTTTTTCTTTCGTCGGTCTGACTCAGTGCTCATATTGGTCTCGTCTTTGCCTGTTAAGAATCTAAAAACAACTTTCTTTTTTGAAATTGGAAGTTCATACTCGAAAGCATTTTCTCCCGGACTTATTGGGTCTATAGCAAGCCTTTTTATAGGTAGTTCTGAAAGTTGAAATTCAGGACTATTCTTCTCATCGCATTCAGGACAGTTAACTTCTACTTTATATTCTGATCCATAGCCCGTAATTCTAATTGCAGTCATAAGAGCATTTCTGTCTCCAGAAATCAGCTTTTCGACGTCTATTGATTTATCCACTATGCAAGACCTTAGAAGTTCGCTAATTACTGTTCCCTTCTTGATCAAAGCCCGAGAAGTCAAAATATCCTCTTCACGAGCTGTCATTGCTCTAATTTCAATAGTTTCTTTGTTGTAAGATGAACTATCAGATGAATATATTTTTCCCTCTGATGGAAGAGGGACAGACTCGACAGGGACTTCCATGCCAAAATCATCTTTCATCACATTTCGTGTTGAAAATCCTTGTGCACTGGCCTGTTGTGCTGTAAATACTGAATTTCCGTCTCTATTGTCGCTCACGTTATCTCCTGTTAGTTACTAATAGGTATAGCAGTCCTATTGTTTGATTGTCGGCAAAAGTGTAAAAAAAAAGGGCTTCGAAAAATTCGAAGCCCTTTTGCACAGCAATGTTTGCTTTTAGTATTGCAGTACGCAGTTGTCAAAACGAATTGTAAGAGAAATCTCTGTGGGCTCAGATGTTCCGTAATCAAGCGAACCAAAGTCGGCAGCTGTCAAGAATCCACCCTTAATGTCCCAGAGCTCTACAACCGTTCCAATTGGATCAAGCATCTTGAGCTGAATGTCTCTTTTATAAAAATCCGCGTAGCCGGCGCGGCCCGAGACTGATTCGAAATGTGTTCTTATCCATTCCATGACCTGCTGCGCACCAGACGGAGCGATAGGGTCGTGAAGTGTAACGGACAACGTTTCAAAAGATGCCTTACCAGCGACAAAGCGCTTGTGGTTAATATACGGAATCTCAATTTCTTCAATTGAAACATTGGGACGAGATGCCGTCTTTACGATAAAAGCGTCAATACCCTCGATAGCAAGAACCCACCTAAACTGTCTTTTGGGCTCAAACTTGTTGGGTAGCATATCTGTAACTGCGAGTGTTTCTGCCATTTTAATCTCCTAGCTGTGCATATAAGTATGCAGTAATCAAATTTAGATGCTGTTACTAACAACAAAATCAAGCGACACAAATTCAACCGATCTCGTGGGCTGCAAGAAGATGCGGCCACGAATGGTATTGTTCTCGATATCCGCCTGTGTCGTGGTGGTAGTATCGATTATTACTCTAAATCTATCCAATCCGCCTTGTGACTGCACATCGGCGAGAATTGGCTGAACTCTTGCTTGAAAAGCCGCAATTGTTGCTGCCTGGTTGGGCTCAAACAAGAATGTTCTAGCAACGTCTCTAACACGGCGTCTGACGTCGATGAGCAGCCTTCTAACATTAACTCTATCAAGAGCACTTTGTGCTGCCAGTAGAGTCTTCTGTCCAAAGACCGTTACACCGCCCGAAGATGTTACATCACCAATAATTGGGTTGATGTCTGCTGTGTAGAGATCGTCTCTGTTTTGCTGTAAAAGCTCAACTCCGGGATAAATTGCTGATGGGAGCACGCCTCTGGTAAAGCCAGCGGGTGCAAACCAAGGATGTGCCAAGGAATCGTTGAGAGAGAATGCTCCCAAAACGACCGCCGTAGCAGGTGCTTTTACATTTGTTCTTGTTGCGGGATCTGCTACAACAACATCAGGATAATAAGCAGCTGCAAATGAAGAGTCAAGTGCACGTCCCGAAAATCTATTTATTGTATTTGCAACGCTTGGAATCTGCAAAGAGGAAGTTACAAAAGTATCAACTTCATCCTTTTCTTCTACATCCATCAGGAAGAGAGCGTCGAATCTTCGCTCTGTGGCTTCCATCGCGTAGTCTGTAACTGCTGGGTGTCTAATTCCCGGTATTGCCAGGAGCTGTACATCTACATCTTGCTTTGCTTCCATCAAGTCCATGGCTTTTCTATAAGCTGCAACCGTTGGACCAGATTTTCCTCCCTGGTTTGTGTCTGTCATTTCTCTTCTAACAGCTGCATCGCTCAGCTTAGCTTTGTCGCTATTGAAGACATTGACTCCGTCCCATCCTCCAATCATCGGAAGTGTAAACTTGAGATATTTTTGTGTGGGAACATGCGAGAAATCTTTTGAAGGATCCAAGAATCGAGATCCGATGCCGGCGGTGCCGTCTCTGTTTGTAAGAGTAGTTGCCGCAACTCCGTTTCTCTGGTACTTGGCAGCTGCCCATTGTTGTGGGTCTGGCCTATCATTTGATCCAGTAATAACCTCGACTCTCTCTAGAGAAAAGAAGTTGTTATTGAATTTGTCAGCGTCAAGAACGGATCCAGCAACATCAGCTGTCCCCTCGTTAGACCCTACCCACGGATTCTCGTTGACCGTGTGGAAATTTGGGAACCACTTAGCAAACGATAGGAGCGAAGTATCGATCTTTTCGTTGGCGTTGGGGCGAGCGATGCTGGTCTTGTTTTCAAACTGGACACCCCACGTAAAGTCTACCTTTACATTTTTCCGTGGAGACACACCCACTGCGATGTTTTCTCTCATTGGAATTGGAGGCTGTACGACTCTTGCCAGCTCATCACCTGAAATGCCTACATCATCTGTAATTGCTTGAGTTGAGTAAAGTCCTGTCAAAATGGAAGTCTTGTCAGACGTTCCAGATGTCACTAGGTGGTGTACTCCTCTAAATCCTGTTGGGAGAGCAGACGCATCAACTGCACCATTCTTTAACTCAGAGCTTATTTCAACTCTAACAAAGTTTGAAACATTAGCATAGTCGCCCTCTACAACGACTTTTTGAGCTCCGCTGGACGCATCAAAGTCAAAGAATGTATTTCTATCTCCGATTCGCTTAGCAATATAGTTGTCACTTGTAAGATCAAGTGAGCACCCTCTGAAGGATTCTACTACTTGAGGATTCAAATCATTGTCGAGGAAACGTCTCACTAGAACATCAAATGTTCCATATTTGTTGTTAGCTTTGCTTGATGCTTTGACATTTTCAATTGTGATCTTAAATTCACCAGAACCAATTGATCCGTCAGACAGCGTGTGGAATCTAAACAGATTTGTATTTCGTGCACCAAACTTTTGAGAAACAATAAAGGGAGAAAATGCTGCACTAAATCTATCTTCCCAGTTTTCAAAGTTTGGAGTTCCAACTTTTGATGCTGTTGTAGTAGTGCCTGTGTTTCTCGCCTGTGAACCTGTAAGGAGCATGACTGCCTCTTCCAGATTGGAACGCGCTCCACCCGATACACCGCCTGTTCTTGCATCTCCGCATAAGTCAGTGATAACATTAGTTCCTGTTACAACTGCCAAGTTTGTGCTAACATCGTAATGTGCATACAAGTAGTGACCAGCATCCTGAATTTTCTTAGGATCTGTGTTGAAGACATTGACGAAGTAGTTCGGTGCAGCCGGGTCCATAGAAGCGGTCAGAACATTGTTGTATTGGTCGTTCTTCTTAAGACCGTTGACAAGCATCACGAACTGATTTGTGCTTGTGTTGATCGATCCTATCGGTGCACCGGCGTTCTCGGAAGCAGTAAACACCAAGCTTGCTGCCCTATCGTCTGCGACAGCATTGTTGGGCTCAAGCGTTGAACTTAGCCCCAAAACCACTCCGGAAGGCGCCATAAGCACACCTCGAAGAATTGGGTGAGCTATGTTCTGTCCAGATGTCTGTATGCCTGCTTCACTAAAGATCGTAGATCCGGCTGATTCTGACATAAGAGTGACAAGCATGTGTGTTCTACCAAGGATGCTGTTTCCATCGTCACCTCCGGAAAAGTTTGATTCCGTGATACCGCCGTTTATCGTCAGGCGATCAGCATCTCCATTTGTGACTGCTGATATTGTTGTGTTGCCAAGTCGACCTGACGTTACTTGAGCTACCGTAATAGTGTCATCAGTTGCCGTAGTTGTAGACAAAGTTGCAGTCATTCGTCCGCTGTGACCAAGCGAGGACTCGATAGCAGCTTTGATTTGTGCTGCAATTGTGCCTTCGGAGCTTAATCCCTTGATGTCTGCAAGAATTGAAACCCCGTCTGAGCTCGTATCGCCTGTCTCATAGGAATCAGCTAGCGCGTCGTGAGTCTGAAATTGCCTGCTTGTACCATCTGAGGAGACCAGGGTGAATTTCATGTCTCGTAGCTGTGCTGGGTTGGATGTCTTTACAATTATTGTTGCCGTAGCAGCTGTACCAGCTGCTGTGATTGCACCAGCTTTTTCGTTGTTCCCTAGAAGACCGTTGGCTTGCGGGAGTCTATCACCGACAACAAAGCCTGCGTTGTTTACACGACCCGCATTGTCACCTGTTGATTTTCTGGCTGTTCCGTCTCCGGCGCCTAGAACACGAACGTAAGTACCTGCCCCTGCGTTTCTAAGCCACTCTCGCATAGCGATTGGGCCAAATTTTTCCCCATCAGAGTTTCCAAAGACAGAGATGAAGTCTTGGAAGGTTGCAACAGTAACTGGAACGAATGCAGGACCTCTAACAGCGGTTCCTACCACACCAGCCGGTATGCCTGTTGGGGATATCTGTGTTGGACCCGAAAGATCAATCTCCCGGGTTACCACGCCTGGGCTAACTGGAAATGTTAACTCTGCCATTTTTTCTCCTGCTTGTATCTACTTATCATTTACTCAAAGCTCACGCCACTGTTTGTGATGATAAAGTCAATTGCTATAAACTCAACAGCACGGGTTGGAACAACCTGAATTGACGCCCTTAGTCTATTTTGTTCGACGTCAGCTGCTGTATTATTAGTATCGTCGCAAATGACCTTGAAGGCCTCGATTCCTTGTCCTGCCTGAACTGCTGTTAGCTGTTGAACTGTTTTGGCGACAAAATCAGCTCTTGTAGCTGCATTATTCTGCTCAAACACGATGTTGTTTGCGATTCCTGTGACTCGTCGTTTGACGTCCAGAAGCATTCTTCTAACATTGATTCTGTCAAGTGCAGATTGTGCAACTTGAAGCGTCTTTTGACCAAAAATTACGAAGCCTGCGCGTGGGAACGTGGCAATTGGGTTGATTCTTGCATCGTATAGATCGTCTCGATCATTAGATGAAAGTCTATTTTCAACATTTGACACGAAGGACAGCGCGCCTCGACTGAATCCGGCCGGGGCGAACCACACCTGCTTGTCTCTATCATTGAATCCAAGTGCTCCAACTGCGGCAATTGAAGGTGGTACTTCCACAACTCGATTATTAACATCATCATTGATATTGACATTCGGGAAGTATGTAGCAACGTAATTGTTGTCAATTGCTCTACTTTCAAACTGTGACACTGTTTTTGTCACATCAGATCTATTGCCTGAGTCATCGTATAGTCTGGTCGTATCTTTGTCGTACTCGGGTATGTCCATGAGATACATAGCAAGCCCATACTTTTTGACCGCATCAGACGCGTGATCTGTGACGTAAGAATCTCTAGCTCCGGGCACTGCAAGAAGGTTAATTCTTGTTGTGACTGGGTTTGTTATTATGTCAATTCCTTTTTGCAGTGAGTAGACCTGGTTGTTTCTTCGGCCAGCTCCTGCTGGGTTTTTCGGTGCCGTTCCATCACCACCCAAACCGATGACGGGATCAGTAACATTTTTTCCGCCAACGTCAGCAGACAATGCCCTGTCGCGGAAATAGAATTGATCCTCGTCAAGAATATTAACTCCGTCGAACCCACCGTAGAAGATGTTTGTATACTTGGCAAACCCTGTAAAACGATTGAACAGAGCTGAAGACGTTGCAAGAAGCGACGCCATTGTAATTCTATTGCTTCTAGTACCGTCATTGACTGTATACGTCGTTGAATTTGGTATTCCGTTTCTTACGTAAGCTGCTTCAAGTATATGTTCTGATGCTGTTCCTGTTACGCGAGTCGTTACTTCTGAAAGAGTGTCTGCATGATTGTACAGAGCGACTCGTGCTAAAGAAAACTTATTGCAGTTGAACACATCTTTTCCGGAGCCTGTAACCAGTGCATCCAGCTTCTCAATTCCCACGAATTTTGTGTATGCTCTAACAAGTGGGTTGATGCCTGCACCTTTGTTCGCATCTAAAGCAGCATTTGTCATTCCTAACACTGAGTCTGTGGAGGAAGACATCGGCGTGGGATTTGTTTTAACACCCCAATACAGACGACCGTCAACTCTTTCATCATCTCCAGGTTTACCTAAAAAGTCCGGGCTAGAGTTGACTGGCCCTTTTGTTACCTTGACTCTGTAAGGCATGGGAGGAACAATTGAAGCAGATGCGGGTATTCCGTCCACACCGTTTGTCAATCTTCTAGTAACTGCATCACCATATGTTGTTCCGTCAACTGTAAGAGCAGAAGTAGGCCCATCTGTAAGCGTGTCTGTCGTCTTGAGAGTGGGTATTCCACGATAGCCAAAGGGAAGTGCATCCTTGGGTGTAATTCCCTTGTCCGCTTGCTCGTTCATGACTATTCTAATTCTGGCAGAAACATTTGGATATTTTCCTGTCACAACTAAGCGTCTTTCGTCCGGATCTTCCTGATCGAAATCGAATCTTACTTTTTTGTCTCCGATGAGACGTGCAACATAACGATCTGATTTTGGATCGAGAGAGCAGTTTGGATATCTTTCAAGAATTGAAGAATTTCCGTCACTATCTTCAAAAGATCGAACTTGAACTTCAAATGATCCAAAGGGCTGCTTTTCATTTGTCGAAGCTTTAAGACCCGCAATTGAAATTTTGAATTTTTCATTTGCATATGCACCATCATCTATACACTCAAAATGGAAAAGATCAAATTCTGCCTTGCCATAAGGTTGAGAAATGAATGATGTAGTTCTTGGTGTTGTATATCGAGTATCAAATCTACCGAACAGCACTTCAAACTGATTAGTCAAAGGATCATCACCGGAAGTGTTTTGTGTTCCGCTCAAAATTCTAACTGAAACATTGCCAGAATCTGATATCACTGGGGCTAAGTCGTGCTCGACAGCAAAATCTGCATAAAGCAAATGCTGCTCTTCTTGGAATCTCAGGGGATCTGTATTGAGAATTTTACCAATGTATGCTCCGTCGCTTGGATCTAGAGAGGCAGACAAAATACGAAGCCCTGCAAATGTCTCATCGGATCCGTATGTCTTGCCCTCAGAAGAGCTTAGAATTAGCTTGAAATATTTTGACTGCGTTAGAGAAGATCCACCAATTGCTCCAACTTTTGCTTCGTTTGTAGCCGCTGAAACATTAAAAAATGCATCGTTATCAAGCGTAAGAAGTCTTGTTCCTGAAGATAGCAAAACCATCCCTCTGATCAAGCTCATATCATTTGCGCTTACGATGCTGTCGTTGTCTGTAAAGACTGGAAAACCGTTGGCTTCTTCTGCAGCTGCATTGTGTCTAGCAGTAATAAACTGAACTGAGCCTTTTGAGGCCATTAGACCGTTTGCACCCGCTGCTGTATCAAGCGTCCCGGACACTATAAACCCTGCATTCGAAACGACGCCTGCAGTTCGTGTATTCCCTATATGTGTTGCTGTTTCGTTTGCGCCAGCACCCAAAACTCTAACGTACGTGCAAGCTGTTCGCTGATCCAGCCATTTTTGCACTGCATACGGTCCAAATCTTTTGGGATCAAGTGATCCGAACTTTGTTTCAAAGTCTTCAAACGATCCAACTGTAACCGGTACGAAAGCGGGTCCCTTCTGCGCGGTGCCTACAATTCCCGCTGGAATTCCTGTTACCGACGTGGTTCGACCCGATAAATCGATTTCTTGATCGAAAAATCCTGGCGATCTAAAAGTCTGCTCTGCCATGTCTTCTCCTGTTCGTTACTTACGAAGCTCTGTTGTAAGTATCTGTTTCAAAGTAAAATTGCACCAATTCGTGACTGTATATTTTTTTTATCCACCACATTATCTTAAATAACTTCCCTGTAAACGACTTCACCTTTTCTACTGGTACGTGTCTTTACATAGGACCTAACGTCCTCATTGTCACCCGTAAAAGGATTAACTTCATTTTCTAGAACTGTAGTTCTTACAGGTGTTCCACTCCCTCCCTTTTCTTGCGAACCCGTCACAAAAGCTGGGTAAGAGACGATATCATTTGATGCACCGCCAATCAGGGCAGTATCTTCCTGGTCAAAATTGGTCACTCCTGGGTGTCGAGGATCAGTGGAAGACCTACTTCTTGCACCTGCTATCGATTGACCTGGAAGTGGCGCATTAATATTTCTATCGTCTAAAATATAATCATTCGGATCGCCACTTGGAATGTTAGAATTTTTTACCTGATTTTCTATCTCACCATTGACAAAATTCATCCCAAATGTAAGTTGAGGTGCTGATGTTGTTGAGCGAAGTCTGTTTGGAGCACCCGGATATGTTTCTCCCAACAAATAACCAGGAACCTTTAGGGTAAATGATGTTCTGATTATTCTCTCGTCATCTGTAAAATCATCAAAATTATTGCCTGGATCAAAATTTGATTCCAAATAAGCTACAAATGTATATCCTTTTTTTGTTTCTAGACGAAAAGTTCGACCACCATAACTTTGCATGTTAGACATTATTGCCATTTCGATATCATTCATTTGCTGGATGTACTGTGCCCATATCGTTACTTCATATGTTGCTGTTATGAACTGTACGGGAGGCATTTCGATAACTTCGAATATATTGTTCTTGTTGTCTAAATCCAACAAGTTTCCTCTTCTAACACCCAAAGGAACAAGCGAGCCTGCCCTTCTAGAAGCTATTCGACCGGGTTGTGCATTCTGGTATGCTTTTGATCCTGTTGTAATAAATGCAGCCTGGGTCGGAAGGTCATCAGAGCTCACCAAGCCGAGCTTATTTACAATTCTTTGATATCTTGCATCCTTTTTTGAAAGCTTCTTTTTTATAATATGTGGTACCGACTGGTTAGATGCAAGACCCATCTCGTTTTGCGACACCACACCCTGTCTCATCATTGACACTACAGGTAAAATTAGGGCATTATTTTTATCTCTTAGTGGTTTTTTTCTCGCAATAAGCGCAAATCTTTCACCTGCAGCAAAAACCACAGGAACCCTTTTTGTTTTCTTTTTGTATGTGTAGTGAATTGGTAGATCACGATCAAATAAATCAAACACAGCACGATCTATATCTTCTATGGTGCAGCTAGGAATCTCTAGAATTGCATCTGATGCATTTTCTTTGTCAATTGGTACCGTACCTTGGAGGTGAGCCTCTGTTGTCTCTCTAATACTCATAAACTAGCTCTCATCATAAAAAGAAGACGATATTCCCGAATCATCTCCTTGAGGTGATACTTCAGCTGGGCCTGAAATTGGTTTTGTGAGTGTGCCGTTTTTCTGCAACTCTCTTACATCCCCTGTTTTGCCTAAACGATTCTCATCAAATCCTCGTTGTTGCACAAATGTTTCCTGTACTGACCCAGGATCTGTATAACTTTCGTCTGTAGGGCCATGTGGAACAAGATCAATCTGTCCTTGACGTGCCTGCTTCCCAAGCAACTGAACGCCCATTGCATGTTCAATTTGCCCATAAATGTTTGACTCTACTTGTTGTTGAATTATTTCAAAAAAAGTTGCATCATAAGAAAAGTAATCTCCAATTCGAACGTCTATGTTTCTATCAAGCAAGTCTCGATTGTGAAGATAGACATTAATATCATAAACTCCTTCGGCGCCGTATCTATTAGTTCTTATAGACTCGGGTTGATATTCTACCCTGGCTTCAATTTCTATAGGCACGTCGAAAACCTTATTGAGTGACTCTTCGTACACATCATGTATTTTTGTTACATCGTGTCTGACGGCGTAATAGTATATTTTTTGACCTACAACGTCTTTGATAAGCTCTTTATTGACGTCGTTTATGAAATCAATTTCTCTGGGTGATAAAAATAGACGAGACATTTACTTCACCCTATAAAAATTGCGCGGCCGTTAGGTATCGGTATTTTCTTGAGAATGTTTGTCAAGCTGTCAGAAGCCGCGGCTTCGTCCTCAAGCATCTTACTGTAAGTTAGCTCTTCCAGCATTTCAGACAACTTGGTTCTTAAGCTTTCTTTTTCTTCTCTTCCCTGAGAAATCAGATCTGCGCCGTTTAACTGCAAGTCTCCTCCCGGAATTGGCACAGAAGAAAACTTACTCCTTACAAGCCCTAAAAGCTCCTTTGACAAAGCTATTGTATACTGCCTGACCCACTGTCGGCCGACAGAGTTCACCTTAGAGAAAGAAAGATTTCCAAAAGGTACATTTGACATGTTTGAAACCCCATAAATTCCGGGATCATCAATAGATGGATTCATGGGGTCTGGAGCAAACTGGACTCTCATCCATAATTTTTTTGGATCAGACTTTGTTGGAACGGGAAAAATTCTAATATTTTGCCCGATCACCTTGTAAGAATAATTTGATCGCCTCACCCTGCTCGACATGTCCAGCTGTCCGCCGCGCAGTACGTCCTCGAATACAGGTAAAACATAAAAAACAGTTTCAGGCGTAAAGGACTCAAAAGAAAACTCATTGTTCAGGTAGTTTATTGCGCTTGTGCTGTCAAAAAATCTATAAGCTGCCTGGCCTGAAAAATGAAACACTTCCATGATTTTCATTTTCGAAGAAGATGTGTTTAGACTGCTTGAAAAAATTAAGTTACCAGAATCGTCTTTTAGTGTGTCATAAATGTTATAATCTTGCTGATCCTTTACTAGAGTAATAGAGCCTGAGATTGCATTATAAGAGCCCCCGAGGCCCGCTTCCATAGCATACGGCTCAGCTCTTCTAAGCATAAACTCCAAATTTTCTCTTGGGAATCTTTGCTCGAACCCTTCTAGCGTACCTGTAGCAAATCCCAATAAGTTTGCTAACTGTGATTTAATCTGGTATTGGTTTATGAGTGAGCCATATTCACAAAAAGACTCTTCAAAGCATGCCCATATCTGCTTTTTTGTCAATTCCACGCTAAGAACATCATCACCCAGCTTTCTCTTGACAAACGTGACCATTGCGTCAGCTTCTGTTTGAAACTGCGTGTCGCTGTCAAATAAACCGAACGGGGTGGGATTTAGCGTGTTTAGAAAACTTGTCATTGGCAACTCCAATGACTAAATATCTTTTAGAATGATTTTTGTACTAAACGAATTTTTCTACGAAAAGAACTGCTGCCATTAAAAATTGAATCACTGCAAAGACTGTAATAGCCTTTGTTTTGAATTTTTCAAGATCAGCAACTTGATCACGAAGATCTCTCATTTGACTGGGTGAATATATTTCATCCACTTTTTCCTTCCATGATCTAAGCTCATCAACCTTATCTTCTCTAACTTGCATTTTAGCAATTTCTTGCTTTACAGTTTGCAATTCATCTTTGAGATTATCAATGCCGTCAGAAAGTGTCTCTAGCTCTTTGAGAACTAGCCTTGAATACTCGTTCCAGCCATTTTGTTGATCATTAGCCATCACTCTTCCTCACTTTCTAATAATAAATGACGCAGCCTACTAGAACTTAGTGCTCTTTCTGCCTTTTGATGAATTATTTTATATGCACCTCTTCTTCCTTGTGTCTCTTTAAAGATATCTTCTAGACAAGAAAGTATTATTGCATTCGATGTAACGTCCCAAGATACACCGGTGACTCCGCAAACCTTTCCATTGTCGTCTTTGCGAGGAAGAAGCTTAACATAAAAAACACTGTCTTTCGACTTGGCAAAATAGTCAACTTTTTCCCCACAAAGAGCTTTTTCATGTTTTTCAATGGACAAGCTCTTAACCTCTGGGCAAAGAAAAAGATTTTCTAAGCAGTTTGCTTCATGCGCAACAAACCCATTACCTCTTTTTGAAAGTATTGTTCTTTCTAAAGATATAGACCACATAGTCACAGGAATAGGAAATGTTTCAAAAAACTCCTCAAAAAGGCGCATGTCTTTTTTTAGCTGATCGTCTCGATCGCTCAATTCGTTAACTAGATCATGCAATCTAGTCATACTTTTTCTTCTTGAGGATTTGCTTTTCATTTAAAGCAAGCTCTTTACTCGATCCCATACCCAGTGCCAACGTGAGGCGCCGAGTGCTTGCTCCCCTTCTTTAACGATCAGAAGTATGTCTTCAATATCTTTGGGTGAAAGAGTTCTATCAGCATCTCTAATTGCGCCTCTAACTAGATCCCAATCTGGACCCGCATCTTTTTTCGGAGCAGAAGCCCTTTCAGCTCCAGCAGCTTTCTTTGGTGCAGACTTCTTTGGTGCAGCCTTCTTGGGCGCTGCGGTCTTTTTTGTCTCTTTTTTCAATGCCATGATTTCCTCCAAGCACATTTATTTGACAAATTCTAAATATGCCTTCTAACAAAACAGACATACGAATTGTTTGAATTAAAAAAAAGGGCCCGGCCAAAATGACCGGGCCCAACGAACCAACTTATCTAATCAGATTAGATAATGTTCATATCGAGGCACGTAACTGTACCGTAGAAGTCGGAACGAACCATCTTCTTACCGTATCGAGTCATGACACCCTTTCTCGGGGTGAAGTCCTCAGGAGCGAAGATAGTAGGCGTTACGATCAGCGGTACGTACGGAGCATAGACGTAGCCAGTCTCGAGGTAGCTTCCACCCTTGTAGCCGACGAGGACCTTGTTCCGTGGGAAGTAAGGATCCTTGTAGACTGTGAAGCGGTTGCTAAGAGTACCAACCTTGTCAGCACCGATGACCATTCCGCTTACCTGTCCGTCTCCATCCAGTGAGAACGAAGGCTTGAAGTAAACCGAAGCCTCGAGGATGGTGGCAACGTCAGGACCGACAACAACAAAGTTTGCCGAGCCGCGGAGCGTCTTACGGTGAATCTCATTTGCAACATCGATGATGGTTTCGATGAGAGTCTCGTACCACTCACGAACGGTACCAGTGAAGTTCGGACCAGGAGCATTGGAGCCAGTTCTAAGAACTTCTGCACCAGTTTTCTTGTTGACGAACTTACCGGGCGAACGTGACCAGTAGTAAGTAGCCGCACCTGCCTGGGTGAGAAGATCATTGAGGATCTCTCGATCAAGCTCTAGAGCGATCTGCTCGGACAGAATCTGAGTAAGCTCAACCTCAGCGTCGAGGCTGTGGTAAGCATTCAAGTCCTGTGCCAGTTCTGGAGACCAACGAGCGCGAAGCTTGCGAGTCTCAGCAACAACAGCAATACTCTCCACCTTGATATCAATCTCTGGGATTGCAGGTGAAGGTGTCGACCCAAAGTCAGATTCAAACGCCGGGATGACGAGAGTGTCTGCAGCATTGGAATCGCTATCTAGACCAGCTGAAAGGACCTTACCTAAGTTCATGGTTCCGGCAGCAGTTCCGGCAGCATTTGCACCTGAGCAAATCATCAGCAGCGCAGCATTTGTCGTGCTAGCTGTTACGAGAGGATCGGGTGTAAATGTAGAACCATCCCAAGTACCAAGCTGGTTGAGACGACGAACGTTAGCTGATGTTCCTCGCTGAATGGCCTTTCCGTCGGTGTCGTTTCCAACTGCCTTGTACGGACCAACTGCTGGGATTGTGAACTCCTTCACAAGTGAAAGATCAGCATTGTTGAAGTCAGAGCTATTATCAAGATCAACGAGGACCGCTGTGTAAACAGCATCACCGCTACCTTCACCGGCACCAACTGAGTTGTTCTCAATAGCATTGGTAATCTGCGGATCAAACTGCAAGAGCTTTCCGTCTGTACCGGTTGCGACAAGAACGTTTCCAACTGCGAATGTACCCGTTCCAGCATCAGCACCTGATGCTAGCAGTGTTACGTCAATATTTCCGTAAACACGGGAGAATCCGGATCCAGCAAGGTCATATTGACCGCCAACTGCCAACGATCCAGAGCGAACGCCCTTACCAGCAGGATCATTGTAAATTGAAGAACCTGTGGGGTAAGGATCGGAATCTCCGACTGATCCAGCCAATGCACCACCGTATGTGTAGTCCAAGTAAAAGAGCAGACCGGAAGGAAGGCTCATGGGCTGGATGGAAACGAGATCGTTAGCGATGAGTCCGCCAAAAACGCGTCGAACGATCGGAAAAGCGATGTTTGTGAAACCACGAAGATCGCCTGAAGAAGAAAGGTTGCCGCCACCGGTTGAAACCGAGGAAGCCTCCTTAAGAACCTGACTCGCCTGATTTTCAAGCATGCGAGCCATATTTTCACGGTGTGTACCGTCGAGGCCTCGAAGCAAACCGGTTCGGTTCCACTTCTCGACCAACTGCTTATTCTGAGAGCCCAAGTGGCGAGCTCGGATCCCCTCAGTCAGCATTTCAAGATTAAAACTAGACATTTTTATTTCTCCTAATGAATTTGTCTAAACGAATAAATGAATTGGCCTTATTTGCCAATTCCAGCCAAGACTGCCCATCTATCCGTCTCAACGCCATTCTTGGAAGGCTGTGCCGACCGGGTTGATCTGGAGGACGATCCGAGAGTCCTTCTAACAGACTCGCTAAGGGTCTTACCACTACGGCCTCTCCGCGCGAGTGACTCGGAGAGAGACTTATAAAGCAGCTTTGCTTCACGGAGCGTCTTGGCATTATCTAAAGCCTCAACAATTGCTCTTTGCTGTTTTACAGTCAAGTTTTTATTTTGCAGAAGCTTATTTGCATAAAGCAGCTTCGCATTGAATAGATTCATTTCAACAAGCTGTCTCTTAAGTTGAGAAGCAGCCTTCTTGTACTCAGCAGCCTCACGAAGTGCTTTTCTAACTGCTGTATTTCTTCGGGCAGGACGTCTTGATCGGGGTCGTCGACTCTCTGTCACTGTTCCGAGTTCATCTGCAAGAACATTGAGAAGAGTATCTTCGTCGACTTCAATTACGTCACCAACTGACTCTCCGTCACCAAAGTTATCAAGAACGGCATCATCGACACCCTCTTCTTGCTCTCTAAGACGACGTGCTTTTCTTAGGCGACTAAGCTCTCGTCGAAGAACTGATTCATCGATCTCATAAATCTCCTCCAGCTCGACGTCCTCTTCTTCAGCTTCCGCGTCATCTCCGAGCTCTAGATCGTCATCGTCCTCGAGCTCGTCATCAACAACTTCAACATCCAAACCGAGAGCATCTCCAAGATCCTCTAGCGCAGTAGTAGCTGCATCAACATCTACATCTTCTCCGCCGGCCTCTTCAACCTCTACATCGTCGACTTCGACCTCTTCGGCCTCCATCTCATCCTGTTCGTACATTCCTTCTTTCTTCATCTCAGCATCCTCCGCTTCGAAGAGAAAGTCGAAAATGTTCTTCTTGTGCTTCACTGACATTTCTCTCATCTCCTTTATGGTAGAATTCAGCCTTTTGACGAGGCGCTGAGAACCTCTTCCACTTTGCCGCAAATCGATTTGAAGAGAGACCGCCTCTCTTACTAGCGATGTGAAGCTTAGTTCGAGTCGATGCTGCTGGTCAGAGCTAATTCGGCTCTCCCTAACAACACCCATTACATCCCGGAGCTTTTTTACTCTTTCTTCGAGACGTGTAATTCTATGTTCGAGATTTTTATCTTGTACAAAATCTCTTTTGATTAGTTTAGCAAATGCTTCTGCCATTGTGAGATCCGTCATCAACTCTCCGTCCTCATCGCCCTCTTCTTCGGAAGGCTCGACTTCAATATTGACGTCTCCTGCAGCGAAAACAGAAACTGCAGCATCTGATGCTGCATCCATCACTTCTTCGCCAAAATCTACATCAGGCATATTATCTACTATGGAATCCAGGTTCAGATCAGCAGTATCCTCAACGGGTTGCATATCTAGGGAATCTTCAGCGGGCTCTAAAGAAAAATCTTCTTCATCTTCCTCAGCGTCAAACTCTTCCTGTTCGAATAGAATTCTGTTATTGATCATTTTTCTAATTTGAGGAGTTATCGTTTCCATAATACGATCTTTTGCAGATTGCTCTGCAACCTCTCTTATCTTTTTTGCATCAAGTAATGCTTCGTCATACAATCTAGACATGCTCACCTCTGTCACTAACTATCTACTAAGTTTGGAAAACCATCTTCAATTGACTTCTTTTTTGCCAAATCTTCTAGCGTGTAAGTATCACCCTCGTCTTCAAATTCATCTTTAGACACCTCATCTTCGTAATTTAGGGGCGGTGGAGACTTAGACCAGCCCTGCAAAGTTCCTGTTCTTTTAAAGCTAGAACCTCCGGATCCGGGGGCAGAAAATGCTGCACTATTACCAGAGAGTGATGGTCCTTTTCCCTTGTAAGCTTGAGGAACAGACGACATAGAATCAGAAAATACAGCAATTTCTTGTAAAACTTTTTCTTGTCGCCAAAAACAATCAGAAAGCTTTGTGTTACCACCAACAAAATAAAATGGGTCTGAACTATTTCCTGCTAAAGAGTCTGTCGCAGAGTAATCTAGACTTTTTTTCGAAACTGCCTCTAAAGAGTCATCTGACATTTCTATGTCCAGGACATCTTCATATTCATCTGGTTCTCTGTAGGGAAAAGATCCGTTTAGACTTCTGGGAGACTGGAACTTTGTTTTAGTGGTTCCATAACCCAAATCAATTCTCGCATCATTATGACTAACAGCAGCTACATGTGAAGCCGGGCTGGATGTTCCTTGTCTTCTAGAGGGTTCGGCCATGTTCGTAAGACCTTATCTGCTTTATTCCTAGCTTCCCTGACGATCGACGATCGACTTGGCTTGGTCTTTTAGGTTAGCACGAGTCGTGATATTGTCGCCCACAAATGCAGATCCGTTTGGAGATAACTTATCAACAAATGCATCAGGTGCATCAGGCTTAGTATCTGGCGTTATGCTTCCTTCACCCGGTGACGTTGGATTAGGAACAAAACCAGTAGCCGGCTTATGCTTTACATTGGCGTCACTAAGTGCTTGTTCTGCTAAGTTAGGTGGAGACGGATTGCCGTCAACATCATTGTTCCCAAAGTCCAAGTCATATGTACCTAGGCCGAACGACGAATCTGTTACAGTTCCCTTAACGACGTTTGAAATATACCACTGACGAAGTTTCTCGGGATCAGAATAGTCCAGTTTGTCTGCTTCACCAGGAGCTTCAATTGAAGACTCTGAATATCCCACTAAGGGAGAGCCTCTAAATATGTTGAGCAAGGACGAGTTATTGCGTGTCCCTTTAGCGCCCTCGACGCCGGCGCCGCCAGCACCCGCTGTATCTGGCTCTATTGAGTTTTGTCTATGATTTGTCTTTACTTCAATGGCCACTTTTCGACCCTCCCCTTATTTTAAACGCGCTTGGCAATCCTATTGGCAAGACGCTGTTTTGTTTCACGAATTTTCTTTATTCGCTTGACAAGCTTCTTTTCTTGTATCTTTAGAACTTTGATATGATCTATGTCTTTTTCAAGCGAGTCAGCATACTCATCTGCATCAACTTCTTCTGCATCGACCTTTTCAGTCGGCTCGAGATCACCACCAGTGATAGCTTCTGCCTGTAGCTTTCTTGCTTCTTCTACAACAATCCTTTTCAGGAAATTAGGTGTAATTTTTCTAACTCTTTTTGCCATTTTTATCTCCATTCGCTTATGCGATCATTAGTAAATATGCTTAAAGTGGACCAGGTGTCGTTCTTTCTAGAACTTCGCTCCAATTTTTTGTCGCCTCACCAAAAAGTGTGCTAATATCAATTCCTGCAGAACCTCCTCCTACTGCTGGTGACAAAGGAGATTCAAGATTTTGTGATGTTGTGGGCATTTGACGCTCATGTCCCATCTGCTCTTGAAGTGTTGTTCTTGCTGTGTCTGCCAAGATGCTTTGCAAAACAGGATCTGAAGTTGCTGCTGAAGCGGCTTGATTGACTTTTGTATCAAACGTAATGTGATCAGATGCACTTGGTTTTCTTTCAAACGCTTCGTCCATTTGATCAAACAAGCTTTTCTTTTTTGATGGCTGCTTTGTACGATTTCTCTTTTCAGATATTACATCTGTTTCTCCAAGCCCTTCAGATAAAATTTCAACAAGGCACTCTTTGACTATTCCTTTTAGCATTCTTTTTGTAATTTTAGCCATTAGCCCACTCCTTCAAACCCATTAGATCCCGTCATTGCAGGAAATTCTCTGACGTTTGTAAGACCTGCAACTATTGTAAAACTGGTTGTATTTTCTGCTGCCAGTATAAAGACTTCAGTGCATTTAACAGGTATCACAGGGCCGGCTGTTGAGGCGGGAACATAATATCTATTCTTAGTTTCTGTACCTTTTATGCCGTTCTCAGTAAATCCCACATACAAGCCGTTGGCATCTGGATTTGAAACTTGTAAGAACTGCGTCACATATGGAAAAGCTACTCTAATTGGCGTCGAAGCTCCTGCTTCTCCCGAAGCTGAACCTGTCACGAATGGAAATCCACTTACTTGAAATTCCGATGTAGATCCATGGTGTGCTTTTGCGTAATGTATGCTCATTATTTCCACTCCTTGATATCGTTGAATAGTCTAAACAAGCGATCCGATTTTGTGAAATGTCGATCTAAATCTGCTCGGGAAAAGTCTTTTCCCTCCTTCATCATAAAGGCACCTGGTGTGGAAGGTTCAGAGACGTAGTCCCAACAAATAAGTTGAAAATCATCTTGGACCACATCGTAGTCGCCGTCTCTTCGTGTAGACCCCACCCCTCTAGAAGAGATACCCAAAGTCACTCCAGATTCAACAAGACTTTGAAGAATTTTTCCGCTGGGGGTATCAAGAAGCTCTACAGTACCATAACACACATCACCATCCATATGAGCCTCACGTATTATATGCGAAGCATTTTTTAGCTCCACAACTGAGGAGTCTGGGTGGTCGCACTCGCCGAGCGCTCTGTTTTCCTGGATAAATTTTTGATAGTTTCTAACTTCTCTTTCCAGAATTGCCTGGGGATAAATTCTGCCGTTTTGATTCAGGGTGTCTGCTTTCTGCAGAATGCCTTTCATAATAATTTTACCACCATTTAGCTCTTTACTTTCTTTAATTTGCTCAGGGGTATAATTGAATGCCAGCCATTCTGTCAATAGTTTTCTATCACTCATTTGAACTCATCTCCTCGAGCAAGTGTATAAGATGTAATGTCTTGCTGACAACGTTGTCAGATTTTTCTTCCGGTAATGATTCGACATTTTTTCTAACATCATCTATGCTCTCACTAAGTAACTTATTTTCGCACGATCTCTTAAATTTTATCAATGCAGCCTCTGCTCTGACTTTTGTCTCCTTGACTAGCTCGATAAATTCTTCTTCACTACCTAAAATAGACGTCTCGAGAATCTTTTTCTGCTCTTTGCTGATCTGGTTTTTATATTTGCTTTCAAATTTTTCAAACATAATTTTTCGGACCAGAGGATCAAAATTGTCACTCTCTGTTGATTGTGTGTTCTCGCTTCTAGACAACCACTCAACTATCACTTCTTCATATTTTGCCTTTTCTGTATAATCTAAGTGAGACGATCCTCGCCACTCATTTAGCAAAGATTGAACAGTTGCAAATAAACGATAATTTGAAATCTTGAGATCATAAAATCTCATAGATTCACTCATTGTTGTGTTGATATCCTTGATTAGTAGAGATTTTTCTTGTCGAAGTCTCTGTCTATCATGATTTTTTGCTGCTCTTTTGCTTTCTTTTAGAATTCTTTCCGCGATAGAGCGTGAGCCTACTGGAACATTCACCATTGCATTAAAGAGACGAAATTCTCTGTAAAGCTCCGTTCCAGGTCTAAAATGTTTTGCTATAATTTGAACTGCCGTCTCCGCAGATTTCTTGTCTTCGGCGATCAGAGAACTAGCGACGTATCTAACTAATTGCTCATGAATCAAACCGACGTTGCGTTTTTTGTTATGCTTCGCCATTTCGGTCTTCTCCGTTGTTGTCGACCTCTTCTGATAAGAGAGATTTTCTATTAATATTTATAATGCTGTCCATAGATAACATCATTCTTTGTAGATCATTGGTAAGTCTAGGGCGCCCAAGTTCACTATTGTGCTCTGGCATGGGGTTTCCTAAAAAGTCGGAATCAAAAGGTTTGTTAAGAGAATCTTGGCCGCGACCAGATTTTCCAACAGAGACCATTTTGGCAAAATCGGGCATGTGAGTAGATCCCGGGCCATTTCTTACTTTTGTACTAGCTTTTATAGGACCGCCAAATGCATTTAGGCGACGCTCAGCCTTTTCAGGGGCATTTTCATCGTCCATAGATAAGTCTAAAAAGTAATCATCATTATCTTCAATTTCTTCTTTTTCATCATCGGGTGTGCTTCCTGGAAGTGCTGTCAAAAGATCACCCTCGGGTCTATCTCCCGAAAATAAATCTCCAGCTTCATCTCCGCCTTCATCTCCCCCACCTTCATCAGCAGCTGCATCAGTTGCCCCGGCTTCGACTTCCGCGTCTTCGATCTTATCAGCAATTCTTCCGTCTTTAATGTCAGATATTTCTTCAGATGTAAGGCCTAATATGTTTCTTCTAAGCCATGCCCTATCGACAACACCTTCTGGTGCAGTCCCTGCTATCTCAAACTGTGATCTTATAAGTTCTAATTTTTGTTGTTGTGCAACTGAAGATGGGTTTGTCAAGAGAAGACTAAAATCTGACAACTGCTCACCTTCAAATCCATGACAATATAAGTGAATCATGGCCAACTTATTTAGTTCCGCGATCATTGTCTTTTGAATTCTCTGAATTGTTCTAGAAAATCTAATGTCTTCTTGTGCTAAAGTTGCTTTAGCACCTACATCTTCATCGTAACCCAAATAAGCTCGAGGAATCTTTAGCGCCGCGAAAAGTTTTTTCTGTATGTACTGAACGTCTTCTATTGCTGCTGTATTTTGGCCGCCGGCGAGCGTATCAATTTTTGTCCCTGTTTCACCGCCTCGAACAGGCATAAAATAATCTTCATCTACTGAGTATGGATTATAACGATAGTCTACCTGACCATTTCCTTTGTCTATTACAGGCTGTCGCTTTAGGCTGGTCTGTGCTTGTTGCATATAGTTTTCAATTTCATCGGGTGCAATATTACCCACGTCAATATAGAATACTCTGCGCTCGGGAGCTCTAATCACTCGATAGACAAGCATGGCGTCCTCCATAAGAATTAGCTGGCGCCAAATTCTTCTCGCTGATTCTAAGACCGAGGCGCCGTACGGAAGAAACGCATCGTTTCCTAACAACCTAAAGTGACTTATTTGCCAATTTTCTAAAACTTGGTTTCCCTGCGTTATCCATCGAAATCTAACTGCCATTGGGTCTTCTGCATCAAACCCTTCTTCTCTTTCAATTTCACTAATTGATATTGGATATGCGTTGATGACGCCATATTCCGGAGATATATCATTAAAGAGAAAAAAGTCACCATACTTGCATAGATTTCTTGCCCACATCACCAAATTAAAGTCAACATTGAGAACATCATAAAAAAGCTCCTCAAGAATCTCTTGAACTCTGTTGTTTTCCGAGTATATGTGAAGAACTCTTCCCTTGTCATCACCGCTCACTGTCTCTTCTGCGTATATGTCTAATGCAGCTCCAATTTCAGGAGTTGCCTCCATTTCGCTAAAGTCGCTATACCGAGACATTCTATCAAATGCCCCATACGCGCTTAATGTACTGTTATATACGTCACTGTGTGCTTTTCTAAAAACTTCTAATGCTGAAGATGCGCCGGTCTGGCTAAAGTCGCGCACTTTTCGGCGAACAACCGGTCCAGAGCGGAACAGCTTTGTAAGCCTGGTAAAAAGTGATCCCTTGTTATCTGCCACAATGTCTCCTTGTCACTAAATATCTAATTCCAGAAATTATAGACAAGAAGAGAAAAACGTTACTTTACAAGCCAATCAAATTCATCAATATCTTCTTCAGCTCTCCTCTTAGCAGAGTATGCATCAGCTGGCATTGGAATAAACGGGTTCATGTTGTTGAAGTGACGAACAGGCTGTGGTGCTTTTTTATCTTTTGCATTTACTGCAAATCCGCTAAGCATTGCTTTTGAAACATCGACATTTTTTACGAAATGAGTAGTTCCTGCCTCAACAAGAGAATTTCCTATCGCAAGAGACATTACTAAGTCGTCATGTGAGCCTTTTTTAGCTTGTGCTTTATTGCCCTTCCACACGAATGTCTTTAGTTCTTCTATAAGCCTTCCTGACCTTACACGCAGTGTTTTATTTCTCAGCCTTTCTTCCAAGAGCGTCAATATTGGCCCGCGAGTTGCTACATTTGTATGAAAGCCAATTTTGCCTACTGAAGCTGTTGGATCATTCCCATAAAGAGTATTGAACTTGTCTTTGGCTGACTTGAAATAAAGATTATTGTAACCCAGTTCCACTAGCTTTAATATTGTAGTGTAACCAAATGTATTGTTTTCAGGACAGACTAGTGCATCGTTAAATCTTTTACCCGCTTCTGCCAAAAGAATTCCAAACTGATCGGGTGGTATTTTTCCTCGAAACTCGGCAATTTGTTCACAAGTTTTAGAATCAATAACTTGAAAAGCAGAGTAGTCACCTCCGTCTCCTCTGGCAACGTCAGCAGAAATTACATATTGACCGTCTTTTTCTGGGTATTTCCACTGCCAGACATTCCCTTCTGGGCCCCACTTTTCAATTGGAGTCTCGACTTGCATTCTTAGCATTTCAACAATTTCACCAGAAACAAATGTGTCGCCTGAAGCGGAAAAGTCACAAAGCAACTCTTGAGCGATTTGCTTCTTTGACATATTTCTTGATTCTGCCTCTAACCAAGCTTCGTCTCTTTCTGGATGCACCCACCACGGAAGTTCAATGTGATTAAATTGGTTTTTTCCAAGTTTTGCTTCTTCAGCCAGCTTGTGATACATCCCGCCAATACCATTGGGTGTGCTTATTATTACAGCTCGTCCACCTGTGGAAAGAGTAGAGTATAGCCCCATCCAAAGCTCATCAAAATTTCTAATAAAGGCAGCCTCGTCAACTATCAAAAGTGAGAGTGCTTCTGATCTACCGGCGTCTTCGGAGGTCGGAATTGCCTTTATTTGTGAACCATTTGTAAACGCCACATGTGTTTTTGTCCTTTCTTTGACGGCAGGTAAAACAAGCCATGGAGGAAGTGCGTCGAGGGCAATTTTTACTTTTTTTATAAAGTTTTGTGCGACAGCTAATTTGGTTGCAATAACGAGAACATTTTTATCTCTATAAAATATAGCTAGCCAGACTGCATATATTGCCGATACTGTGGATAAGCCTAGCTGTCTAGATTTGACAATTACATTGAATCTATGCTCATTATAAGCTCTAACACAGTCATCCTGAAACGGGTATGTGTCAAACTTAATTCTTCCTCGTTGTGGGTGTTGGATTTTGGCATACTTGTTAATGAAGTAGACAGGATCCTTTCCGCACTTCACAATTTCTTTTGCTTGCGAAGCTGTTGGCCCAGCCATAATGTCTATTCCATTTCGAGAGTATGATTCATTCGATAATAAGCAACTTTTCTCGGAGAATTAGATGTTGATTGAATCAGCTCTACATTATCAGACATTGAAACATCTGTCAATTTAAGCGCATTTCCAGATGCCTCTTTGAAATCTTTCTTCAATTTTGTAACATAATCTAAGAGGCGAGAGTGCGACTCTTCTTTGCAGCGATTTACCTGCTCTGTAAGGCCGGTCTCAGATACAAAATGAACTAATGTTGTATATTTGAGAGTCATCGTATTACCCGCAAGATCACACTTTATAGAATAATCACCTGCAGGTGATGACATCTTTCCGTAAGTTGTGTTGACTAAGTTTCCTAATACGTTCACATCATTGAATGTCATAATCATTTCCTTGCAATTTTTGGTCGCCAACCACTGTTCCATTTATCAGCATTCGGGTAGTAGTAAGTATCTACACAATCAGAACATGCACCGTGTTCCAAGAACGTATTCATGTCAACATCATCTTTAAGGACAATTTTGCACACTTGGCAAACGTGTGCCTTCTCATAGCGGTCTACCACAAGACGATAACTTCCTCTAAAGGAATGTGACTTTTGAGTCATGACCTTTGCTTGCTGAGATTTCAATGACATTGTCGACCACGTCCTTTACTGTATCTACATGTGATATGATTAATATTGTTTTGAAAGTTTTTGTTAAACTTCTTAGAAGAGCAGTACAGGACTCAATATTTGATGAATCAAGTGCGCCAAATCCCTCGTCAATAATCAACATATCAGACTTTGGAAGGGAAGAAACTCTTATAAGTGCTGTTCTAATAGCTAGAGATGCCATCATCTTTTCCATCCCGCTGCAACACTCAATAATTCTTCTAGAATCACCGTAGTCAAGTATGATGTCCATTCCTTTGTTATCAGATTCTAACTCTACTGTAAACCCTGTTACACCAGTAAGAATATTTGCAATCTCTCTATTGATTACAGGAAGCTTTCTCTTGACGATCTGTAGAGGAATTCCATCTCGGCTCAAAGACTTATTGAGCAAGCTCAAAACTGTATATTGTAAATTATTTTCTTCGTAGCATATACGATCTTTTCTTAGCTGTTTAATCTCTGCGGTCAGCAATCCGATTCGCTCTGAAAGGCTTTGAATTTTTCTTTTTGCTTCATCTCGTTTATCTTGAGCAATTTTTCTTTTCTTTACAAGAACATCTCTCTGCTTTGCTGTTTCTTCATCACACTGATTTACTCTCATTTTATCCAAAATAGAAGATGCCTTTATTTTTTCCTGTTCTGTGCTTCTAATTCTGGATTCTAATCTGACAGATTCTAGATTGATAGTTGAAATTCTCTGGCGAATGTGGGATATTTTTTGATCATGATCTTCTTTTTCTCGTAGCTTTTCATCGACATTCTCCTTCAATAGCTTCTTCATCTCTGACTTAAGTGCCCTTACATATTTTCTGGACTTGTTCAAGCCTTCTTGCTTTTCAAGCATTGATTTTTCTGCTTTTTTTGCACTGATTATGTACTTGCACGACGGAAAAGAGTCTCCGCACGGAACATTAGAAAGCTTTTTTACTTCTCGCTTGTCAGATTTTAGTTGTGCAGCTTTTGTCTCAACCTCTCCAATTGATGTAAGCAACACCTTCTCTGTCTCTGTTATTTGTGTCTTTACTTCTCTCAATCGATCATGGTCAATTTCTGAAGCTTGACTTGTAAGGCTCTCCATAGACTCCCGGAGTGTTTCTTTTTCGATCTTTTTGGAGTCTAAATCAGCTGTCATCGCGACAAACTCAGACTCAAGCTGTTTTGCCTTTTCTTCTTGATCTTTTACTTCGGAAGCTGTATATTTCTCATCTCCTGGTTGACTCTCTAAGGATAAATTTAGTCCACTCAAAATTTCGTTTATCTTTTCAAGCGCTTGTACTTCATCTTCTCTTTCTTTTTTTCTCGCTTCTATTTTTGTCTTTTTGTCATAAATTTGAGCATCAAACTCTTTTTCAGGAAGCTTTGCAAGCGCAGATTTTGCAGCTGTAACTTCGATCTTCAACACATTTTGAAGTTGGTCTAGTATGTCAAGTCTTAAAAATTTTGCCAAAATTGTTTTTCTTTCAGCTGATCCGTGCTTTACAAACCTATTGATGTCTCCTTGTGATGCCAGCGATGTTAAGAGAAAATCATCCAGTGTCCCTATTTTTTGTCTCAATATTTTTTCAGTTTGTCGACGCTGCTCATCGGAAAGATCTTTTACTGGTGTTCCTGTGTCGTCACACTCAAACAGATTTAAATGAGTTGTAGCGCTAACTTGCCCTTTTCTGTTTGTCTTTTTTACTGTCTGTCTATCAATAAGGATATTTTTTCCTTTTTTACTCACAACTGCTTTGACACGACAGTGATTTTTTCTAGCATTGACAACATGCATGCTTTTCATGGGCCCTCTATCTGTACCATTAAAGAGCGCATATGTTAGCGCGCCGCAGATAGATGATTTACCACTCCTGTTTTTTCCAAAAATTCCCGTAATTCCAGTGGAAGAATCAAAATTTACAATATTGTCGTCGCCATACCCAAAAATATTTTCAAACTCTATCTTTCTAACCGACCATCTACCAGATGCAACATCATCAGAAATTTTTGCCTTATTCCAAGCATCTGCAAGAGATTTTGACATCAAATCTAGAGTTCTGTCGCTTAAATCTGTGTTCGAATAGTAATCTTTCACCAAAGACCAGACTGACTCATAGCTGTCCAGGGCTTCATTGTCTTCAATCATTTCGTCTGAAATTTGTCTAGCATCTTCAGTTTCTTCTGTTTTAAAGACTACTTCTTCTGGCGAGGAAACACCTTTTATTGCTGCCCTTATCTGTGTTCTTTCTGCCTGTGTTACATTCTCGCTCACCCTAATTCTAAATCTGGATCTTTCAGGGTTTTCTTCTACCAGTGTCTGTAAATCATCAATATCCCCTGTGTACTTTAGTGTGACAAAAGGGGAGTTGTGATAAACTTGAATATGCTTTGCTCGAAACTCTTTTTTATCAATTACCCAAAACAAGAATCCTTTGTCGGGAGTTTCGCCATAATTTTGCTGTATTGTAGAGCCGCAATACGCCACTCTGTCTGTCAAGAATTGTTGTTTATGAATATCACCCAAAAGCGTGTAGTCAAAATCTTTGAAAAAGTCGACACTAGTAGAGCTTTCTAGAGACCAGTTTTCATCTGTTTTTGATCCGTGCACTGGTCCGTGAAATGTAGCTATGTTGATCTTGTTGGGATCGGGCACAACAAACTCCCACCCCTTTTCATCAAAACAACTAAAGACACATAAATTATATTCGTTCGTAATAGGGTAGACTCCGGATTTTTTATAGAGTTTGATTCGGCAATCATCAATGGCATTTATTATCGGTGTGATTGCATCCTCTCTATCCGGATTTAAAATAAGACCGTCATGATTTCCTAAGGTGACATGGACCTCAGAAATTTCTACCAGACTTCTAAACCACCATGTTAAATGACTTATAAGCTCCGGAGAGATACCCTGTGTCTTAGAGTGGACAATATCGCCCGCAATAAGAATAATGTCTGGCTGTAATATCCTAAGTTTTTTATATGCATCTTCAAAGCTCTTCCTGTACTCATCATGTCGAGTCAAACTTCTCCAATGAACATCTCCAAAGTGAGCAATTTTAATCATAACAAAGACCCACTCTTAATACTCGAAATTTTATGACTAATTAGCTCTTCATTTGTCCAAATTTTTGCTTTTGAAATTACACTCATTACGCTTTTTTTCGTCCTGTCTCCCAAATCTTTTCCTGCAACTGAAACTCTATAGACTTCGCACCCTGCCATGTCAAGGCGTTTACAAACTTGATGTGATTTTTCATCTGCATCTTCATCAAAACATACAATGACAGTCGACCGATTTTTTACAAGATTTTTGTAAAGCAAAGAAGATTTCGACAATGTTGATCCTAGCGCCACTGCTGTGTTATCCGGGCACTTTACAGCATCGAAAACCCCTTCAACTAAAATTATAGGCTGTTTCCAGTCCAAATCTATCTCATTAAAAATGATAGTACTTTTTGGAACCTTTGCATTATTATACTTGAACTTTGTCTCATCTATACATCTTGCAACATAATAATTCAGCTTGCCTGTATTGTCAAATGACGGAAAAATTGCTTTTCTTCGAAAGTAAAAGTTGTTTGAAACACAAATTCGCCAGCGATACATGTCCAATCTAGAGAGACCACGAGACAACAAATAGCTGTAAACTGCCCGAAAATCCGGATCAACAATATTGTCTGTTATCAACATTATATCATCTGGAAGATCAACCGGATCTATTTCAACTTCTTTTTTATCTATCGTGTGACCAACGTCACAAGAAAATATTTCACGACAGTTTTTGTAGTATTTTTTTGCATACTTTCTAAAAAGAAAACCTATGTTCTTTCCTGAAGTGTTGCACACCCAACAGTTATACCACCCAGTATCTAGCGCAATATACAGCTTTTTTTTATCTTTTCTAGCGTCGTTACATTCCGGACATGAAACATGAACATTTTTACCATCAGTCTCTAGAAAACCTTTTCCAAACGCGCTCTCTATTAACTTTAATTTTTTCGACTTCTCTAGATTCACTAAATAATTGTAGGATCTAGATCCTCAATGTTCAAATAATCACAGCCCCACAATGCCATGACAAATGAGTCAGCTATGTCATAGCAAAAATCTTCTTTTCTTTCTTTTCCCTTGTTCGGACCTGATTTTAGTATTTTAGTGGGCCAGGAAAAATTTACCATGTCAGGATGCAAAGAAACCCAGTTCAAAACCTGCTCTTTTGTGCTCACATCAGATTTTCTATCAATCTTGAGACCCACTTTGTTTCTGACGGAAATTACATTGCCTAAAACAACTGGCGCATTTAACGTGCTTCGAGCAATCCAGCTAATGGCGCCGTTGAATCGATTTAGCGTACATATTGTTCTAGCAGACGACATATTCCTTCTAAATGCCTGCAAAGATTCTTCAATTACAATGACGTCTATCTTGTGATCTAGAGAAAGGACTTTAAGTACATCACGAACCTCGCAGGATTTCACGTAAAGACCTTTTTTCTTACTTAGGGGTATTGCCATGGTCACAAGGACTCGATGTCTCTGCGGGCCCTCTGTGTCCATTATGCAAATACCCACATTCGATGTTGATACATCTAAACCTAATACTTTCAAAAATCCATCCGAAGCCTTACAGTAAACCTATCCCCGTCTCTTTTTACTACAGGTTGAGAAAAATTAGCTCTTCCAACAACATTTAAATTGCTGTCATGAAGCTGCACACCTGTCAAATATACGAATTCTTCTGCTATTTCATTTGGGCTGTCAGTCGGTACTAACTTTCTATAAGCAGGATTTGACGAAGAATTAATGAGGCCCTTATCTGCTAAAACATTTATTTCTAAAACGTGAATATTTCTTTGTCCTTCAAAAGACAATTCCCAAGCATCTGATCCGAACAAAGGAAGGTTTGGTGACTTTATGACAATGATTCCCTCTTCGTATATGACATTGCCGACTGATGCCCAATGAGCATGCGGAGTAACAGAGTCCGCTCGATACAAGTTTCCAAATCCGTCATCTCTTAGAGTTATTTGCATTCTTCCGGCGCTTCCAGTCACTGCTAAATCTTTTATAGTGACAGATTCTGGTTTTATTTGATCACCATAAAACATATTAGACACATCAAAAAATACAACTTGGTTAGAACTGGGGTCTTTTGTTCTCTGCAGGATTGTAAGAATGCTTCCCGCAGCTGCCGATGGGTCTTCGGGTGGAGCACTAAGAACAGGAGTTAAAATTGTTCCTAGCGGGCTACTTGACAAAACATCTCTTGGATCATTTGCATTTGGCAGACTAGCCGTAGACACCATGTCATTCAAGTCAATTCTAGAAAGGTCAAATACACCAAAATCATCCTTAAATTTATCTAAATCAGAGCCAGCAACTGCACTTTTATGTGTTCCTGTGAGTAGCATTTGAAAATTTGGAGTAAATTTTCCATTGTCGCACGGCAAAACTGTGATATTTCTTTTTCTATTGCTTCCTGCTTCATAAATAAAATAGTTGGCTGTTTTCGCGACTGGTGTGGTCTCTTCAACCCTTTGGGCTTCTAAACCTATTGGTCTAGGATATAATCCTCTCACAAACTCTCTTGTAAAGTTAGGAAGATTTATTTCATGGCCTCCGACTCCGAAGGACATCGCGACATTGAACGGATCATCAGAAGAGCCCTCTGAATAAAAGAAGGGTGTTTGATTGATGTAACGTGTGGGCGACACTTTGGTGAAAAACGGAGGCAAATAGAAAAGCAAGCCTCCAAAAGAACTTCCTGACAAGTAATGATTTGACCCTGTTACACCTATTCTCTTTTCATAAGGATCATATTCAAAGCCCTGAAGGGATGAAGTAAAAATTTGATCATTGTCTCTGTACGAATCAAAAATTTTCAAATCATGAATTTCAGCGTTTAGTGGGTGGCGCAGCTGGTACCCGGAAGGCTCTTGATCAGCAATTGAAGGAATATAAGCAGTTCCAAACTCTTGTGATGAATCTGAGTTGAAAAACCCTGCAATTTGATTGTCGCCTGTATTTTGTCCTTCATAAAAATTTCCAACAAACAGTGCGTCTGAATCGAACTGTGTGTTACTTCCCGTGTAAATCGGTGCCATAACAGAAGCAGATGTTATTACAAATTCTGACACTGTATGACTATCAATTACAAAAGATCCCGTTCCGTTTTGAACTTCAGATCCGCCCCACCTAATCGAAACATGGTGCCAATTGTTCTTAGAAAGAGAATTATCAGGTGAAACAAAGAGAAATCCAGGGTCAGCAGAAGTGCCTGGTGCAGTTACACTATCGCCTGAAATTGTTATGTTTCTCGGTGAGATCTCAGCACTTTGACTTAACTGCAAAAGAAGTCTAAACCCATCTTTTTTTCCATCCAAGCCATATGATGTTCCGGTTACAAGACTTACAGCATACGATGAAGACATGTGAAGTATTGTGCCGGCACCAAATTCGTCTCCAACATTTTCTTCACTGTATCTTGGGTTGATATAAAAGTCAAATGTGAAACTTGAGCTAGGGGCGTAAAAATTTGTATCTTCTAATGCAACTGTTCCTGTTCCTGCCGGGTAAATAAGTGCCGATCCTGTTGGCAGGTAAGAGCATGTAACAAAATTTAAGGAATGATAGTTTGTATATGAGTATTGTAGTGTTGGGTAAAGATTTCGATAGTATGGAAAAAGTGACTCTTTGACCACACGCTTTCTTTGAAAATCCGGATTTAGTCGAGCACCCGGCTCGAATCTTGTAACACTTTGCCTCTTGTCAAAAACTGAAGAAGATGGGATGGTGTTAACTTCTCCCATGTAGCTTTCAACTGATGCGTAAAAGTTTGAATTACTGGACATAGCAAGAGCGTGTGCCCTGGTATTTTCAATCCCGGAATCATTGGCGGGATTTTTATCCAGACCTACGTCAGAAAAAACATCTTTTAATGTCGAAGATCCATCAGAAAATAAAGGAAGTGTACCGCTAATCCCTTGGTTCACAGAGCTCGGAGCAGTCGAAGAGGCTGACGAGAATGTTCTTCTCGGATTTGCAAGTAGTGTATACCTCTCAATATTTTCCGGACTGATCCTTATGATTGACATATGACCTCACGTTTTTCTCGCAAAACGACTAGAAATCCAAGCGAATTCTAAACGTGATATCCTTCTCGTCATTCTTTTCAATCGGCCTAGAAACTTTTGCCACTGCAAGAAGATTTCCAAACTCATCATGTAAACCAACTGTTGTAGGCATAGTAAATGTTCTTTGTGTATCTTCTTGACCAGAATCGATTACGCGAATTCTACCTGCAGAATTCACAAATGTTGGATTTGTTGAATAGTTGAATTCGTCAGCAGTTGCCCTACAGAAAACTAAAGTTGAATTAATGTTTGTATTGTTTTGGAAAGTAGCTGCTGTTAAAGTTCCGGATTGGAACCGAGTGGATGCTATATGATCCACAATGTTATCAATAGAAGCAGATGTAAAAAAGTCAGGAATTAATTTTGCAAACTGATTTTCTGTCGAACCAGGTTTCATATCACCCATTATCACTGTGCTACCGGCGACAACAGAATCAATTGTTCCTGACATTTTCTGACTTCCGGAGAAAATTTTCGCGGCGTCTAAAACTACTGCTCCTATGTCATAGAATATAAGCCCTACAGATTCGTCTGTATTTGCAGCATTTCTAATATTTCCTACTGCGCCGCCAAACGTACGTTTTTGATTTGTTGAAGCACCAATATCGGTAAAAATTGCTGAGCCTGACGTCGAAGTTAGCTTGAGATTTTTAACGCCTCCAACATCAAGTGCCTCATCGTCGCTCTTGGTGGCTGCAGATGCGCTTTGATACATTCGAACAGCAAATGTCTCTCTTTTAATGCCGTCTCGAGCAAAAAGACGCTTAAAAGACATGAATACCGCGTTGTCAATTCTATCTGTAGAAACATCAGCAGGAGATGTGTTTATGGCAAAAGGAGAGTAGAATGCTTGATTTGCATCTCCTAGGAGTGTGCTAGCGTACTGTCGATAGATATCAACCTTTTCTCTCATCATCAGGCTAGAAGAGGGAAATAACATTTTTCCCGAACTATCTTCACCCGTCTTTGTGTCTTGAACAGTGTCACTTCCTGAAAAAAGCCCGACTGTCATATCTAATATTGGGTTCGCTGTCTGGAGTGTGAAATCCTGATCGTAAATTGTCTGGAAAAGTGAAGAAGTTACACTTCCAGCTGCACCCGTAACAAATACTTGATACGCGCGTCTCGTACTCGATCCAGAAACATCTTCCTGAACTACGTCGACCAGCTGATTTAGAACTGATCTTGTTACCTTTATATCTTCCGGTGAAATTCTTTTAAAACTACCACCAACTACTCTTGCCATCTTATATCACCCTTACTTTGAAATTGACACCTGGAACTCTTTTCTAAGCCCAGATTGGTCTCCGACTATTGCGACGACGGATGTGATAGTCGTTCCGTCCCCATAAACACTAAATGTAGTATCGTCTAATCCTGGCTGGAGCTTTAGATCGAAGGAGACCTTCGATCCATTTGCACTTGTTGTTGACTGTCGAACGACATTGTAGCTAGCAACTCGAGAATTTGGTTCTATTTGTAATGCAGCTTTTCCACTAATTGTAAGAAATCTATCGGGAACCAAAACTGTAAATGTCACATCACTGGTGCCATCTGGAATTCTGGTATCAGCATCTATTTTCTGCTCTGCATTTACTGTTCGAGATGTAGTAGTGTTTCTTGTAAAAGTTACAGCACCGTTTGTCATCTCTGTTCCCTCAATTGAAAGAGTCGGTAATCTAACAATTGTGGGATCGGGCAGTGTTAGCATTCTATGCTTAAGCGCCAAGTCTCCCTTGGTTTGTGCTTCAAATATAGGTGTATTCTTTGTGATTTTTTCTTTTCCCACAGTCCTTCCAAACTTTTCGATAACTGTGTAATCTACTTCATCATCTGCTAAAGAAAAGAATGCAATTCTAAAACTACCATTATTATCTGCTAATTTCCTTCTACCAATATCAGTAAGTACAGCATCAATTATTATGTTATTTGTGCTGTGATCTAAGAATCCCATGTAACTACTCCCATTTGCTCCTGCTGTAGGTAAATATCGTAAAAATTATGTTGTTCGTAAATCATCAATTTTGATTTCAACATCTGCTGAGGTTTGAAGGTCTACATTTATTACATGTAGCTTGTACTTCCCAGACTTCTCGCTAGTTGTAAAAACATTAGACACGTTTCCATCTCTGTCTGCTGTAAGTTTTGCGTCAGGGGTAAAATATACCCTGGCTGTTCTTCTACCGCTGTCAAACAATGCATCTTGTGAAAAACTGTCGACAGCGATATTCTCATCAAGCCTAGGATCAACAAAGAAATTAGGATATTGCTTTGGAGCGCCGGGCCTGGAAATATTTCTTAAAATAATTTTATTTCTAGGGTTGTCAAATGATACCAATGTTTGAGAAGAATATGTCGATGTGTAACCGTGAGCATCAACAGCACTGACTGCATAAATCGCATCTGGTGACTCTCTGTTGAACGTTTTATCTTCGAAATACGTTTGCATTCCTCTCGCATTTGTTATTTTGTCGTCTCTAACTTTTTCTGGCTTTAGAGTTTTTACCTTTGAATCGTCAAAGTCAATCTCGCCAATACACATAAAGGGTTCATAAATGGAAGAACGTTTGAAAATTTGAAAATATTTTACGTCTCTAGATCTTCCGATTGGTGGCTGCCACGTCATTATCAAACCCTTTCCGTCGTCATAATTAAATTGATAAAATACACCGTCAGGAGGGTCAGGTGCCATAAATTCCTCTGTTATGACTGTCACTTCCTTACTAGGTTTGGATTTGATAAAAAATGTAACTCTTCCCTTTCCTTTATACCATGCACTGTTAAATGATGTTATTGCTGTTATCATGTACACGTTCTTTACGTTATACGTGTATTTAGAGCCGTATACTATTCTAGTGTCGATATAGTTTGTATTTTCTGTACCCCTCAAGAGTATTTCTGTAGTTCCTCTCTTCTTTCCAGAGGGTGTCATTTGTGACTTTGCCAACACATATCCCACATGTGATACAGACAACAATCCAGACTCAGCCCCTTCGGGAACAGCCTCCCACGCATAGGGTGCTATGTTAATCTCGAGATCATCGCTAGTAAGATCAGACGACCTCGAACTCTTGAATTTTCTAGAAATCTCAGAAATTTTTGATCTTTCTATAGTAGCTGACAGGGGTGAAGCATCGTCGGTTCCTGAAAATGATGCATGGGCCACACGCATATTGAGCTGTGTATTGATTTTGATATTTGATGCAACGTCGTATAAATCTAGATTTTTTCCTTCTTCAATAAAGTTTACTAAAAGTTTTCGCTTGTCAGGTTCAACAAGAGATTGTAAGTGTTTTTTGGCCAAGCCGGTCTTTAAAGAAAGCTTAGTTGTTTGATCGCTATCTTCAAACGGTATCTCCAAGAGATCACTTAGCGCTTCTAGTTTTTGAGATGCCCTAAGACGAACATCAGGATCAGACTCAGAAAGAAACATAAAAGAATCAGTTGTAACAGAAGCTTCGTCTTGTATGTGCTCTAATCCAAACGATTGATAAGCTCCTGCATTCTTCTGGTCGTTGATATTTCCAAATTCTATGATTGTTCCGGGTGAAAAATTTATATCAATAAGCCTGGGTATTTCTGACCTGAGTGTTCGCGATTTTATCAATCTTTGCGTGCTTTTTGCTAGAGAACTTCCGGGAACCCTGGGATCTCCACTTGAATTGATTCTTTCATCAGAAGAGAAAAAATTATAAACAAATTTTGCCTTTATGTCTGATGGGTCTGGTACGTCTAGAATTGAAAATTGACGACTAGGCTTTGATTGTGATGTCATTTTTTCACCATAGATTGCCCGCTAGTAACTAGCACCTCATAATTGTATATTCCAAACGTTCCTTGTGTAACGTCACTTTTTGCCAAATCAGACGCATACTGATTGTCTGACGTTGTGGGTTTTCCCGACACTATTTCTGTTGTACTACTATCCCCAAATGTACTAAACATGCTGTTGTCACAAATAACTGCTACAATTCTGTCAAAATAAGTCGGACTAAATATTTGCCTTTCTATAGAGCCTGCTGTGAACAGTGTGCTAGAAAATATGTCATAAAAAATCTCTGCCTTTCCAAAATTCAGTTTTTTCATATTTGAGACATGTTTGTTGGACATTTTAGTAGTCTCTACTGCTGTCAACTTTAGCATCTTATCATAATTCAAAAACGAAGAATTATCAGTCTGTATAAAGACACCTGAAAATGTTCCGTCTTCTAAACCTGCAGCAATGCCTAGATTGTTGGCTAAAATTTCTGATCCTGTATCTCTTAAAGATTTTTTAAAGTCTGTAAGACTCTCGACAAAAAAATCGTTCGGCGATAAAATAGAAATTATTTTCTTAATTAGGTGTGATTTTACTTCATTTTTTACTAAGTTTCGAGCATCAACTTTAGATGCCGCACTGTTTATGAATGTCAAACCAAGCTGCCCATTTTCTAACAACACTTCGTTGACAACAGCATCGATGTTATTGGGCGGTTTAGTTGCAAATGAATCAAAACTTTTTGAAGAAACTGTTGGTGACGTTGAAAAAAGAAAACTTATTCCAGTTGATTTTTCCCCAGTAATTGAATCCACTCTAGAAACGTTTGCAGACATTGTCGACTCAGCAATAGGAGACAAAAATCCTTCTGCTATCTTAAACTGAGGATATATTGTGTTATCTAGATACTCTGTTGGTAAGCCTACAAAGAATATGTTTACTGATTCTGAAGGTGTTGCAGATAATTCCTCACACAAAACCTTTATTGCTGCTAATTCACCTACTGTAATTTTTGGGTTTCTTTTTGCAGGAGAATTTTTTGCCCTTACTATTTCCTTTAGCCTTTTTTTACTAGCCGCCAAAGATGCATCTGTTAAAGAAAGCAAATAGTTCTTTCCGATATCTGTGCTTGCAAATGATGAAAACGCATCTGACACTTCATCAGACTCAGAAGTTCCTGCTAGCTTTGATGATAAGTCAATAAGCGACTGAGTTTGCTGCCTGACATAATCAAATTTTGCTGCATAAGATGCCAATGCAAGATAAGGCAAGTCTCTTTCAGCGGCCAACTCTTCAAGTAGCTCAACAAAAGATGAAAAAGATTGTGAACTACCACTAAAAACTTTTCCACTAATATCAACTGAAGGGCTTTCTAGATCCAAGTTTGGAATTAGACCCTCATCATTAAATGCATTTTGAAAAGTTCCGGTTTCAAGACCTTCTATAAGAAGCTCTAGTGCCCTAGACGTAAAGTGATTAGATGATCCTTCACCAAACTGTCCCCTTACACGAATCACAACGTGCTCTGCACCAATAATAGCAGACGCTTTTGGCCAAAATTCATTTTTGAGTGCTTTGGTGAAGTTTGCTGACACTTGGGTGTCGCTCATCAGAACCTCGGAATTAGTTGGTCCCAAAATCTTATACATTAAAGTGGTTGTTGATAACACACTACAAAGATCTACAACAGACTCAAAAAGTAAGCAAAGAAGAGAGCTGCCATCGATTTTTGACAATCTAGTCACTCTGTTAGAATTTATGAAATTGGCTTCTTTGTTTTCAGACTGTGCTAATGATGCTGCTTCAATAGTTGCATCCACAAATAAGGATGCCAGTTGGTACATCATAGAATCTTCATTTTCTGCAATTTCATCCACAAGAGAAAGAAGATTCATATCAAAAATCTCTGGATTTTCTATGTTGTCTGTCTTAGATAACGATGACATCCCGTACACTAGCATTCTTGCATTGCCTGTCATTGGCTCAACATCAAAGATATTTTTTTCTTTTGCTGCCATACGAATGGCAGAAGTGTCTAACCCTATGCTCTCATCTTCTGTATTCTTTGTGACATCTTCTGTCTCTATAGTGAATGTGTCTTTTGATGATGAACCTTCTTTTTGTATGCTTACTTTGGTTTTTTTCTTTCCAGTGCTATCAGTCCAGCTAATAGAGTCAGTACCTGGATGAACTATCAATTCGTCTCTTTTTTGCAAAAGCTTATAAGCTATTTTTGCGCACATCGAAAACATTATAGTTCTCGCCACCTGTGGACGCGTCCATCTAGATTTCTTAATTTTTGTTCTACCTATTGTTGATAAAATTGCCAATTCAGCAATTTTATTTTTATCAGCGTATGTCACGTCTCCTGATGCTGCCTGTATTCCGACGTTTACTATTTTTAGAATTTTTGCATAAAGGCCGTGAGGTGTTATGATTTGCGGATCTGCATCTCGAAATGTTAGCATCTTATAAAACTCTAGAGCATCATCACAACTTTTTTGGGCAGACATTAGTGCGCTATCAAAAAAACCCATTTTATTATTTGTAGGTGTTCTAATAGTTGTTTTTGCAAACTCAGAAGTTGAAGTTGTGACTGTGCCAGCAGAGTGGTCGCTCTTATCAAAATTCATGCCGTCAAAAAGAAGAACCTTCTTGCTTCCCGGAGATGTCTCAATTCTTGCAGAACCCTCTTGTGATACTAGTAAAAAATCAGTCAAACTATTTTCATAAGATGTCTCTGTTGTAGCAGAAGCAGCAGAGGCACCCGTATAAGTCATAGGAAAATCTAAAGAGTCTGATCCAAATCTTTGCCCTAAGGGAGTTTGAGAAAGTCTACCTAGACCAGCTGAGACTAACAGCTCATTAGCAACCATGGTTGTCATTATCATCGATCGACGATAAGGATCCTCTTTGTTGATTTGATAAAAAAAGTTTCTGTCACCGTAGTATGCTAATCTGGAATTTGTAAGAATCATAGATCCGTTTTCAAAAACTGATCCTAGATCTGCCAAATCTTTTCCAAGAGTTTTTATGCTTGGTACTGTCGGTGTCGGAAAAAGCGGTTTACCAAGTGCAAATGGATTTGCGTTTAAGAATTGTTGATTGGGGCCGGGCTCTACAAGATTTGTAGTCATTCCGTTTTTTAGAAAATTTTCAACAATTCTTAAGCACATCATCAAAACAGTTGTTGCTGATTTTGAAGAAATTATGCTGCTTGCATTTGATTTTACAAACATTCCCGTCACTAGCTGAACCGGATCGACAATTGCTGATAGCGGTGTGAATGGTGTAAGTGGACCTATATTTTCTATTTTTTGTAATGCAATTTGTGCAATACTGTCTTTACCAGACTTTAGAGACATTATATCATCAAACTTCCTAATCTCGGCTAATATGACATCCGCAAGATCTATATTAGACTTTGCTCTAAGAATGTTTGCCTCTATTTGTTCGTTCTTCTGATCAAAGAATGTCGCATCATTTTCTAGAATTTTTTCAAACAATGACTTGGCATATACCCTAGAAATTTGATCTTCCATGAAAGCTTGATAAATTGATGCATAAACGGTTGAATAGGGCTTTCCTTGAAAGTCAACTGTTCTCTGAGACAATACTGCAATGGGCTCTGCTCTATTAGAAGAAAATCCGGCGTCCTCAGATGTCTTTGCCTCTGTTGAAGATTTCGATGTATTCTCTACTGTGTTTTGGTAGCTGTTAGGGTCAATTGCCGCCTGTGCTCTTACAATCTTTGCAGGAGACTTTTCTATAATAGGGATCAATTCAGAATTTGTGATCGAAGAAGCTGACTTTGTCTCAACGACTTCGCCATCAACAAAATCAGGTTGGGAAGATATTTTTATTTCTAATTCTTCTAACATAAGCTACCTAAATATTATAGAAAAACATTGCAGCTTCCTTCTCACTGCTTTTAGAGTCTTCAGCGCTTTCTGATGAGTAACTGTCATATGAACCCCCTGCAGAATTAAATCCTTCGCCTGTGTCGTTTGAAAATGACTCCTGGTTGCTTGCATCTGTAAATTGTCCGCCTCCTTCACCCGTATATGTGCCCGTTGTCTTTTCTATAAACTCACCAAGTGACCATTCTCCTCCTGAATTTTCTTCTGGTGGGCTTCCTTGACCACCCGTACCATACCCAAACGGATCTTCGGCAGAATCTTGTTGGAATAGATCATCTGGATCTTGTTGACTCATTTCCTTTTCCTTGCTTGCCATGTCCACAACTTCCTGGTTCTCCCAAAATTCCCCGTCCCCTAGTTGTTTTACAGTACTTTTTGGTGACTGGCTTGTTGGACCTAGAGGAGAGGATCCAAATGCCGGAGTTTCGAAGGACTCATAATCAGGTATGGCCTGGTCCCAATCCGTGCCTTTCCACAGATCGTGTTGAGGATGCTTTGGCTCCTGTGGCATATGACCTTCCCAAACAGTTCCCGCCTGATCGTTTCCCTCACCTGGAAAGCCGGGTGGTAAAGGCACGGGATCCTCTGGGACTGGTGGGGGTATTGGTGTAAATAGCTTTCTATGACTTCTTGGATTTGCACCTATTGGTACTACTTTGTTTTTCTTTCCAAAGCTTCCAAAGATTGCCCCTACAATCATATTTGCAGGCAAAGAAAAGTATTTTGTGCTTTTAGCTACAGGAGAGCTAATAGTTTCGTCATCATCAAAAGAGACAGCTGTGACTTGATACTTTTTCTCTCCTACAGCATTATGATAACGATCGTCTCTAAAAGTATAAAAGCCACTTTCAGGTGAGTTAGAAACAGTTCCTAGTAAATTTTGCTCTCCGTTGATTGTACAGTAAACATTGTAATAGCTCACATCTTGTACATTTCCAAACACGTTCCACTCTAAAGTCGTGTGATACGTTCTATCTGTTGCTGTAAGTGTTTCGATTTTGGGTGCGTCTTTCTTAAACTTTACTGTTTTGACAAATTCAATTCCAACCTGGGCTTCTGTTATTAGTTTCTCAATTGATACACCCGACTTTACTTCTGCTTCTGGTGGAAGAACGCCTAGACGATCATATATTTTTCTTGAAAATCTAGAAGCTTTTTTCTGTATCTCTTGATCGATATCTGTGTTGATTCCAACTGTAGAAGACTGTAAAAATACAGTTGGATCTTGCAAGCAAACTTTAAACACATACCGATACTTCTCTCCAAAAAGAGGCGCCGGTAGTTTCTTTTGTTGTCTAATTGTGTTATCATCAACAAAAACACCGACAGGTATTATTCCAAAACTAACTCTTTTGCCGGAAGCTACTTCGTACCTTTCGACTATCATCATTACGAAATTTTTAGCTTTTACTTTGTCTGCCTGAAGCTCTGCAATAAATTCGCTGCTCACACCGGCATCTCGAAGTGCTTCAATTACTGCATTGAACAGCTCAGCCTGCTCAGTTACGTCTATTGTAAATCTAGAAGTCGGAGATCCTGTGTCATCAATTCCAGTCTCAGGATCACTCACATTAATGTTAAAGGGAATGCTTTCAATAGGGAACCTTCTTATGATAATTTCATCTTCGTCAGAAATAACTTCTTCATGAAGGCTGGACATTCCCGGAAAGCCCACCCGATACGCGGCAAAATATCGATATTTTCTTCCCAATACTGCTGTTTCGTCTCTGAATCTTACATCTGCTCTTTTTCCTGCAATTAAAGCTTCATAGCTTCCTTCTTCTGTCGGTATTTCAGTTACTGTGTCACTAAAATTTCCGTATTTTCCGAGCTCCTGTCTCAGGAGGCGGACCGTATAAACTTCTTTTGTTAAAGTTGTAACATTTACGCTTATAAAGTTTTCATCGTTGATGGCAAATATAGAAAGTGGGACTGCAGCAGAATTTTTAGGGTCGGTAATTTTTCTAAAATTATGAACTCTAACAGATGTAAATTCACCCAATGTCCCGTTTCCATTGACAACAACAAATCTATACGTCACTTTATTGGGCTTGACATTGTCTACTGCATCTTTGAACTCTAAAGTATCGTCCGAACCAAATGTCATGTCAGTTACAGTTTGTACTGTGGGACGTACTAAGAGAGGATTTTCAATTATTCTTACAACTCTTACCTGTGATAATGTTGGATCTGTTCTCGTCACCCTAAATTGAACAGAAGCATATGATGTATGCGTGATCATAACGTCTGGCGGCTCAGGATTTGTCAAAAATTCCATCAGTTGCTTTCTGTGTAAGATTACAGAATGCATAGGAATAAAAAATCTAGCTTTGTTGCCCTTTTTTTCAGAAATAATGGGAGTAACTCTTACATAAATTTTTCCAGAACCTTTAATTTTCTCCTTCTGTATTAGAACATTTCTATCAATCAGACGTCTAATTGGAAGCAAATCAAAAACTGTTGTGTTTGTCTTGGTATTTTCGGTGGTCTTTGTATCTTTTGAGCGTGCTAGATCACTATTTTGTTTTCCTGTACGAGATTTTTTAGTTATTTTTCTTATATTCCGAAGGCTTTTGCCTGTACGAAGTGTTCGAAGCGCATGTGTTCTAGATTTTTGAAAATGAATACTGGATGAATCATTACTTGATGCCAAAGAAATAGCACTTGCAATATCTACTGTAGAAAAGTTTCCTGAAGCTGCTACTGCTGCTGGGTCGTTTCCATTTACCTTTGCAATCTTGGACTGCATCTTATAGCTAGTAGAAGTTTTTGTTTGTGTGGGCGGTGTGGACACCGCGTCCGGATAACCCGGCTGCGCTATTGAAACTACTCGATGCATTGAAGCGTTGCTTTTTTTTGCCTTGACTATGTTGTTAGAATTTTGGCCTGCAACTGTGGTGATAACTTCATCCTGTTTTTCAAATTCTATCTGAAATTTTCCCACACTATATGCATCATTTATCGCATATTTTTGAGGATTAGCTGTAAACATTTCAAATTGCAAGCCCTCAACACCCAATAACGATGCCTTTCGATCATTGACAATAATCTGCGATTTATACACAAAGAAACCTTCATCAGAAATGAACTGATTTTTTTCTGTATATTCAACCTCATTTACAATGTCAATCAAATCAAACTCGGGCACATCAGAAGCGTACTGAAAAAGATCAGATGTCAAAAATGTTCTAACTTTTAAATTTGCCATATCTTAGTCCAGCACCACGGTAAAAATGCACAAAAAAGTTTCAGAGCCAAAGCCGTCTCTCATAATTTTTCCAACATAAAAAACTCTCTTTCCAGGGCTTGTTGGATCATCATCAGTAAATTCTCCAAAGTCAACTACAGAAAGCTTCTGAATACCTCCCAAGTCTTGCTCAAAAAACTGAACTATTATGTTATTTGCTCTGGAAGATTCTGTGAACTCGAAGTCAATGTTGGGCTTTCCTTTTAGAGACTTTAGTAAATCATCAATTGATATTATTTCTCTTTCGTTAAGTTTTGGATAATTTGCTAACGGCACCCCTTCTGTGGCACCCGGGAGAGGCACATTAACAGGAGGCAAATACTTGAAATTTGGAAAATCTGCAAACCTTCTATCAGAGAAAATGCTAGGTATTTGCTCTAAGTGGCAGCTACCGATACCTTTTTCAGCTCGAAAATAGTTTGTTGAGTCTTTGATATTGAAAGTGCCAGTCAGGGGTGCAATTTTTACTTGTTGATAAAAAGAAAATTCGTCAATGGTTTTTATTATTCTTTGATCTGTCAAGTTTTTGGTAATGCCATCTAGTACTCTTGGAAGTGCTACAGACAAATCACTGCCGCTTATAATATTTGGATGTGTCATAATCCCAGTATTTACTGACCCTGAGACTAGCGCTCCTCCTGCTATGTCAAAATCTTGTGTTCTAAATGGACGCAAGGAGAAGCCAGCTTCGAGCTCGGGTATGATGACGTCTTGGAATCTATCGTGTGCTTCAAAGAACACTCTATCAGATGCATCTTCCGCAAGATCAGGATTTTTTTGACTTCCCGAGGACTCATAAAATGTATGCATGTCTGTGAAGGTGGCAAAATGAATTTGCATTTCACCAGTGCCAGCTTGTCGCTTGCCCTCATGAGTTATTACAAAGTCTATCGACCTTTCTTTGTTGTTTAGAATTCCTGCCATTACACTATCTAATTATCAGAATATTTTAGTTAAAAATGACCATTGAGAGAATGCTATGAAGCACTTGCACTCAAAACATTGTGTATTATAGAAGTATTAACTCCAGTCACTGTTGTATAATTTAGCTCATATGCACCCATATCATTTGGTTTGGCACTGCTACTAACATTCATTACTTTATGTGGGTAAACCCAGGTTAAAGATCCGCTTGTAAAATCCACAGTTCTTGTAGACCCAACTGCTGCGCCCAGACAAGGTGAGTCTTCACTTAGCTTCAAAGATCCGACGACAAGAAGAGGATCGGCTTCAAGGTCGCCAGTTCCAGGTCCTCCGGAATAGTTTGTTGGTGAATTTTCACCTTTGTGATCATAAGTTCCTGTCACGCAATTATAAGAATGTGTGCCATTCGTAGAAATGGCGGCAATAGTGCAAGAAGCAGAAACTACTATATTGTATTCTGCTGTTCTTGATCTAATTGCATATTGTCGAGACCCGTGGTCCGATCCGCTTCTAGGACAATTACTAACTGTGTTGTGTTGTATTGTTGGAGAGTCTCTTACACCGTACCCTCCGTGAATTGCTGAGCTGGCACAATTATAAATCAGGTTATTTTTGATGATACATTCTTCAAAACCTCGATATCCATATCCCGTACAGTCAAATATCTCGCATCTTTCTACTGTCGTTCCTTCGTCTGTTGTGTATATCCCTGTTCCGGTTACTTGGTGAATCTTACAATCCCTTATAAAAGCTGTCTGTCTAGATGTGACCTCTTGTATTGCTGCATGATTGGCTGTGTTGGATCCGAATCTTTTAAAAGTTATGCCCTGTATGACCCAATCAGTATAGTGCTTTATAGCAAAGTCAGCATTGTAACCGCCATCTAGTGTAGGACTACATCCGGAACCTGCCTTAATTACAAACTCTCTAGGGAGCCATCCTGTTGTGGCTTCAACTTGATTGCTTGTATTGTCAACTCCAGCAGTGCCGTTTGTCACGTCATATGTAGCACTATCATTGATGATTATGGTGTTGCCGTATGTTATTCCCGACCCTGTATTTCCTGCTATGTGAAAAGCATGTGACAGAGTTCTGAATGGTGACGCTTCACTTCCAGCGTTCGAATCATTGCCCGAATCTTGCGACACGTAATAAGTAGACATCTAGGAAATCTCCACCCACGTTGGATCCGGATTAAAATAAAGCAAAATATCACCAGAATGTATGTCTAAGCAGTATCCCACAATTCTAACGATATCATTAGTCCCGCTTGGGGCGGTAAAAGTAAACTCGGCAGCTGTCGTTGACACGTAAACTGGATAACCAATCACAGCTGTTCCACCCACAGCAGAAGAATCCAGCCTGACGTATCCCTTTACTAACATTCCATTCGTTGTTGGAGTTGATCCCAGGGCGATAGCTAACATTTGGTAAGCTCCTGAGTCTCGTGCATTTGCATTAGACTGTGTCCACGTTCCGTCTGTGTGCAAGTAATATAGATACCCAGCAGCTGTCGACCCTGTGCCATATTTCAGTATTTCTCCACCACCTTGTCCTGCTGTTAGACTTACTTCAAATGTTGGACTGGAAAAATTGTCAGTAACAGTCATTGCTGTGTTTCCGTCAGTTCCTCCCACATTCATAACTGTAAAGGATCCAGATGTGCCATTCAGCCGATCTGCGCCGCTATCATATGATAAATTGCCGCCCGAAAATCCGCCCGAGCCGTCATTAGTTTGAACTGCATTTCGGCCGCCGCCCGGTGAAGCACCGCCCCCAGCCCCAGTACCAACTCGAGTTCCATCATAAAATAAAGCTCCAGTAACTGCATATAGACGAGCGCTTGTATCAGAGGGTGGCTCTGCACTTGGCATTTTTATTCCTTTGTTGAAATTCTGAGCGCCCACGCCCACTTGAATCCCATTAGGAAATACAACTGATTCTATTTCACCCGAAAGTGAATTCTTAAGAACTATAAAGTCTTTTCTGTGCAGCTCTGTTTGAGAAAAATTTGCCATTACGGCACCGAAACTGGAGCTAATACTATGTCCGGATTGTCTGCTCGTTCTTTTGTTTGACCGTCATAATAGGGCAAGGAAGAAGTCGCAAATCGACTTAGATTTTGAGAATGTGTCTTTTCCGGAGAGGACTGCCCACCTGTTGTCGTATCTTGCGGCACAAAATTAATGCTGACTGGGTATTGTACAGATCCACCCTCTATTGTTGCTGGAAACTTTCTCTGCTCCAGCATATCTCTAAACTGGCCGTATTTGTCTCTTCTAAATCTAGCATCTACAGACGATCCAAAAATTCCGGCCAAGCCGTACTTATACCCTCTAATAACAGGGCGCCATCTCTTTGGTGATACGTGAGTGCGTTCAAAAATAGGTGCGCGATTTACGCTATCGCCGAAACCCCACAGGGCCTTTTTTTGGTTTCGCAGCGCTTTTCTTCCTTTGACCACATCGCCGCGATCGTTAGACACATAACCACTTGCAGGCACAAGATCTGTATCGGAGAGCAGATAGACATCATCAATTACATACTGCGCAGAACCTAGATCCGTATCTGATGCGTTATAGGTTTGTATGGGTGGATTTCCAAAACCTGCAGCAAAGAATCGCTTTTCATTTTTTTCATAAGCAGGTATAAACCACCAAAACGGTATCACTCCTCGAGAAGAAAATCCCATTCCCGGAACACCCGGCATAATTGTAGCACTCCCCACATCTGATATGGATCCGGCGCCGTAACCCAGAATATCTAAAGTGGCCAAAACGTCCGGAGGATAGCTGTCGTAAAGAGTTCCTCTTTGGTCAGTCAACCTTACAAATCTCTGTATAGATCCCGATGGGCCTGCTTGACCTGCAGCAACTGAGTATTCTACTTGTCTTACGTCAGGAGCTTCCGGCACTAAATTATTTAGAGAATCTAGTGCTAGCATAGAACCTGTAATTACTAGATCAACGTAAGAGCCCGACAACGCAGATCTTGGACCCACGTCCCACTGGTCATAAACTGGATTATCAAAATGCAGCGCCTCATGAATAGCATCAGAAGTAAGAGGCTGTCCTGCTTCCATTTCTACAGGAAGATTGTCACGAATTAGAGACCCGTAAAAAGTAATCTTTCCTGCGCCCGGACTAAGTGTTGTTATAGACTCAGCAACATATCCTTCTGTCAGCTTTCCTGGGTTGCTAGTGAGGGACTCTTTGCCGTTGCTAATAAAATTAGGTGTATTTGAATAACCAATTACAATTTTAGACGACGGGTCTAGAATGTAAGGTGATTCTCTTCTAAGATCTTCTTCGACAACTCTCATAGGATTGACACGCGTACCACCGCCGGCTGGGACTGCACCGGGTCCGACGAGACCCGCGTTGTGAAAGGTCCCGTTTATTCGAACACCAGGGGTTCCTCTGATGAATGAGTGTCCACTGGAAGCACCTGTTAGCTGTCGGCCGCCGTAATAAGATCCGAGGAGCTCCATATAAGCACTCCAGCACGCAGAGGTATTGGTCTGGTAGAATATTCCACGAGAGGCGCTCTTGGCGAGCGGAAGAGGACCTAGGGCGGGGGACAATGGGTAAGTTCGAGGTGCAAATTCCAACCTATAAGAACCTGTTATAGGTGTTGCCCTGACATTAGATGCCGGTTGGGTCTGCACGACGGGCCTAATAATATTTAGATCTCTGCGCCATGATCCTGTCAGAGGGGTTGTCCCTACCTCCGCAAGATGAGCAATTTCCCCAACGCCGATCAGATCTTTTGTCTTACCTAGACTTTGTGTAACCGGAGATGAGTCCGCAGCGGGGAGCGTCGGTTGTGTCCCTCCAAAAAGTGGGGAAAAAGTTTTTATTGTAGTGCTGTTGTCAGTATTATCAAACTGATTTAGCAAGAAAAATTGTTTAACACAGGGCCCGCGAAGGAGGTCTCCCGAAATGTTCTCGGGTCCAAATGATGCAGAAAAATCTATCACAATTTTTTCTACCAAGAAAGGGTGTGAAATTGAGGAACTCATGCAGTATGTTTGACTTCCTGTCGCGTCGTATTTTTCCGAAAATGGAAAACCATAACTAGAAACAGGTAGACCGACATAAGAGCACATTTGATCATCACCGTTGTAATTGTTGATCATTCCGGAGGGCGCAAAAGCCACTAAACCTCTGCTTCGTATACTCTGATCAAAGTTGAGAATATCGACATTTGAACCTGTAGATAAATCACCGAGAACTTCCCACTTCTCATCGGCAAAATTATAATACGCAATTCCGGAATTGACCCCCTCACTATAACCCTCTGCATTTGGTAAGGTGCCGGTGGAAAATGCAACATTTGTGGGAATTCTGGGATTTATATCAATTGTAAATGATGTTTTCGACCCTAAGCGCTGGCTAAATCCAGGCAAAACTCCAGAAGTAGTTCCTGTGGCATAAAATTGTGAATCATTGTCGATATACAGCCTAGACTCATTAAACGGGCTGATATTTTCTCCGGGTGTAAAGACAACGTGTGCGTCTGCCACGCCCGCAGTGGAATTGCCCTGTGCTGTTATTCCCCCAAGCTTGTTCGGTGTAGCAACGCCCCCAGAAACAAATTTATGTCTTGCAAACAAATTTGTGGGATAAAGCTTTTCACCGGTATCAAAAATTATAGTGCTTGTGTCGTCGAATGTTGACGCAAACTTTCCGGAAAAGTCAGGATCACCGGTTCTCATTATTGTGGGATAGGACCCAGTACGCACATCTTGATCATGCAGCATTACTCTGGGTGGGTTACTGATCACACCGGACTTGTAAACACCTTGGGTTACCTCATACAACGCCTTGACGTCTGTTACAGACAATACTGCATTCCAAATTCCCATTTCGGAAACTTTCCCGGAGAGTTTATTGCCTGCGCCTCTGTAAAGTGTGCCCCAATAAAGATCATTTGATCCTGCGGTCATTCCCGAATATGTGCCCTGCACGGAACCTTCCCCGCTGCTGTCTAGGACACCGTCAACATATATTGAAATTTCTCTATCGTCGTATATGCCGTTGTAAGTTACCACAAGATGATGCCACTCATTGCTGCCCAAAAGGCCAGCTGTGGCTGTGTGCAAATAACTATAGTTGTTACTGTCTGTATGAAATGAGACCCTCAGGACCCCCCCTTTGGAGGTCTCACGAATGGCGTACTCATTTTGCTTACCCATGATCCAGGCCCAGGTGGTGGCATTTGGGTTTCCTTTTACCCACATCGAAATTGAAAACGGTGAAGGTCCGGTGTTATCATCAAAACTAAGATCATCGCTATCTGCAGTCTTTATAAAAGATAAATCAGCTGTAGAGTGACAGTTAAAAGAGTCGGGATTAAAGCTGACCGGTCTTAGAGAGAAGGGTGTGTCAATGTCATTTTGAACCGGAAGATGGTCAGTGTTCCACCTGTCGTATGTAACAGTGTGAGAATTTTTAGAAGCATCAACAGCAGAATCGCCGGGTTTGTCAGTGGGTCCCGGGCGGATCAATAACACTAGATTATCTTGCTTGTCATACAGGCCGTTTTGAGTTACAAACGATTTTTTGTAGTCAACCAGTATATTTCTTTTTAAGTGTCCCATACTACTTCTTCAATCCCCCGTACACAATCGAATCATATCCATAATTGTCATTTTGTGAATAGACAAAGCCGTGACGAGCGATGACTACAGAGGATCTTACATTATTTGTTCTATTAGACCGGTATGTAATAGAAGCGCTAACAATACCTTGAATCATTACATTTCTAATGTCGTTATCTAGAATGTCGCTTTTATAAAAAAGCTCTCTTTGAGACGTATCAGTGTACGGACCTATATTGCGTTCAGCGTCTGAAAATACACCTGGTAGATCAATTAGCCCCGCAAAAGATTCTTGAGAATCGTAAAACGGCCTAGTTGAATCATCTCTTAGATCGATCTTGTCATCGACTACTAAAGACTCTCTTTTCACATTTGTCATGGAGTTGTCCCCTTTGACGCTGTGTGAAATGTACGGCATCTCGATAGATGTTCTATCTGCAATTTTTCTAATGTCAAAAGGCTCGATGACACCATCAAATGAACTCGGTTGTGATCCAGCATTAACCAAGCTAATTGGTTGTACGAAAGTGATTGCATGGCTTTTTATAATACCCACCGGGTCGAATTTATCGCACTCTTCGTACGGCTCGCTGCCTTCATATCCCGGTGTTTGTCCTAGATCTCTCTTTTCAATTACATGATCCAGGACTTCTGTGACTCTTCCGGCTGTGTCTAGAGAGACCATCGAGCCAGATCCGGCTATTCCTATGCTTTCATACTCAAGCAAAGAATTGAAAAAGTTTTGATTTTGCACTACACCGTCAAGTGCAGTAACAAAACTAATGTTGCCCCTAGTCTTTAGCTGTGTGTATCCCACAAGCTGGGAAAGATCTTTTATTTCTGCACCCTGTACGAATGGTGATAGAGAGGCTGTATATACTAACCCTACAAAAGTCACCGTCGTCCCAGTGGACACCAGTTTTATTTCTGTGGGATCTGTAGGAGTAGGAGGCGGTACGGGCCTCAGTGATTCAGGTAATGCCATTAGAACTTCCTCAGTGAACCAACAATTTGCTGGAGTCTAATTACTTCTTTTCCGCCCCTGTCTTCCTCTCCCAAGTACAAATCGTAATATTTGTAAGAAAACTTTGCTCTTTCTAGCGCGTGACTTTCTATGACGTAAGAAGATCCTAAAAATCTAGTATCGCCAGGGATCATTTGTTCAAGTATATCACCAATAGTATCATCAAAAAACTTAAAAAACTCAAAAAACGACAAAAAATTAACTTTCTTTGTCAGACGATTGAAATAAATTCTTCTAAGATTTCTCAAGCTAGGGTAGTCCTGCGAAAATACAAGCTCAGGACTTCCAATCAGATTGTCCAGAGCATTAAGGGTTGAAAATATGTTCATAATATCTTCGTTTAACCCTTGCGTAACAGAAATTTCTACAGCAACTCGATTGTCATCTTGAGGCTGCTCATTTTGAGGTATGTCATGTAAAGGTGCAAAGGAAGCACCTGACTCTCTTACGTTTTCTAGACTTTTGTAACTTCTTACCCTTATCTTGTTAGGATTTTCGCCTGATTGGAAATTACTTGAAAGCACATCAAAATCAAACCTTTCCGGTAAAATTACTCTTTTTGAAGATTCAAACCCTGTTCCGGCAAATGTATTACTATTTTGACTAAAGTCAAATCCAGTAATTTCACCGCTAGAATCGGACTCAGTGATAGGCTGGTCAAGGGATACATCCAATCTTAGCTTTTGAAAAGATCCGCTTGTATTTGTTACAAAACTAAAATTTGCTTCTGGGTCTTTGACGCCAACTGACTTGAAGTTTTTTGAATGTGTCTTGGTCTCTTCCTCCGAAAGCCCCTTAGAATAAAATCTAAGCGAGGAAAGCATTCCTGTGAATGTAGTGTATCTGCTTTCTGGGTAATCATTGTTCACGGTATCATTGAGGAAAGCGTTTGATGATGTGTTGATGCTCTGGCTTCCAATTACAAGAAATGTTCCGCTCGAATTATAATTCTCGCTAAATTTTTGAGCATAGTTTGTACCATTTCTGGCACCATCGTCAAAATAGCTTGATGTTGTATAGAATTGCTCTAAGCCTGCAGGGCTAAATTTTGAAGCTCGAAGGAAGTATGAAGAAGATGTATATGTGTCTATTAGATCGTTTCGATTTCTTCCAAAGCTAATTTGCCATTTTCCGCCATCAAAAATATCGACGCCCGTAAGTGTAAGATTCAGACCCTCAGAGTCTGTGACACTATTAGGGCGACCAAATAAAGTAACTGATCCTGTAATAGATGATAGGGGCACGGGTTTTCTTGCGACGCAATTATACATGACATTGTGTTCATTGCCCAATGATCCTGTTGTGTGAATACGAACAAGGCTCTGTTTTGTTGTGTGACTTATTTTGTTAGTGAATTTATAGCGACCTTCAAAAGTCCACGACCCAGATGTAAAATATCCATCGGATACTTGGCTAGTACCTAACTCACCTTGTGTCCCCCAAGCTTCAGGTTTTCCAGGTTCAGTTCTCGATCCTGATAAAAATGAACTCTGGAGGAATGGACGTCCGGGGTCAATTCCTTGCGGGTTTACAGTTCCTGCATCTGCCAGCGTTCCTGACATGTTGAGCATGGCTGCTATTTCGTGTCTTCTTATAAAAGAATCACCTAAGTTTCTAATGGAAGATCCGCCGTATTCTCTAATTCTAATCGGGCCATTTGGTGATATTCCTAAATTAGACAAAAGAGAGCGAACGCTTGCCATCGTCCCTCTGGACGATAATAGGTAGGGCAAGTCTGAAAATATTCTTCTCCAAAGCATGTTTTGTACAGTTTGGATTGCTGTTGTAGTTGTTCTATCCTGTCTTACATTTTTACCGTCAAGAAACTGCTCTGCGCTTAAAGCACCAAACATTTCAGGAAGATCTACTCCATAATATCGAGACAGCCACGGTAAAAGCTGATTGCTAACTGTTTCATTTGTAAGCACGTCTACTTTCAACAAACGCTTGAATTCGTCGATAAACATTTTTAGTTCATCAAATGATTCTGCAAATGTAAATAAAATTGCTGCTATAATTTGAGGCTGCCCTACAGTAGCACCACCCGGCTGGTCTATTGCAGTACCAATATCATCAGAAAGACCAGCATTTTCTGATTCGAATCCTTCAAATGATGATGCATCTCTAAGATAGTGTGGAGGTATTAGTCGTGTGACTATATTGGGATTAGATGCATCATACTGCTTTGCTTCTGTTAAAAAAGAAGAATTTAGACTTGTCAAAGAAGAAAATGAAGGAAACAAAGAGATTGTTGAGGCGCGGGATTCTCCGGACATAGGTGAAGAACCAAACGTGTCTGTGCTTCTTTGGTTCATCGAAAAGTTAGATATCGAAGAATGCAAACTATTTCCTGAATAATCTAGGACTAAATTTGATCCATTTCCGGAAAATGTTCCTGAAGGTTCGTTAAGACGAAAAAGAAGCTTTAAATCTTTTTGTGCAAAAACTTCCTGGTATTGCTGCTTTCTTATTTCTTTTTGTGTTTTTCTTTTGTGCCAAAACCTGATGTCGTCAAGGGCGCCCGACAACGTTTCAGCTGGAGTCATTACTGTTCCCGCAATAGTTTGAGATGAACCACTTCCAATATAAAGCGGTGATGTAGTAAAGTCAATACTTCCAATAGCAGCAAAAGAAGAACTAGACTCAAGAGCTGCATCTCTATAAAGAAATAGCTGGCCCGGGCCGGCGGATTTATCAAAAACAGCAGCTACGTGCTGAAAGTTACCCTTTGTAATCTCCATGGAAGTTTTGAGACTTTGTGACCCAGATATGACTGCCATCACCAAATTTGCTGTCTCTGTACTTGAAGATTCTTCAAGATATACAGTAATGCCATTGTTAGATGATTTTTTCTGAAAAACTATTTGATTGTCATTAGCAATTCCCGGAACAGAAAAGTGAAACTCTAGAGTAAAAGGACTATTTTTAGGATCCAAGACGCCTTCGCCTGTTGGATTTTTTGAAAGTGTCGGTGTGGTTGATCCTTTAAAGTCTTTTACTTCAATAAATGTTCCGGGAGAACTAGGGGAAGCAGATCCGCTAAAAGCAAGATAACCTGACCTTGAAGGGAACTGATTGTACACATACTTTTCAAATCCTGTCAAGCTATCAACAAATGCAACAATTTCGCTAAAAGTTCCGTCAAAAGGCATCTTGTTGATAATTTTATCGAAAGCTTTTTGAACTTTAGCTTCGGCACTATTAAAAAATGTATGATTTGAAAAATTAGAAAAATCTACATTGAGCTGCTGCGTACTTTTTAGTGCTGATCCTGGAGAGTCGTAACGAAATGTTCCTGTCAAAGGAGATGCTTTTTCATCAACACCCTCTAGAGTAACAGACCTGACGGGTGCGGAATTTTTTCGATTTCGACGAATGCCTGATTTAAAGAGCAGACTCTCTACACCCGTATTACTAGATCTGGCCATTATCCCTTAACCTCAAAAATAGAATCTCTATTTTGCACCAAATAGCTAGTTCCACGATCTATAACATAGAAATCAAATGCGTAAGACCTTCCGGGAACTAGAGCTTGCATCTTGAAATCAAAAAACATCCCTTCAGAGTCAGTGGATACTTTTGTCGAATTAGTCTTGTTATCGTAGGGAAGAATGATTTTTCCCGTAACTCGGTCGACGACCTGGTAGTAAATTTTTTCATATATTATGCTTTTTAGTGAGTAAGGCGTCTTTACAGGCGCGGAATTTTCGTTTATCAAATCGCGCCCGAATAGTTTGAATCTGACTGTATCATCCTTGTTGTAAGATTTTTCCGCATTTGTTATGATCAATTGAGGCTCTCTAGACCCAAACTGTCCGGACTTTCTAGTCGGCTGCTTCATTACAAATGTTCCAGTATGAAATGCCACAGTCCCATCAATTGACTTCCAATATGTTGTAAATTCAACTTCTCCTTTTTCTCTAAGGAGCTTGGAAATGCTGTCACGCTTATTATAAAGACTGGAGTCAACAGACGATAAACCAAATGATGCTGAATATACTCCCGTCATATAATTTGTGCTTCCATCTGCCTTTATTGTTCCCTGGGAGTGCTGACTTCCCGTTACGTAATAATTGAACAAACCTTTTTTGAGATGCAGCACAAAACAATTTTGTCCTGATATTTCTGATAAAGAAGACCCACTTACCAAATTTGCCCTAGATGATCTAAGATAAGAATTTAAGAATAAAGTTCCGCTTGCATCAAAATAAAAATCCTGATGATTGTCTTGAATTGAGTCGTCAAATTTTACAAGAAGTCTGGGTCTGAGAAGTGGATTTGCAACATGTCTAGAAGCAAATCTTTTTACAAATCTTGTCTTAGTATCTGTCTCTTCTGATCCTGTATAGGATAGCCGAAAGCCAACATCTGGAATTTGTCCTGCAATAGTAGCTGAGACTAGATTGGTCACGTCTATCTGCAAGTCCTCTGTCCCTTTTTGGAATAACTGCTTCTTCTCGAACGATACAACACCATTGCCGTCACTTAAGTTTCCGCTGGTGATATAATCAATATTAGTAGATGCTAAAAGTCCACCTGCATTTGCACCAGATGTATACCACAAATTGTTCTGGGTCGTATATGACGCAGTGACAAAATTTGAAACATGAACATCAGAAAATTTTCCCGTGTCTATTCCTTCACCCTCATCAAATGTCTGTGAAAGCGGATAAACAGAAAGTGTAAAATTTCTCGGTATTGCATGACCGGTCATTATGTCTTTCATTTCAAGCGTTGCTCTAAAGGTGCTACTATTCAAGTCAATAATAGATCCCGTTAGATCGCTTATGGGAGATAGATCAAATCTTACCAGTGCTCTAGATATTTCTGTCTGTGACGATGTCCCGTTTAGTGTTGTTTCATTGTAAAGTTTGAAAAGATCTAGTGTTGCCGCTTGTCCTACATTAGCATCTTTAGCCCTGAAATCACCGTCAATTATCTTGTCTGTGATATATGTGTCTGAGCTGGCCGTACATATAATAATCATTTCTTCCTCACACAGCTGTTCCAATTACATCAAACGAAGGAAACTTTAGCTCGAATATTGATCCTCGATCAGGTATTATCATACCTTTTGTTTGACTTTGTTTAAAATCAAATGTATTGGTGTTATAAACCCTATCTTCAACTTGCCCAAATCGAGGAAATACTTGAAGATCGACAAGTGAGATAACAAAATTAGAATTGATAATAATGTTTGTAATGTCATCAATAATAATTGGCTGATCTATGTTGAAGTATTCCTTTTCAAAAGCCAGACTAATTGCTGAATTTATCGATGTAAGCACTTGATTTTTGTTGGCATTTTCTGCTACAAAAACGCTGTACTTAATTCCAAAGTTTATTACCTTTGCATCCAAAATATCTACGGCATCACCTACCAAGCGAAGCTCATTTAAATAAGTGCTTACATTTTTTTTCAAAGAGTCAGGGGCCACGCCTAGGCTTCCGTCTTCATTTTTTGAAAGCACATAAACAAGTGCAGAACCGGGATTTATAGGATTGGGTGCTATAGATGCCCTATAGATTCTTCCAAACTCACTAGGTAGCGTATATAGACGCGCCAGTAAATCTTCTTTTGACACCACTCTTCTTTGAGATTTTCTTGCTGAAGTGATGCGGGCTTTTAAGTCAGTTAGTGTTGGAGCTTCATCGCCTCCCCTAGCAGATTCTGGATTTGTCACTAAAACTGATTGTCTTACAGTGAGCGCATCGGTTGCACTAGGATTTCTTCTAAATGTTAGCGAAAGAACATCTACTGACTCGATTGCGTTGGACGAGACATTGTGAGACAATCCTCCCCCATGTCTATATCTGACTGTTAAGTTTGTTCCGCGAGGACTTATACCTAAAGTTTGCGTCTCTAAAAGTGATGCTGGATCTATGCTAAACCTAGGTACAACAGTCTTTCCATACAAATTGAGAGAAAGCTCGCTGGGATCGGGTATAATGTCATCGTCAAGTGTTCCTGCATTGCCGCTTCCAAACCTTACAGTAGTCAATTGAGTTGTTGGGTCATAGCGTCGAGTAAATCGATAGGGTGCTGCTATGACTCTCATAAAATAGGGGACCTGTGATGCATCTGCTGTTTGATTTTTTGTCTTTAGAAATACAGTATCTTCGCTCAAAGATGACACTTCATAATATGTGTTAGAATCAGTATCTTTGATAGACAGAATAGCAGTGATAAATTTTTGTGATAAAGTAAACTCTCTAAATGGTACAAATGTATCTGACACTGTTATAGTTTCTGTCGTTTCCTCTCCTGAGACTGCTATTACGTCCCTGGAGACTTTAAATGATTTTGGTTGGCCATTGGCCTCTGTAGCAGATATTATGTAGCTGGCTAAAAAATTACCGTCTTCGTCTTGCTCAGAAAAATCTATGTCTTCTGTCGTGGTAAATGTTACACCTGTAAAAGAAGATGTTTGTGTTCCTGCCAATATTACGGGCATTGCGCTTCTTTTAGGCAAATACAGACCATTGACCTGCTCAGCAGGAACTGTTATTGTAAATTTTAAACTTACAACAGACGGAGATGCCCCAACTATGTCGACTCCCGCATTTCTTAGGTGTGTGATAATGCTGTCAGACTCAACTGCCCGCAGAGGGTCAAGTTCTCTGAAGGCGTGGTCTAAATAAAAACTTAGTGAATCACCAACTGTTGCTGCAAAATCCAAAAACATTCCGCCAACTGATGGTTCAGAAAAGTCCTGGATTTTATCCGGAAAGTATGTTCTAGCTGTATCTAAAAGCTGCGCTCGTATTGTCTCAAAATCTCGAGCAATATACGTTCTATTTTGCTCTTTTTTTATCTTTTTCTTTACTTGAAATGCCATTAGTTTGCCACCACGATTGAAACCTCTACTATCTGATTAGTTGCATTAATTGACGGGATCGAATACCCCACCTTTATTGTATTTACTATTACGTCTCCCTCCGGAGTTGCCGACGTTTCAAATGTTTCTAGCGAAACATAGGGCAAATATTTTGTAACAGCAGCAGAAATTCTTGCAAGTGCTTCTTCGATAACATCATTAGAAGTCATATCATAAGACAGCTCTTTTAAGTTCGCACCGTAGTCTGTAAGCATCAATCTCTCTCCGTGATTGGTGCTCAATAAATTTTTCATGTTATCCCGAACTTGATCGACAAGTCTTTTTGACATCTTAAACATCGACTCTTCATCTTGCTCAAAAGAAATAGGCGTCAATATCCCTATGGGAAGACTTACAGCTGTGTCTTCCTTCATTGTCTGGACCTTACTTTGCAAGTTCCCAACAGATTTGAAATCGTATATTTTTTTAGCCTGTGCCATTTTTCCTGCTCTTGGACTAAATATCCATAAGTTCGACCTTCTTAATTGAACCGGGAATCTTTACATTGCAAGAAAGCAACAAGCTCACTATGTAAGCATACCTTGTGCATCCCCAGTTGCAGGAGAAGTAAATGCAGGAACAGGAGCACTCCCTGGTGGCGGACCCATAAATCCTGCAACCGTTACGTTTCCATCAATGTTGTACGTAGTAGTTACCTCTCCTGTTGCAGCAAATGCATGCACTCCATTTCCAATACCTTCTGCTAAGGTTCTTATGATGCCATCAGAGTCTGCGCCGTCTTTTTTGCCTTCTTCTCTTGAGTCAATATGAGCACTTTCAATATCAGCAGCTAAATCTACGTCTGTTGAAAATTTCAAATCACCATTCGGGCCTTTTGCTGTTCCCGGTGAAACAGTGGCTCCGGCGCCAACAAGAGGAGGCAGTGCTGTAGCAACATGACCAGGCGGAATTATGTGATCAGTGACGACCTTGGCAGTCTCCATGTATTTTTTAATTGCTGCGGCTAACTCTTCAGAAAGAGTTTTGATAATTGCATCTGAGTCTGCACCTGTATTTTTTCCTTCATCTCTTGCAGTCTTATAGGCATTTTCAATATCAGTCAAAAGTGTTGATTTATCTAGTCCTTGACCCATTATGTAAGCTCTCCTGTGCCCGTTGTCGGCTGTGGAACCATGTTTCCACCTGGTGCAGTCTGCTGTGTTCCAGTTTGCCCTGTTGTGACCACCAAAGCAGACTTTGTGTATTTATCAATAGCCTCAGAAAGCTCAGTTGCAAGTGTTGTAATAATTCCATCAGAGTCGGCCCCCGTTTTCGCGCCTTCATCTCTTGCAGTCTTATAGGCATTTTCAATATCTGCAATTAGAGGTTCTATTGCTGCTGATAGTGGCATTTTTATTCTCCAAAGATTCTTTCAGACTTAACTTCTGTTATTCTGGGCTTGAGAGTTCCAATTCCAGCTTTAAGATCTGTGGCTGCCTGAACTATCTGAGGAGATGGGGCGCCAAAGCCGGGTGTTGTATTTTTCAAAGCTGTGGCTGCGAACTTATCAATCTCTTTCATTAGATCGTTCCAAAGGTCTTCCAGCTCTTTGTATTTTATGTAAGGCTGGGCCTCGCCGTCTCCCGGACCTTTGCCTGCGCCTCCATCTTTTTTCTGTCGACCTAAAAATATTTTGCTTCCACTTATCTGTACAGTTCCATCTGACTCGATATAGATGCATGCAAGATCTTTGTCCGGATCTCCTTCTTTGACAATTCTAATAGTCCCCTGGACCTTTTCTAGCTTGGTCGGCAACTTATTTTCATATGCTTTGGTAGGTAAATTTCGAGCAACTATTCTGATGTGATCCGACTTTACAGCGATACATGGTCCCGGGTCCACGGGCTTATAGTCAGTTGCAAATCCCTTTGCCACTATTTGATCTAGACCCAATTTTTTATCAATATCTGATTTTTCGGATGCATAAATTCTTGCTGCATCAACTACAAAGTCAGGGTCGCCTTCGCTAGGGTTGGTTTTTGGATTTCCTTGATCGGGCGGAGCGAAACCCTCGTTGGCATTTTCTTCGTCCCTATCTTGTGTTTCGCCTGGATTTTTATCAGTTTCAAATTTTTCCAGTGAATTCTTGACAACAAAGGGTTTTGTACTATTCTTTTCTCCGCCGGCTTGAGCTTTTTTTCTCTCTTTTTTTGCTTCGTCTGCATCTGGTTCAAAGTATCGCCCTCGCCCGACAACAACATCAATGGCACCAGATTTTTCAACCACCTTATCGCTAGAATTCGATTTTTCCCGGGCGTCAGGTCGAACAACTGCATCGAACCCTCTGTCTGTCCCTAAAGAAATTGCTGTATTATTAGAACCCTGTATTACGAGATCACCCGGGCGATTTGTGAATCTGGGTACAGGCTCGATAGACATCTGGGCGTACTCTACTGCGTCAGAAATAACTTTTACAATAGCATCATTGAACCCACCGATTACATAGTCTTCCTTATCAGTAGGATCATTTGGAAAGCCAGCAATTCTTTTATCGTCTACAGGTATCGAGGCAGATAGTTCACTTTTTGCTACTCTGGAAAAAGATGTCATGTTGACATCTTCATTTTCTAAATCTTCAGGCACCCTAGAAAGCCAGTAATATGTTCCTGCTCCTTTTGGTGCGATCGGAAGCTCTCTAAAAACCCATACTAGCTCACCTGGCTTTATTGGCATTGAAAGATGGCTAGAAAAGAATGGATAGCAAATTAAATCTTGATCCACATCTTCAGATGAGCCGTCAGTTATAAGCCGACAGATAACTGAGTTTCTGGGAGCTTTGTAATAAAGTTTTTCCTGCCCTTTCAAAAGACCTTCAGGCGTTTCATCAAGTCTCAAAGAAGGATCACACAATGTCTGAATTACAACGCCTCTGTGAATTATCGGAGTCGAGGATAATTTCGTTATTGCATTTTCTGTTTCATTGAGCCCGCCGCCGCTCTTGGAAGACTTTCCGTAAACAGCTCTTGAAGCACCATCACTCATTTTACCCCTCTATTTTCTCAAAAATATCGTCTGCATTGACCATTTTTTGAGCTTCTATTTCTTTTGTCACCAATCCGGCAAGAGCAAGGAGCTGATCGTTGGCTTTTGTCATTCTTTCTAGATACTTTACAATAATCGGCCCTAAAGTCGAATGTTCAGCAGCAGTTCCGCCCAGCTCCTTAAATGCCTGCGTAAAAAGTGCGCTAGCGCAAACTCTGTCATTTTTTGCATTATTATAAATTTCTAGCCACAAAAACATTTTTCTCTGGTCTAGATTTTCTACATTGTCTAAAATCTCTTCAAACTCTGTTATTTTTTTATTTGCATCTTTGTCTGATTCCAGAAGTTTTTCGATTTTTTTTACATCTTGTGCTTTCATTTTCAAACCTATCTATAGTTGCGCCAATTCCACAAAGGGCGCTTTGACAAATAAGTTGTTTTTCTCTGATTGTCGTATGCTTCCTTTTCAAAGGGATTTTGATTGTACCCTTCTACAAAACTTCTGTGCTTTAGAGAACCCCACAGAAAATAAAAAGTGTAGACAAGCCAGTGAAAAAGAAACAACATCTCAATTTGCTGAATGTAATGAATCGTCTCATGGCGCTTTGATGTCTTTGACAAAGACCCTCTAGAAAAAACAAAGCACAAAATATTAACTGCTCCAATTTCAATCGGTGACACCTTTGAAAGCCAAATCGGCACCTTGCTGTTCTCAAAAATCCACGGCGTTCTTCTTGAAAGCCACTTTCTTATGACGGACATTATAGACCTCCTTTTTCTTTTTCTTCCACCACTAATCTAGAATAAATCTTTCTTATTTTGCTCATTGATTTTGTCAAGTGCTTTTTTTCCAAACCGGAAATCTCGCACAAGTAAATGTAAATCGACTGTTTATTGATAAAATCAAGCTCTTGAGCATTATCAAACAATTTTTCAACTGCACTAATTGTAATCAGGTCTCTATCGTCAGATAGATGCTCTCTTACTTTCTTAACTCTAGCTATGTTTTCAGCTCTATTTTCACTGTTAATGATTAGCTCTTCTGTTGACGGAAGCTCAACATATCTATCAATTTGCTGCTTTATCAGAGAATCGCCCTTGCGTGACGTTACTTCGTCCAAATAAACGTGCTTGAAATACTTTTTTCTATGACTATTTGTCGTATTTATTAGAAAGTTTTTAGCAACTACATTGAAATAGCTGAATGCTTTGGACCCTTTGGCTGGGTCCCACTTATGAAGTGACTTATAAAGAAAAAAGCAACCCTCCTCTATGAGTTCTTGTGTGTTCATAAGCGGAGACTTAAATCCGTAGACGTAGATCAGACTTTCGACCAATTTTTTCATTGCTGGAAGAATTTCCTGACCGTATACTTGTTCTCTCTCTTTTTTCTCTTCAGATGTCAGAAACTTTACAATTGAAACTTCTGTATCTTTGGTAAAATACATCACACTTTTTTGACCAGGGCGCCTCTTTATTCTTTTTCTGCCTTTTTTTGCCGCCATTTATTCTGTCTCCTGTTCTATGTTTTCTATATTTTTTGTAAGCGCTAAAGCAACTGAGTGCAGAGAATCTCTTACAGCACTTATGTCGTTAACGACAGACTTTACTTCGGCACTGTCATAAAACAGGGGGCGCTTTAGTACATCTGACATCGTATCATACTTTTCATCAATTACATCCAGGCATTCTTCGATGGTGTCTTCAAGGCGAATAATTGTGATTCCCAACTTTATATTCTTGTAGACTGAAATGCTCAAAAGAATTCCTAGTATTGTAGCTAAGTAAATCATCTATAGGTGTTTTCTCACGATACTCTCAAACTTTTCTTGTAATGCTTCCAAAGAGTGAGATTTGATTAGTTTTTCAGAAAGATTTTTCGCATGAGCGCTAAACTGATTGGGTTTTTCATACACAGCTTTCATTTTTCTGCAAAAGTTTCCCTCTCTTGGATTTGCCCAAGCTGATCCGGCTACAAATATTTTTCCGTCAATTCTAGCAGGAGGTACAGGGCACATATCAAACTTTACTTTCTGAAAACTGGCGCCTTCCAAAAACTCTGTATGGGCAGACCAGTCTGTTGCAACAACTGGAAGTCCAGAAACTGCTGCCTCAAGCAGGGGCAAACCAAACCCTTCCCCACGAGTTGCAGACATATATCCTATAAGTTTCTGACTCTTGTAAACATTTTTCATTTCCTCTCGAGTCATTGTGCCGTGCATCATATAGAGTTTTGGTGCTCTGTCTAAATTCACACTTGAAGAAGCCCTCACCTGTCTTAAAGTTTTTCTGACCAACTCTCTGTCTATTGTAGTGTCTCTTCCTCTAGATGTCTTTACAATCAACCCTACATCTTTTTTCCCTTCAAACGCCTTCAAAAACCAAAGAATACTCGATAATAAATTTTTTCTATCTGCATCAGGATTATCGCTAGTTAGAGTGCCTACTGTTAGAAAGTTTTTGTCTGTCGGTATGTCTTCTAAAGGGTCGCTGGATGGCTCCAAAAGAAGCTCACTGAAGTATGCTTCCGGAAGTACTTCTATGGGCGTTTTATTTTGTGAGCCTCCAGTCCTTTCTAGCGTTTGTTTAGTAAAGTCGCTAGGAACAATCACAAGATTCATTTTTTCTCTTTGCTTGACAGCCCAATCTTGTGAACATTTAGTTGTCTCAACACCTGCTGTAACTCCAACATTGTAGTTGGCTAAAGTTTCATCCCACTCATGAGGAAGTTGGACTTGAAATGAAATATCAAATTTTTGTGTAGTCGGTCTAGATGCTGACATTATTCTGCCGTATAAGCCGTCCTCATCGGTATCACTCACATTCCAGGGAGTAATTCCCCACGGAAGTATTTGTGTTGTAATATTCCAGCCTTTTTGTGCTTCACAAAATCTAAAAATTTGTCTAGAGTGAACCCCATAGCCGGATTGTGATAAAAGAGGTGCTCTTACTAAAACATTTTTCATGAAATTTCCTCGATAACAAATTTTTGATCTGTTTTGTAATTTTCAGTCAAATTCCACAGTGAATCATGCCACAAGTCTATCGTTTTCTGCAAAGAAAACTCCGACTGGACATAATCTCTTGCTTTCTGGCCCAGTGCTTTCCTTTCGCTTTTACTCATTTTGTACATCTTGTAAATTGATTCAGCGATAGTGTCAGTGCTTACATAGTCTTCGTAGATATAAGGGACCATTTGTGAACCTACCAAAGATTGCATTTCTACGTCAAGTGCAATTCCATTCTCTGTTCCATCTCTATGATCAACTACTTGACGAGTCAGACCACCTGTTTTTACAGCAATTACAGGATTGGCCACCTTCATAGATTCCAGAGTTGCTAATCCAAACCCTTCTGCGTATGCTATGTTAATACAGCAGTCAGAAATATTATGCAGAATATTCATTCTATCAAATTCAACTCTTTGATTTGAAAAGACAACGCTGTCAACAACGTTCATGGCTTCAACATTCACTAGCAGATTTGGACCTTCTTGATCAACCGGATCTGTGTGCATAAGAAGCGTCGCATCTGATTTTCCTTCTTTTTCTAACATTTTCACAAACTTGGCCCATGCTTCAATTAAATCAGCCGGTCTTTTTCGACGAGCATTTCTATTGACCCAAAAAAGAACAAAGTGATCCTGTCTATGCGGTCCTAAAATTTGTATTTTGTTTGTTTTAATCTGGTCTTCTGTCATAGGAAAAAATAAATCGTCCGGCAGTGCATGAGGTACAAAATTAGCTTTTCCCGGAACAATCTCATTTACCATTTCATACGAAAGATAGCTGTGACAATTTATAAGATCAGTTGCCTCATAGAGGACTTTGTTGTAATAGGGTGCAGGTCGATTGTCCCACACATGCCAATAAGCAATTGGGCAAATTTTATTGATCTCATCATGCATTTCCCAGACGTAAATAAAAAACCTAGGGTCTGTGAAAAGAAAAATCACATCAGGTTTTTCTGCGGCTATCGCCTGCAAAAGCATTTCTCTGTCGCCAAAACCATCTATGGGCTTGATCATAAAGTCCGGATTAACTTGAACAACATCATAATTGTTGTGCTTCATTGCAGCACCGAACTGTCGAACTGACCAGCAGCCCTTATCGATTAGCCCGTTTATTAGAAAACGACTTTGACATCCGACCCCCGAAGTGCTGAGTGCGTGGTCGGAGAGCATTAGTATCTTTTTTTTCTTCACATCACACCAATTTTTTTAAAGCTTGTTGCTTATATTAGTGTGATGAAGACACTAGTAAATTCGAATTGAATAATTATCTACGTGCAATGCTCTGTCTGGGCGAATTCGCAAAACTTACAAGAAGATCTATTTTTTATCATAAATCCGGTCCTCATACCCTTCAACATACCGCTAACCATTTTGTTTGCTTTTGATATTGACTTCGGACCTGATGATACTTCGACAATATCTACTGACTTGCCCGGCTTGCTGTCACGCTTGAGAAGAACAAAGCATGCTTTTACTTGACTACTAGGTTTTCCTGACACTTGCATCCAGTAGTGTTTGTACAGCACAATTTGTGCCTGTGTCAAAAAATCTCTCTTTTTATCTTTTCTCCAACCTCGAGGGCCCGCTGTCTTCCAATCAATAACTACGTGCTTTCCACTTGGAAGCTCAAGAACGCAGTCAATGAAGCCCTTGTAGAATCCAATTTCGTCACCCGACACAGCCTCATATAGATTGTGCTCAGCAGCAACAGGTTTCCATCCAGGAAACTTTTCATCCAAAAATGATGGTAACTGTTCTAGACTGTTCTTCGATGACTCTAGCCACCCTTCTAGATTCACGTGCCTATACTTCCACCCTTGCCCTGCAGCTCGAGATGTCTGCTCTTTTATAAATTTTTCAGAATCGAACCCATGTTTACTCCACGCCTCTCTAATTTTATTGTGGGCCGTCGGAATATCCATAGGATTACCGTTTAGAAAATTTTCAACAGCATCATGTACAATGGTCCCGTATTCCAAGTACGGAGAAGGGACCACTTCCGAAAGGCCGTCGATGTACATCAACTTGTGACGAAAAGGACACTGCTGGTATATGCTTACTTCTGAGTATGACACATGGGGTTTGCCATTCTTCAGAAGGGCAGTTTTTGTCTCAAGTTTTTTATAGTCTTCCATGTATTAATTGTATCACTTTTTTGTACATTTTTACATTTTTTCATAAATGATCGAACGTACTTCTTAAGCGACTTCTTTGCATGCCAGCCAGTTTCTTCTTTCATAAACTCCGGCTCTGCCAAAGTAATTCTTACTTCACCAGGTCGAGCAGGAATTCTGGTTTTGAGACCTCCAAACATGTTTGCCAACTCATTTATAGAATAGTTTGTGCCGGTACCTAAACTAAAAATAGGTGTTGCGTCAAATTTTGTCCAGTCTTTTATTCCAAGTTCGTATAAACCCCTGACAATGTCATCGACATGTGTAAAGTCTCGTCGTTGTTCTCCATCTCCGACGATGGTTAGTGGTTTTTCTTTTTTTGTAAGTTCTTCAAACTTACCAACAACAGTTGCCCAAGGCCCTGTGATTGGCTGCCTAGGACCGTAAACATTGAAAAACCTAGCAATGGCTGTGCTCATTCCATAGACTTCGTGATACATTTCACATACTCTTTCACCAGATCTTTTTGCGAAAGCATATGGATTTAAGTACTCATCTCCAAATGCAGTACTTGATCCTGCATAAACAAATCTCGCACCCACCCTTCTTGAATAATCACATGCAGCTGCAGTTCCCATAATGTCATTGGACAAATAATCCAGCGGGTGTTCAAAAGAGGGTTGAATTCTAGCGTGTGCCGCCAAGTGAAACACAATGTCAAATTTTTCTTTTGAGTACTTTGATTTATCTAGATTTCTAACGTCATCGATCCAGTATGTAGAGTTTTCATTGCTATAACTTCTAGATGATGATTCTGAGCATAGGTTGTCCATTACAGTTACTGTACATCCCTCCCTTACTAACAAATCAACTAGATTGCTTCCTACAAATCCCAAACCACCTGTAACTAGTACTCTCATTTGACACCTTCGAAACTATAATTCTTTTTTTGTCAAATCATAATCAGACTCATACATGATTTGAACTAAGTCATGAAATGTTGTTTTTGGTTCCCAAGAAAGCTTATTTTTTGCCTTTGACGAATCACCCAAAAGATAAGGTACTTCGTGTGGTCGAAAAAACCTAGGATCAATCTCCACATGATCTTCTACGTTTAGTCCTGCAATTTCAAAAGTATAGTCTAAAAATTCTTTTACTGACCTTGTCTCCCCTGTTGAAATCACATAATCATCCGGAATGTCTTGCTGCAGCATCAGCCACATGGCTTCTACGTAGTCTCCAGCGAAACCCCAATCTCTTTTTGCTGATAGATTGCCTAGGTAGAGCTTGTCTTGAAGGCCCAGCTTAATTTTTGCTGCAGCTCTTGTAATTTTTCTAGTGACAAAAGTTTCACCTCTACGAGGAGATTCGTGATTAAAAAGAATACCGCTTGAAGCATGAAGATCGTAACTCTCTCTATAGTTTCTGACTAGATTGTGTGCAAAAAGCTTTGCACAAGCGTACGGAGATGCAGGAAGCATTCTAGATTCTTCATTGAAAGGATAGTCTGGATTGTCACCATACATTTCAGAAGAAGAAGCTTGGTAGAATTTGCAGTCTGGCATTATGTTTCTTATCGCATCCAAAATTCTCAATGTACCCATTGCAATTCCGTCGACGGTGTTTTCCGGGATGTCGAAAGAAACGCGAACATGAGATTGTGCAGCCAAATTATAAAACTCATCGGGCAAATAGTCGTTAAGAAGACGATAAATACATCCAGCATCGTTCAGATCAAAGTAAACAAGATGAAAGTTAGGATTTTCATAAATTTTATCAACTCGGTCTGTCGTAATAAGTGATGTCCTTCTCTTTGCTCCTACAACTTGGTATCCCTTGTCTAGTAAAAGTTCTGCTAAATAGGATCCGTCTTGCCCAGTAACTCCTGTAATTAATGCAGTCTTCAATTTACACCTCTGACATTTGGATAGTTCATTATAAACCAATCACACGTCTTTTTTATTCCTTTTTCCAAAGGAGTATAGTCAGATTTTTTCCACCCTAAACTAAGAAGTTTTCTATTTGAACTGGGTTTTCTATGTTGCCCTAAGGGCTCAGATGTTTGCCACTCAATTTTTCCTTCATACTTCAGAGTTTTACAAATTATTTCCACGACCTCTTTGATTGAATACTCGTGGGTATTCCCTATGTTTATAGGTTCTGGCTCATTGTAGTTTTCCATCAAAAATAAAAGAATTTGTGCAACATCCTCAGAGTATGTGAATTCTCGAAGAGGAGATCCATCCCCCCAACACAGAACTTTCTCCTGCTTGTTGATTTTTGCTTCCCACACCTTTCTAATGATAGCCGGAATTACATGACTGTTCTCTAGATCAAAATTATCATATTCTCCGTACAAGTTATTGGGTATTGCGGTTATAAAGTTGCATCCGTACTGTTGACGATATGCTCTTGACATGACATCAACCATTCTTTTTGAATACGCATAGCCATAATTTGAGTTATGGGGTGGGCCTAAGTGAAGCTGGTCTTCTGTAAGCGGATAAGAAATATACTGCGCGTCTGGGTAGACACACGTAGAGAGAAGAGAGACAACTTTTTCAACATTTTGAGAATGAGCAAAATTTAGAATTTTTTGGTTGATAATGCTATTTTCTAAATAAAAATCTAGCATGTAAGAAGTATTAGCTTTGATACCTCCGACACGTGCTGCCAGATGAATTATATTTTTCCCAGAAACATCTTCTGGTTCAAGATTTTCAAAATCTTTGCGGTTCAAGTAAGTCGCACTTGGTAAAAATTTTTGAAATGCTGACCCCACCATTCCGGATCCGCCAGTAATCAGCATGTCTTTTTTTGTGTTCGTCTGTCTAGACTTCATGATTTTGTCAAAGTAAAAAATCCGTTACCGTGAGGAAAAACATCAGTCCACTTCTTTTTTATTTCTCCGTACTCGTAAGAAAAATCTTTTAATTCGTATCCGCAATTTTCAAACATGTCAATCCACCACTCTTCATCTTTCTTGGTTACATGAGTGATGTCAACTTCATATTCTCTAATTCTAAATCTATTTTTGTCGCCTAAAGGTATCACAAAAAAGAATTGATCAGACTTGTTTCTCAAAAATTTCAACATTTTTGGTATGTCTTCTTCTTCAATATGCTCCAAGACATCTTTACAGATAACAAGATCATACTTCTTGGACGTAGGTTTTCCTATAAATTTTCTTGCCCTGGGATGACAATTCTCTAGTGCGTACTCACTAATGTCTTCGCCATATGCATTGCATCCTAAAATTCTAAGTGCTGCAACAAGAAAACCCTTAGCACACCCATAGTCTAAAACGGTGTCAAAATCTAATCTTTTCTTTATCTCAAGTGCCTCAGGTATGGATCTAGTGGGCATCCATCTGTAGTTTTCATATCCAGATATACCTTTCCTCACACCGTCTTCATAGTAATCTTTATTAAATTGACTCAATTTTTCTCACCTCAAGCAAAATCATTATGTTCAGTCACTGTGACTACATCATCAATTAGTTCGTTCTGCATTGCGTATTTACAGTAATGGCAAGCATGTGTTCTTTTGTGTGACGGCTTGCTGTAATAAGCATCTATTCCGTCTATGTCACATACCATAAACTGTGAAGATGGAACATAGTTGTAGTTATTCTCCAGAGATAGTTCAGCTGACGGGCAGACATATATGTGTCCATCAGTGAAAAGAAATGGTTTTACCATGTGCATGTAGCAATTGCTGTTTCTTCGCTCTCCCTTAAAATTAAAGTCTGAGAGAAATGCGTACTCTAGAGTTTTTCCTCTGGCTGTCTCATACTCATTCAAGACCTTTCTAATTACTTCTATGTCTTTTTCTGTCTCTTTTACGTTTTTTATTGCATTGAATGCAATTCTTGTCGGAATTTTATTATCTTCTACCCAATCTAACATTCTTTCAAAATTTTGACGATTTTGAAACTTTGTGGCCAGCTTCTTCTTAGATGCGTCTGTCCACTTTCCTGTGATATTGGGATTACTTGAAGTCGAAAGAGACTCGTCCCAAACGTATGCTGCTGATACTGCTGTGTCTAGTCCTTCAAATACAGACAAATCATAATCGTACCCTTCATAAAATCCGTACATTCCTAAACGAACCCATGTAAATAGAGAAACGACGTCTTCTTTTATTTTTCTTTTCTTGCCGATAAGTGCACCATTTGTACAAACACCCAAAGAAAAGCCCAAGGATTTTGCATACCTAGCTATTTCTTCAAATTGCGGGTGCAGAGTAGGCTCTCCACCGCCCGTAAACTCCACCCCTGTTACACCTATTTTGCGAAAAGAATCTAGTGCTTGTTTGACTTTTTCGACAGGTAGCCTATCTTTCATGTCTCTATTTGCAAAACAACAAAAACTGCATGTCAAGTTACACGCATTGATTAGTGAAATATGAACCATTACAGGTGAAGGAGTTTTTCCTTCTTGAATAATTTTTAGCTTATCTAAGTGCTTGAGTAGTTTTGTTGTGTTGCTACTAAAACTTCTTCCCTGTACCATTAGTAGTGCTCCTTGTACTGATGTACTATTGGAAAATTCTCCCAATTAGCATGCAATCTTTTTTGGGCTAACCATTCTGCATTTTCATAAGGCTTGCCCATTCTATTGAAATGAAATACTAAATTTAGGTCTATTGCTCCAATTCCACGAAAGTCTGGATGCTGCAGCAAGTCATCATGATGATTCTCTGTAAACGACAATGCGCTAGAAAATACTTCTAAAAAATCACTCGAACTGTAGACGCTACCTCCGCAGGCACCGTACCTTCCATGACTCACCCAGCCTTCATTTTCTCTAATAATATTGATAGCAATATTAGGTAGCGGATTGATAGTTGCGCCCTTGAAGCTAAAATCGTCAAATTCAACTTTATCTTGAACCAAAACGTCGTCTTCCAAAATCATGATATAGTCAGTATTTGCATTTTCTACAGCCAATTTGTGACGTCTCCATCCCTCGATCATTCTACTGGAATCATAATACGTGTCATCATTTTTGCCAAAAATATTGTGCAAGTGAACAAAATCAGTATTGTATCTACTTGCTAAATCACTAAAATCTTCGCCGCCATCAGATATCATCATGATCGGGCTGTCTGGATAGTATTTTCTAAATCTCTCAAGAACAAAGCTAGTCGCCTTTTTATTATTGTAGACTTGATAATATGCACCCAGTGTTTTAGAGGTATTCATTTTATCTTTCCTTTGAAAATAAGTAGTTTTCCACTACTACGTAGTCTAACTCAGTATTATCGAGCACATGAAGAGCATCTGCTATTGTCGTTAAGATTGGAAACCCCCTGATATTGAAAGAAGTATTTAGAAGAACATTAGTATCTGATATCTTTCCAAACTCTGTCAACAAATCATAAAATACTTCATGGTCTTCTCTGGTAACAGTCTGGAGTCTAGAAGTTCCGTCAATATGGGTTATTGCTGGAAGAACTTCTTGATATTCTTTTTTGACAACAGGTGCGAAACTCATGTACTCCATACTGTCAAAACTACTGGACTCAAAATAATCGCCGGCTTCTTCTTTTTTGCAAAATGGAGCAAAGGGACGATACCATTCTCTAAATTTTACTTTTGCATTGAGACTGTCTTTCATTTTCTGGTAAGAAGGGTCACATACAATGCTTCTGTTCCCAAGAGCTCTGGGACCAACTTCAGAGTCGCCATAAACTAGACCTACAATTTTTCCGCTTTTTATGAGCTGCGCGACTTCAGCTAAGTTGACCTTCTTGGCACCTCTTTCTGAGACGTGCTTTTCTAGATCTTGCTTATCAAGCAATGGTATTCCACTATAGGTCACAATCGGTCTGTTTTCAGGCGGTGATACCAAGAATGCAGCCCCAAGAGATAAGCCGCAGTCGTTTGGATTGGGTGGTACGTAAGGTGTCACACCAAATTGATTTTTTACTCTCTCATTCAACAAGACATTTAAAGATCCGCCACCGGTAAAACATATTCCTGCACTTGGAAATCTGTCTTTCCATCTGGCAAAGACATCTATGAAGGCTTCTTCGTACCCTTTTTGAAGAGTTGCAGCAAGATCATAAGCTGACTGTCCCGAAAATTTTGCATTAGACATCGGATTTTTCCAGGGATCGTCAGTATTTAAAAGATCTAAACCTGTTAGCTCAGAAAGTTTTTTATAGTCTCGATCAAAGAAAAATTCCTTAAAGTGGGGAACTAGTTCATCTTTAGCTTCTCCGTAAGCACACAGTCCCATGGATTTTCCTGGGAGTGCCAACTGGTGGCGACTATTATCACTTATTTCATGCAAAATTGAAGCACCTAGCATGTAACCACCGCCAAAGTCAGACTCTACTTTCTCCAAAAGATTGATCTGGTTTTCTTTTGCGTGATAAACATTAAAAAAACCGTCATTTCCTCCACCATCAAAAGAAAATATTAGTGCTTCTTTATGAGGTGAAAGATAGTAAGCACAGCTAGCGTGACACTCATGGTGATTCTTTACCATGCCGATACTATTTGTCTCAAACACCTCTGCCAGAACGCTCAACGGATTGATTCCTCCGTCTGCTGTTACAATTACATGATCTGGATTGGAGAAATCCCAGAATTTTTTTGCAATGTCTTTACACTGCAAAAGAATGTTTCTTATAGCCTCTAGGTCGTTATCAACGTGCAACCTAAAATATCTCTTTCGAACTAATCTCTCGAGCTCAATAATATGAATTTTTTGCTTTTCTGTGTCGTAGAATGTTATATTCGAATCGTGGCCGGCAAAAATATTTACTAATTTCATAAATTACACCTATCGTGAGATAAACCTCAGTAGTTTTCGTTTGCTATGTCAACTAGCGACTTTATTCTATTGACATAGGTGTGTTTTTCTTTTACTAGCTTTTGTGCATTTTTTATCATCTGCCAGTTCTCTCTATTTGATATACAGTTATGCAAAAGCTCATCTGTTTTTGGGTTGAATATACAGTTTCCTTCTAGCTCTTTGTATACTGCTTTTGAATTTGTCATTCCTAAGTGACCAAAACTAATGTTCTTAAAGATTCTTTCAGGAACCATGTTAGTTCGAACATGTTCGGGCCCTCTTATTTCAACCCCTAAATAAGATTTCTTTGTCGTTTCCACTAGCTTGTCTGTTGTCACGGGAGACCGCCAGGGATCGTTGTGGTAAAACTCTATTCCTAGTTTTTGACATTCCTCAACAAAGGGCTTAAAGTTGGAAAAATTTTCATGCTGTCCCGCATTTGAAATGGAACCTAGAAAATAAATTTTCTTTTCGTCTCGCTCTAAGTAGATATCGCTTTCTAGTATCTCATGAGGCAGAAGGTTGGTTGCCCAATTTATGTAAAGTCGATCAAAATCATCTATTTCATAAGAGACATATTGATTTGAAATTGTTACTTTTTGATCTTTCTTTTTCTCCATAAGACAGGAGGGACCGATGCTTATTGTGTCTAAGCTGGAGACGCTATAGTCGTGTATGTGATCCTTATGGTTGTCAACAGGCATTCTAACGTCTACGAACTTCTTAACACCCGCGTTTATGTACTTTGCCGGATCCGGGCAGTACCAGACAAAATAGCAGCTCGAATCATTCAGGGGAAGTTTTTTATCAGCAAATCCCTCACATAAAAACATTGTATTTGAAAAATCAAAATCTTCAGGGAAGTCTTCATCATGAAACCAATAGACATCATAGCCCAAATAACTAAAAGCTTTTTGATAAGCTTCCCACCCATAAGATGCAGTATGAGAATAGAGCGGATAACCCCATATTACAACTTTGTCGTAAGCAAAATTTTTCATTCTTGACTCGCATGGTTCATCTTGATATCTTCGAATCCTTCTCCGAAATTTCTCACAATTTCATTTTTTATCCCAACACGAATTTTATTTTTGTCTCTAAGCGTCAATGTTCTTCTTCCTACTTCTTCTAAGCCCAAAAGACCTTCTTTTCCTTTTCGTATGTCTGATTCCATGTCCCAACACTCGCCGTTTATCTTGTAGAGTCGATCAACATAAGGTTGTATTCCCTCATACTTGTCGAGTTCTCCCTTTAGCTGTGCCAGCTGGATAGATAAATCTTCCCCTTCAACTCTTTCATGTTTTAGTTTGCATATTGTGTAGCGATCGGCAACTTCTGCAATCGGATACGGTAGCGGAGACTTTTTCGGGTTCAACCAATCTGCTACATTTACTGCCTTGTCATCGATGTAAAAGTCTGCTTTAGGCTTTTTGTTCATTATGAGCTGGTGGTATTTTATTCCAAAATCTTTCATTTGATTTTCTGTAAACTCAGTGTAATCTTTCTTGCTAGTCATACCCCTGGCAGTCATCAAAATAATTTTATGACCTTTGTCATATAAAGAGTTTGCTTTGGATACTGCTCTTGACACAGGCAAGGCAGCGCTATAATCACCTTGCGTGTCAGTCACTAGTGTTCCATCAATATCAAAAACATAAGTTTTTATTTTTTCAACCATTCTGAAAAATCCTTCATGAAGCCGTCTATTGATTTTCTGGTTCCTTCATGTTCTAATCCCATTTCAATAATTGCCGGGCTGGCAGTAGCAATATGAGCCCCACAATCCCAAGATGTTACAATATCTTCTGGCTTTCGAATACTGCCGGCGATGATTTCACAGTCCAAATTATGATATTCAATAAACCTTCTAGTCGTTTCAAGGTGCGACTTTACATCTTCTCCCGAATCGATTGCGCGCCTATAAAAAAGAGAAACATATCTGGCACCGCATTTTGCAGCAGCAGTCAGCTGATTTGATGTGTAGCCGCACGTTGCATTAATTTTTATTCCCTCACTGGCAAGCCTAGAAATGACAGGCAAATATTTCATTTCTATTGGAACTTTTACACTGAGGTTTTCTGAAACGTTTTTTACTAGATTGACTGCATCAGTGTAGACATCTTCCGGGTCTAGAGAGAAAACTTCTACACTCAGCGGTAAATTACTTTGATTGCAGACTTTAGAAATCTCTCTACACATTTCTAAGAAGTTTCCTTTCGGCTCTTTAGCAAAAAGACTTGGGTTGGTAGTTACACCATCTATTAGATTACAAGAAATCAAATTTTTTATCTGGCCTAAGTTTGCAGTATCAGCAAAAACTTTCATGTGTCCTCCTTGTGAACATATTTTAGTCCATCCTCAACAATATGTGAATCTCCATCGTCATCTTTTGTGGAGACTTCAATAATAACACAGTCAACAGGCGCAATTCTCATATGCATTAGACCAGGCTCAATATGAAAAACGTCACCCTGTTTTAACATTACAGATTTATTTTGTGCTCTACCGATTCGAACGCCTACCTTAAGTTGGCCACTCTCAATATAGTACATTTCTTTCTTTTTAATGTGAAACTCCATGCTGCTCTGGGAGCCGGCTTTCATAAAAATTCTTTTGACAGAATGCACATCATCTTCAAATATTGTTGTCATATGACCCCAGTACTTTTCGATATGCTTTACCGGTGAAGTAGCTTGAGGCAAATCTTGTCGACCATATTTGATGTCAGTTCCCGTCTTGTCCATACCTTCTCCCTTTGCCATGCTTCCTGTCCCAGTGAAAACTAGAAATAGTCGAAGATATCTTCATTCTTCCACCCAAAGATTCTGTAATATATGCCATTTTAGCTATCTCCTCTAAAGCAATGGCAACATCGACAGCATTTTCTTTTTCTGACCACGTGAAGGGTCCATGACTGCTTAGAAGAATTGCACCGCTATCTTTAGAAGTTAAGTTTTTTGCAATATAAACTCCCAACTCTTTCTCATGCTGGTCTCCTGCTTCATAAATTGAAATAGGAGAATTTATGACCCTAACTGTGTCAACAAACATGTCTGCATGGGTTGTTCCATACATTTGTATGTCTCTATTGGCTTGTGCAAAAGATGTCGCATATGTAGAATGATTATGGCAAATTGAACTTATGTGTGTCATTGCTCTGTAAATCTCGACATGTATTGGTGTGTCAATAGAACACTTAAGACCCGATAGTTGATTGTAGCTCATATCAATAACTGCTATATCGCTTTCGCTCATTTTTTCAACATCTACACCACTGGGCTTTATATACACCAAAGAATTTTCTCTGTCTATGCAGCTATAATTTCCCCATGTTAGCTTTGCTAAATTTTCACTTTTTATTTTTCTATTTTCTCTCAAACAAAGGGCAAGAAAATTCTTACTTGACATTTTCAGCCCTCCTTAGATAATTGTAAGCTGTGGTGTCTCCGAACACGATAGCGTCATGCAAGTTTTTTCCATTGTATGTTGCACAAAAACCTGCAAAAAAGGCATCTCCTGCTCCGTGATAATCGCTAACGTCATCTATCGCCCTTGGTTTGTGAACAATTTTTTTATTTTCAGAACATGCAATAATTTCATCTTTGCCATCCGTTGCAACACACACATCAAACATATTTTGTCTCAGTATGTGCTCAATATCTTTTTTTGGTACTTCGTTCTCATTGCCAACAAAACAGTGAAACCCAAGATATTTTTTAATACTTTCGCTGGAATCGCTTACTTGCATTTGACATATTGTTTTATTCTTGGGTAATATTTTCAATATTTGATCACTAACAACACCCAATCGATAATCAGAAACCACTATCAAATCATATGTGGGCATCTTTCTATGCGATGTCCAAACAGTAGTTGGTTCTATGGGCATACAGTCATTTATTTGCAAGTATTTGTAAGAAGCATCTTTTACAAGATAGAACCTTTCTTTGATTTGATCTCTTTTTCCAGAGCAAATTACATTAATTCCTGGATTTGTTTCCAAAATCTTGCGATGTTCATCTGAAACTGAGGTTACAAAGTCTACATCGCAACCTAGTTGCGACATTTTTATTGCTACATTTGCGGCGCCGCCGAGAGATTGATATTCTCTAATTTTTTGACATTTTATCGTAGGTGTTTCTAGACTAAAACCCGTAGGTTGTAGATACACATACTTGTCTATGATTGTGTCACCTATCAGAAGGACTAATTTTTTCATGTGTTCTTAGCTCTCGTATTCTTCTGAGTTGGTCTGTTGTAGAAAAACCAGATGTTAGTGGCAGTGTCATGATCTTTACTTGATCTGGAATTTTGTCTCTTTTTCTAACTTCTTCTGCAGTCCACTCCCCTCCTTTTACAACAATTTCTGGCACTAGGCTTTCAATAATATTTCGTAGCTCTTCCTCTGTGTTAAAAACTATTACTTCATCGACATTTTTCATCGACAGCAGTATTTCTCTTCTAAAGCTTTGATTATTAATAGGTCTGTCTGGGCCCTTCAAGTGTTTTACTCTATCATCAGAGTCTATTGCAATTATAAGTTTTCCACCACAACTCTTGGCGAAATTTAGCAAGTCCAAATGACCCTTGTGAAGCACATCAAATACACCGTTTGCAATTACTAAACCAGGAACAGGATCTATTTTTGCTATTCGCTTATTGTGACGACCTTCTCCGTACGGAGTTTTTAGCCATGTTTTGACAATATCGATATTTTTTTTCTCACTATTAATCCAAGCTCCCAAGCAAAGGACATTTGAATCATTATGCTCCCTAGTTTTTTCTGATGTTGTTAGATTGTGGACTAAAGATGCTCTGGCTCCTGTAATTCTATTAGCAACAATAGACATTCCTACTCCAGTACCACAAATCAATATTCCTTTATTGTTCGGATTGTCTGAGACGATTTGTGCTACTTGGTATGCATAATCTACATAGTCAACTTTTCCATGCTCATCATATGGTCCCAAGTCTATCGGAAGAAATCCTAGGGATTTCAAATTTTCAACGACACGCTTTTTTAGCTTTACACCGTTGTGATCAGATGCTATTACAACTGTTTTTTCGCTCATCTAAAACCTCGGAAGTGTAACATTGATTGGAAGATTGACACACTGAATTCCATGCCGGGCCAAATTTATTGCCAAAGCCATCTCATTACAAATTGGGTGAGAATTTGGAGTTTTTTCAATGTCTGAATAGATCTTCTTGTAAGATAAGAATGTAGTACCATAAATCATCATATTTTCAAAACTTGAAAAATTTAACCAATCTGAAATGTGTCCATATTTTTTGGACATGTCGATTGCGTACATGTAGCTTTGATCAAATTGAGACATAATCAGGGGTGTCATTACATTAATGTCAAATCGACACCTTATCACGGCGTCATACTCCTGACCTGTTTTGAGACAGTGATGATACATCATTTGTGTCGACTCGTAAATAGATGACCACATGCTAAGATTATTTGAAAGAATAAACTTTTCGTAGTCTCTATGTGTCATTCCTGCTTCTTCAGCTTCTTTTTCTGTTCCCGGAGAATAAACATCAAATGTTCTTTTCAAAGACACACTTGGCATTAGAAATTTTCTAGTGGGTTCAACTTTACTGGCTAAGGGTGCATAGAGTTGTATAGCTTTTTCGTGAGAATTAGAATCTATTCTCTTTTTCTTCCACCCACCATCTCCTCCGTATTTATAAGGCTCATTTTCATCTTCATAAGACCAGGCATGTAAAAATATATCTGGATTGTTCGGTTCAATAATGTTTTTTAGAATGCTTTCGTAGCACTCATCAAGAAATCTAGGTTGGCCGGACATGCACAATGCAACTTTCACTTTGTCTCCTTTGAGTCTATCTGTGATTTTGCATATTCCACGACTGCTTCAACACCCTTGACAAGACCAACTTTTGTCTTCCAACCTAAAATATTTTCTACCTTTTTAGAAGACCCTAAGCTAAATTTGTTCACCTCAGAAACTACTCTTTCTTGCGGAAGAGGTAGAGGGCCACTAAATAGTTCTGGGTATTTGTCCCAAAACTTTTCTGCACTTTCAAAAGATGGCTCAATATAAGTTCCGAAACTTTCACAAAATATTTTGTATATTTCTTTTACAGAATATGCCGTGCCGGACGAAACATTGAAGATTTCTCCCGGAACATCACTTCGCTTTAAACACATTTCTACCAAATCAACCAGATCGCTTATATAGACATAGTCTCTCTTTTGATCTCCGCTGGAGAAGAATGTGGGCTTTTCACCCTGAAGGAGGCATTTTGTAATGTATCCCATTAGTGGGGGATGTTTTCTTCTAAAATCTTGATGTGGTCCGTAAACATTAAAGAATCTAAGGGTAATAACATCCATTTTGTATGTGGAAGCATATGCTTTACACAGTGATTCACACTGTAATTTACTGACTGCGTAAACGAGGTCAGGATTGGACTCGAGTCTATCTTCCACAAAGGGAGTAATTTTACAATTTTCATAAATTGCACTAGTGCTGGCAAAAATAAACTTCTTAATTCCCTTTTTTCTGCATGCTTCTAGCATATTGGCAGTTCCAGTAACGTTATTATCGATTGTCTTGCTAGGGTTTAGCTGACAATCTGGCAAAGGGGCAATTCCCGCCATGTGTATTACAGCATCAACTCCCTCTAAGTGCTGTCCTATGTCTTTGTCTCTAACGTCTGCATGTATAAACTCACCTACTTTTTTACCGTCGACTGTGAGATTATCTTCATGGCCATAGCTCATATTATCTAAAAGGACAACGTAGTGTCCGTTTTCTTCAAGATGATGTCCTATTTGTGAACCAATAAATCCGGCTCCACCTGTTATAAGAATTTTCACGTAATGTATTCTCCTAGAAGTTCATTTCTTTTTATTGATATTGATTGACAGGATGGGTGTGGGTTTGTTGGAGCAAAATCATTTATAATAATTCGTCTGCTGTGATTGCATCCTGAGATTATTTGTTTGTATTGAATATCATTATCTTTTAGTAATTGCCTAAACTCTAGAAGAAATTCTTCTGTTCTAGCTGTCATAAAAATTATCTCATTCCCTTCCTTCGACAGCCTTTTGACAGTGTCAATATTTTCTTGAATGGGTTCAAAATAGTTTGACCAGTTATTTTTACCAAATCTTCCACTATTTTTCAAAAGAACACCATCAATATCAAAGATGTATGTTTTGTAACGCCCTAGTTCTTCATACCAATCTTCTTTAGTGCCCCAGTCTATAAATTCATCTGCCTCGACATATTCAAAAATAGCCTCTTCACATACTATTAGATAAGAAATTACATGACTAACATATACTTCACTTAGATTTTTGTAGACTTCATGATCTCGTATTTTTTCATACGCTCGACAAAATTCATTGGCATCCGATGAATATACACCCAAACAAATAATGTTAGAAACCATCTCTTTTTCGATGATGTCTGTTATAATGTCGTCGTCATTTTTAATGATAAAGCTTTTTTGCTGCACTCTATCAATATTTGATTTAGCAGATACACTCAAACCAACGATATGATTTGAGCTACTAGGAAGCTTTGAACGAACAAGACAGTCGGTATCTTTTATAGTTATTTTTCCTGTCACAGAAAGCTGCTTTAAAGTCTCGTATACAGTCTCAGATGCAGAGGATGTCGGATTTTTTAGAGATAGAACTTCTACTTTTTTTCCAAAAACCTGATTTAGAATCGTATCAGCATCATACTTTTCACAATGATCATTTAGGACTGTGACTATAATTCTGTCAAATGAATTTGGATTCTCTTCAAGAAAAGACGAAATCACCTTGTCAATCATAAGTCGGCCATCTGGGTGTGTCAAAAGCCACTTGGGTCTCATGCCGGGATATCTACTTGATTTTCCAGCTGCTGGTACTATTAATGTTGATTTATTTTTCAAAATGATTTTCCATATGAGCTAATCTTTCTTCTAGAATCTTTAAAGTATGTGTATCTGCGTATGGGATTATTCTTATGATATTCATAACCAAAAGTCTTTTGACTGCTTCCATTTCGTCATTATTTAGTCTTTCACACATTTTATTATAGAGAAACATGCACTTTATTACAGGCGGAGATGTGCTATTTCTCCACGACCACATCGATATGATGTCTTGAAAAACTTTGGCGCAGTCAATGTATTTTGTCTCAGCAAATGAATCTAAAAAATCGATAAGATAGACATCAGAGTTGTAGATAATAATATTTTCAAATGTTAGGTCGCCATGACACATCGATGATGTCATTTTTGTCCAATCATAGTCTAAACAATATTGAAAGTATTTTTCAAATTTTGAAGAGACATGACTTCTGAGGTCATCTACTTTTTTCTCAACTAACGATGCTAGATTACTTTTATCTTCTTTGCGAAATAAAAAATTAGTAATTTTTTCAAAAATATGAAGAATATCATTTGAACTACTAGAGGAAACATAGTTGCTAAATGTACAGCCACTTATGTACTCCATGTCGAAATAAAACATGTTGTCATGTGTGCCAAAGTTATATATTTTTGGCGTTTTTAGGACAGAATCTCTAAAAAGAAGCTGTTTTTTCATTTGACTTTTTAGTCGATTGTTGTATTCAATACTAGGTGATATTTTTCTTACAAACTTTCTTTCTAATTCTTTGTCAATATGAAGCTCAACTTTGCAACCTGAGTGTCCTTTGAGTTTCTTTACAAACATGTTTTTCTATCAATTCTCACCCTCGCTAGCGAAATATTTGATACATTATTTCAAAATTTCTATGCTGGTGTGCATTACACTGAAGAACTAGAAATGAGGTTGGTATTTTCTTTGCTAAATACCCAATAGCTAGCTGTTCATTATTCATTCTTCCAGCGCCAATCATCAAGTTTTGTAAAACATCATCACACCATGCTCTAAGAGCAATGCTTCCGAATTTATCTACTCCGAAAAGGCCGCCCCACATAAAAGATCTATTGTCCCAAAAATAGTCTTCTGTCATATCTCCGTTGATAAGATCCGGATAGGGCGAAACATACATCTGATATAGTATTTTTGCTGTATGTTCTTTTATTTGATTTTCAAAAGTTGGTCCCGGTAAGGGTTGAGTAAAATCAATGTCAGGCGCGTGTCGAGAAATACCGGCGTCCATCCAGAAAAAATAGTCGCTATTAAAGTGATTCTCTAATGCAGCTCTTTCGACCCAAGCAAATTTAGAATATTGAATTATGGAGTAAAGACTAGTCTTGCATTCTATCCTACCTGGATCTTTAATCCTGTCCTGGTATTCCTCGCTGGATAGAACTGCATCAATTTTTTCTTTCAAATGATAACACGGAACTTCATCAAGTTTTTGATTGATTATTTTTGTTTCTCTACCAGGAGGTCTGTTTTCTTCAATAAACGAATTCAAACTCTCATCACAGTAGATAACCATCGGGGCACCCATTTTAAGAGTGTCCGCAAACCACTCATAATACTGCTCCATTCCGCGGCCGTCGACATCTTTTCTTCCAATATCAAATAAAGCTGTTACCACTGTTGCTTTCATGTGTTCTCCTTGTCACATACTTTCTTTACATTCTTTAGATAAATTTGACTAACTATATTTTTCCAATCAAAAGTCTCTGCGTATCTTCTTATTTCGCTTCTCATCTCAATAGAAACTTCTCTATTTTTTGATATCACACTTTTCACATAGTCAGCATCATCAATTTTGCTTTCCGGTATTATATCAATAAAGGGAAGATCAGCATCTAAATTGGCTGCTGAAAACTCCGATATAACCAACCCTAGACCGGCTGACATGGCTTCCAAGCAAACTAGTGGGTGTGCTTCTCCGTCGCTGAGCAGTACTAAGTTAGCAAAATTAGTAAGACCATCGTAAAGTTCATTTTTTGTCCACTCGCCCAAATATCTATCAGATGATGTATCAAACTGTGGCTCGATACAGTTACCAACAAAGTAAAGATTTTCTATATCTTGAAACTTTATTTGCCTTTTTCGAAAGTCAATCTTTGCCAGATAAATAGAATCATTGGGGCGCAAACATGTCGGTTCGTATCTAAAAAGATCAGTTCTTACTCCGTTGGGAACTACATAAAGTCTGTCTTCTGGAATTCCTGATTTTTTATAAATTTCTTTTATTCCCGGTGAGAGACAAAATACATTCCAGTTACTGTTGACAAATGCCCAAAAGACGTTTCTATAGCCGGCGTCCCACCGGTGTGTCTGTTCTAGATAGCCATAGTGACTAGTCACAACAACATTTTTCTTTCTTATGTGGGGAGCCAGATGTGCCCATTCATCATACTGAAAGTGGATAAAATCAGCATCTGATGCATTTACTAGTTCGACTATTAGACTGTGATCTTTTGTGTTTATAATTTCCACTTCGTGACACATGGAAATTAGTGTCTTTCTGTAGTCATCAATTAATATCTCTACTGCGCCCCAACCCTTTGGAGGTATTGGCATTTCCCCGGGACCTACTATACAAAATTTCATTTTACACCTGCGAATCTAGGGAATTCACTCATGTCTTTATGAAGATGAACAAACTTAGTTGGATAGTTTTCTCTAATATTATTATAGCCATTTTGAGGCTGGGCATAGCCCGGATGAAGTGTTCTCACTAGACTGCTATTTTCTAAAAAGTATTTGTTTGTGTGTGATTCATCATGCCAAACTGCCACGATTTCGTCTTCTAAATCTTCATCCACTCTTCGCTCCAAAACACTTATCATTTCTAAAAACTCTAATGTCTTTCCGCCCCAAAAACACCCTTGCCTGTATTGAGATAGATCATATTGATCATCGTATATATTAGCTCGAGATCTAGTGTCGGTTTCGAACGCTCCAATTTTCCCCAAAAAACCTGGATGTTGCACACCAATCAAAGGCTCATTTCCAAAAAGATCGTCTGGGTCTACCTTCCCAACACACCACATGTCTGCGTCGACAAAAAAAGAATAATCAAATTTAGAAATTTGTTTTCTCATCTGATTCATGTACTTAAATCGATAGAGGGTAATATAAGGCCAACCCTGGTGATCTATTTTCATGCACGTAACGTTTTCTTTATTGAATAATTCATAGTCAATATCGTCTGTGTACACAAAATAATGTTTCTCGATGCCTGGTAGAAAGTTCTTCTGTAGGCCTTCATAATAGCCCTCAAAAAAGCCTTTATATCTGCCAGTTCCGATAAAATTAATTGCTACTTTCATATTGTCACCCAATTGCTTCTGTAAATAGAAGACCAATCTGAGGGTCCTTCACTAGAAAACCATTTTTTTGGAGCTATGACTCCACTAGAATTGCTAAGCCATGCACCCCACCAGCTAAACGAAGAATTCGCAATAATATGCGAGGTACACATGGACATCATGCACATTTCTGTTGCATCGTCACCATCCTCAGCAAAATAAAATCTATCGTCGCTAAAAATATTCTTACACCACTCTATGTCGTCACTAAAAACCAGAAAAATACAGTCAGGAATATTTTGAATTACTATGTTGATCGCTTCTTGATAGTAGTCAGTGCCTAGATTTGTATGATATCCCGACAAGCTAAGATAATCACCTCTTCTGACATGTAGAGAGCAAATATTTTTTCCCTCAAATGGTGTCATTAGGTTTTTAGCGTTTTCTTGTATTTTTTTGTGAAATGTGAACTCTTTTCTAAGTGATTTTTCACAGTGATTAAAATATCCTGGTGATTGAAAATAGCCGTGTATGTCAGTTTTGTCAGGTGCCATAAAAATATTAGGAGAGAATAAAAAATTTGGCTCTTCATACCGGTACTTAGGCGCATAATTTTCCGGAATTATTTCGGCATTAGTCATAGAAAACACGCTAAAAAGCTGATGGTTATTTTTAGGAATTGCTATTTTTTGTCCTCTCAAGAATCCTACGGAAAACAATGTTGCGTATTGAAACATTTGATTTCCTAGTCTTCCATTTTTTCCTAGCTCACTATAAGTTATCATTTTATCCCACTCCGTAAAAGGATCTAAAGACACTACTTAGAAATGCTGGTGCTTTATGGTTATAGTTGGGATTATCCTTGTATGTGTAATCTAGCAAGATCTCGTCAACAATTCCAAATTTATACCACTGCATAGCTCTAAGCCACAAACTATAATCTTCTGCCATCCAAAATGTATCATCGTATCCGCCCAGCTTTTCCATAATCTTTTTTCTAAAAACGACACCTGGGTGTGGTATGACATTCCACCCTCTAAGAAGAGCTGCTTTTATATCCATGTCTTTGGTGGGGCGAAGTGGTTCTTGCTTTGTAGGTAAAAAATTTTCATCTACCAATCTGATTTGTGTACTACAAATGTCGATATCAGAATTTTCAGACAAATATTTTATCTGCTTTTCTAGCTTTTCAGGGTACCATAAATCATCTGCATCTTGTCGACCGATGAGATCAAATTTAGAAACTGATAGGCCCTTATTAAGGGCCGGAACTAATCCGGGCGAAGAATGTTCCACCACAACTCTATTATCCTTCGAAGCAAAATCTAAAAGTATTTTTTCAGTTTTGTCAGAACTATCATTAACAACACAAATTAGCTCAAAATTCGAATATGTTTGTGATAAAACTGACTTTACTGCTCTCTCAAGAGTCTTTTCAGCATTTCTTGCCGGAAGAATAATAGATATTTTCAAAACTCGATCCGTATACTGGGGGTGGGATTTTTCCAGTCTACCTTAGAATGAAATACATGCCCTCCGGTTTCCTTTGAAAGCTTTTTAGCCAATGTCTCTATTTCATCGTCTGTCACTTCTGACCACGGTTTATCAAAGAACTTGTTATTTTCTGACGTGTCTTCATGTGTTATGTTATACAAGCTTTCCCAATGTCTTTGCCAAAAATTTTTGTAAGTCTTGATTTTTCTAGAAATGTCCATCCAGGAAAAATGTTCTACTGCTGGCAGAAGATTTACGCAGTTTTGAAGCCATTGCTCGTATGCTTTCAGTGCTTCATTGTTTCCGTTTAAAGCCTGGTGTCTGGCAATATGTGCCGGTTCATTGTAAAAATTAGCATGCGGAATTATTTCGAACGTCTCAGCATGCACATAATCACACCCATCTGTCCCTTGTGACGCATAAAGATCTCCATTTTCATCCTGCATTCTCATTTGCTTTGGAATTCCATGGGTAATGTGAGGTAGATTTTTACTAAGCCGCCACTTCCATGGATTTACGTCGACTCTAACTTTATTTTTAGATCCCCAGTATTCTACTACAGGAAATGAAACTAAGTCCACAGTTTGTGGCCATGATCGACAAAAAGATCTAACTTTTTCTAAAGTACCTTCCGGTACAACTTCATCAGCATCCATTTGCCAGCAATATTCCATCGTACATCTTTTTCTAGACTCAGCTTTTTGTGCCCCATCGAAGACTGCAGACCTTGGGTGATCCCAATCTCTTTCAACTAAAAAGACTTTGAGCTTATCTTCCTTTTCTGACCACTCCAAAAGCTTTTCCCACGTCCCATCAGATGAACCACCGTCGACGACAACAACCTCGTCACAAAAATTTATCATCGAGCTAATACACTCTTCAAAAGGATATTTTTGCTCAACACAGTTTAGTGTAGTTGTATAGCCTGAAATTGTCGGCTGATAGTTAGCATTTTTCATCTCTTGACGCCAAAATAAATCTCTACTGCCGTATAAATACTCTTCTATTTCCTGGATATTCTCAGTTACAAACCACTCCTCGTCTTTGTGCTGAACGTATTCATTGAGTTCTAATTTGCACCCTAGAAGCTTGGCCTCTATTACCATTCTAGGACATGTATCATTGCCCATGGGAAGATATACAAATCCTTCTGCAGTTGAAAGTTTTTCTAATAGATCTGCATACGGAAGGCCCCAAACTACTTCATATTCTAAGTTGTTTTGTTTGCACCATGCTTCTGCTTGTTCAGCTCCTTTTATCCATGAGTTAGATCCTAAAACTATCCATCCTTTTCTTTTCTTAGATTTAGAGTCTACTCTTAGCTTCTTTACAGTCACAAAAAACTCATCATTAAAGACTGAACTTAGAACTGTATTATTCTTGTCTTGTAAGAATGGAAATTTTTCGAAATATACGCTTTGTTGCTTTTCACCCATCCAATAGAGTGTTTTGGCACCGTAATAGAAAGCAGAAATCATTTTTCCATGCTGTGATTGATCACAGTCGCACTCTGAACCTTCTGCAAATAGGTGTTTTTCTGCAGATCTATACTTACAGTACTTATAATCATACTCTAGAACTGAATAGCTTATATTGGCAACAATTGTAGGAATCAATTCTGGGTTCATTCCGGAAAAGTTTCCAAATATCCAATGTTTACCATGACCTTGCTCTAAAAGTTCAACAGAAACCCTTTTAGAGTGTACTTTCTGATATTTTACTGGGCACTTCTCGATAAGCGCTTCAGTAGTAAGCTCAGCTCCGCCCACATAATCATCTACGAACATGTCTGAGACGAATATTATTTCTGCATCTTCTTCTAGCGAGAATGTGTCTACATTTTTAGCTGAGAAAGGACTGTTTAAGTTCATTTACTTCACCTCTTCTCTATAATAGAGATACTAATACATAAAGTACAAAAGTAAATGAACTTTCTTATAGATGATTCTTTAAGAAAATAATCTCTATAGAGATAGAAGATATCTTAAGAATCTCAGTCTCTTTCCCCGAGTCCAGGTTCATTTAAAGAATAGAAGCATTTCTATAAATGTTCAAAAAAAAATAATTATTTTCTAGAAATGATGAAAATTACCTATGAAACTACTTGATAACCTTTCATTGGATCAAAATCGATTAGGACATCGCCCGATGATGAATCTATGGAAAGAGCATATCCAACAACTCTTACGTACTCGCCGGCGCTTGAGGGGGCTGCTGCATCAAATTGTCCTGCGGTACCTTCTGATACATAGACAGCTGAGCCTGTCACAAATGTTCCATTGAATTGACCAGAAGGAATTCTATAATACCCCTTGGTGAAAACACCATAGTATTGAGAAGGTCCGCCCAATCCAATGCCTAATTTTGCTGTTGCACCGGTTGATACTGATGAAGCATCTGCCAGATTCCACGTGCCGTCTGTGTGCAAGTAGTATAATGCACCTGCAGTAAGCATCTCATTAGCACCCGGGGAGAAAACAAGAAAGTCTCCTCTTCCCCACCCACTTTGGAACTGTCCGGTAAATGAATAATTCTGAATATCAAGCCAGTCTTCTTCCCCTCCAAACTTTTTAAAGCCCCCAGACACAATTAAATCGCCCTGGGAGACTGCGGCTCCATAAGACCCGGGCTGGCCGTTGGATCCTGCTGTTCCGGAAATGAAAAGAACAACATCAGTCCCCACACCGGTTACACGCCCACCACCTATAATGTTTTGAGTTGATCTGAGATGAAGAGAATCGACTTCAGAGTGATGATTGTACCCACCATACAAATTTCCTGATACAACTAGATCACCACCGAATATTGAAACTCCTTCGTTATTTTTACCACCTTCTGATCCGGACACAAAGAAGTTAGTATCGGACGGTGCTTCGTCGGAGAGGACTAAAACTTGACCCTCGTTGCTGCTTTCAACCATCGTGAGCATATCAACTCCGCCGGCCTGGAAGTTAATTTTGTCTGCAGCAGGAAAATCCATGAAAGTATTGCTATCACCCAGATGCTGCAACCTCTTTGAGATGGCAATATCAGATGTATGACCTCCATCAATCCCTACAACAAAAGTTCCAGCGCCCATTGAGCTTACGCCATTTGGTCCGAATCCAAAACGACCATCAGCCCGAGCTCTAAATAGTACATCACCGTCACCATCTTCCATCTCTAGAATGTGGGTACCAGATCCGTTGCCATCTGCTAATAGCTTTAAAACATGGCCTGAATCGCTTTGATCGTTATGTAATTTGGCAGCGAAACCCTCATGAACATTTGCCTTAGATTCTAGTGCACCTGTTAAAATAAGAGTTGTACCATTATATGTAAGATTAGATTCTACAGAAGCCTCGTCTGAGTCTTTATAGGTCAGCACCCCGTTAGATGTTGATCCGTCAAAAGATATTCCGCCCCCACCACCAGATGCAGCTATAGTAACATTATCTCCGGAGCCACTAGATATTGTAATGTTAGATCCGGCGATTAAAAATGATGATCCATCAGAAAGTTTTGTATGTGAACCTGAAACTGGCCCTATTAACGGCATTTAGCCCTCCCAGATTAGTCGGTGATTTCTTCCATAAGAAGTCTGAAAAGTTTTCCGTTGTTGTTATTTCTAAGAGTGAGATAATTCTCTTCCTCTATGACTGTCCAGTTTCCTCTATCATTCTGTAAGTGGAGGTCACCGGTGTATATGTTTGCCCATCTGTTAGTTGCACTGCCTAGATTTAGAGAGTTGTCTACACCCGGTAAAAGGTTACCGGAAGTAATCAAGCGCCCACCGAAAACGGAAACTCCTGAAGAACCGGTTTTAGATCCTGAAACGAACATGCTAGTATCTGATCCAGGGCCACCGTATTGGCCTCCCAGCATAACTGTACTGGATCCAAGTACTGTTAGATCGGCTCTAAGGTTAAGCATAGATCCACCCGTGGGTGAAGTATAACCACCTCTAACAGTACCTGACATAACAACATCACTGTCGAAAATAGCTCGAGCTTTTTCTCCTTCCTCTTGATATCCAAATTGCATCCCTCCGTAGAGAGGAGTTCGAACTCCTGAAACGAAAAGTATTGCATCACTTACTGGATTAGTATTGGCAATTGAATCCGGAGATGCCATAACCAAGGGCGAACCGGCCATGTGAAGTTCGGATCCACCGGTGTATCCTTGGCTCCATCCTCCCAACAAAGAACCTGATATTACTACGTCTCCACCAAAGAGAGCTGCTCCGTGAGATTCTCCGTTATGCTTTGAATCGACAGATCCCGAAACGTAAAAATAGACGTCTTCCGGATTTGTAACATTTCCCACCGCAACATTTCGATCGGAATCAACACCAATAACAGTGGTTCCGTCCTCTTGAATCTGAACGCCTGTTTGACCATCCAGTTTTAGAGGTCCTCCAGAAGTTGTCACTGTAGAAGAAGCTGTACCAGCAATATTAAAGGCACCAGATGTAGCATCAATGTCCAGAGTTTCTCCTGCAAGTGTCAGTGCGCCTGAAGATGTAGAAAGATTAGTGGCACCTGCACCATCAATAGAAATAGTGCTTTCAGAATCTATGGCAATTGAACCGTGTGCATCTATGTCGATGGCATCATCAGAATTGATATCTAAATCTCCGGTACCTGCTGTGATTGTGATACCACCGGCAGCATGCGAAGATGTTAGAAGAAGAACACCAGCACCGGTCTTTCCTGCGTTAATGATAACGCCGCCAGCAGTTGAAGTTAGCTTGAGAGAGTCATTACCCGTTCCGTCATTATTAATGACCTCAAGATCTCCATCAGATTCAGACCAGATGTAGTTTCCAGCGTCTCTAAAGAACAACTTAGCATCACCTGTACTGGCTCCGACTGTAGAATCTCCTGTAGAGTCATTAAAGGTGAGGTCAGCCGCGGCTCCGAAGGATCCACCGTTATTATATTGATATTGTGTATCTGATCCCGCAACTGATCCGCCCCCGCCAGAAGCAGAAATTGTAACAGCACCCGAAGAACCGGTTGTGATTGTTATGTTAGACCCAGCGATAAATGCTGAAGTACCGTCAGTCAACTTTGTATGTGACCCAGACATTTTAGTTGCAAAAACCTGTCCCGTGTATAAGACACCCGAAACAAATGTATCACCTCTAAACGTCGCGACACCGGAGCCTGTATATTTTCCACCAATAGACCCGGAAACAGCAAAATATTCATCGCTAGCTAGAGTAACCCCACCAATAGCAACCTCTCTATCATTAGTGACTGCTATGACTGTGGTTCCGTCTTCCTGGATGTTTACTCCAACTTGTCCATCTAAGTTTAGTGCACCGCCAGAAGTTGTCACTGTGGAGGCAGATGTGCCTGCGATGTTGAATGCCCCGGAAGTGGCATCAATATCCAGAGATTCTCCTGCCAGAGTTAGAGCCCCAGAAGATGTCTGAAGATCTGTCGCGCCGCCACCTTGAATAGAAACTGTCGAAGCACCATCAATTGTTAATGCACCTGAAGCGTCGATATCGAGAGTAGAAGCATCAACATCAATAGCAACATCAGATGTTGTACCGATATTGATACCGCCGGCTCCATGAACAGTAAGAGCACCGGCTGAAGTTGACAAGTTTGAAGCCGCACCGGCATCTATAGAGATACCCGCTTCTGAATCGATTGTCATAGCACCTACTGAATCGATATCTAATGTGTTACCGAACTGTAAGTTACCAGCTGCTGAACCTGATATAGTGAGAGCACCAGATGTTGTAGTAAGGTTTGTGGCACCTGCCGCGTCAATAGAAACAGTTGAAGAACCATCGATGGTAATAGCACCAGAAGCATCGATATCGAGAGCTGCTGAATTAAGATCAACAGTCTCACCGGTTCCGTCTAGAGTAAGTGTACCGCCCAATGATTTTATAGTAACAGTACTGTCAGCTGCTTCACCAATAGTAATGGTACGCGTACCGTCAGTACCGATGTTGATAGCTTGGTCTACGTCATCATTACCAATATTAATGGCGGCCGCGGATGAGTTGAGTGAAATAGCACCCGAACCGTCAATGTCCACTGTTGTTGCATTAGCAACTGCGACCGCTCTTGCATCTGAAATGGTAATAACTGAAGTTCCATTCTCTTGAATATTTACGCCTGTTTGACCGTCTAGACTTAGTGCACCACCAGAAGTTGTTACTGTGGAGGCAGATGTACCAGCAATATTAAAGGCACCACCCGTTGCGTCGACATCTAGGGATTCTCCAGCAAGAGTTAGTGCACCAGCACTAGTCGTAAAATTAGATGCTGCACCTGCATCGATTGATATCGCACCTACAGCATCAACAGTCACAGCATCGTCAGAATTAATGTCTACATCACCCGTACCTGCGGCTACCTTGACACCACCATCAGCATGTGAAGCAGACAAAAGAAGCACACCAGCGCCTGATTTTCCTGCTTTAATGATCACCCCACCCGCTGTTGAGGTGACTTTAACTGAATCTGCTGCTGTTCCGTCGTTGTTTATGACTTCAAGATCTCCATCAGACTCAGACCAGATGTAGTTTCCAGCATCTCTAAAAAATAGTTTAGCGTCTCCGGTCGAAGCGCCTACTGTCGTGTCGCCTGTGGAGTCATTAAAAGTAAGATCAGCCGCACCTCCAAATGCGCCCCCGTTATTGTACTGGTATTGTGTGTCTGACCCTGCAACGCTTCCTGCGGAAGATGCAATTGTAATAGAATCACCAGAGCCGCTTGTAAGCGTAATTCCAGACCCAGCAATCAAGTATGATGATCCATCTGTTAAGTGGGTCAAAGAACCCGACATACTTCCGATTAGTGCCATTTTATCTCTCCAATGTTATTCATTTTCGTCTAGCGGTATGAGTGCCATTTTGAATTTTTTCCCTGTAAGGTTGTTGACTACGCAAAGATAATCAGCTTCCTCAACTATTGTCCAGTCTCCCCTATCATTCCTCAAGTGGAGGTCTCCAGTGTAAATATTACCGAATCGTCGACTTGGTGCACCTAAATTCGATCCTAAATCTGCACCCGGTAATATTGTTCCGCTAGCAACGACATCGCCACCAAATAATGATGTACCTCTTGTGGACGTTGATGCAGAAGAAGTCGATCCTGACACATAGAATGCTACATCAGATCCTACTGCTTCGTTAGTAGAGGAAGCCGCTCCTCCAGAAAGGATGAGAACTTGGTCTGTTGAACCATCAACCAAAAGAGCGTTTGCTTTAAGTCTAGACTCAACTCTAAAATCTGTTGCTGCACCAATTTCATTCACTACCACACCTGAGCTGGAAATATCAAGTGCGCTTCCATAGCGATTATTGATCAACATTCGTGAATTAGGACTTCCGCCTCCAAACCAGCTAACTCTATCAGTTGTATGGTCTACTGATAATGCCAAAGGATCGCTATTAGTTGCCAAGTAAAATCCACCGGAGACGTATAAATCACCCCCAAAGACTGATGTCCCTCTATTAGCAGATCCAGCATTATCTGCTGTACCTGAAACGTAGAAGTTGACGTCAGCTCCAGCTGCTTCATTATAAGATGTTGCCCCTCCACCCGACAGTATCAGAACCTGGTCTGATGATCCGTCAACTAAGAGAGCGTTTTCTTTAAGGTTAGACTCAACTCTAAAGTCGACACTAGCTCCTTGCTCGTTGAAAACAGCAGCACCGTTAGATGCAAAGAATATGTCAGCATCTCCCGGAGTTGCCGAAGTTGTTCCAATAGTAAGCGAACCAGAAGTTGCAATAACTTGATTTGCAGGTCCGCTCCACCCTACCGCATCTGCGACCCCTCCTCCAGATGAAGCTATCGTCACAGCTCCGGAGGATCCGGTTGTTATGGTTACATTCGAACCAGCAATAAGATAGGATGTGCCGTCACTTAGGTGGGTGAGAGATCCCGAAAGAGCTGGAGCAGTAACAGCTCCGGAAAATGTAGATCCAGTAAGAGTTGCGATTACCGTATTGTCAACTGCCAGCTCTGTTGAATCTATTTTCAGCCCGCCGCCAGACTTCAGATCAGTGCTAAATGTAGTCCCACTTAGATCTAGACCATCACCAGCAGTGTACTCCGTGTTAGTGTCTGCTGAGGTGATCGTCACAGCTCCAGATGATCCGGTTGTTATTGTAACATTAGATCCGGCAATCAGGTATGAAGTTCCGTCTGAAAGCTTAGTTAGTGATCCTGAAACGGCGGCACTGGTGACTGTAGAAGCGTGAACAGTGCTGGCATAAACAGATCCTGAAGAGTATAGATCGCCTCCAAAAACTGCTGTTCCTTTTGTTGATGTACCTCGAGAACCGATTGCGCCTGAAACAAAGAAGGCAATATCTGCGGCGTTCTTCGGTTGCATTGCTCCCTCATGAAGCCCTGAACCTGACAGGAATATAATTTGTCTATTTAGAGAACCCCAGTGAGAACCTATTCGGAACATCTCCTCAGGGGCTGATCCGTTGTGAGTCTTGAAAACTAAGTCGTTGCTGCTGCTTATGTGCATTATGGCGCCGGTGCTACCCTCAGAGCCTATAAATGCTACTGTCGAATCATTTGAGTTACTTTCTCTCTGTAGTGAAAGCGTTGGAGCTGACTCCTTCAAGTGAAGCAAAGAAGAAGGTGAATTTGTACCAATACCTACCCTGTCTGAACTTCCTTGAACATATAGAGTATTGTCATCTCCATCGGTTCTAACTTGGAAGTCAACATCTCCACCATCTCCGATTTTTACGATATCCTGACCGGCCTCAGATACTGTAATAAGTTGTTCACCACCTGCAGTAATCCCAATAGAATCTTCAGCAAATTGTATGAATGTATTGGAGTCAGTATCGCCACTGTGGTAGATGTACTCGCTTACATGTATATCTTGTCCATGCAGTGTACCTGAAATAACGACATCACCACCAAATACCGCGGCCCCTCTAGTAGAAGTACCTCGTGATCCAACTGTACCTGAAACGTAGAAGTTGACGTCATCGCCGGTTGCCTCATTGTAAGATGTTGCTCCTCCACCCGAAAGTATTAGGACCTGATCGGTAGAGGCATCAACCTTTATGGCATTAGCTCCGGACCCACCGCTAGAATTGACAACAAAATCTACATTTGCAAAATCACCATTGACGATTAGTTGACCACTGTTATCACTTCCCTCCGAAACGGTAATGACAGCATTTCCGCTGTCTTCCTGAATTTCTAAAGAACCTCCCCCAGCACCTCCAGTTTGAAGAGCTTTTAGAATTACACTTTTGTCACCCGATTTTGAAATACTAAGAACGTCGTCAAGATGTATAGTTCCCGATGATAATAGATCGCCTCCAAAAACAGCAGTCCCCGCTGTGGAAGAATCTTTAGAACCTATTGTTCCGGAAACAAAGAAGAACGCGTCAGACCCAACCGAATCTGCAGTATAAGTCATCCCTTTTCCGCCGGCAACTGAAAGTGATGCTGTCGTAACAAACTCTGCGGGAGAAGGAACGTTAAAGCTACCTGATGTTACAGTGCCACCAGTTGAAGCAATTGTAAGAGCTCCACCGGCACCAGCATCACTTAGAGAAATACCAGACCCAGCTGTAAGAACTCTTTCATTATTTAGCGAACCTGTGGCTGAAAGAACAATGTATGTTGCACTTGGGTCACCTGATCCACCCCCAGATCCAGCAGCTGCATTAATAGTCACAGCACCCGACGATCCAGTAGAAATCGTAATGTTATCGCCGGCGATTAGATATGGTGTGCCGTCTGTCAACTGTGTAAGAGATCCACTTATACCATCATCTGCTCTAATCTGTCCCTTGAAGTGTGTTCCGCCGGTGGCACCGGTCATGAACAGTGTACCGGGGGTGTTTAGTGATATTGATCTATTTGCTACACCACCGCTACCTGTTAGCCACATTGCGCCGGCTGCACCATCATCTAAGTCTAAAAAGTCTATTTGCCCAATGCTGGAACCCAGCTTCAGAGAAGAGCTGGCAAATACTTTTACAGGACCGTGTGGATTTCGAACGATAGCATCGTCACCAGAAGGAGGCTTCAGCTCCATTGTGCCGGTTACTTCCAAACCGCCGTCAATTTTGAGAGGTGATCCGCCGTGGAGAGTTCCTGATATTACAACATCTCCACCGAATACAGCGACACCTCCTCCGGATCCGTCCTTAGACCCTATGGTTCCCGATACAAAGAATGATGTGTCTGTAAAATGTTTGGGATCTACACTAGTGGGCGCGCCGCCAGAAAGTATATAAACCTGGCCCCCGTGTGATGCAGATGTCATCAAAAAGTTTCGATTGGCCCCGCCAAAACCACTTCCGTAGGTTGGCATAGCCATCTCTGTCACCAAAAATGAAGCAGGACTTTTAGCTAGAGATCCGGTCCCTAGACCTATCATTATTGATCCTGCGCCTCTATTTTGAATGTTTACAGAATTAGCACCACCCACAGCCGGCAAAGTATCTTTCGAGCGTAAATTGATATGGAAGTAAGCATTACTGTCATCATTATCATTTATAAATTTAATGCCGCGATAATCGGAGGTTGACTGTGCTGAATTGTCTATGAAAAGCGTCCCGCTGGATAATAAGTCACCTCCAACTACAGTCGTTCCTCTAGCATTTGATGTACCCTTCCAGTCTATTGCGCCTGATATAAAAGTCGAAATATCGGCGCCCATAGAGGACGGTATGCTACCGCCTTGAATTATGTTGACATCTGCTCTGTGTGCCAGGTGTGTACCCTCTATGACTGAACTGACTCCGCCGTAAAGTGTTCCAGAAATAACAACATCGCCCCCAAAAGCACTCACGGCTGCTGAGTCTATTACATCTTTTTTCCCTTTTGAACCACTGACAAAGAAATAAAGATCTGATCCTTCATGATTTGCAGTGTGTGTAAATCCTTCACCACCCGCTAGTGAAAGGGATGCCGTTGTTACAAACTCTCCCTGCCCAGGAACGTTAAAGGATCCGGTTGTAACTGTGCCGCCTCCTCCTCCGCTTCCAACTTCAACTTCACCGCTTTCGTTCTTGAAATATAGCTTTGTTACACCGGAGTCGTCTTTACCGTAAAGCACAACAGCACCATCAGGTATTGTACCTGGTGCGGAAATCTCTTCAAGATACATGGCGCCAGAGACAACAACATCACCACCAAATAATGAAACATTGTGATCATCTCCTCCTTTGCCTCCCACGGCGCCTGAGACAAAGAAGTTGACATCCATGTATTCTGATTCGTTAGGAGAATTTATGCCACCTCCTGATAGAATTAATACCTGATCCCACCTGTTGTATTGTGAGCTCGGGCCTCCCAAATATATGATGTCACTGTGATCACCCTCTGACTCTGACAAAACAAGTCCGGCCTTGCCTCCAGCCTCTATGCTGATTTTATCATCAGAAAAATGAATTTTTGTGTTTGAGTCCCCAATTCTACTGACAGTGTTTTGGACTTCTATGCCGTTACCGTTTGTTATTCTAACTTTCTCACTGCCGTCCACATTGAATAGAATGTAGCCAGTTCCGCTGTTGTCACCAAAATGCATATTGGTGTCATCTGCCAAAGAACTAGTAATAGCTGTTACATGAAGGGCAGTTTCTGCATAAAGCGCGCCGGAGACAACAGTATCGCCTCCAAAAACTGCTGTTTTGCCAGTTGCCTCTCCCTTTTGACCAACTGACCCGCTAACAAAGAAAAACGCATCTGCTCCGGATGCGTCTGCTGTATGACTGAAACCAAGACCACCAGCAACTGATAGAGATGCAGTGGTCACAAACTCTCCCGGTGATGGAACGTTAAAGCTACCTGTCGTGCTACTTCCACCGCCACCGCCACTACCTATTGGATTTCCGTTCCCATCATACAGGGTTCCGCTAACAACAACATCTCCACCAAAGACCGCAGTCCCTCTATCTGTAGCAGAATTTTTTGACCCCCTAGATCCAGAAATATAAAAGTTGGTATCATCGCCTGTTGAAGCGGATCTTCCATTTCTGTTCTGGAACCTTAGTTGATCAGCAGTAAAATCAAGTACTGTTTTACTGCCTGATTCTTGTGTTCCCCAAATAGAGCCAGAAATAACAACGTCACCACCAAAGACCGCGACTCCCGTGCTATCTTTGCCCCCAGAAGTTCCTGATACGTGAAAGAATGTGTCACCACCAGGTGAAAGCTCGCCAGAAGAGTCTGATGTTTGAAACTGAATATAGTTGTGTTGTCCGCTGACCTTTATAATTCCTGCGGAGTCTTTTGAGTTTACAACAAAATCTTGCAGTGATCCGTCAGCAGAATCTGTGGGAGGTGTTCCGACAACCATTGCACCGCTGACCATTACATCGCCACCGAAAATCGATGTACCCCTAGTTGATGTATTTCTAGATCCCATAGACCCGGATACCCATACATGAGCATCTAGGCCCAATCCGGTTGCACCGGCAGTTTCACCAATAGCAGCTGCAGCAACTCCGGAATTTGATCCCAAAGCATAGAGCGTGCCACTTATGACTGTGTCGCCGCCGAATAGCGATGTAACATGTGAATCTGTATGTTTAGCGCCGGCGCTTCCAGAAACAAAAAATGCTACATCTTCTCCACTTGACTGATCAGCAGAATGCCCACTACCACCGGAAAGAATTAGAACCTGCTCGTTCCCTGATTGTGCGATTCCCTTGATCAACTGTTTACCCAGAGCATCTGCATAAACAATAAAATCAACATCATTTGCGTTGTTGTTTATGTTGATAGACTTTTGACCAGAATCTCCATCTAATTGTATAACTACAGTCCCATCAGCTTGTATTTTTACATCATTATCTTGAAAATCAATTCTTGTGTTAGAATCAGATAAGTGAGAAACATACTGTGAAACTATTAGTTCACCTCGAACTGTGAGGTCATCGCCAACGTCTAGATCATCTGTAATGGTGAGATCATCAGTATAAAGTGCGCCGGAAACTACGACGTCACCCCCGAAGACCGCAGTCCCTTTTGTGGAGGATCCCTTGGAGCCTTGCGATCCAGAAACATAGAATGCAACATCAGATTGAGCGGCTTCGTTAAAAGATGTAGCTCCGCCACCAGACAGGACTAAGACTTGATCAAATTTATATGGATTGCCTGAACCTAGCCCGTAGCTCCCTAGCCATACTTTTTGATTCGGACCATCGGCAGAAAGAGCTGTAAGTGACTCTGCGTCTAAGAAAAATTGACCATCTGCAGGAAATGCTATTTGTGTAGTCAGATCTCCGATGTGTCTGACGCTTCTAGCAATATCGATTGAAGCCGCCCCTGCCCCGTAAACCTCCAAGACACCGCTTGTTACAACATCACCACCAAAAACTGATGTTCCTCTAGTTGATGTTCCTTTAGAGCCTACAGCCCCAGAAACATAGAATGCAACATCATTTTGGGAACCTTCATCAAAAGATGTAGCTCCGCCGCCCGATAGAATTAAAACCTGGTCTTTGCTAGCATCAACAAAAAGTGCATGTGTTTTATTTTCTGACTCGACCCTAAGATCATTTTCTGGATCTCCCTCGCCCGATTCATTGACAATTAGTCCTTCATGAATCGTGGCACTCTGAGAAACAATAAGTGATCCGGATACAGAAAGAGATCCTGTGGCGCTAAGATCAACCTCGACGACCTGTCTTTCCGCATACATTGTACCAGAAATGACTACGTCTCCACCAAAAAGCGTGACATCTGTTCGTGTGTTTTTACTTCCTGTCACAAACATAAAAACGTCTGTGCCGACATTTGCGAGAAGTGCAGAGTTGCTTAGAGCTTCTCCCTCATAGCCAGAAGAATCAGATGCACTAACAACCAGAATGCTGGGCTTTCCAGATTCAGATCCGGATCCGATTATTTGTGTAAGCCTGACCTGACTAGCTCTAAAATCTTTAGTTGCCATACTACCCTCAATAATTTGTTTCTACTACAAAAATATTATGTGACTGAACTACAAAATGAGAACCGCCGTCGTTGGTTTCCCTAGGCACAGCACTGACTGAGCCTGTGTGCGCTAACACTGTTGATGTGTTCATAACGCCGGAAGTAAATACGTTTATGTTACCGTATAGATTGCTGCCGTCTTCCAGGATATTTGTAAGAAGAGCAAAATTACCATCAGCTTTCATATCACGATCGGCTTTTAACACTCCTGAGACGATTTTGTCGTCTCCCTGGCTAGAGGCTTTTTCTCCAGTATATACTGCAAAATTAAACAATCTCAACTTATCCCACCTTTATTGCCAAAACATCTACGTAGCCTGTGAAAGGTGCACTAGCGTATATTGTGACTGAAGTCGTCTTAATGTCTCCGGTTTTCAAGTACAGGTTGACGTTTGCACTTTCTTCTCCATCTTGTCGAGCAATTGCTTGCACTGCATAATTGGCAGGAAGCTGATATTCGAACTCAAGCGTTCCTGAATCTGTGTTGTCAAAATATATAGAACCTACTTCTATTGATAGATCCTGATCTCCTGAGAACGTCAAACGCTTGGGTGCTCGAATAAGTGGATACCTTTTAGAGTATCGATTTCTATCAATCAGTCTAGAACGCAGTTTTGCCATTGCACACCTCTGCGACTAAATATCTTGATGTAAGATTTTCTAGAGCAAATGAGATGCCTCTGATGCTATTGTTGATCTTATTCCAACGGGCAAGTTTACGTGGCTTGTGTGGAGAGAGTCTCTTAGTTTTTTTGTAACCAGCGAAAGTCCGTTTGTATTTTTGTTGATGTATGGAGTGTCAATTTGATCTGTGTCACCCATAAGAATAATTTTTGAACCTTCTCCAACTCTTGTGATAACTGTCTTGAGCTCATGAATTGTAGCATTCTGAGCTTCGTCCAAGATAATGTAGGAATTAGTAAAAGTTCTGCCCCGAATAAAACTCATGGGGGCAATTTCTATCAACCCATTGACTCTCATGAGATCCCAAGCTGATTTGTCTTTAAAATGATTTCGAAGATTGTCAATAACTGGCGCCATCCATGGAGTCATCTTTTCTGTCATGTCACCGGGTAAATAGCCTATCTCTCTTCCCACAGGTTGTAGATTTCTGGTTATTACAATTCTTTCATATCGATTCTGCTGAACTTCTGAAATTCCCGCAATTAAACTTAAAAATGTCTTTCCGGAGCCCGCTAAGCCTGTCATAGTAAAAAGCGGGATTTTAGGATTTTGCAGAGCCCACATGGCAAATTTTTGTTCTTTATTTTTTGCCATGACAGGCAAAGGAGATCCACCCAACCTAATGTCATTATCAGGAACAAGAATCATTTTTCTTTCAAAAGCATCATAAACACAAAGTGCAGACTGCCCCGAAGGACTTTTCATGACGACAAAAGAATTAGGACTAAGATCGCTGTCGTAGGGAATTTGTTTTTCTTTGTACAGGGCATCTATCATTCCGTCTTCTGGTTGAACTTCAACAATACCAGACCAGTTGTCTTCAGGAAGATCGATGTAGTCAGTATAATAATCTTCTGATGATAATCCTACTGCATCGCACTTCACCCTAAGATTGATATCTTTAGAAACAACTACGATTGATTTCTGTGGGCTCTCTGATTTCATCTGAAGGCCTTCTAGTAAAATCTTATTGTCACTATCATTGGGATTCAAAGGAAAGCTCTGTGGTATCTCTGGATGTACGAGACGAATCGACAGCGTGCTATCGTCTCCCATAGGTACACCCTTATGAAGTGGGCCTGCAGACCTAAGATCATCTAACAATCGATTTGCGTATCTTGCGTTTTCTCCTAATGATCCTTGCTTTTCCTTGAATCGATCCAGCTCATCTAGGACAACTAGAGGAATAACAACATCACATCCGGAAAAATTTTCGATAGCATTTTTATCGTATAAGATCGCGCTAGTATCTAGAATTACAGTTTTTCTTTTTGACATTGAAAATTTTTCTCCCGTATGTTACATTTTCCATCATAAGTAATGAGTTCCGCTATGAAAAAAAATGATTTTGATCAAAACAGTGAAAAAGATAAGTCTCCAATAAAGAAAAAAATGAGAGAAGCATCTCTTCAAGAGATTGGAGAAAAACTAGGTCTTACAAGAATGAGAATATGTCAACTCGAAAAAATAATACTAAGAAAGATTCGAGAAAGCAAAGATTTAGATGAATTTAAATAAAAAAAGGCGGTGGATAAATCCACCGCCCAAAAACCATTTTACTTATGTTTTTAGAGTTTAGCTTTTTCTAGCCTTTTCTTCCGAAATGGTCAGTTTGACAAGATCAGCTGATCTTCCCTTGAGAAGCCTTAGGGCTCTACGTGCTCTTACTCCTGCAGCAGAATTTCCTTTTGCATTCTTGACGACATCTGTCTCTGCTGCATCAACTAGAGCCTTTACTTCGGCCCATGCCTCCAAGATTGTGCTATTTCCATTACTCATAATTACTCCTAGGTGTAAATCTTAACATTTGGATTTTTTTCCATAGCATCAGCGCCAGATTCGATTTTATCGTTCTCATCGAAAAAAGCATTGATTTTGTTCATGATCTGAACGTTTTCTAATTCTAGTGAAAGAAGCTTGATTATGTAAACAATTTGTGACTGGGATACACCAAAATCCATAATTTCTCTTACAATTTCTCTTGCTTTCATTCTGCTTAGAACATCGTCCCGCTCATCTTTTGATAAATTTTTAACTTTTTCTTTTCCATTCTCACTCATGAAATTACCTCTTGCCGACTAAATGATTCGACGCGAAATCTATCGGGACCCAAAAATCTCAATATTTTTCCAGTAGTTTTTTCGCCCTCGATCTCTGTGTCTAGCGTGAGAACATATTCCCATTTTTTATTTTCCAGAATAAATCTCGCCATTTGATAGTCACAAAGATCTAAACTATAGCTTTCCAAGAGTTCAACTATTTGCCCGGGAAGAGAAATAGCAACATCTTTTATTTTTTCAACTGTTACTGACTCTTCTTTGCCCACGATAATTTCAGACTTGCAAATGTCATAAACTTTATGAACTGTTCCACAATTATTACACTGTGCATGATTAGGAAGCACTGTATCAGATGCGTCAAGCTCGCTAAAGACTACAAACTTATGGTAAACGGGATCTTTTCTATCTCTGTATTGAGGAAGAATACAGTGACACTCAACAATATGTTTCGTCCCATTCATTTTGAAAAAAGATTGCTAATAGCTCCAACTGTTCCGTTTGTGCTGGATACTTGCGCTGCTTCAACTTTACCAAAAAGATCCTTAAGTACTTCCTGGTCCAATTGTGATCCTGCAGCTTCAAGTATCAAATTTTTTACTTGATTTGACAGAACTTCGTTTCTTTCAATAACTAGTCGACAGACATCTCTTTCTTTTGCAGAAGACATTTTTTCCTCCTTATCATTCGTATGTGACAATTGACCCAATGTTTTGTAAAATATTTTCGATACTCTCAGAGCATCTAACAGCTGCTTTATACGTTGAAATAGGCACATAAAAATTGAAATTATTATACTTTAATTTCATAACTCCCGACCTAGATGTAAAACGAGCCAGTGCCAAAAGAGTCTTGACTCTATCAATTGTAACTCCTTTGAGATAACTTAGGTCGGCTCCAAACTCTACGCTGATCTTTCTATCTTTTGCAGAAGATGCACTTTTAATAAGAATGCTCGACATTTCCATGGAAATTTCTATTTCGTCTGCTAGTCTTAGATTTGTTAGTTCACTGCCGATATCAGCACTAGCACATACAACACCAGCATTTTCAAAAAATAAAAAATTGGAAATACACCATTCGTCAACAACAAATGGAATGCACATAAGTTTGTCGGGGTAATTAGTTGCTAACGTGTTGATCACATCCGGAAGAAATCCCTTCGCAGCAATTACAACTGTTTGTCCTTTAGAATGATCTAAAATATTATGAATCTGTGACACTTTTTCTACGAATCCATCGACAGCAAATACAAATGCTTTTCCTGAAAAAGAAAAGTCACTTTCAAGTTTAGAAGAAAACCCCGGGGCAATATTGCCTTTCTGTGTAATACCTTCAATACATTTTATTTTAGTGCCGAATGAGTTTGCTTCCAAAAGATTGACTTCACACCCGCAGCCGCCCATATAAAATACTTCTTTTGCTATTTTACTGGATAGTCCGGAACCGCCCCAAGAGCTCACAACATTAATTACATCATTTTCGTAGACTTTTCTTTCTTCTGTAATTTTTTCAACTTCACCAACAAGCATCATGCAGGAAAGCAACGCAGAACCTCCCTGCTTAGCTTCTGATGAAAAGAAAGAACTAAGCATGATGTTTCGTATGGATTTATCTAGAGAGTTGTTTCTAGACCACTCTGATAATATCCTAGGAAATTCTAAGGGCGTGCATGTAGACACTCTATCACCCAGCATTATGGTTCCGTTTCCAGAAATGCATTGGGATAAAAAATCTGACAGTTCTTTCTTTGCTTTTTTTATGGATGAGCTAACATCACGTGAAAAATGAATAGATGAACTAGTGTATTTCTTTTGAGAAGGCTGATACATCGAAGTGATTGGGTGCCTCGACTAACTTATTTATGAAAGTACATGCAGAATCATAAAGTGCTTCTTTTTTGGACATTCTATTCAATTCAACCGCGTATCTAACGATGCCGCTTATAGTGCCTAGAGAAAGCAAAACTATGGAAAGTGTAACACTTTGAGAAAAAGAAAGTGCTCCACATGCAATTAGAGTTTCTGAAACAAACCCTTTCATTAGCTGTCTCTCCATAAGTTGTTGCTGGCATACGTAAGAATTTCTTCTGCAGAATCTTCGTTGTATCCATATTGTTCTATCATAACTTTCACCATTTCGTTATATTTCTTCTGTTGATCTTTGTCTCTAGTTTTGGACTTGGTAACAATTCTAGAAATATCTCGTACAGAGTTAATCAAGTATGACTCAATCGCTTCCTTGAGCGGTTCGTAAGATCTAAAGTCTACTTTTTCTCCTCTTCTCATTTTGGCGAACATATAAGCAGTGACATCCGACCTAAAGCCATCCCTAGAAGATCCTGTAACTCCAATTTGCTCTTCTATTGAAGCCATAAATCGATCATCAGGCTTTCGAGTCTCTTTTGTGACTCTATCTTTCATCTTTTGTTTTGTTGTGTAGGCTTCTGCGTTGTCAAGATAGGTGTCAAAGAGTGACTGTGCCTGTTCTTCGTAGGCGGAAATAAATGCTTTTGCAATTTCTGAATCCAGCATTTTCAAATACTCTTCCCGAAGAACTTTTCCAATAAGCTCGAGACATTTTTGCTTGAATTCTTCGTCGGAAATTTGTTCTTTAACAGAATTTGTCAAGGATTCCATTAGTGATACCGGCGTAATCATATTTTTATCACTTTTGGCCAGTGCACCGTCCAAAGCCTTGGTTATAAATCTAGTCGATATGCCGCTCATCCCTTCTCTTCGAGCTTCTTCCTTTAGATCTTTGATGTCAATTTTTTTAACTCTGCCTTTTTCTACAACTTCTTCTCCATTGTAGATCTTCATTTTAGTGACTAGATCACACTTAGCAGACTGTTTAAGTCTAGACATGATGCTAAACATTGAAGCAATTCGCAGCGTGTGGGGCGCAATGTGTGCATCAAAATCTGATTGGCCTAGCATTTTTTCGTAAATTTTAATTTCTTGATCTAGTTCTAGGCAATAAGGTACATCTACTTTTACAACTCTGTCTAAAATTGCTTCGTTTGTGTGTTCACTTTGGAACCTATTCCACTCTGCTTCATTGCAATGAGCTAAAATTACACCATCGAAGTGAAGCATATCACTTTTTCCGGGCGAAGGAATTCTTTTTTCTTGAGTCGCTGTAATAATTGTATGAAGAAATTCTATTTCATTTTTGAAAACTTCTACTAGCTCAACAATACCCCTGTTACCGACATTGAATGCACCGTTTAGAGAAAGAGCACGAGGGTCATCTTCTGCATATTTGTCAAGTTTTGATATATCAACTGATCCTATCAAAACAGAAGTATCTTGACTGTTGGCATCCATGGGAGGGACAGAGGCTACGCCACGACGACCGCGCTGGGAAAATGTCGTCTCTTCAACCTCAAAATCCTCATATTTTCCATCCAACTGCTGAAGAAGGAGGTGGCGTGCAATAGGACTAATATCGCCATGGATTCTCACCCCTAGCTCTTTTTCAAACGTATCTCTTAGTGCTCTTGGAACCAGCTGTAATGGCTCTCCTCGATGAGGATCACCTTTCAAGTGGTAATATTTGTGTCCTTCTAGTGCACTTTTTATATGCTCAGTAAGCGCAGATTTACCAGCCCCGACAGGCCCCATAAGAAGTAAAACTTGTCTACTTTCTTCTCCGTTGTGAGCCGAGCTGTGCATAAAGCTCATGAGTTTTTCTAGCACTAATTCCATGCCAAAAAAATGCTCTTCAAAGTACTTGTAAACTTTGACTGAATTATTGTCAAAGATTCTACTTTTTCGCGGGTTGCTATCTGGCATTTTTTCAACACCGTACTCAATAATAGCATCGTAAAGTCGTCTATGTGCAGACTTTACAACACTAGGATCTTTGGCAACTTTTTCCAAGTAATCGCTAAAAGTACCTTCAAACTTTTTCTTTTTGGAACCTTCTTCTCTCTGTTCCTTTATTGCATCTAATAGTGTGTTTACAGACATATTACAAATCTCCAGCGCCATGGCATCTTATAAAACATAGGAAGACGATAAAATCAAATCTCCCATGGCTCTCCCTCTATTATAGTATTTAAGACTACATTTTTACCCCATAAACATTTTGAATGTTCGACAGTATGATCTGCGTAGTCTAAATCAAGATCTCTTCCGTCGTGCTCATGCCGAAGCATAAGCGTACCATCCATATCGATATCATCTACTTTAATGACAGGAAGACGAGAATCAGCAATAGAGTCACACATGTGTGCTTTAACTTTTTTCCACCCATCATCATCTGAAATTTCATCAATTGTAAATGCGTCTTTTTTTTCACTCCAGCTAAACAGATTTAGCTCATTGCAAAGCTCTTCGGTCAAATACTGTCTAACAAAACTAATGTCATTTCCTGACTCTCTTGCGACAAAGCATTCTTCTAGGCCGTGCTTTTCTTTGATGTCTTGAAAAATTACAAACCCCAAATGATACGGATTTAACCTTCCAATATGAGGCCTAATAACAGCATTGTGCATTCGCAAAAATGGAATATGATACTTGTCTGGTAAATTCAAATCGTGACATATTGTATAGTGCCAAAAAGAAGCCCACCCCTCGTTCATTATTTTAGTTTGTATTTGTGGCATAAAATAATAAGCTTCATCTCTAACAATCTCTATTACATCACGTTTCCAGTCGGGCATTCTTGCATGTTCTGAAATAAATCCCATAATATCACAGTCCGGCTCAAGAGGTGGACTGTCTAAGTCTAATAGAATTAAATTCCCTTCTTTGTCATGCTCTCTTAGCCCTTTATAATATTCGACCAATTCTTTGTGTGTTTTTCGCTCCGATCCGTCTCTATAGATCTGATACTGGAGAGCGTGACATGCATCAATTATTTCTTCGACTTTTTCTATTCCAATATAGGGATCTTCGACGTACTCTTGAATTCTTTTTTTAGCCTGTCTAAATCTACCGATCACAGAATCTGCTCTTGTATTTTTAAACATTCGATTGTTTTTGAAAAAATCAGAGTGTCCGACACAATGAGCCATGATAAGAATTTGCAAGTAAAGAGGGTTTTCTCGCATAAGATATGCGATAGAAGGGTTGGAATTGATAATAAGCTCGTATGGAAGGCCTTCGGCACCCAAGTTATACATTTGATGTGTTCTTTCAAAAGACTTTCCGTAAGACCAATGATCGTAATGTGTGGGCATGCCGTGATAAGACATATGACCAATCATTGAGTAATAGTCACAAACTTCATAGCTTATTGGGTACCAATCCAGCCCATACCCATTTGCGATTTCAATAATTTTGTCATCCCATTCTTTCAAATCATCTACAGACCAGCTCATTTTTCTTCTCCGTAGTTTCCAAACATTATCTTAAATGACTTCCATACATCTTCTTTTTCTTTAATAGAGGTACATTTCATTGACCTTCCGACCAATTGTTTTAGGTGATTTGAAATTTTTTGTTCCTGAAACCATTCGGGTTCTGCTCCCGGTGTTATTTCACAGTAACCAAATAGTTGACAAATATCTCTAAGTTTCGTTGCAGCAGACAACATATCTTCCGTATCATGACCAAAGTTGTCCCCATCTGATGCATGGAACGCGTAGACATTCCAAGCAGACGGATGGTATCTTTGATTAATCACATCAAGTGCTTCATTGTAAGCAGTAGAGACTATAGTTCCTCCGGAGGATCCTCTTGTAAAAAATTGTTCTTCACTTACTTCTCGTGCTTCCATGTCGTGTGAAATAAAGACTATTTCTGTTTGATCGTATTTTGATCGAATAAACTGATATAAAAGAAAAAAGAAGCTTCTTGCAAGAAATTTTTTCGGTTTGCCCATAGAGCCTGAAACATCCATCATCATCACAATGACAGCATTTGTATTTTCTTTCATTTTGGGCTTATAGTGTCGATATGTCAGATCATCGTTGTGAAAACTACCTTCTAGCTCTTCTATTTCTTCTCCGCCCTCTCTTTGTTTTGCCTTGAGTCTTTTTATTCGATTGATAGCTGATTTTTTCTTGTCTAGGCGTGGAATAATTCCTTGAGGTCTATAGCCAGTTCTTTTTAGTTTTTCTGATTTGCTTTGAGTAAAAGCTTTGCGCTCCATGTCAGGAAGCTCTAATTCATCAAAAAGATATTTTGCTAATTCGTCGAGTGATATTTCAACCTCGTAAAACTCATCGCCTCTTTTGTCACCGGCTTTTTGGGGCTTACCGTCTTTTGATTTATTTTTTTCTCTTATAATCTGGTCTCTTGCAAGATCTTTTCCAGGTGCTGATCCTACATTTTTATTAGCCTCGCCACTACCGTAGACAAAACGATATTCCTTTATCCCTCTAACGGGTATTCGAAACTTCTTTTTTCCGTCTTGACCAATAATAGATTCATCGGCAACAATATCATGAATTCCTTCACGAATTGCCTTTTCGATCTTGTGTTTGTGTCGTCGACGATCAGAAGCAGATCGATCTGCTGTAGTCTTATGGTGAGAAAATCCTGACATTATCTTCCTGTGATTATAACTATCCTAGGAAGATTGTATGTCATATCCAGGAAAAAGAAACATAATATAAATGCCTTTAGCCAAATTCTGGTCCAAACATTTTTTTATTTTTTTGAAAAAATCTTTCCCACGAAGAATCAAGTATGTAAGTAACAGCTGTATCCGTTTCACTTCTAACGGATCTTCCTATGCTTTGTATGACAGTTTTTGCTGTTTGTAAGTCGTACCACCAGTCCCACTTATTCATTTTTTTTCTTACTAGTCTGTCACCCAAATATGGAAATGGAACCTTGCAGATAATCTGAAATCTGGACAAGTCTTCCTTAAGATCAACACCTTCTGTCATAGATGGCGAAAGAAGCACAGTGGGCTCTTTTGATCGAATATGTTTTTGAAGTATTTCGTCTCTATTGGTTGAATCATGAATAAGCAGTCTAGAACTTCTAATGTTCTTCTTTAAGTGCCAAGCGATTTTATAAGAATGGCAGTGAATAATTCCTTTTTCATTTTTATGACCTTTGAGTATTTCTTTGACAGCAGCTGTAAGCTTTGGAAGCGTTGAATTTATTTCATTGGCAGACATTTTTCCAATACCGCTGTAGATGATTGGTCGATTCTCAGTAGGAAATGGGCACGGAATAGAAAGGGTCTTATAATTTTTTCCCTCTGATATTCCTGAGATTTTTGCAAATTTTTCCATATCGACAATTGTTGCTGACATCATTAGAACATGCTGTCCCATCTTAAGCATGTAATCATATGCATACGGTGCGACATCGATGGGTTTGAATTCTACCTTTCTACTAGATTTTTCTTGGGCCGGTATTTCTGTCATGACCCAGTTATCTTTGTCGTAAAGGGCTATAAAAGTAAGAACTTTTTGTTCATGACTCGTTAGAATTTCAATCTGCCTTGATAGTTTAGAAAATTCTCCGCTTTTCATGCGAGACTTAATTGATGTGTATTTCTCTAAACCTCTATTGAATTCTTTGACTTTCTTTGCAAGTGCTGGATGATATTCGTTTTTTACCCATCTGACAAACATTCCAGGCGTTATCTTTTCCGGAAGGGTTATGCCTACAAACGACTTTGCAAATCTATCAGAAAAAGTTACTTCAATAAACTTGCTAAGCTCTTCTGGTGCATTGTGTGCTTCATCAATCACAAGAAGCGTCTTTTTAGGAATTTTGCCGCTATAGCGAGTCTCAGTCAAAAAGTAAGAAAAGTTTGTAACACCGTGAGGATCTTCGATAAACTTGTCTTTTGCCTGTTTGTAGGTGCACTTAAAAGCACATCTTTTGAAAAATGGATCGCTGCGATCAGTTGTTTTTAGCATCTTCCTTGATTCATTACAGTTTTGGTGCTTGTGATACGTGCACTGATAGTTTGAAGATGACTTGAGAGAATTAATGTCGGGATAATCCCGTTTATATTGTTCTTGTAGTAATTTTTGTGTAGTAAGGATGTTGCTTCCGCGAACAAATTCATCGACCGCCGGAATATGATGAGCAACATAGCGTGCTACAGTTGATGCAATTGCAGACTTCCCTACACCGGTACCCGCATCGAGTACAAAATATTTTTTTCCTGACTCGAAAGCATCAATAATTTCATCGATTGCTTTCTTTTGTCCGGGTCGTACTTCTGGGTACGGAAAGTATCCTTTCCAATCAAATTTAGGCATTATAGTTCTAGTTCCATCATTTTCTGCACCATAGACTTAGAAATGTTAATCTTAAGCTCTGTGGTAGAGAAATTATGATTTCTTTCAATAAAATAGACAGGTTTTTCGTAGTGTGCTCCAGTGTAATCTTCTCTGTCGCGATAGTCACTACCTAAAATTCTGACGTCGTAATTTTCCTGTCCCAGGACTTTGTCTAATTCTTTCTCTGTGTTATATGTGACAATCTTATCAACATAGCGAATTGACTCCAATATTTCAATTCTATCACTCAGGGATTGTACTGGCTTGCATTTTTCAGGCCTGTCGATAGTGGGATCCCCTTGAAGAGCAACAGTAACATTTTCACAAACGCTTTTTGCCTCTTTAAACATTCTAATATAGCCTGGATGAATTACATCAAACGAGCCACAAATAATTCCGCATGTATAAATTTTCATATTATTGCATCCACCAGCCCTAGCTCCAAACATCTTTCAGAGGGTAACCAAAGCTCATGCTTCAATAGCTCTTCAAGAGATTCTTCGTCAATCTTTGATGTTTCAAGATAAATTTTCTTTATTGTATCAAATATAACTTTTTGATTTTCTATTTCGTCAATAAACTCGTCATGCTTACCAGCCCATAAAATTTGAGGCTGATGGATTAGCATAAATGATCTTTTGCTAATATAACGTTTTTTACCTCTTGAAGATATCAATGTTGCCGCAGATGCAGCTGAGCCCTCAACGTATGTGTAAACATCAGTCTTGCATCTATCAATTGCATCACAAATATTTAGTCCAGAAAATACATCTCCGCCCGGACTTTGTATATGCAAATGAATGGGTGGATTCTTTCTAAGACCAATTCTTGCTGCTAAATAAGACATTTCTATGTCTAGACGTCTTATGATTCGAACTAATTCGAATGCTTCTTTATCTGTTACAGCTGCATAAAAATATATGTGGTTCTCTTCAACATCAATGCCGCTAGGTTTTCCTTTTTCTTCTGACATTAGCAAGGACGCAATGTTCTCACTCATCTCATCAGAAATCACTGCTTGATCTTCGTTCATTCGGTAGAATCGTCGTCTATTTTCAGAAGAGGATAATCTCCGAATGACGTTTTTACTATTGCGCATTTTACTCCTTCAAAAGCGTTATTAGGTAGACTTTTTGCATTAATAATCAAAATTTCAAATTTAGCTGTAGTTGAAATGTGATTTCTGTCATTATCTAGATTTGAAATTTTTGGAATACAAGTCGCCCGATAATAGTTCATCATTCCATCTTTCCAGATATTTGATGTTTCGTCTACTTTTTCTCCTTGAAAGACTTTCCACACAGATGGATTTCTGTCAGAATAGTCACCGCAGCATAAAAAAAACCTTAGGTCATCGTAGAGATCATCTGGGACATCTGGAACATCGCCTACAGGTGTCATATATTGATACTCTTTTTCAACGACTAAAAGATCCAGCGGAGAAAATAAGTTTCGTATTTTTTCTAATTCGTTCATCAGTTTATACTTAAAAATCGGGGTTATGAAAAAAAACTATATCAGTCTAATTCTATTACTAATGTGTCTTTTTTTCACACAATGTGGTGTACATGGAAAATACACAGGTCCCACTCCAGCAATTTACAAGCTTGTTGAAACCCAGACAGTACTTGTTGAAGTCACAAATACGATTACACCAACGCGGTGTGAAAATAAATCTAATTTTGCAAAGAAAGAAGACCTTTGCTCAAAAGTTTTGCCCGAACTTCCACCCATACACGGATCACATGTGGGAACAGGAACATTTATCAAGTTGAACGATGAAATAGTTGTTTTGACTGCAGAGCATGTATGTGCCCCAGACGAAGTTCCGAAAAAAGTAGAAAAAGATGACGTAGTCGTTTATCCGACAATTGAAACAAAAATTGAAATTAAGTCGAGAATTTATACGGGTGTTGGCTCTGTGTTAAAAATGAGCAAACCTCTGGACATATGTGTTTTGTCGCTAGACGTCCAGCCTAATGTTTCTGTTCCTAACTTTTCAAGAAAACCACCCGAAAGAGGTGCTAGAATATACTACGCCGGAGCGCCGCAGGGGTTCATGTCGGATACTGCCCTAATGATGTTTGATGGAAGATATGCGGGAACCATGGGGAAAATGCTAGCATTTTCAATGCCCTGTGAGCACGGAACCTCAGGTGCCAGTGTTAGAAATAGTAAAAATCAAATATTTTCGATAGTGCAAAGAGTGAACGGTCAGTTCAAGCATATGTGTTACGGTGTTAGCACAGAAGAGATGATAAAATTCTTAAGTACTATAAAGCCTAAGTAATTTCTTTGGACGTAGAATTCATATAGTCAACTCGATGCTTGTCTATGATCATTCTTGCCATGTGCTTAGCGTCACTTTCTGATGCGTGTCTAGATGTGTGCATTAGTTTTTTATCCTTAAAAGAAATATCCATAAGGTAAGAACCGTCTGCTTGTGGGTAATATTCTATTTCGTAATCCTGAAAATTGTCCCATGTATTGGGATCCGGATCAACTGTGTGATAGTTTCTTCCAATTTCTTCTAGAATAATCTCTCTAATTGTAGCCAAGAGAACTTTTTTCATTATGTACTCGCGACAAAGAGTTCAATGTCAACAGCCGAAGAGTCAGCTGATGCTTTCATTGATGTAAAATCTACAAAGCTGTCAAAAGCTGCACCAGCTGCACTGCCCGAAACAGACGGGGATGTAAAGATCGCAGATCTTTTTGCAGGAAGTTTCATGTCGTATCGATTAAGGGCACCACTTACAAATGCTATTCTTACAAAATTTGTATCATCTAGGTTTGTAATTCTGACATACTGCAAGTTAGAAGTAACATAAGTTCCGGCTCCTGCCGACGAACTCAAAGCCAAGATTTCTGTTTCGTAGGTGGGTACTGTGAAAACACGTCGAGATGCTTCGTTGACATTGGGAATCGAATGAGTAACTCTACTTCCTACTTGATGTCCATTGAGCTTTACGTCTTCGTTGACTGTGACAGTCAGTGTTGCATCATCTATTGTTGTCGCCATCTTTTATCTCCAAAATTTTTTCTAGAATTACTTCCAGCAGAGCTTCTGCTTCTTTGTCATCGGATTCCATTTCTATAGCAGCTATTTGCCCTTGTGCTCTTTTTTTAGATGTATGACAAGCAGAATGTTTTTTACCTTTTTTGTCTGTGTATGAAAGTGTGTAACTACCACTGTCTCCATCTGCTTGTTTACACTTGTTTTTTCGAACTGTGTAGGGCATGGTCTATGCTCCACCACTGCACGACTCAGTTGATAGATCGCTATCGTCGACTTCTATAAACTTTTCACTCTCGTGCTCTTCATCATCTTCTCTCATTCCCGAAACTTTGCTAATCATATCAGGAATCGGACAATCACCAACATCAACTTCAAGAAACTTTTTTGCAGTTGCAGCACGTGCCATGGGAGCTGTCATCGACTTGTGTACAACAGTTGCAGCTGCAATTTTCCCCGGGTCACTATTTTTTTCTGCTTCCAGCAAAACTTTTCTTATAATTTTTCTAAGAACAGATTCAGACAGCATAAGATTTCTTTTCATAGTTTTTGTCTCTCCAATTGTACAGCTATGTGTGGGCTGGGTTGGCAATTCTCCTTTGGAAAATTCGTAGTTATATATTTCCAGCTCAGTACCTTCTGCGTTCTCAGAAGCCTCATTATCACAAAGTTGAGCAACTCTTCGAGCATTTTCTGGATCGTCATCATAAAAGTGTATGTTATCGATGGAAGGATTGTGAATCTTACCAATTAGATCTCTCTTCGCTGATGCAGGATCACTGGGATTGAAATCAGCTGCGCCATAGACGACGTCAGCATTCGATCCGATTTCTGACGCCAAAAAATCCTGTATATCAGATGCGTTAGTTGCAGGAACTTTACCTCCACCTAGTGTATCTAGATCGGTCTTTCCTTTTCTTGCTGTAACAACAGCGGTCATGTCGCCTGATGCTTCAGCATCTAGGAACACATCTAGCATACTGTCTATTGGTTCTACTTCTGTGCCAATTGTACTTGATGGACTAAAGTCAGCAATGTGTATTTCGCCTGTTTTACCCTGGTCAAACATCTCTCGCCCGGCGCTTCGAATATCGTTGCTTATGTTGGGATTTACAACCAAACGAACATGTTCACCAGAAGGTATATACTTTTCTTTCCAGTCTCTATACTGCTCTGTGTCTAGAACAATCGCTTCAGCGTCATCTAGTTCATCATTGCTTCTAACAGTATTTCCTGATAGCCCTGGAGAGTTTACGTTTTTTTGAGCCGGCGTGCTGAGGTTTTTTACTTTTGATCCCACACGCGAATTTAGATTTTTTATGGGAATATACGATGAAGGGTCATCAGGGTCTCCACCGTTATATTCGACAGCTGCGACAAGTGTCGGTGAGGTGGTTACACCCAAAGTATCATCGAAATCAAAGACATGCAAATCTCTCTCCGGACTTTTTACTTGATCCTCGTCCTGTTCTTGTAAAATTCCAGCTAGTTTACACCATCGATTGATAACTGCATCCATGAATAATTCTCCGAGTCACTTATGTTTGCTAAATATCTCTCCGGAGATAAATTTGACACGGCGAACGAGAATTTATTTAGTGACAACTCTGTGAAAACAGACAGCAGCCAAAATAATCACGGTGAATCATTCGCTTCTTTTATGAGTGTTTCTATATATTGTCGCAAACAATGAACCAGAGAGCTTTTTAGCAGCCTCTGTGATCAATTCTATGAAAGCGTTCCTGCTAGCTTGTTCCATCTTTCAAGAAGAATATTTCCGCTGTTTCTTGTTCGCGACTCAGTTTTAGTCTTATTACCCAAAGCGTTGCCGATGGCAGTCAAGAATTTAAGAGTCTTCTGGGGATCTCCTAAAGCTTGCAAGTTTACTTGCCCGGCAGTTCCCATTGAAGCAGATGGATCATTGAACATGGTGGCAGCCCATCGATGGTGACCATCAAGAATCTCTCCGTTGGTGCCTGCCCAGGCGTCTAGATCTCCACCTGCTATTTGATTTTTAGGGTTCATTGCCATACCCAAAGCTTTGTAAATAAGAATATTAGACTGTGTAGGAATAGCGTCAGAAGCATTAAGCGATCCCCCCGCTTTTATTTCGATCTTGTCGTCTGTGTCATCTCCGTCATCAAGACCTGCAGTCATAAACTCTTTTGCACCTGGCGCATCCATGCCGACAAATTTATTTGGCGGAGGGGGCTCACCACCTTTGAGGTTAGAACTTTCTTCTTTTTCCTCTTCTTGCTCCATGAGAGCGCGCGCGCCCACCTTCCATGCTGCCTCCTTGAACGGAGCAGTAACATCAATATTATAGTCTCCGCCCGGTGTAAGAGCGTCTTCAACGTCAGAAACTTCCCCCTTAGCATCTTCGGGCCCGGGTAAGAAAGGCATGACACTTTTTGGTAATCCAGTGGAAGGAATTTTGGAAGCTAATGTGTTTAGGCGCTTGACAAACGTTTCAGGGCCAATCTTTTCAATCCATTCCTTAGCTTGCGCACCGTTAGTTTCATACCACTCGCCTTTCGTAATAGCTACGATTGGTGCGTCATCATCCCCAGAAAGAAGTTGGTTTGCGATTTCAACAGCATCTACATCTTTTACATTCGTCGTCTTATCAACCGAGGTTCCCTTAGGAGCATCTCCAATTTTTCCAGATGCTTCTTTTTTCTCCTGGCCTTCCTCTTCTTGCTCAAAAAGAATCTTACTTAATTTCGGCAATTGGCTTGATGTGTCTTCATTTATGACATGTCTTACTATTCTTCTTAGGTCGCTTTTCTTCATTTTTCTCCCTAGGGATTTACGTTGTGATGACTAAGTATCTTCTAGTCCTGAAAAATTCCTGCCAGCTTTTGCCAGCGTTCAACAATCAAGTTATCTTTTTCTAGATTTGATTCTTTCTTAAAGGGCGGGACAACATTATACTCACCGGCAGGAAGCCCTTTTTCAATTTTTGCCAAACCTGAGGAGCCTCCAATAGACTCGTGATCTAACTGCGGCATATCTTCTCTAGATTTTGGCGCGCCATCTAGCGGTTGAGGCAGAGATCCTAAATTTTCTCCCACTTTGCTGGCAATTGCTTTTCTGATGGGGTCGTTTTCAAATCCTGTTCCTGAGTCTGCCAAAGAGACAAACTCTTCATCTCCTGTTAGACCGGCCCACTCATTTATTTTAGGGTGCTTTCCGTCTGCAATTGACTTAATCATAGCATCATTCAGCAGCGGCCCCGGGGCCTTTTCATCAGTCTGCTTACCTTTGTTTGCGTCTATCATGGCAACAATTGCATCTTTGCTTTTTCCGATGATGTCAGTTGCTGCTCCACCTCCTTTTGATGGATGCTGTCCGCTATCATTGACAGCGGCAACTGCAAGCTGCGCTGCTGCCAGCTTATCAGCCACACTCCCGGGAAAACCAAAATCTTTTGCATTTATCGATCCGTCCGGCGTAATAGCAAAAACGCCCGACCAGCGATGATGTCCGTCCAAAACAGCATTTCCGGAAATAGATATCGCTCCTGGTGCACCAGAAGTCTTGCTGGTAATTGCACTTTCTAGAACTTTTGCACTTCCTAAAGGAAATGAAACAGATTGCATCAAATCAATGAACTGCTGCGTAGGTCCTAGACTGCTTACGCTCACAGGAGTAGCACTCCCTACTGTAATCTTATCATCCGGCTCTGCACCGTCATCAGCTTCAGCAGCTTTGACAAGAACATCCTGAACACCCGGGTCTTTATTTCCTTGTGCATCCATGAATGCTCGAACCCCCTCAGGTCCTGCTTTATATGCTGTTTCAAGATCTTTTCCTGGATCGCCAGTGACCTCTGGAGATTCTTTTTCTTCTTTGTCTTCTTGTTCAAAAAGGTTTCTCATTTCTGAGAGAATTATTTTTCGCAAGTCTTTGCTGTCAATTTTCTTAGTAGGTTTTGTAAAACCCAATGCTTCAGAAAGTGTAATTTTTCCCATGAATTTATTCTCCATTCTTCTTCCCATACCCGACCTTGTTGGCAACTCAATGTCATACTCACCTGGCATTAAATCTTGAATTCTACGTTCCATTTCAATGTATTCTAGGTCTTGTATCACTTGTTCTTCTCGGGCACGATTAACAGCAGCGTATTCTTCCCAAATTTCATCTACAGCGGATTCTGCCTCTTCCATTGTTTCGAACATTGGAATTTTAGGTCGACGACCGTACAATTCTTTGTACATGTCAGAATACATGCCACCCAAATCTTGCAACTTTTGATCATACTCGGCGTCTGCTGTGTCTCTAGGGTGCAATTCTCTAATAAGTTTGCTCAGGTGCATGATTTTCTCCTTCACTAGCAGTAAATATCATGCAAAGAAAAAAGCTACTCAGGATTGCAAATCTCAGAAAGAATTTGCATTAAAGAGCCGTACATTTGTGTAGCGTTGCTAGACAGTTGAAAATACTCACCTGAACATGTGGAAGCAATTTCATCCCACTCCCATGATTCGTTAGTAGAAAAAGTGTATATCTTGGTTTTGGGCGCACTGATACAAGCATTTTTTATCTGCTCTACAGAAATCTCAGGTATCATGTAGCTTTGCTCTTCTTCATCGCTGAACACGATAATGATTTTATCAGCAGTCGGTCTCCAGCCAATTGTAAACACGTCTTTTGGTGGGATTGACTCACCGACATCTGTGTCCCACTCTGTTGCACTCATATCCATGTTTGCACCAGAAGAAATATTATGCAAAGACAAGTATATTCCATCAAGAAGCATCTCACTTCCTGTGTTCATTCCGTCGCTTCCAAGCGCAGCAAATGCTGCTAGAAAGTCCGGAAAGGGTGCAATATCTGACACTAGAATTAATCTTTCTTCAAATTCTCCTGCAAGTTGTTTCGGACCAACAATAAGACCCCAGTGTAACTTATCTTCAAGGGAATAGTAGGCAGCAAATTGATTTAATGCAATTAGAACAGCTTCGATTTCATCAATCATCGAGCCAGACCAATCGATAACAAAAAGAATATCAGTTTCTGGTACTTCTTTTCCCCAGTCAACTTGTCCATCACAGTCATCATCAATTCCGTTACATTCTTCCGGCTTGGGTAGTACTTGATCTGCGCACATATTATCGATAAAGATATTATCTGACGTGTATGAACCCCAGGATCCCATATTGCACGTCATATTGCCTGCTTCGCAGATTCCTATGCCTAAAGTACCCTCTGGGCCTGTGTAACAATCTGCAATAAGACCCTCATCAATAAGAGTGTTGCAGTTGTCATCAAAGTTATTACACTTCTCTTCATTTAGAGGCATACCGACCAAGGAGTCACAAGCTGGGTCTGAGCCGGGAGGATCAACTAGCCAGTGGCAAATAGCGTAGCAAGGTGATAGAACAATCTCTTCACACCCAGGATCATTACAAAGACATGTCTTATATCCCTGGCCGCACAAGAGTGGCGGCTCAAAACAGGGTAGAAGCTTTCCAACGTCTTGCACTGTGCATAGACACTCTATTCCATCGTCTATCAAGCCGTTACAATCGTCATCAAACCCGTTGCAAATCTCAGGCATTGGTTGCTTGGCTGTGCAACCACTCCAGTTTCCTGCGACGCAGACTTTGACCCCGACACCACATGCCGTGCTACACTCTTCTATTAGCTCATCATCAACAAACCCATTGCAATCATTGTCGATCCCGTCGCATTCTTCAGCCGGAACTGCTCCGCACTCATCGCATGCGTTTCTTTGACCTTCGTCAATTTCACCATCACAGTCATTGTCTGCATAATCACAAATTTCTTCTTGAGGTATGGGCCCGTAACAGACAAAGACACCGTCTTCACATATGGCATTCCCAGGCCCACACTCATTTTCACAGGGTTCCACACCGATATCTTCGTCTGTAAGGCTATCACAGTCATTATCTTGTCCGTCACAAATTTCTTCTGTGCAGTCTTGACAGTCTGAAAAGTAAAGCTTGCCCTTGTCACAAACAACGTTTTGTTTACCGAGGGACCCATCTTCCATTTCACAATACTGCCACCCATAATCTAATGTCTGTGCACCTGGAGGACACTCGTATGCTTCGTAACATTCTCCCATAAAAAGAATTTGAGGTGGATCACATTCGTTTATTCCTAGAGGTTTACAAGGAACGTCTGAATCGTGACAAAAGTTTAGAACGACCTGCTTCTTCTCCATTGTAGGTTCACCGAATACAGGTGGACAAAACCATTCTTGTGTTTCACAACACTGAGGTTTGCAGCTGCACCACATAAACTGATCCTCTATTGTGATAGTTGCACAGGGATCTACATCTTCGGGAGGTGTGTCTGGTGTGTCGACATTCCTGGGATCTGTATCTATTACAACTTGTGTGCTAGAAACATCTACCGGACTGCCACGGTCGTCGGCACAACCAACAACAAATAATAACGTAAGCGCCAGTGAGACAATTTTATTCATGCTATGTTAAACATTATAAAATTGTCGAAACAGTAAAAAGAAAAATTATCTAATAGTCAAATGATTACACTTTGATTCTATCAATTGTCTGTGGATAGCTTACAGCAATATCTTTGTAAAGCTTCTTCATCACTGCTTTCGTAATATTTGCCAGCTCTTCTTTTGTTGCTTTGTTCTTAAGAATTTTCTCTACTTCTGTCTTGATGGTTTTTTGCAGATCTTTTCCAACAACTTTTGTAATTTCTTTTTGTGCTTCTTTTCTAGAAATCCTTTCGATTTCTTTCATGTCTGTTTTGGTAAATTTTTCTACCAAAAGTATCTCTCTTACATGTCTTCTAAAGCGAAGCTCTTCTTGGATATAGCTTTGAGCAATTCGACTATATCCTGCTGCAAGCCTAAGCTTTTGTTCGGGAGGTTGTTCTCTAGACAACCCTAGTTTATCAATGATAAGGGAGATCACTTCTTGCATGTCATCTCTAGTCAGACCCCTAACATACGCTTTTACTTGCTGCATAAATTGTTTTCTGTCAGCCGGCTCAGCAAACGCTCGATCCTCAGACCCAACTGTTTTCATTAGATTTTTTGCAGTTTTTTCGAAAAGTTGATCCGGATCCATAACTTCCAAAGATGCTATTTGAGATCCTGCGCCCTCAGTTTGACCACCTTCAGAGTTTTGACCATCCGACCCTAAAATTATCTCCATATTCTTCTTGTTTAGGCGCCCATCAGACATGCCAAGTTTTTTTACTAGCTGCTTCTTGACTGCTTTAATAAGATCGTCAGCATCAGCCGGCTTTTTTGTAAGAGCATCTAAAAGTCTGTTTCGAAGATTTTCTAAAGGTTTACCCTGGGTTATCTCTACGGGTTCTTGTGGAAGATGTTTTACGATATTGTTTACAACTCCCTCTCTGCTGATTGGTGCAGTCACGTGCCCCCAACGAATTATAACATTTTCGTCGTTTCCAGTTTTTATGACCCCGATATTACCTAGCATTTTCTTATCAGGTTCTTTTATGATAAGTGCAAGAATAGATTCAATTTTTGGCGAGGAGCTTGATGTGGCTGCAGAAAAATTATCGTCTGCACGATATGAAGAAAAAGAAGACTTGACAGAATAGTAAACACCGTCCTTATCAGCATCATAAAAAGTTGTGACACCTGCACTACCTTGATCTTCTACACCAAAACCCCAAAACTGGAGCATTTTTTCGGCAATTGACTGCCACGCATTTTTATTCCCGCTCTCAGTCGCAACAGAGTGAACTAATTCATTGAATACCAGAACCTCTGAAAGCAGCTTATCAGCGTCACCAGCTCGGGCAATATTCTCAGCGTATTTTGGTATATTGATATCGTATGCTACTGGAATATCAACACTGACACTCCCAGCAGCGCCTGCATCCATTTTCAATACTTTTTCGGATAAGATTACATTTCTTATCCAAGACTTTAAGAGCCTCTTTTTCATTTTAGAAAAGCTCTTCATTTTTTGGGTCATGCTTGACCAGAATCTTCTTCATAACAGCAACTTGTTTATCTGACATGCGTCTGCCGGATTTCATTTGATCTGCGAGGCTTTGCAAGAAATTATTGGTCTTAACAGACAGGTAATCTTCGATAGCTGCTAATTGTTTCCCTCTTACAGAGCCGGCCATTGGAGGTATATTTTTTCTTCGCCTCCATGGCGGACTAGTCCCGAGATAAGTCTCACCACCATATTTTTGACCAAAGGCTGCACCTCTGCGCGATACGTTACCTTCATCATCGTAGATATTACCCTCGGCGTCGACGTATTGTTCGTATTCCAGCAGCATTAATTCACGACGAACAATGCGTCGAAGTTCATTCTCAGAAAGAAGTGGTTCTTGAGCTGGAAGAGACTCCGGAGATTTTGTAGTAGCTTCAGACCCTACAGCCTTTGAGTGATCTATGTCTAACTCTAGATTTTTTGCTGTACCCTCAATGTCTCCGGACCACGCATCTTCAACGGGCTCCACATCAGAAGGGTGTTCTTCATCTAGCATTTCTAAGATAATTTTTTTGAGCTGCTTTTTTGTAATTTTCACTTTAGAATCTCCATTCTTAAATAAAGGCACCTAGTTCTATTTCGGTTGCTCTGTCTTCTGCCCACTCCTCTATGTCGAGTGGACCGATAAAGCCGTTCTGCGGGGGTGTGTAGTCAAGCCATGTTCGATTCGGGGCACCGGCGCGCTGTGCTAGGTCGTCTAGATCTTCAAATCCAAGACCTCTCTGGTCCAGCCACTCTCCCCAACCATGCATGAGCTTCTCGTCCGTTTTTTGTTCACCCTCCCCACCGGGTGCATAGTAATCTTCTTCACCGGGAGGAGCAGAGAAATCTCTATCATCATCGGCCCATGCTTCCCTGATGATTCGCCTGAGCTGTCGCTTAGTGATTCTCATATGATCATCTGCCTCTGCGCAAGACTTTAACAGTTACGCCCTTGACATCACCGGTCATAATATAAAGTTCGCCGGGTGCATCACCTTTTTCAACAGTTGCCACCCCTTTGTTTATTCTATTCTGTAAATCAGCTGCCAATCTTTCTGGAGTCTCCTCCAGATCAGGTAAGTGACTTGCATCTAGCATTTCCTGAATGATTTGTTTTAGCTTTTTCTTTGAGATTTTCATTATCTCATCCTCTGAATTTTTTCTAACATTAGATTCTTGCATTCTCTCTTGATTCCGGGTGAGCGAAAGCTGCCACCAATACGCACAGCCTCGCTGATACAATGCTGGATCAGTTCGTCGATGGACATTTCAACATGTGCTAAGAGGTCTGATCTTGCTTCATCTTCATCAGCAGAGATTGTGCCATCAGGATTCATTTCATTGAGAATCTTGACTTTCTCTTCTTTAATAATTCTTCTGAGTTGCTTCTTTGTGATTTTCATTGTTATCTCCCGCTAACCTTTCTATACATCGCCTTATGAAGAGAATTAACCATAGGTTCAAGGTCTGTCCCGTACAACACAGGCATAACCCTGTCTTCAAGATCATAAATGGCTTGTTGTATTTTTGCGTTATTTTGAAGTTCGTATTGCTCTGCGTTGGCGTCTTCTTGTAGCTCTTCTTTGATAATTCTTCTGAGTTGTCGTTTTGTGATCTTCATTCTGTTTTTTCCTTCAATCTTATATTCGTCGCGACCTACTTCAAAATCTTCATCATCTGGCTCTTCGATGCCAGCGGCTATAGCCTTTTTGTTTTCTACATCCGCTACGGGGGAATCATCAGCGACGTAACCCACACCAGTATTACTTGCAGGTGAAACGTCGTATGGAGGTTTCGGTGCCGGATTCTTACTGAGTGACGGGTGTCCGGCATAGAGGCTCCAGTCGATTGGCTCGTCGACAGGCACCTCTACTTTTGGGCCGAACCTTTGATTATCCGGATGGTAGTTATCCTCCGCGACGCCTCGGGCCGCCTGGTCAGCGGTTTGAAACATATGATTTAGAGACCCAACTCCCATAAACGGCCGGCCCTGCGCCTTGCCCAGCCAGTCGGTGGCCGCTTGTTTTGACCCCTTTGCCGGCCAGAATGGTGCGTGCTTATCTCGCCTCTCGAGAAGACGGGCCTTCTCTTCTTTGATGATTCTTCTGAGTTGTCGCTTTGAGATTCTCATTATCTATGCTTCTGCCTCTATAGTACCTTGTTCATATCCAGCATCATACGCCTGTGGATATGTTGAGCGATCAGCATCGTTTGGATACCCCTGATAAGCATCATCATACCCGCGATCGTACTCTTGATCTTCATCCCTGTTGGGGCTCATCATTCTAATCTCTTCCTTGATGATCCTTCGCAGTTGTCGCTTGGTGATTCTCACGGTTTATCCTCTTTTAAGCTCTAAAGGCATCTCGAACATAGTCGGTTGCGTAGTCAACGGCAGATTCCTTTTCGCCCTCAGACTCGGCGTACTCAATATTAGCAAGGGCATCGAGTGCCTCATCAACCTCAAACCCCGTACCCAAGTTTCGAACCATGTCTTCCAATTGAGCCAATGTTGCTGAATCGTTAGGGTTTCGTGATAGCTTGCTCAGCAGATCACTAGCTTGATCGTAAGTTGCTCGGCCACCAGATCGATTGTCGTCTACTACGTCCTGCACAAATGCGATCATTTGGTCAATAGGTTGTGATGGAGTATCAGAGTCTTCTTCGGAAACTGTGTGATAGCCTGCAGCTTTAAGAGTGTTTAGCGACTGCAACTGTGCTTCAACACCGTCACGGGGCACCGGGCCGCCACCAAACTGCCTAGCAACATCATCATCGGTCATTGCGACGTTATTTCCGTCTAGATACCAAAAACCCTGTGCTAAATCAGCATGACCCTTTTTGTCCATCTGCTCCATCAATCTTCTGCGCACAATTCTACGAATCTTCTGCTCAGCCAGAACTTTGGCTTTCTCTTCTTTGATGATTTGTCTTAGTTGTCGCTTGGAGATTTTCATGTTGTTTTTTCCTTCTTACGTCATCTCGACAAATTCGTCAAAGTCACCAGCTGCGTAAGGATCACCCCCTGCATACCAGTTGACAAACCAGTCCTTGAGCATTCCAACATCACCCGCGACGTCGAGCATGCTGTACCCGCTTGGGCCGGTCCCCCTGTCTGTAAATCTCAGACCACGATATCGGGGGTTTCTTGTCATCTGCTTGAATGGACCACTCTCATCACGTATTTCCCCGTGTTCGTCCATCATGTCTAGGCCTCGAATTATTCCCTGTTGACCGGTTGGCTCAGCTGGTCCTCGCATCTTGATAGCTTGTTCAGCGATACGACGGACCTTCTGTTCAGCCAGGACCTTGGCTTTCTCTTCTTTGATAATTCTTCGAAGCTGTTTCTTTGTGATTCTCATTAGAAAAAAGCTCCTATTATGTTTAGCCATGTGTCAAGGGTAAATCTGTCGCCGGCATCTGGGTCCATTTCGTCCGCAAGCTCATCGTCCCTGACATGCGTTACACCGTATGTGGATCTAAGCCAGTTGGCCAGCGCGACATGATCAGCCTTTGAGTCCAGATCTCCTTCCCACCAGACTGTCTTAATGCCTGGCTTGAGCTCAGGATGTGAGTCTGGGTATTGAATTACAATACCGGAATTTTCAAGAGTACCAAGGCCGCTGGGAGGCGATCTGTAGTCTATCACTAGTGTTTCACCACCAGCCTGCTCCAATAGTTTCCTGCGGACAATTCGACGGACCTTCTGCTCAGCCAGAACTTTGGTCTTCTCTTCTTTGACTATTCTTCTAAGTTGTCTTTTTGTGATTTTCATTCTGTATCCTTTTATGCTACGTTGCACTTGCCCAGGCAGCTCTCACACGAGCAACAACCGCAGCAGCAGCAGCAGTGTGAAGATTTAAATAAGTTGCGTAGACGATGAAAAAATAGATTTGCTGACATGGCGTCATCTCCTGTGGTTTGTATTACGAGATGTAAATATCACAGTGCGGAGAAAATGCCGCTTGCGGCGAGATCATTTTTCTCCGCGAGCCTCGTCGATGGCCTCAAGTGTCTTGGTCAGAATTTGCAGCGCGAGATTGTCTTTGTCCGCTGCTTTGCTCATTTTGTGAAGAGCTTCGACCAGATCACCCATTTGATCGGCGTTCTCTTTAATTCGACCGATCGCATCATCGAGCGCCTGAAATTGATCGTCGTGTGCTTGCGCTTTTAGAACCATCATATCCTGTGTGCTCATGCTCGGCGCGGAATAGTGATTCTGAACGACGGAGCTTTCCTCACGATCAGATCTTTCGGCGACGGGCGCTGATGAAGGGGACGTCGACGTGTCCTGGACTCTCTCTGGATGTTGCTGCGTCTTCGACGACTCTTGCGCCGGCTGCACAACGTATGGATTTAGAAGCGGTGATACTGAACTGACTGTCATTTTTGGCCTGTGTCTTTCCCGGTCGGGATCATAACCTGTCAAGGGCAAATACAACGCTAAGTATCCTTTTTCATGCGCGCAAGCTTGCGCCTATAAAATTATACTCGAAATCGACAACCTGTACAACAATATTCTTAAGAGCCGGCTGTGCCGGCTCGAGCGAGCTAGCGCAGAAGAAAAGAGGCCGCGGCCTCGTCATCCCGTGGCGCGAAACGCCACCAAATCCGAGGCCAAACAGATGTCAACCCGTTTTCGACACCGCGTAGAGGCTCCAGATTGAATCCAGAAAGCTCTAGGTGTGTCTCTAATGAATCGGGCATGGAAAAATGGGTTTACCTAAGGGGCGTTCGATAAGATTCCTTAGAAGATCACCCAGAGCGAGATCAAGTCGACCGGTCCCAGGGACGATTTCGAGTTCCGCCGCCGTAGGGTTTTTTCGGTCGAGGTTTGGGTGGGTTCGCCGCTCTTTTCTGCTTGAGCGCGTCCCGATAGGCCAGCACCAGATCTTTTAGCTCGGCGCCGGTCGGATATTCTATCCCGGGGCGCATTTTTCTCGCGTGAAAGGACGCCGCGTTCGGACTAACGCCCAAAGCGCCAGCCAATTCGCGCGCCGCTTGCACGTCTCCGGGCGCCGCGACCATGCCGCTCCACAGCCTCGCCAAATCGTCCAACTCGCCGTCGGATCGTCTTGAGAGAAAACCCAACCAACTTTTTAGCGCGAGGTCTCCCTCTCGGCGCAGCCGATCGAACTCCTCGATCGCGTCTTGAGTCTCCAGGGTTTCGGCAATGATCCGCCGCAGCTGTTTTCTTGTGATCTTCATTCTATGCACCCCGTTTTTCGGCAGTCGCCCGCGTGTTTAGCGCAGGGATCTTTCTTCATGTCTCGATTTAGAATGGTTCGACCCTTGGGAGCCCGAAGGCCCGCAATGAGCTCCTCGAACAGCTTTGGGTCCAGACCGGGAGGTGTGCCCTCCAGCTTTTCGGCTAGCTCGCGTATTTCGGCGAGACGACTCTTTCTATCGCTCATATTCAGTTCTCCAATTCTTGTCTGTGCAGCTTGTAGCCCAAGTGATCCTCGATCTCGTGCATGTCGTCCAACATGGCAGCTAGCTTCGACCGCACCCACTCGGGCAAATGGTCGTCGTCCTCCAATCGATCGTGCAGAGACTGCGCTCTGCTGGCGATATTGAAAAGAGCTCCCCGCGACATTCGCGCGACTCCGCTGTCGATGGGATGGCCGACAGGATCGACTTTGGGCGCAGCACTCGCCGGCGGCAACGCTAACGCGCCCGCCTCCGCGGCCACGCACTCCCTAACAATATTTCTCAGTAGACCTCTCGTGGCGCTCATTTTCAGCTCTCCTCGGAGCGATCGACGACAGCGTTCGCGCTCTCCAGAGCATCCAAAACAATGGCGCCCTCCTCACCCAAAGAATCAGCCAATCGCGATAAGCGGCGGTGCGCGATGTCCAGCGCGTTCGGGTTCTGTCTGAGCACTAGGTCCGCGAACTCCTCGTCCGCCCCGAACTGCACGTACATGTTCACAACGGCTTCCACCTGCTCCTGCACGGCGCCGCCCAGCTTGGCGTACTCCCGAGCAAAGTCGATAAGCAGGGAGCCCGACTCCTCTTCGCCACCAAAACCGTACTGCTCCGAGACAAGGCTGAGGTTGGTGTTCTTGCGGAAATTTCGACCCTCGCGCACTACTGCCAGATACCCACCCGGAAATCCTGTCTTGAATCCTAGTTGTTCCAAGTACGCCTGGAACTCGTACGTGCGATCGCTGCTTCCGAAGCCCTCCTCGCTGTCCGCCAAGCTGTATGCCAGGTCGTCCGCGAAGTCCACGGCCATGGTGTTGATTCTCTGTCTCCCCACCGACTCGATCTCTTCGGGTGTGAGCAGATCTTCGGCGGTTCGCACGTATTCGCCCGGGTACACGACGTACTGGGTGTACTCGTCGGGGCCGTTGGCACCGAGGCCTCCGCGCTCGTCGAGCCTCCGCGTGAAAGCGGACTGCGCGCGCACGATCTCTCTAATCATCTCTTTGGAAATTTTCATGAACGGAGTGGCTCCTGTCTTTTAGCATCTTGCAAGTCGATGTCTGAGGGTAAGTATGGCCTGAACGGGGAATTGTGTCTTTCGGAAAATTTTTTGAGAACTAGGGCCCTTTGCGACGGAAATCTTCCGGAAAAAAATTTTTCGAAGAGACCCCTTTTGAAACTGTCGGCGCTCCCAAAATTTTTTTTTGACTTGGGACCTAGCCCATTTTGGCCCTAATGTACACTGAGTTTGGGCCCCTTTTTTGGGCCCCCTGGGAGGGGCTCTAGAAGGCCCCCCGAAAGACCCCCCTTTGCCGGGCCCCCTGTATGCCTTTTGCCAGCTCGAGCCAGCCATAAAAAAAGGGGCCCGATCCGAAGACGGGGCCCCTAAAGAGCTAGCCGCGCCGGAGTCGGCGCCGCTCGGAGAGATTAGGCAGAAATCTTGGCCACCACCTTGAAGCCGTTCTTCTTGAGGTCCAGGTAGAAGCGGTGACCCGCGCCACCGAACCGGTTCTTGGTCATCTCGAGGATTCGGCAGCCGAACAGCTCGGACCGCTGGTCCTCCTCGACCGTGAGCTCCATCATCGCGTCGACCATGTGCTTGAGCACGTTCCGACCCGCAAACTTTCCGTTTTTACCGACCTGGCCGATGACGATGGCGCAGGTGTTGTTCTCCTTGCACCAGTTCGTGATGAGCGACAGAGCGCGCTCCGGAGAGCGGCTGTTGGTCGAACCGTCGGCGTACTTGCCGTCGTCCATGGTCTGGAGGCTGTCCACCACGAGGACGAACTGCTTGTTGGGGTGCTTCGCTCGAAGCTTGTCACAGTTCTCGAGCAGCGTGGGGACGTGAATCTCCTCGCCCACCGCGAAACCGTTCTTGAGGCGGAGTCGCTCCGCTGTAAGCTTGACCTGGTAGAGACTCTCCTCACCGGTGTTGAAGACCCCGATGGCTCCGTTGCCCACCAGGCTGTCCACCAGCTTGAGCATCATTGTCGTCTTTCCCGCGCCCGGAGTTCCGGTGAACAAGGTCACCGACGAGGGCGTGATACCTTGACCGCCGAACGAGCCGTCGATGTAGTCCACGTGGGTCTTGATCCGAGTGCGAAGCGCCTTGGGCACCTCCACGTCCAGGATGTTAGTGCCAAAATCGAATCCGTTCTTAGTGTTGAGCTTCATTATCTCTCTCTCTCCAGTGTCGTGGTCTCTCGACCGGTTTAGCTCTCCGTCCCCTCTCCCCGGGAACATATCTATTATACACCATGTGTTTGGCGCTTACACGTTTTTACTCACTTATTGGACTGACACTGAACTTTTTGTGCCATTCCTCGACACCGTTGACCAGCAGGCGCACGTAGGAGTCTTCCATGCCGCGCTTGATCCAAGCAGGGCGGTTCTTCTTGCTGCGCCCGGGCCTAGAATCATCTTCTGCTACCACAATCCCGATATCGCCGTTCTTCGTCTCCATGAGATTCCCCGGGGAAAAGTCCGCGGACCACTCGACCTTGACCTCTTTGTGGGTTACTTCGGACAGCGCCTCTCGGTCGACAATCTGTATTCGATTGGTGATGTTCTTCTTGGACTTACGCTTATGCTTTCTGCGCGCCTTAGCATTCTCGAACGCCACCTCTGAGGGTTGTGGGTTTTCTTCCAGCCACCGGTCATACTCGAGACCAGATATTTCGCCAGCGTTGAGCTTGTCTGTCATTTCTGCCAAACCCTGCTCCCACTCAGCGTCTCTGTTCTCTCTCGCTTGAGCTAGCACGTCCTGTTGGTGAAATCCTCTTATGTGTCTAGACATCATATTCTCCTGTTATCCCCTCTCCCTGGGTACATTTTTATTATATCCTACCCCGGGCCGGATTACACAAAAAAAAAGACCGGCTGGAATCCCGGAGAGAGAGTGGGAAACCAGCCGGTCGCGAAGGGCGATACGGTATATTGGGAGAGCCGAACCGCCCGGGAGAACCTTAGCTATTGCTCAGCTCGCGAGCCTTTCGAATCAGCTCAACAATCTCGTTACCGACCCGAGCATGGAGTGCCTTGATGGGACCCATGTTCTTGGTAGCCATGATTGCGTTCCACATGTGAACCATCTGCTCGGAGGGAAGACACCGAGCGAAATCAACCACGTTGTCCGCCTGGTTGTCGTCCCAGTCGTTCTTCGAAGCGTGGTCCACGATCTTGTCCAGAACGGTGAGGCTCTCACTGGCCTTCATCTTCTTGGCAACCTTAGCTGACACGTTTCCGGACAGCACATCATCCGCACTGATTTGCTTCTCGTACTTGGCAACGAACTCAGAAAAAGCGATCGCAGCCTCGGTACCGACGAACCCTTGTGCCAGGGCGTAGAATCCCTCGGGACGTGAGCCGGCAACAGAGCTGGGCGACCAGCCCATGTGCTGGAGGCTGGTGTCCAACCGGTGCCAAGAAGCAGGGTTGGGAGCGATCGTACCGGGCTCAACAGCTCCGACATCGACTCGGAGGTGCGCAGGGTTCTGCTTGACGAAGTCGATCGTCACAGGGTCGACTCCCGCATTGGAAGCCCAGCTAGTCCAGTCGCTCGTGGTGGGCTCGAGGTCCACCGTCCAGAAGCGACGAAGAAGTGCCGGGTCCATGTCGTTGACATCGTACTCGGCGCCGTGGTTGACCGCAGCGAAAATACGAGTCTCGGGATGGAGCTCCATGGGATTACCGTCGGCATCGTTACCGAGGGACCGGTCCAAGACGACCTGGAAAAAGGCCTGCTGAACCTGAGGCATCGAGCGATTGAGCTCATCGAGCATCACGACCACAGGCTCCCGGCAGCCTCGAACGAACCAGGAGGGGAGCACGAAGGTAGCCACACCGGACTCCTTGCTCACCTCAAAATCGGGAATACCCGTCACCTTGGACTCGTCCATGGTCGACCCACGAACATCGATGAAGGGGAGGCCGAGCTCTTTGGCTGCGGCCGCGGCCAGATGGCTCTTACCGACACCGGTCGGTCCCCGCATAAGAACAGCGATCTCTGGGGGAAGCTTCGTGGCCAGGCTTTTGAAAGTTTTGATGTCCAATTCTCTCTCCTATCTTTTGATCTTGAACGTTTCTCTTCGTTCCCCTCCCTGGGAACATATCTATTATACACCAGGTGCGGTGTCTTTACACAAAACTAAATAACTTTTTAGTAGCAGCGAGCAAAATTACACCTTTCTTAGTTCATTTTCATGAACTGTTCGAACGCGACCGGTCGAGAAGCTCATGGATATCTCTACCCATTTGCCTTTAACGTTTAGCACCTCACCAAGCTGATCAGCGGGAATACCGTTAATCTTTGGCTGTCTCTTGGACTTCCCACGTGGGGGTGGTTGTGGCTTTACAAAAGTCACGAGGTCGCCTTCACTAAAAGATTTCACTTACTTTCTCCTATCAAGTACTTCCAAATGTAAATAGCTGCCGCAAAACCTACAATTAATTCAAACACTTATGTAACCTCTTATGTTATCTTTTTACACACACCCTGACGGGCCAACTCACTCAACATCGTGCACGAAACATCTGTTATCTGCCCACTTTTTCTGAGTATCGTATAGTTGTACAGCGCGTAAAGTGTGTCTCCTTTTTGAACTCTTGTCACGTCAACTATTGTGACAATTTCTGCATCCTTCGCCGAGCCTAGGAGAAGCAAGTCCCCAGGATCGTATTCGGGATTCACGTCTTTTTGTTAGCGCGACTCATTTTCGCAACTGAATCCAGCCGGTCCGGTGCAAACAAAAGCTTTGTGCCGGGAACCAACAGCCAGCAGCGCTTGAGCTTCGAGGGCTTTGGTTTTGCTGCCTCACCGTCTGTGATGATGATGTAGCCATCAAACCGATGACGGTTCTTGTTTGCATGAGAAGTGACACAGTCAAAATCCGTTCCACCGCAGCGGGTTCGTCCCGCCTGAGGTGTGCGATTCTTCTTCCACAGTGTCTCAGACTTCTCATCGACTTCAGTGTCGAAATGGAACGTGGTAAACTCGGTTCTCTTTGCGAGAGAACGAAGCTCTCCGAACGCCTGCTCGAGCTCAGCATTTCCAACTGAACCGCTCTGGTCGATGTAGACCGCAATAGATGATGTGTAACCACGCTTAGCGCCGGTCGCCATGGGTCCGTGCTTCGGGTGAAGATGAACGACATTGACGTTAGACCACGTCGTGGACCGTGTCCCTCGCTTGGACATTCCACAGAACTGCTTGAGAATGGCGCGCCAATCGACTTCATTTGAGACCATTTCTCGAAGCTTGCTGCGCATGCTGCCGCCAACAGATCCCCACTTACCCGTGCGATCTGCCTCTTTGACAGCCTCCTTGAGGACTTCTTTCATCTTGCCTTTAACAAGAGCTTTTTCCTCATCGGTCATTTCTCCCCAGCCACCGTGGTCATCGAAGCCGTTGCCCTCGCCCTCAGCTTGTTCCTTGGCTTCCTCGTCCTGCATAATCTGGGTGAAGTACCACTCCTGAGACTTGTGCTTCGGAAGCGTGGAAATAAGCTTTGCGAGAGGGGAGTCCGCACCCGGTGACTCGGGATCGATCTCTTTGCCCGGGACGAGGCCACCATCTGGAAGCTCAGACGCTGGAATATCGGAGTTGATAGCCAGGTCAGCCGCGATGTTGGCGACGTTGTGGGGCTCGAGCTTTCGCGACGTGCAGTGCTCGAACGCCAAGTGAAAGCACTCGTGTTTGAGCAACCCCTTGACATGATTATCATTTAAGTCCGAGATGAAGTCCGGGTTGACCAGCATGTGGACGTCCGCATCCTTCACCATCACACCCGCAGTGGGAATGTCGTCGCCGAACTCGATGTTCACGCCGCGCAAAATGCGAGCGAAGAACGGCTCGTCGAACATCATACGCAGCAAGTGCGGTGTGAGGTCTTTGTTGTTTTCGATTCTTCGAGCTGCTTGGGTCATTTCGTCTCCTAAGTCCCCTCTCCCTGGGAACATTAATATTATACCATGGGAGAGGTGATATTACACGAAATACTAGTAATTATCGCGCGATCCAACGCTCTTTTTCCTCGCTGTAATCACGATAATCGTTTCCCGGGGCCGCTGTGCGTCCGGCCTGACCGTTGCGAATCGTGCACGAAGGGGGTGCAGTGCCCACAATTGCCATTCGAGTGAGGCGGCTCAGCACAAACTCGTACGAGTCTGGGTCAGTCTTGTCGCTGCAGATCATGCCGAGCAGACGAGCGACGTCGTCCCTGACTTGTTCTTCGATCTTTTTCACGGAGTCTCCTGTGGAGTTTTGAGTGTTTTTATTTTATTATACACTCTCCGCGGAAATCTTACACAAAAAAAAGGGCGCGCCGAGGATAAAATCTCCGACGCGCCCCACCCCCACCCGAGACTACGAGTTGTTGGAGTCGCTCACATTTCCGAGAGACTCGTTCAAGAACGCCTGCAACGCAGTCGCCTCCTTGACAGTCATCTGCAGCTGGGTCGTACCGACCGAGTACTGCTGCCCGCTTGCTGGAAGCGTCGCGATTGTGACGACATTGCTACCGGCCTTCTTGGCGGTGTCATTGCGGGAAATTCCAAATTGAAAACGACTCGTAGTCTTAGTGCTGTTGTAACTCATGTGCTATATTCTCCTAGTTGTTTTTAGCATCGATCCACTCCACTAGTGGAACGTGATATAGTATAGCGGTTTGACCCTCGCTTTACAAAAATAAAATGGGCGCTGCGGGCGATGAGACGCCATTTAGCGCGCCCTCGAGTCAAAACCCGGGAGCTGCCTTCGAAGTCACTGACAATTCAGTCTGCCGCCGATGGTGCTCGTGGAACACTGTCATGCTGTTGGCGATGGAAGGGACGAGATCCATGGGAATGTGCACGATCCACGTCGGCTCGTCCGGCTTGTCCTTGAGAGAGCACCCGAGAGAGAGAACCGTCGGGGATCCGGGCCCGTACGGCTCGTCAAGTCGCTTGAGCGTGATCGACGCTTTCTCGCGGTCGGTGTACGGGAATACTAGCTTGTCTAAGTGATCTGCCATGTTACCTCCTGTGTACATTATAACATGCGGGGGAGAGATTTACACGCGGGGGCGGGATACAAAAGAGTGAAAAAAAGTGATAAAAAAAGTGTACATTAGGGGGAAAGTGGGCCAAACCCCTAGGGCCACCGAGACCGGGCGAGACAGAGCGAGCTGAAGAGACAGCGGGCGTGCGGGAGCGTAAGCGCGTGGGCATTTTTCCGATTTTAGAGCCGTGTCGTCCCTCTGCGCAGTCGTCTGTCTCTTTAGAGTCTGAGGAGGAGTGGTGTTGAGTCTGCGTGGACTGCGAGCTGTTTCTCTCTTGATGCTTCCCTCTCTCTGTTCTAGTCTTTCTCTCCTACATTCTCTTTTTAGTGGGTGTTGCGCGCAAGATTTTTATGGATATTTTGACACAGACAGAGAAGGATCTACACTACATCAAGGGCTCTTGAAGACACTGCTGCGTTGTATTAGAGCTGTGTCCGTGTGACCCTTCTGTGGCATTTGATTGGCCCCTTGGAGAGAAAAAACAATGTCACAGAGAGCTTTCTGTTAGCTCGTATCTAGACCAGCGAAAGTGCAATCTTGTAAAGGCTTGCATCGCCCTTGACCATCACTTGAAGAAGCTGACGTTTCTCGTTTAGAAAGACCAACGCGAACTTCTTGTCGTGTTTGACAATGTCGCGTGCATTGCTTATCAAGTCTGCTAATTTAATCGTCTGCGCGCGGGGGCACGCTTGGGCAGAATGAGCTCGATCCATTGCTTTTCTATGTGCTCTATTTCCATCTTCGGGCTTGCTCACATCTGTCAATTCGTCGACGAGAAGTGCAACATCATCACCGAACTCTTTCTGTATTTCGTCTATCGTGACGGACGTGTCCTCGACCACATCGTGTAGAAGAGCAGCGGCAAGCATTTCTTCATCATGATCGACAGTTGCAACGATTTCCATCACTTCGATTGGGTGGACAATGTACGGCTGCTTTGTGTATTTTCTAATCTGGCCGTCGTGTGCCGTTGTAGCAAATGTAAGAGCTTTTTGAACTAGGTGTGTCATGAGCTTTTTCCTTTCTTGTGGTTAATCCACACCGCATCAGTAATACCTATTGATCTTCTTATTTGTGCTCTGAGCGAATCAGATTTGTCCGACGTACACCATACCCATCGAACTCTATTTTTGAGCCGGCTTAGCCTCTGTTCTTTTTCTGTCAACTGATCGGCCATGGAGATCATCTCTTTTTCTGTCAATTTTACCTCAATCGACATATCATTTGCCATGGCAAAAAGTTTTCCGGCGTCGCCCAATTCGTACGCTGCTTGCATTTCCAAAAATGGCCCACTGTCTTTTGATACATCCGGATGTGTATTCATTGCCAGCTTTCTGTGCAATTTCTTCAAAACTCTCGTCGGGATTTTAAAGGCTCTGTCTTCTTCTTTTTCTGCCGGCGGTTCCTGTCCTGCTAACAGACTTCTCTCCTCATGAAAATCTCGTGCGAACTCCTCGAGATATTTTTGATCAAGCTCTCTAAACTCTTGCTCTTCAATTGAGAGAAGTTGCGACTTCAAAAGAAGTTTTTTGAACTTTCTATCCACACATCCCCCCATCAACTAGTAGAAGTGGTTTTAGAAGTGGGTATCGAAAGCTCAACAGGCCCTAGATCGTTATCAGTTACCCAGTATGTAGCACCAGCTGCATGGACGCAGTAGAATGTTCGTTTTTCATCTTGACGAGTGCTCACAATAAGACCGGGAATCAGAAGACGGGTGTTTCCTGTTTCATTTAGTCTTATCGTAACTAGTTCGCCTGTTTCCACATATCTAATTAACGCTTACTCATAAGATTGTTATCTTTTAGGGATTCTCCACAAGTTCAGCCACTCTTGTGACCATTGTGGTATTCCCATCGACGTGTAGGATCCGTGGATCCCCCAGCACCATTCGCTAGTAACCCACTTTTCTTTCTCTTCACAAAATTCAACAAACTCATCGTGTGGGTAAATGAACCAATCAGTGTCATCATTGCCAGCTTTTTCCGGAAATGCAATGTAAAGATCTTTTCCGGAATAACGTTTATCAATAGTAAGGCGACTTTTGAGCTGAATCCACAGTGCTGTTTTCGAAGGATTTTCAGGCTTGAAGGCAACTAGATCCGCAGCATGTTTATCAGTCGGGGTATCAACACCCACATATCCTCGCACTGCGAGCTCTGACTTTAGCAAAGCTGAATGATACGCTTCCTGTTCTTTATTTGACATTTTGAGATAATTTTCTCTTTTGACTCTGTCGCCTAGCCAACATTGATCTGGTTTAGAATTTTTCATCTTTCTCCTCTTCAGGTACAACTTCAGTTGCTGCCAAGTATCTTTTTCCTCTTACAATTTTTGTACCCTGCGGGACTATACGCCACGCAAATACATCTTTATCCCACACGAGCAGACGATCAAAAGTTGGTGCCCCGCCTGTCACAAGACGACAAATCACCCACCCAAACGCAATTCCAAAAATAAATTCCATCTTATTTGAATACCTTCTTTAGAGCCCATGGAATATGATATCGACATTCGTTTATATTGTTCCACTTTACAAGAACAGTTCCGTGAAATGCCTTGAATGAAACAATTCTTCCCCTTCCCAAATATTTGTCTTCTTTGTGCTCTACAAAATCACCGACTTTCATCACCTCAAACCTCTTTCTTCGTTCCAGATAAACAAAACAATTCCAATGACAGGAATTATCAAACCAAGCAGCTCCATTTTCTACTCTTTCTCTTCGTCAAAGAGTTTCCAAAACTTCGGCCAAAAAGTTTTTTCAAAGAAATAGTGAATAAATGTGTATAAAACATTTAGAAATACCATCAAACTCAAACTTTTCCATGGATTACCCATCCATAACCAGGTAATTAGAGCACCAGGGGGAATTGAAAATACAAGCCTCCACACCAGTGCCTTAGTCATGGCTTCTCTGTGAGATATTTTATTCTCTACTGCCATTTATAACCTCCAGTTCACACTCATGAAACCACTCTGGGTCATTATTCAATTCTGGCAAAGCTGCTAAAACTGCGATGCCGTATGGATTTATTTCGCCGCCACACTCTTTAGACGGTTTGATTTCTAGTACAATTCCGGGAATGTCGCAGTACCCTTGTGACCAGTTTACTAGATCACCTATTTTCACTTATCACCTCTAGATCTTCTCCATGATACCACAAGCTTTCATTTTGCCACTGTACGTGTATGCTCAATTGATTCGGATCATATTTTTCTACTTGAATTACAATTCCAACTCCGCCGTCAACTGACGTGCATGCACCTTCGACACACCTTACAAGATCACCAACTTTCACCGTTCAGCTTTCTTCTGCTATTGAAGCCAAGAATCCGATCTTTCGCTTTGGTTTGTCTTCAACTTCTTGTACTTCAAAACCCATTTTTTCTAGTTGCGATTCAAAATCTGCTGCTTCTTTTGATGCTCGAAGATATGGTTTGAGCGATACATTTGCATCAACTACGATAATATTTGGTTTCATTATTTATACCTCGTCTAATGTAATAACTTTCGCACTTCTGCTTAAAGATTCTAGGTTCATATGTGTAGGGTTTCTAAACGTTACTTCTCCAAAGACCCACACCAAAGCATAACCCCCAAAATCTGGCTGCACATCGATAATAGCACCCATTTTTCCTGTTCTAAATGTCAACAAATCACCGACCTTCATTGACAACCTCCACTCTAGACGCAGCAATCCATCCTATGTGAGACGTGCTCCAGAGCACCTCGACTATCTGCTGTCCCTGGTCGGGGAACGGAAGTATTCGTTGATTGCCTCTGTACCTGTCAAGTCGTAAAATGGTGCCCATGTAACGTTCATCGTCGGCCGACGCTGGCCCCGCATGCATGATCAAGTCACCGACTTTCATTGACTAGCTCCAATGCACTCTTTCCCAGTGTTCGTGTCGTCATCATCTTGGGCCAAAACACTTCGTATGTGTTGTCATCATACTTTTCTTTAACCAGACCAAGCCCCCAATCTTTGACTAGGCCGGACCAGCGATCATCATAGACAAACTCGACCAAGTCACCGACTTTCACTGATTGCCTCCATCAAGCTTTCAGCAATATCATAGATCTTGCCGACCTTTGGATACATCACCGTAATACATGGATGAGCCGGATTGCTTCCGCCCATTTGCTTTGAGAGAATGATGCCATGGCCAAGCAATTCTCGCTGATCAGATGCAGCCTTTAGTTTCCAGCTTGGTAGATTTCTAGTTTTTCTAATCACTAAATCACCAACTTTCATTGAACAATCTCCAAATTATGATCAGACCAGCTCAACTCTTCACCCGTGTCTGGGTAAAGCACAGTTACCAAAAGTTCTTCTTCGTAAGGATCGATCCATCGTGGTCTTGTTGACACGACAATGCCTAGTGCACCGTGATGTTTAGTGCCAGAGTTAGTCCGAACTAGAGATCCAATAGATAGAATGGGGTCAAAATTCATTAGCTTGTCACCTTCGTCAAATCGCGTGACATAATCCAGACAACATTGTAAGTCGGAGCACTCCAGCAAACTTGATGAACGTAGGTGTCACGTCCTCGATCTGCTCTTCGTGTTGCAGCAACCTTTTTAGAATCAACAATGATCCCGAGTGCTTTGTCGTTGCAGTAATCTTTATCAGAGACAACCTTGACAATATCACCGACTTTCAATGATGACCTCTAGTTCCGAAAATGCCATGGCATGAAGGCCATTCTTCGTTTGGCCCAAACCATTCTGGTCACGGCCCTGACCCTCTGCACCGGGAAAATAAACGTATGCTGATTGGCTGGCTGCGTCACCCCAAGTCTTCACAATGGTGCCGATGCGGCCCTTGTAAAACCTCGCGTCGCCCACGAAATTGACCAAATCACCGACTTTCATTAGACATCCGCCCTAAGTCCGGAGTCAACAGGGAACTGGTGCTGACCTAGCTCATCGAATTCGACCACATATTGACACACATCCCAGTACCATTCGGGACATACATTGACAACCACACCGGCATAATAGCCGTCGGGGGTAAGTGCCTTGACTCGATCTCCAACCCTAAACAATGTCAGCTCCTATTTCGGGGACCATCCCCAACCAACATTTATATTATACCATGCACTCTGCTACCTTACACAGACTCGTTACAAAAACTTTCAACAACTTCAATGTTACGAACCGGCGACCAAATTACATCGCCCTCATAAAAAAGCATACAAGAAGCAGGTTCGTACACATTGCTATTGTAATATTCAAGTACTAATGCAGAACGATACACACTTTCAGTACCTCCTTCTCTGTAGTAGACATCAACCAAATCACCGGCTTTCAATTATCACCTTTACGTCTGTTTGCCAAACGGATGAAACTGTTCCATCTTCCCACGCCACTGTGCAAGTGTCAGGTACACCATAACTTCTCTGAACTTCTATAACTGTCCCTTTCTTTTCAGTAAAGGGGTGTCTAAGACTTATTACGATATCATTTGTATTCACATCGGAGTACATTTTTCCCTCTATTTCGATTTCTAATAATCCCTCTTCAGTCCACCTAGGGCCAACAGTCGGCCAGTGAACATTGTGCTGTGTCAGCTTTGGGTGCATAGGATCATCTTTAGTCTCAATAATAATCCCACCGCTCCAAGGATTGTCGAAGCACAGCGGACTATGCTTTACTAAATCACCGACTTTCACTAATGACCTCTAGCTCATCTGAGTAAAATTTTTCAAAGTCATCATCTCCTGATGACCAGTGAACTTCGACTAGTTGGGGATTTGTTTTTGGGGGTGCTGCCTCTATAATAATTCCGGGCACTTTGCCGTGAACATCAACAAACTCATCGATGTCCTGCCTTACCCATACTAAATCCCCGACTTTCATAAAGCCTCCACAAACAATTTGATATCTTTTTCAAAGTCAGCATCGTCATACCAACCCGCATGATTCATGATAGTTTCGTTCCAACCGTACTCTTCAACAACATCAAACCATGCTATTTGAAATGCCAAGATAGTCTCGCCGGAACGCAGAAACGCCTCTTTTTGATCTGTGATTATGCCTAGACCGGAGTGCTCCCATGAAGAATGGTGCACGTATTGTACCATGTCGCCAATTTTCACTAGATGTCTGCCAATCCTTTTCCAAACTCGTCAAGGTCCGGATCAGATTCATGATTTTTTTGTCTACACTCACTAATCACTTTAAGCTCAGTAGACTCAAGATATTCCGGGTGACTATCACTCCAGCACACCAAAACTCTGTCCCTCTTTCCATCTTTTGTTGGGCCCATTCCATCAACTAGATCACCTCTCACAACTTTACCTCTGCCTATTTCTTGATAAATCTTAAAAGCCTGTGTCGCGCCGTAATAATCAATGTCAATTTTCTCAACAATCCCGTATCGCCCTGTTCTTTTTTCACAAACTAGGTCACCGACTTTCACTTATAAGCTCCAGTTCATGATAAAATGCAAACTCACAAACACCGTTTTCATAGAGGACAGACCACCCGTCGTTCATTGCTGAACATTCACTTACTATGATGCCGCACATTTTATTTGCTAGGTCAAACACCAGGTCACCAGTTCTCATGAAACTACCTCTAGTAAGTGACGCTTAATGTAGGTTTCTTCACCGGTTTCGGTGCATAGAATCTTAGCCAAGCCAGGTGTTGGATTACCGTATCCCAGACGAACTCGACAGCGTGCCCGAAGAACAGTGTAAATGCGATCTTTGTGAAGTGTGACTCGCCTTGATTGAGGCGGGAGTTTTGTCTCGCCGGCTGAGTTCATTCCCTTTGACGCGTCACTGTCATACCAAGCAGCTGTCTCAGCGGCTGTAACAGGACGTGAGGACTCGACAATCCCTGCTTTATCATTAGAATAGTTCGTAAGTGGAAAACGAAGGCCGCCGCCTTCTTTGGTGGTAAAGCAGACGTTCTTGTTGAGTCGAACGAGTGCTCCCTTTCTAATCTTTTTTTCAGCATTCATGATCTGCTAGACTCCTGCTGCGGTTTTATATGTGACTATTGTAACACTTTTGAACCCTTTCTTACACAAACCCTAGGGTGCTATCCAGCGCTCTTTTCTTGCACTAAAGTCATCATCAAATGCTGTAGTTCGAACAGGTCTGTCCAAAATCATACTAACTAGTTTGTCTCGAACCTCAGAGTAAACTCCTCCGTCTTCTGCAGCATTATTTAGCAAATAGTCCAACAATTTTGTTACATCATCTTTTACTAAACTTCTCATTTTTTCCATGTGTTTCTCCTTATCCTTACAGGCCAATAATCCTTAGCGGAAGTGTAATAATAGTAAATAGTGTCTTAGCACAAGCAGCTATCAATGTAGTTACTATAGATATAAAGATTTTCATTTTTTCTCCGAAAGAACCTGTAAGTCACCTTTTCGAAACCACCCGCGATCAAACGGATCTGTGCAAATTACCTCATACATTCTGTCAATTTCACAACCATCAGACAAATCAAAAGTATCTGTAATAAGCCCAGCTTTACAGCCCCCCGTCATTGGGCAAACATATTGAACTAGATCACCCGGTTTCAAAGTCTATCCTCGTAAATTTTATGCTGCTGCGAGCACCTGTATAATTTTTTGTGATCAAAAAAAGAAGCAACCTGATCTTTAGAAGACGGCGATTCAAGGGCTATAAGATAACCCAAAGCCATATTTAGATGTGCCTCGCTCGTGCGAACGAGGCTTAACCCATTAAAAGGAGAAAGCACAATGAGAGAGAAGTTAGAAGCCGCTTTAGGGTGGCTAAGACTGAGTGTTGACCTTGGACTTGCACTTCTATGTTTGGCGATTATCGTCGGGCTGATGTTTGGTCCTAGTGCACCATTCTTCCCAGTAGACGTCATTGGGAATGTGGTCGCTGTGACTAAAGGTCTTGGAAGTGAGGGTCTTGTGGGTCTCGTTGCTGTCTGGGTGCTAGCTAGCATCTTTAACAGGCAGTTAGGGGAGTGAGGCGCCTCTGATGCCTTTCGGGGTATCGCCCGGGGTGGGGATGATTTATCATCCCCACCCTTTTTATTTTTCGTTATCTGCTTTGTCATTGCTCTTGCTTTGTGACCAGCTTCAAATATGTGTTGTATTCTGTTGTGATTTTTCCATCTGACCAATATACTGTTGCAGAGCTCTTATTTTTCTTGATAATCAAACCAGGGTTGGAATATCTTTCTTCAGCATGCTTAAATACCCATGCTCTGGAATGAAAATCGACTAGATCACCCAGTTTCATTCACTCTCCACACATGTTACGATTTTATAATCTTCATAGAAGTAGACTTGTTGTCCCTCTTTAGGCATGCAAGGAGATAAGTCCAAAGAGACGTAAGAGTGCATAATCCTGCCATTTTTTTCGTATTCAATGAGTGCATTATTGTTTTCAATTTGATCAACAATGCCCAGCATCAAGAGTGCTGCTATGACAATGTCAGTCCTCATCAGGAACCTCTACTTTAGTTGTACATTCTTCAAGTGCGTGAAAGTCAACATCAAGCCAAATTTCTTGAGGCTCGTCGGTGTCTTTCATCTTGCAAAGCCAGAGAGTTCTCATTTCAATATCATTGTGTGGAAAGCACATTGCAAGCAAATGTGTTCCTGATGGGTCAAGTGTAGTTGCAAACTCAACCAGATGAACAGACCGATTTCTGCCCTCTGAATTTTTTGCAAGATAAAGAATACCCTGTGTATTTGTTAGCGTCATTTTCATGATGTTGTCTTATCTGTCCTTGTTTTTTCTATTTTCAAAAAAAGAGGGTGCAAGAATAATTGTTGCAGTCACAACCCCCATTATAAAGAAAATTAGACCATCGCTTATGACATGAGATGCTGCAACTCCGGAAGCTTTCGTCACTTCATGATAAAAAACCCACATATTACCACATCCATCCCATAAGAGCACAGACTTCTTGAAAGAATGCATCGGGATAACTAGGGTAGTTATATTCTCGACAGCTGGGTCCATATTCACTATATCTATTTGGGCCTGTGTAGTCAACAGGTGTAAACCCTAGCTCGCCTCCGTTACCACCGTTCGCCATATCAATATACTGCAGTCTGACTTCGCGATACATGCTGCTTTGTGGCGTGATTTTTTCCATCTCCTTGTAAAACATTGCTGTTTCGAGTGCGCTCTTTGTTTTAGTCATTATTTTCTCCAAATAAAGAAAGTGATTTTATCTAACAACATGCAGGTGATCAGACTTGCAGAGCCTAGTTTCGCCATCTTGCCAGAGTACACGAGAAAAGTTGGCGTCTGGATAGCCGCTACGATTTGTCATCATGTTAGTTTCTAGCAACAAGCCCAGCTCTCCTTCACGATCGTAAGAAGACCATATACTACCCTGCAACAATACTAAATCACCTTTTTTCACTTATCACCTTTAGTCGACTCATAGAAACATTATCAAAATCTCGGTAGTGTATCCTAGGAGGTGTCCATACAACATCAGCAGACTTGTTCTTGTTCCTGATTTCAAGAACCACTCCCAGGCACCCTCTTCTCTTGTGTTGAACCAAATCACCGACTTTCATTTGACAACCTTGCAATCTTTATAGAAATGCCTGTGGACAGCTCCATCAAGACGGCTCCAGCTTACGTGGATCCACTGCCCAGCGTGGTCACTTGGGCTGGTGTACCCATCATCGATCACGACTCCATACCCGTTATGGCCACCACCGGGCGTGTTTGGCCCAGGGCGATCCAATACAACCAAATCACCGACTTTCATTGATAGCCTCCAATGCACTATGCGCCAGAGGGTGCTCGTACCCGAATCGCGGAAACAAAACCAGCGGGGTACCAAAACTGCTGACTCCTACGATAATGCCCAACTCATTTTTGATCGCATGTTTCATCGGGACACACACTCCGCCCTGAACCTTGCTGGTTGTAGGCTGAAATAAACACCTAACTAGGTCACCTACTTTCATTTATGCACCTTGAATTTGAATCATATGTAGGATGTGCGGGTGTTTAGTAGCCTTCCAGCCCTTGAGCATACTGATTAACTTGATGACGCTTTCGGTGTCTTCTCGATTCTGAAAGGTGACAAGCCAACCGTCGGAACCCCCGATCTCATCCAGGCCGTCAAATGCCTTGACGATATGTTCAACTGCGGAAAGTGGTGCGTTAGGAATAGTCATTTTTTATTCTCCTTGCAAGTAGAGTCTGCCTCCACCGTCATTTACATTATACAATACGGTGACAATTCTTACACGTGCTATCGGGCAAAGATGAGACAATTTCCCACTGATCGACCAGACCCACTTTGATTTTTCCGTCTGGCATTAATACTTTTATTCCTCTTGCATGTATGCTATACACGAGACCCATTTGATTTGTATAATCCTCTGATCGATTTCGAACTTTCCACCAGGAATCATATTTCATCTTTACAAGATCACCGGGTTTCATTGCACACTCACAGATTCCATATCTTCCAGAGTATTGACTATGTTGATCAACGAATCCATTCCGACGTCATTTGGCACTCTGACTATCATATCGAGATTTAGTGTTTCGTTAGCGCCTATTTTTGCAGAAAGTGATATTATAGAAATGTTTTGCTTTGTTAAGTTTTCCCTAAGATCATTGACAAGACCTTTTCTATCTCGAACTGTTAGACTTATTTCTCTTGTGCTATGGCCTGGAATAAAAAATTTCTGGAACTTATCAATGACAGTCAGCGCTGAGAGAACCAAAATTGTGGTGATCAAAGCCAAGTAATAGTACCCAGCTCCGCAAGCAATACCAATAATCGCGCAGGTCCATAGCGAACTAGCAGTTGTAAGACCCTTGACTGTCACACCAAATCTCAAAATGGCACCAGCTCCGAGAAATCCCACGCCTGATACTACTTGTGCCACTATTCTTGCGGGGTCGCTTGGAATATTTGGCGGCGAAAATTCTTTTGAAAATGCTATACTTAAAATTGCTGCTAGGGCTGCCCCGAGACCTAAAATCATGTGTGTTCTTGTGCCTGCTGGTTGGCCATGGAATTCACGCTCGAGACCAATCAGAGCACATAACCCGGCTGCGGCGCCTAAGTTTATCATGGATTCGATGTCGAAATTAAAAAGTTCCATCTAGATATTATATCAACAAGAACAAAGTTATACAAGGCAGACTATAGGACTCTTATCCATTTTTCGTGCATTTTTGACACACCCATATCCTCGTTGTAGAGTTGCCAAAGGGAACCTAAATATTGCTGCGCTTCATCAGTGTCAGCTTCACGAAGAAAATCAACTATGAGATAGACATCTTTTCCGTATGGGAGAACTGTGACTAAATCACCAATCTTCATGAAAATTAATTGTCGATACTTCCTTCTCGAATACATCCGAGAGGAAGCTCATTCCAGCAGTATACCAAATCTTTTTCAAGAATAGTAACGCTCTCCTTTAAAGTATCAATTTTAGCTTTCCCGGGCGCTGAGTGTCTCCCTAGGGAAAACCCTACCATGAAAAATAAAATTGCGATTAAAAATAGGAGATTTCTTACTTTTGTGAACATGTTTTGGCAACGCTATTTAGACGAGAATTTTCTGCCTCTAGTGAAGCTGCGTATTCAAAGAGGCCTTTGCAGCTGGTAGAAACTTCTTCAATGCAAGAATCTAGGGCTTCTCTGATTTCATTATTTCTAGGGAGTGATAGTAAAATCACAGTCAGCATTATACAGACAAATGATAGAATGACTACCAACATAGAAAGTTTCTTGTTTGTGTTCATGATACAGATTTTCCTTCACGTATGATATCAAATTCACGCCTGCAGTTGTGAATATTGATACCTGCGTATCCGTGTTTTTTATTATACTCCGGAGGTGTATCATCGTTTACCCATTCAATAAACACATTTCTTTGGTGTCCGTAATTGCATCTTACGATCTTTGTAACCAATCCAAAATAACGTTCGTCCTTGTTCTTTTGAATGATAAGGTCTCCAATCGCAGGCATTCTATGATGTAGCGACCTAGACATCTAGCTTCTCCAGCTGCCAGGGATACCATTCTAAAATCTTACCACTATCGTGCATCACTTCGACGACACCAACCTCTGAAGAGTTGGGCCCAAACACACATGTGTTTACGATAATACCCCTTTTCGACTCGGGTCCGGTCCCAAAGCCTGGTGTCTTTGTTTTTACCAAATCACCGATTTTCAACTGTATACCATCCCGGCGCGTCAGAAGAAGTCTTGCTCAAATGAACAATTTTACTTCCCATGGGCCCTAAAAAATTCTGGTGAGATTCATCATACCCAGACGACTTTTTTGATCGTAAGATCACATCGGCAGGCAAAGAAATCTTACCGTCTTCGTAGTAAGAAATACCAAAATCGTAGCATTGTTCTCTATCTAGATAAATTTGTTTCACTTGACGACCTCAATATCATTGTCATTCATTATTTTTGAAATATTTTTGGCGGGCCACCAGATCTCAACTCCTGCTGTAACTTTAGAGAAATCATCTTCCAAGAAACCTACAATCACTCCTACACCCCATGGTTTAGAAACGAACTCTTCAAAATGATCAGGAGGAGATGTTCTACAATCCCTCTTTAGCTTTACTAAGTCTCCAACTTCCACTAGTGATAATCAGCTTCATCGAAGCTAGGTGAAAGAACCATAAGGTGGACGATAGGAGCGTCTACATCCTCAGTAGACTCCGACTCCCAATAAGACCAGCCGATAAACTGGCGAGTACCAGCCTCAGAGTCTGCGTAAAAGGAGGGTCCGCTATGTTCATATACAACTGAACGTCCGGATAAATCACGTACCAGCAACTCGTCAGGAGGAACAGCACGATGCCGACCTGGCAATGAAGCTAGCGGGACGAGAACCGTACCTCCCCCTGTAGGGGAGTCAGCTGATCGAAATGTAAAGTCTGAAAAATTAAGCACTAGGAATCTCCTTGTTTAGAAACTGCACTCTACACATTCTCCGGTACACACATCATGCTCGGTGCGCTGATCGCATGCTGGGCAGTGCTGCGCAGTATACTCATCGTTACCGCCGCGGTCATCGTTCTCATCATCATCATACCAGTGCTTCACTTCTTTCTCCTATATCAGCTCGACGTTATCGCAAATGCCACCAAAGAGCTTCGGGGTACCATTCACTGGCGGATAAACCTTAGCGGGCCAAGCATCCTTCTCCACACCACCGAAAATACATCGTTCGACTTGGATAACGTAACGTTCACACCCTTGGTAATGTTCAAACCCGACGACTTCCCCCTCGACATAACAGGCTCGTTTACCCGAAAGGGACCGGCCGTCGGGGCCATCAGAAAAATCAAACGAGCGAACTCGATCACCAACTTTAATCATTACGCATTCCTCACATCATCAAACATTGGCATGTACGTCTCTTTGAACCAGGCATCGTAACCGGCCTTGGTGGTGGGATACCCATCCCTCTTGAGCCACTTCTTGATGTGGGGGAGGAGGTATCCAGTCGACTTAGCAATATCGAGAGGAGCCTTGCCGGCATCCCTCTCAGCGAAGTAATCCTCGACAGTCCAGTTCTTCCGGAGGTGAGTCATGAAGCTACCAACCCCAGCAACCTTGAATCGAGCAACGAACTTGGCATCGGCAGCGTAGGGGTTACCGGTAGCACTGTAGTAGACGTACGGTCCGTCTTTGACGAGGTTTTCTTTAGTGAAAGCAGTCATGATTTTCTCCTTTGTCTTCTAGGGACCATCCCCTCTAGACATTTATATTATACCATGACTCAGGCCAGCTTACACAAAACGATATAAAAAAAAGGCCTGGCGTGTGCCAGGCCTTTTGTTAAAGGGCCGCGGCCTTTAAGCAGCCATATCGTAGATTGCACCGCGAATATTGGCATCTGGAACATACTTACGAAGCTTAGCTTGAACCTTGTTCCGTTCATAGTTTTGCTTTTTAGCAGCTTTGGTGTGGCCGTGACTATAAGGAACAGCCCGAAGAGCTTCTAGGATTTCACTGACCTCTGGATCTTGTAGGGTTTCCATTGCCAAGCTGTGAAAATGTTCCTTAGTACGCGCCCTGTTTTCTGCAACCTGCTTCGACCACTCCCTCGTAGCCTTTTTCTCTCTGTTGAGCGACCAAATAGCGATTGCCACCTTAGTAACGTTGTACGCTACTTGTACAAGAACGATGGCGCAGAAGGCACCGAGTGTAATGAGAAGAGCATTCGTGAATAGTTCCATGAGATTCTCCTTTTTAAAATCGTTGGCCAGTTGTGCCAACATCGTTATTATAACACAGTCAGATCTAGCTTACACAAACGAAGCCTAAGAATTAACTGTCAGCGCATATTTGCTAAATGCACCGGGAATCAAAGCGAGAACAATACATTTCTTGTTTGCAGCTTTTGCTTGAGAAATTGCATCTTTGGAATTGTAAGATAAGTTCAATTCTTTTGTAGCGATCTTGCCGTCAACACTGTAGATACATGTATATACTCTTGTCATTTTTTCCTGCCATTTGAAAATTTAAGCACAATTGCGCTTTGCTAATAAGCGCAAGCAATGTGAACTGTACCAGTTGCCTGGGCCGACTGGAATTATTTTACCTTTTTCGTTGTAAAGCCTGACTAGCTGTTCGTAATCTTTGTTTCTGACAACAGACGCTACTATGCATATTCCTTCTCTGTCGTTGCTAGTCATGACTAAGTCACCCACTGAATACTCATCCATAAAAGAATTGTATAGGTTTTCTTAGAGATGTTCAGATTTTACTCTCGTTCCGAAAAGATAATCAAAGATGGAGTTTGTGACACCCCAGTTTGAATTTTGATCCTTTCCCATGTGATGATCGTAGTGCCATGGAATCCACTTTTTTCCCCACTCCACATCAATATGACTTTTTCTATGAACAAAGTAATAAACATGTGCGTGAAAGACAAGGCCGAACCAAAGCCAAATAGAGAACAAAGCGAGAGGAGAAGATAGTGCGACGGCTGACAATAACAGAACTATCTCGGTCAAGCCAGAGTTCATCGAGTCCGGAGGAAACTTTTCATAGTCAGCATCATAAAAATCGTTCTGTCTACAGTTTTTATGATGTGTTGAGAAGTGAGAATGAGAAAAGAGACGATATGAAAAATTATGAAGCAAGTACTTGTGAGCCACCCATTCGAGCAGCCCGCCAGCAAAGATGCCAAGAAGAAAATAAAGCAACTGGAGGCCCTCCCATTAAATAAGGTATGGAAAACCTTCAAGACATGATCATACTTTTTGAAAATTTTTCAATTTTGTCACATTGCAAGACTCATTTAAAGACGGTTTCTATATAGTCGCCTGTGTGTCTTAGAAAGAACTTGTGAGGCTTAGGGCTTACATTTGAGTCAATAAAGTAATACGGTGTGTTTTTTGACAAAAGTTCAAAAAATTGTGTTCATTGATAAAATGTATCATGATAAACTCATCCGCTCAGATTTTTTGTAAGCCAATCTGACGCCGACACTGCTAATCCTGGAGTCCCTATTTCGGGAACCTTTCTATCATCAAACAGACCGGCATGTCTGGATTTTTCTAAGATGTCTGCAATCTCTTGAGCTTTATTCGCAACAGTTTTTAGAATGAGTTCCGCTTCTGGATTAATGCCGGTACAGGACATTACAGCTGCCCAATTAGCAACATCGTATGCTTCTTCTTTGATTTCCTCCACCAGTGCATCAGAACCTTTATAAAAAGATCGATCGCCATACTCTCGAGCACCTGCTTCAAGCCTTTTGTAACATTTGTCTAAAAAATTTTCCATTTTTTGTATCCCTTTCACTATCTGTAAGTCATTTAAATTGTAGTAAAGACCAGCAAACAGTGCAAACTTTGAGTTGGCAAAATATGAAATATTTTGCCAGATACCATTGAAGCATACTTATAGACAGGAGACTGTAACAATGCTATTTGATAGCCTCATATTTTTAATGATAGGTGCTTCAATTTTTGGGCTAGGTGTGGGTTTAGGAGCGATTATAGAATTCAGAAGGTCAAAAGAGTGTTTTAGTGAAATTCTTATAGAAAGAGACGAAACATACATTCAAAACACAGAAGCTTTTTTGGAGTCAGCTAACAGAATAGAGGGAAAAATAAGAATTCTTCATCAAAGAATATCATATACAACTGAAGAACTTCGGCAGCTAAATCATTTTGTTACTACAAATATACCCGAAGAAACTCAGATTATTCCGATCCCGACAAAAATCGAAGATGAAAATCACACTCCTCCCATGCCTTACAAAGTCGATTCATGGTGGAGATAGGCTAAATAGTTTCGGGCGACTCTGACCAAGAAATTGTCCAAATGTGTGGGCATGACTTTTTGAGAAAGTTTTCTATGAAGTCTTTGAATTCATTTTCGCTCTTAAAATCAATGATTTTGTCATCAACTATCAGCTTGTACACACCGACTTCACGGATGACATCCATCTTGTTAAAGATAAGCCTAGTCACACCATTTACATTTGCTGCCCTCACCAAGCTATCTAAATCCATCCAGTTACATTGACGAGGTCTTCCAGTAGTTGCACCGAACTCCATCCCTACCTTTTGAATCTGGAGCAGCGCTGGGTGTTCACCACCAAACTTTTTTGACCCAACATATGTTTCATAAGGTTTGGCGACTCCGATAATCTGGTGAATACTTTGAGGAGGTATACCTACATTGACAGCAGCAGATACTGTACAAGTGCTCGAACTGACGTATGGGTAATCTCCCCAGTCGATGTCTAAACCAAAGCCCTGGGCGCCTTCCATCAGAACAGCTTTTCGACGCCCACGCTGGCTCCATATCGCATCGTAGGGATCAATTAGAAACTTTGAAATTCTCTTTTCATCGATTGCGCGCTTTCCAATTCTTGCGTGCTTGTCCCTGTAAGCAGGACCATTACCTGTCCTGGTGGTGCCGATTCTCTCTTCTTGAAGCTCTTCTTCTACGTGTGCACTCTGCACAATATGAGCATTGCTGGCAATCTTAACAAGCCTTCTTGCTTCAATGCCTGATTCTTCGAGTTCATCTATTTCTGATAAAAATTTATCAACATCAACAACACACCCACCTCCGATGAGTGATGGTATTTCATGAAAGACACCTGCAGGGACCAAGTGTGTTACAAACTTTTTACCATTGTGAAAAATTGTATGGCCTGCATTTGACCCGCCGTTATACCTTGCTACAAGATCATAATTTCCTGTCTTTGCAAGTGTGTGTACAACTTTTCCCTTTCCACAGTCTCCGTACTGTAAATCAACAACAACATCAGCAATCGGCGGCATTATCTTCTCCAGTTTTTTATTGATTGCCATCTAAAGATATGAAACCGGGTTTAGATTTTCAACTAAAGTTAATAAATGTTTTCGTATTTACCTGAAGAGAATCTTCCGTAAAAGAAGGGAATAGCATTGTTTCCAATTCTACCATGTGTCCAGGGAAAGGGAAGCCTATAAGCTTCCACAAATCTGGAACCCTGTTTGTGCCTTTTCTTCCACCGAATATAGTTTTTCCACGGTTTACCGAATGATTGACCAAGCACCAATATTCTAAACTTTCGATCCCGAATGCTCTTTCCTAGGCATCCGCTCCAAGATCGATCAAACCACCTGCCATAAGTTGAGTCTGAGAACACCACCGCGACAGGCTTAGTTTCGCAGAGTCCACCATATTTTGCAGCAGATGCGATTGCGGATCCGCCTGCAGAGTGTCCTACAATAATCCTTTTGAATACAAAATTCTTATTTTTTCTCAAAATTTGGACGACTTTTTCTTCAACTTCACTTGTATAGCTCAAGAACTCGTTCTTTTTTCTAAACACGCGTCCTTGTCTTTTCCACTGTGTAGATGTGAATTTACTCCATGGCATTTCGGCAACAACAAGAATAGCGGGCCAGCTTTGTTTTCTTACCAGCCACGAATATTGCGGTGCAAGTCGCTTCTCAAAAGTTTTCTTACTAAAGCCTGTAAGACCGTGAAACCAATAAATGATCTCAGCAGATGATGCACTTTCTAAACCATCTGGGATTATTACAATGGTGTCCCTATGACCCCTCTTGTGGCGGCGATCATTTTGCCCAGATGACTTTGTAGGCATCGATATTAAAGTAAAACAGACACGATGTTTTACTAACGCGTCTTTCATCCATTTGATAGGTTTTGGGTTTGAATCTGGGTGAGCTATCAAATCCACTTCACACGCCACAGCCGGAGGTGTTAGAAGGATCAACAGCACTGTCAGAATGAACCTCATGACTTCTTTTTCTTTTTCTCTCTTTTCTGTTTCTTGCTCTGACGTTCTTTCTTCTCCTTCTTCGGAGAGTCTTTCTTCTCTAGAACTTCTCGATAGTGAACAGTAAAGTTATTGGCTGCATGTCGACGGCGAACTTTCGTCTGCGTGTTTTCATTTGATGCGATCTTGTTTCGCTTAGCATCAGCTTCAGCAAAAGTATCAAATGTGCCTGCTTTTGTCCATGGCCCCATGATTTTTTGATTCTTAGGATTTTTTGTCATATGTTTTACTCCAAACTTCCGGTCAACTCTTTTAGATTGTTTGTCAAATGATCTATCTTGTCAAGCAATTCTTTTATTGCAAACTGTTGATTTACTTCTGATCGTACGGATTCTGCTAGCTCGCGCTGGGCATGTTCAAGCTTTTCTCTCAGAAGCTTATTTTCGCTTCGCAGCTCTTCGATCGTTTTCTCTCTCTCATGAGACATTTTTTCTTTACCTCTTTTCTATCCGTATTATTAGTATCGTATCTTTTAGAACAACAGTTTACAATCTCAAATTTCCAAAATTTGTTATCGAACTCTCTTAGTACACCGTCAACAAGAAGGCTCAGAGCATACTCATTTTCTGTAGCACTCATGAACTTATCAATGTAGATACCTAAGATTTCTTTTTCGCCCGTATAGGGAAAAAATGACGTCATATTTGATTTTGCAAATATTAGGTCACCCGGTTTCATTTTGTTTGAGATGTCATTTTTTCTCAAAGTCTTTTTTACCAGCCTTTTCTACAAGTTGAACTCTTGCTTCGTGCATCTCACCTTGACATAAAATGTGATAAGTCATCATCAGCCTATCAAATTCAATAACCATGCCGATGTAGGGCTTTTTTACTGTCGACCAGTCTTTCATGTGATCAAACTCTCCCCACTTGGCAAATCTGACTAAATCACCCGGTTTCATTTCTTGTGCTTGAGAAGATTAATTGAACGCATCTCTGCAATTACCTGACGGCCTTCGTCAGTATCTTTTACAGGGCACAGAAGTCCATTTCCAACCACATACCACCCATCATTTCGGCGAGTTAGATGATAATCACATGCTGTATCAAACTCAATACCATCGTCAAACTTTATTTTTGACATTACTTGCCCCTCTTTTTTCTTCGATCTTTCTTGAGATCATCAATCATTACATTTACCTGTGAACCTTCAAGAAGAAGAGAAAAACAAGGCTTTCCTTTAGGGCTTACGAAGACCTCACTAGTCACCAAACCCAATTGACCTTTCTTGGTCTGAGCAAGAGACCCTACAGGCCAACGAGATGCAGCGTCTGCCATCTTTTCACGATCAGTTTTGCACAGACTCATCATTTTTTGTGCTGACCACTCGTCCAAAAAGTCAATATTACCTGCGAGCCATTCTGTGCACTCTCTGAGTGCTTTTGCCTTGCCCGGCTGGCCCGAAAGATAATATTGATCATACCTTCGACAAAAAGCTACACCGATTTCAATGTCTCTCTTTTCAGATTCGCTGGGAACCCATTGGCCGTAGTTGCGAATGTCATCTGCTTTCGCTTGAAGCTTTTTCCTAAAGCTTTCTTGTTTTTCGCTTAGACTCCAGCCACGAGAAAGCTTGTAAGCAAAGTCACGAAGTACCTGTGCTGATTTCTCCATTCCGGGAAGCTCAGAATCTGATAACAACTTATCGACTGCTTCTTTGTTTTGTGGTTCTGGAGGGCTAGAGACAACAGCAGAATCGTACCAGGCACGTTGTTTTGTGGTGAGAGATCGACCACCGTCAAGTCGAACAAGCATATCTCTTACAAATCGAACATTTTTCGAATTGCCGCAATTTGCTGCTTCCCATCGACTGACCATTTCGTTGCCAAGTTCAATTCTCTTCGCTACACTCATTCTTGCCATTCTTGCCTCCTAGCCGATTGGCCTTACATGTATATTATACCATGGGCAAGAACTACTTACACATTTTCTATAAGCTCTTTTTCATGGGTAGAACATGAGATGGTCTGGGAGGCCTACGATCGCACTGTCTGCACTGCGTATCAGTGCACTTCTTTGAAACCCACTCGTCACACGGATCACAAAAATAAGCATCAAAATTCGTATCGTAATGAAACCAATTTCCACAGATGTTACACGATGCTGTATAGTCAATCAATCCATTTTCCCCACGTATGTTGGGCGCTGTCTTGTGCTTCATACCACTCATCTTCATCGTGCCAAAAATCTCTCCATGAAAAATCATGGAATTCTCTAGAGTATTCATTCTCTTGACAATAAAACTCATCTTCGTCTGTGTATAACATTTTTATCGGCGCCGTGCTCGACTAAGTGTCTTAGAGTGCCTATCATAGCTACTGCAAACTGACATCTTCTTATCATCTTCTTCTGCAGTCTTTTTAATGAGATAAAAAGTATAGGCAGCTGTTGTGGCGAAAAATAACCAGATCATAATAATTCCTCTCAGGGTTAAAAGCGTATTGCCCTTTATAATAAAAAAGAGAGCGTATGTTTACAATTCGCTATCAACATCATCCAAAGGTTCAGAACAAACTACACCCGGTGTTGGTGAAGAAAGCGACTCCAGAACCCAATATCCAAACTTCCTAAGATTTTCTTTGATGCTTTCTATCAAAAGTATCATTTCCTCGACATCTTCCCTGGTCTTGTACATTAAAGCTCTTCAATTCTCTTTGCTTTATCATCAATCAATAAATCAAAGTGAGGCTTTGGATTTGGGCTGGTTCCAGTTACAAGTTCGTGGTATTTGCAACCCCATTCTGCAAGCTGCTTGGATGTGTGATGGGCATAATCTTTGCCTGACACAGAACCTCTCGCAGTCCAATATACTATTTTCCAACCCTCGTCATAAAGATTGTTGATTTTTTCAATATTCTTTTGGTTGGGTTCAGAAAGATCGTACCTTCTCTCACCGGAATAAAAGCAAATTGTCTCATCAATGTCGACCAGGGCTACCTTTTGTTTTCCTTCGTCGGAAAACCTTTTTGACTCATGAAACTTCATAAAACACCTCTGTATGTTTTTCCTCTGTATGATTGCATTTTATGACACAGAAGTAAAAAATTCACCCAATTGTCTAGTCATCCATCATTTTTTCCAGCCCTAAAACTGATCTTGCCATGCTAAAAGAGTAGTATAACTGTGTAAACATATCCCAAGCATACTCAACTTTCACTGGTCGTATAGATTTTGTGCGCCAATATTCAGGATCGACTTCAGAAATTGCATCCTCAGCTTCACACAAGTTATTTGCCTTGATGAACTGTACATGGCTTTTGAACTCCCTATTTGAAGTTTTCTCATAAAGTTCGAAAATTTTTCCTTCAAGCTCTTCATCCTTTTCAAAAAGATCAATTTGAATTCCCAAACTATTCATATCTTACCTCCTGTCGCTCAGATTTTTCTTTTTTCGGCTTGCAAACTTTTTTCCATCTGCTGACATGCACACGTCTGCATGATTTTTACGCTTGACGCAGACGTTATAGATATCATCATCATCTTTAATCTTCTGGCACAGTATTTTTGGGTACCACGTTGCCCAAAATGCTATCCCTAAAACAGAAAAACCCATAAGTAAAAATGTTACTATTATTATTTCTATAATACTCATTCCCAACCTCTCAAGGTGAATTATTTGTGTGTCGTAAGCAGAGGAACCTAAACATAATATGGATTAACTCCGGCACTGTGTTGGGTTGCGTCTTGAATCTCTTTAATTTCTGAGAACTCTTCTTTTAACATACTGTCGACTGCGTACATCATAGTTTGCTTTGCGCCGGCGCATCCTTGGCATCCTCCGCCTAATATCACATAAAGAATGCCTGTCTCAGCGTCAAACTCTCGGGCAGTCAAAGATCCTCCATGCATTGCTAAGCCTGGATTTACATTTTCATTTATGAATTCTTGTATCGTCTCTTTATTCATACTAAAACCCTACTGACTCTCCGCAACCACATGATCTTGTTGCCTTAGGAGAGTTGAAGGTAAACCCAGAAGACATTATCGTCTCTTCGTAGTCAACCTCTGTACCCATTAAGAATAGATATGATTTTTTGTCACACAAGACACGAAGACCAGGTTTTTCAATTATGTGATATAGACTTTCGTCTTCAGGGGGTTCAATGAAATCTATTTGATACTTGAAGCCGGAACAACCTCCTCCTTGAAGGCCTATGTGCAACGGCCAATCGTTAGGTTTATCCATTCGTGATCTTATTTCTTTCGCCTTCTGGATTGCTTTATCTGTTATCGTCAATTTCATTTAGGGCTCCATAGTTTGTTACGGTCAGTGTCGTAGATCGGAACACCAAGGTCTAGTGAAGCCAACATAATCTTCTTCACTACACCTGCCGAGAAATAATCAATGTCTTTAGCTGTGTTGCCACTAGGCGGGCTCTGACCGCCAGAAATTAGTTTTTCTGCTGTTTTGAGAATAGCGTCTGTAACATCATCCTTTGCAACGATAACCCCTCTAGGTCTCCAGTTATCCACCAGGGCCTCATTATTCGACCACTCTGCACCTACCGGGTTCCACGTTGACTGGTCTAAAACGTATGGGATACCATCTCTTGCCATCTTCTCCATATATTCGTTTCCGCGCTGGAGCTGGCCGTATCGGCTGTAATCTTTTGACACAGAGGGTCGTTTGTTTCTGCCAGAAGACCGATCTCTCTGTGCAATAGCCTCCTCGTCACCTTCTGGCCCTACACCATAATCCCCGTAAAACCCTGAATACATTTTGTCTTGATCGTTTGTTGCCAGCGTTATTCGACCTTTGATCCACAGCCCGTATGGGAGACCGGCTGCTGGCTCAAAGCTATCACCAGGGAGAGTCATTGTGGTAGAAAGCTCGTCCTTGCCTCTTCCTTTCATGTTCTCAATGCCATAGAAATCATCAGTCCAGTGGACAGTGTCTAGGGTGCTAAGAAATTGGTGGTCTGCATTCTTGTTGAATGCGCGCTTGATATCTCTGCCAGCCTCTTTGCCGATTTGCCCACCGAAGAACTGATCGCCGAACTTATCCGATGCGGCAAGGTCATGCACGAAGCCCATGGGGTCTTCCTTGAGAAGCTGTCTCACGTATTTTCTTAAAACGTTTTCTTTCATAGCATCCTTCTTTAGCCTAATCTCTACGTCGCTCCTCCCGAAGATCCCGTCTCCGCCAAGCGCGCTTGTTATTTTGTAACCTAGAGACTCAATGCTGGCGACATCTTCTGGAAATTGTTGGGCGAACTCTTCGACTCCCATGACCGTCTTTTCAGGCATGAGACCGGTGCCGAATATTAGTTCCTCAACGCCCTCTTCCCTGTAGCTTTCGTCGAAGTTCCTAAACTCTCCACCCATAGCCTTGATGAGATCGATGAGAGGCCCATGATCAGCATACATTTCCTTTTCGGCTTGTTTTCTTGCGCGGTCGAGGCCTCGGTGTTCGACCTCGAAGATATTGAACATTGCCACCTTTCCCTTGAGTGGGTCAAGCACTGTGTCAAACATGTCTTTGAACTTCTTTTCGTATTGCTGTGCCCTTTGGTCGTGCTTAGACCCGGGATTTAATTCGATGATATCACCGTTTTTCATGTTAAGTTGTTCTGGAACGCCGAGAACCAAGCTTCCATCGTTCTTTAGGTAGTCAGCAAAGATGTCGCCAAATAGATCAAAGTCACCACTGGGTAGTTCGATACCCGGAAACAGCTCACTCAGCAAGACGTCTGGGTTTGAGACACCAAGTCTGCGACCAGTTTTCTTCATTGAATCTCTAACATGTTCGGCTTCCATGGTTCCACCACCATGAGACAGCCAGACCAGTTCCATCATATACTCTTTTATAAGAGTTGTGAATGGGTCTTTAGCGCTGAATGATTTCGCATCACTATTCTCAAGCATGTGGTGTAGATCATGCGCCAGATAGTGAGGGTTAACGTCAGCTATGAATGTATCTCCACCGGCAGGAACTTCAAAAGACTTAGGGTAGACGTAAAGAAGATTGATTCCGTCTGGATCCATCTCCTTCTGTATTTTCGGGTATAGCTTTCCGATGTTTGAAATGTCAGTAAGGGCAACTTGTCCTCTACTCTTGAACCCTGATACTTTACCCTGTATTTCATTTGGCAGTCTATGCGCCCAGCTGAGGTCGTCTGTGTGTGCGACATAGATGTTGACGCTCTGTGGGATTGCTTTGAAGTAGTCAGCAACCTCTTCGCGGACCATTACATCGTCGTCATCCTGCTTGAGATATTCAAAGTCGTCTAGAGGGACTTCCATGAGAAGGTCTCTTATGTATTCGTGTAGTAACATCTTATAATCCTATAAAGATAACGTCGCCTGACGAGTTGTACTCTCTTGCCAAGGACGCCCAGACTCGCTTAGCTTCTGGTGAAGTTCCTGACCCTATTGTGCAGTGATGTGCTCCAATAAACACACCACCCGATGATCTAGAGTATTCTACTGCCTTGTCAATAAAGGCTTTGTAGATTTGCTTACCGTATCCCTTGCCTCTGTTTTCAGGGTTGTTGATCCAGGCATTGTCAACATCATAGAATTTTGGTCGGAATACCGCTTGTCCTATCTCTACTTCTTCGTACTGACCAGTTTCTTCGTTTTTAACAATGTCGGTTCTTGGTTTTGCGTTCGCTACATACTTCTTTTCTGCATCGAGATATTCAGGTGTCTTCATTAGAGCGTCAACATCTGATTGGCACTCTTTGAATCCAAGGTTTGACCCTCCTTGAGCATATCCGATGTTAGGTAGATCAACACGAAAGTAGTAGCTGTCACCTCTGTGCTTGAACGTAGCAGCCTCTGTCAAGGTTGCTGTGTATCTACTGTCACCTTCATATATGAACTGATCTACGTGATTAAAGCTTAAACCTTGAGCTGCGCCAAGAATTTCAACTTCAGCCATGCATTCGTTTCTGGCACCACCTGCAAGATCTGAACCACTCCAGCTGGGTAATTCATCTTCTAAATCAGGAATCCAAAACCCGTAATCCTCAAGATCGTCAATCAAAAGCTCACTTACACCAATTGATTCAATGTCTTCTTCTTCTAGATCTCGAATGTCTCTAATGTCGTTGTCGATCATGTGCTTGACAATCTTTACGATTGACGCGCGGTCAAAACAAACACTCGAGTCCATAACGTCTCTGAAAAATCCGTATCCTTTGTCGAAGAAGGTCGACTTGGAAAGCAAATCATCGAACAGCTCTTCATCGTAGTCCAGCTTTTCGAAGTAGAAGTTCTTCAGTGCAGATTCTGAAACCATGCCGAGAGTATCTTCACCGTTGAACAAGAATAGTACCCTGGAATAATCTTCTGCTGCAGTTCTTAACATATCACCGATATCGAACGATGTGCCGCTTTCGTATTCTGGCTGGATGTCAACTACGACAAGACTACCCTTTGATCCTTGCTCTTGCTCGAGTAAAACCCTTATATATTCACGCAGCAGCTTCATGATATCACCAGCTTTCCTGCAGCCTCAAGCGCACTCATTGTTGTGGGTGGCTTTGTGTATCTCTTGCTAAGGGGTGATCCCTGAAAGTCAACGACCTTTGGCATACCTGCGCTGCTTCGTCCGACTGTGGATGCATGTTGCTCGCAGTTATCTTCTTCTTCCGGTGTAATGGTGTTTTGCAAGTCATCAAGCTGGACGCTTTGTACGTCACTACGGTTTGACAGATAATAATCCCAGACTTCTCTTGCGGACGGTGAGACGTGATCACGATCGGAGACTAAGCCCCCACCGTTTTGAGTCGCCCATTCCATCATTACATCATATAGCATAGGGCCCCAGCCCTGGGAGGCATGTGATATTACAACTTCCCAGGCACCGCCGCACGGATGAGCAGGCTTCCTGACAGCTATTTTTCCACCGATTGGAGCTGTCGAATGAATATAGGTTCCGTAGTCAGGGTTTTTCACAACATAGCGAACTACAGCATGATCACCCTTGTTTAGGACCTCTACAAACACGTCTTCTGGTAAATCAGCAGGCCCTTTAGCAGCCTCGGTCAGCAGTTCTCTTATGTACTCGCGGAGTAGGTTCATCGCCCTGTTATCTCCTTCGCCTGCTCAAGCGTTTTAATGTTCCAGCCTTCGGGATTTAGATCATACTTTGGGTGCAGACCTTGCATCACTAAGTCCAGCCAATACTCCCACAGCTCACCAGATTTTTCCTGAAGCTGGTTGCGTGATATACGGATTGGTATCATCTCATCCAGCAAAGTGGCAGCTTTAGCTCTGTGGTGACCGTCTGAAAACATGAGAGATCCATCAGCATAAACTCGGACATCCAGGGGTTCCCTTATCCCACCAGCAAAATGTTTTTCAGCCCAGGCGAGTTGCTCTTCCTTGGGCAGCTTGCGAAAGTTTTGCCAATACCACTCGGTCCGGTACTCACCTGTATCTGTGTCTAAAATCTTGGCGGGTACCATCAACTGTTGGCCGGCTGTTTCAAGAAGCACAGACTCTTGCATCGTCCATGGGCCAGCCTGACCGCTTTTCAAACAGTTGACCATTGTCTCTTCGGCTGTGTATTCGTTATGAATTTCTGGTTGGAATATGTCGTAATACGTTTCTCTGTCAATCCCACCTGGTTTTGTGTCGTGGGTCTGCCAGTCAAATATCATATCACCTTTTTCAACCCAGGCATGAAGATAACTCTCGCCGCTAAACTTATCAGTCACCCTACCATGAACAACCTTGAACCTGGTTAGGTCTGAGAATTCTTCTTGAGAAGAACCCTGAGCCATCTTGACAGCATGCGGATAGCACTGGCCTATCGCAGTCTCAATCAGCAGACCTCTTATGTACTCGCGGAGCAGGTTCATTAGTCTTCGCCCTTTGATACTGTCGTGTCATTATATTTCTTTTTCATCCAATTTGACAACGCTTTTGTCACGTCTATCTGAGACAGTCTTGTGTCGTCCGGAAACGATTTTAGGTTGTTGAGATAATCTTTAAAAAATAAATTCTCAACAGCATCATCGAGAACTCTAGACACATCATCATCAACGTCTAATGCTGCAAGAGCTCCTGTCTCAGCCTCGTCCGGAAGCTTGTACGCATTTTTCGCAGCCATGGCAAGATTTTTTGCTGTTGCGAAACCTGGAATCATACCCTGGATTTCATCAACGACGATATCGGTTACTGTAGCAGCCAGTCCCTTGGCACCCTCCTTACCCTGCTTCTTAAGCTGAGCGTATTTGATCACCGCTCTTAGGTCGCCAACTGTCTTAACATCGTTAATTGACGTCATCTTTTTCTTTTGTTTTTTCTCTACAAGAATTTTCTGTAACAGCGCTTCCCTTATGTAACTTCTTATGATTGATTCATTCATGTACTTCTTGAGAAGGTCAATAAGCTCCTTGTCTTTACCCCTTGGTTGTTTACCAAGGTAGGGGACGACTAGTCCTTTTCTATCCCGCGGACCCTTGACCACCTCTGCAGGGCCCTCCTGTGCGTACTCATCTTCAAATTTTGTTAGGGCTTTCTTGATCTCTTCTTGGGACATCATCTTGATCGCAGCTTCGGGATGATTGGTCGATCTAAGTCCTGAAATGCTAGATGCGCCGTCCTCATGTTTGTGCGCGCCACGAATACCTTTTTTTTGTTTCGCGCTGTAATAAGAAGAGTCAACCGAGTCCCACAGCTCGTCTTTATCCATGGTCTTGCCCAAGAATTCTATCTCATCCCCAGCCTCTTCCCACACCTCTTGTGATATGAGAACTTCTGACCCTGTATCAAACCGGTTCACTCCTCCCGATTTTTCGATGACCCAGTGCGGAACTTTGTAGGCATACACGTTACCGCTAACACCATGATTCCAGGCGATATCTGTTGGGTTGGGTGTTAGAAACACACCGGATTTAACGGGACCCTCTATCCAGTCTCTGGACCAGCCTTCCTCTCCTTTTGCACCCCAGCGCTCGGCCGGTTTTGGTGAAGCGGGGCGTTTGCCGATATGATAAAGTGTACGCTTGTCCTTCTGGCCTCGAATCGATTTTTCAGATAGAATATCTCTTATATGTTTTCGAATCAAATCCACTTTAAAGTTCCTAAAAGCATATTTCACTACTCATAACATCTTCTAAATAACCAAATGTATTTTCTGGTTTACCGTTCAAATCAAAAGTCATTCCGGAGGTCGCATCAGCAAGAGGCTCCCATCCGCCGGTTATGTCTTTGCTCATGTTGTCTATGAAAGCGTACAGCTTTATATCATCAATTGATTCGAGCATCATCAATAGCTTTTCCTGTGTTATCGTACTGTTAGTATTGTATGACTTACCGACTTTTGATGCAGGAATTAGAAAACTTTGTCCAGGCTCATCAGTAAAAACTATGACAATTTTTTTGCTATTCGCTCGCCAGTCCACATAAAACTCATCAAGAGGCGGATCGGACTCATCTATTACATTGCCCACCCATACAGGCCATAAAAGCTCTTCCCACTGGTATGGCAAAAAAGCAGATATATTTCTTAGAGATAAATAAAGTGCGTCATATAACATCTCATACTGCCCTATCATGTCATATGTTGTTACGTCACCTAGCACATCCTGAAATTCCCCTATTGCTTGCAGGTTACTAGCCAAGTACAGAAAATTATGTTTTCCTGGCGTGTCGCCGGCGTTTTTAGGGCCCACAATAAGTGCCCACTTTACATGACTTGATTCTTTATACTTTTCAGAGAAAGCACTTGCAAGTGCATAGACAGATTCAATTTCTGGTAACATAGATGCAGACAAATCAAGTATGATCAGTACGTCGACGTCTTCTTTTTCACACTCATCGTAAACGCTAATACTTGAGTCTTCTTCAGGGTCAGAAAGTGCGTCTTCAGGTTGCTCTGCTGCGATGTCTTTGACGTCTTTTTCTTCTCTTTCACCTTGTGTAAAGCTTCCCTTGCAGAGACCCTCTTCTAAGTACCCTTTAACGCAGTATGTTGTATAAAAACCTTCGTTTCCGTCTTCTGTGACGCAAGGCTTTTCGCCCAAATTATAGTGGTGAGGATCACACTCTAGAAACTCTTTGCACTCACTCATACTCAACACTATCGGCGGGTCCACACAGACATCTTTTGTAATCTCAATTCTCATTAGAGGTCCACTAACACCAGGGCAAAAATAATATTCTGTTCTTATACATAGTTTCTCGTATTCTTCTTGAGAATCAACTATTATAATTTCGCTGGTGTCGTTGTCATAATTCACATGTGTATGGTAGACAGGGTTTTCCATAAACCATTCCGAACAACTTACGTTGGTAAAAGACAGCAATATCATCGCAAGAAGTATTAGTGTGTGTTTCATGCTTTCACCATCATGGGGCTTTCTTCGTCTTTCAAGAGGATGAGATCGAATTGTGATTCCTGAGATGCGAATTTATCTTTTCTCTTAATGAAGAGGTATATCGCCGTGATTGGCATAGCGGCACCAGGTTCCATTCTTATTTCGTTTTCGTCCCAGAACAGCCGCGGTTCTTGGCCCGCAGTAATTGGATCGTAGCCTTGTCCATCGTCGATAGTAGCCTGAAGGATTACATGAATTGTCTTGCCTCTATTCGAAGCATCCCACACATCAGCAAATCTAACAGCAGTATGAAAAGTCTCAGACCACGAAACACCGGTGGATTCATTTTGTAGCTGACCGAGGATTAATCTTGCTCGCTCGTCGCCGCTGATTTTACCCCTACGGATTGCTGACGCTAATGATGCACTGGGCATTGTAAGCTTCATCCCTCTGTATACGTTTTTCTTGCCCTTTGTGAAGGATGGTTGTCCGTAAGCTGATGCAATCCTTTCGTTCAATAGAGACCTTATGTATTCGCGGAGAAGTTTCATTATATCTTACTCAAACTATCCGGCCATTTTTTCCATGTTCGACTGTCACCGTCAGGCTGAACCATGACGAATTTTCCGCCGCGGCGCACAACAGTCCCCACCTTTAGAGAACCGTTCTTGAGCGTCCATTGGACCCGGTCGCCTTTTTTGAATCCGGCCTTTAATTCATTTCGCTTTCGCTTGACTGTGTCAGCCACAGCTGTCCATATGACTCGAAGATCAGCTATTGGCATCTCTTCCATTTGATCCAAGATAACTTGAACGTTTGGGTTCTGGGCAGGTGGTTCTACGGGAGCATCTGCCGTTTCCTGAATCAATTTTCTTAGTTGTCTCTTAGTAATTTTCATACCCAACCCCTCGATGTGAACTCTTTGTGAGTCATGACTTGAATGTCCAGGCCGGCTTCTTCCGCCAGATCCTCCCATTCTTCTGCTTCTGTTGTATCGGGAACTTTCGGTTCGGTTCGTTCGGAACCCGGGTGCCACTCCGGAGGCAATCTGGTAAGTGGACCATCAGGTACGATCAACGCCATAGGTGTCCAGTTATCAACCAGCGCCTCATTGTTCTGTGTGCTTCGAAATCCGCCAAAGCTTGGATCCCAGTCTTCTTCATCCAGGACTAGAATCTTGTACTCTTCATAAGCTTCTGGGTCGTATGTCGATTGAACGCCCTTGTTGATACCAGACTGCTTCTTCATATCCGGGAATACTTCTTCGTATGCCAGTGTTCCCCCTGTGTAAAGCTGGTCCATATCATTTGCCAAAAGCGTGATATGGCCTTTGATAAGAATGCCATAGTCTCCGAATTTACCTGCACCCTTGATCTCACCTGGTAGATAAGCTGAAGCTGATAATTCATCCTTGGAGCTAAATGATCCGTCAAGAAAAGCTTTCATCGTCTGAGGGCTTCGAAACCAGTGAACAGTTACCAAGCTGTCAAGAAACCCGCGATCAGCACTTTTGGCAAACGCCTTCTTGAGATCTCGCCCCTGTGAACGTGCTTGCTTAACTAGTTCAACATGTTCTTCATCGGTAGCGTATACACTGGGGGTTGGATTGTTCTCTTTAGTACCTGCTGCGGCGAGATCTTTAGCTAACTGTTTGCGTTTAGCTGCGTCTTCAATCAGCAGACCTCTTATGTATTCTCGGAGGATGTTCATTTTATGTCTTATCTCCGACTATAGTATCTATCAGCGCTTTTCTTCTGTCCTTATCAGCCCACGCTTTTTGCGCGTACGGGTCTAGCGAGTGAAGAGGGTCGAAATACAAAAACTTTTTTCCTGGCTTTACGCTGGGTGCTGTGTATACGCTTATCCCAAAATTCCTGTCGTATCTCTCAAAAGAATGTACGCAACGCTTTCCACCGCCGCCGGGAGCATCGACAACAAACGTGGGTGTGTTAAATCCAGCAGTAACTCCTCGCACACTCTTCTCAACATCTATCGCAGTCTGAACTGACGTTCTCATATCCTCAGTACCAGCTGTTAGGTCATGAATGTAGACATAGTAAGGCTGGATGTTAATGTAGCTTAGCTTTTTCACCAATGATATCATGCTGTCGGCAGAGTCGTTCACGTGATTCTGAAATACAGACTGATTTCTGACTTTTACTCCCCTCGAAAATAAAACGTTCATGGCGTCTTGTGTGATACCCGTAATTTCATTTGAGTGATTGAAATGCGTATGAATACATACCTCTTTGTACTGTTTTCTTGCCTTGCTAGTTATCCTACACACAGCATCTGTCCACGCTGCGTCTGTCAAGATCTTCATCGGCATAATCGCAAGACCCTTCGTAGCAAATCGGAACCGCCTAATGTGATCAATCTTTAGAAGCTCTTCACCTAAGTCTTTTACCTGAGAGGCTTTTAAGCGATAAGAATCTCCTCCGGATATCACTACATCCTGAATTTGCTTGTTTTCGCGGAGGTACTTGAACATATCATTCCACCGATCTCGAGAGGCTTTAATAGATACTTTCTCCGCTGTGTCTGTGTCTCCCCCGACGGCGTATGCCCGAGTGCAGTATCGACAGTATACAGGGCACGTGTCTAGCGCAAGAAATAGCACCTTATCTTCGTATCGATGAGTCAGACCTTTTACAGGAGAGTCTGCCTGTTCACCCAAGCTATCGAAACGTAACATAGGATGATCAGGTTGAAGATGTGAAGCAAGCGTCAGGAATTGTCTTCTGATGGGACAATTGTCAGGATTGTTCCAATTCATCAACGAAAGAAGATAAGGCGTAATACGTGTCGTCATCGGTGCTCTTCTAAAACCTTCTTTAGCGTCTTCTAGAAACTTTTTATCCACAAGATCCTGAATTGTATTTAGAAGCTTCCTGTGATTTGTAATTGCATTCTTTTCTTGCCACTTATGATCAACAAAAGTGTCATAGTCGATATCCCGCCATGCAGGAATAGCTCTCCAAAACTCATCGCCTCTGAATTCTGTGCTGTCTGAAAAGACGTTCATGCAAAACCTCCAGCGTTAGGATATCTTATCTTTGCATATTTTCTATACTCACTTCTTATTTTAAGCATAAAGGGATGTAGACTCTCTTCAGAATAACCGTTCGCTTTTCCCGTTTCAAAAATTCTGTACAGCTCATAATCTATCACATCACTCAAAGGCACCTTGTTGGATTTTGCTCTCTTCATAAACCCAGCAATGTGTGCCTTTACTTCGGCGGGACAAAGATAGTATTCAGCAGCATTTGAAAGTGACTTCCAAATCACATCAGCTGTGGGTGTCTTTTCTTGACAATCCATAAGTTCCCACGTCTCTTGCCCTGAGTGCTCTAGTTCATGTCTAATAACATCAACTAGCTCGTCATTAATGTTACTAAGAACTTGATCCGGATAATCTCGAGGCAAAACAAGATTCACACGTAAATCTGACGTCGATCTTTGGGACTGTGATGCTCCTAAATCATACTCATAAGCAGCATCTGCGTTGACAGATTGTCCCTCTGTTACATGGATAATCACATCCCTAAGATAATCTATTTCTGTAATTTCCGGTACATTCTGCAGCCTAAAATAGGCTTCTCCAGTTTGTCTAAAATGCTCTCGAACATCTTCATCTTTTAGAGCACTTAGAACATGGCGCTTTATTATTGTCGTATATCTATCAAGCTTGCGACCGGTAATCACAGCCTCAAACAGCAAAGAGCTTATATAGTCACGGAGAAGCTTCATGCACTGCCCCACTTTTTTGCAAGTCCTTCTGATATCAGGAATGCTCTTATATCAACATCGTCCATAACATATACAGTCGCCAACCAACGTCCGTACTTGCCCTTTCCGTGTGTCTCAATTGTTACTTCTTTACCTAGGCAGAGCTCTCTAACTCTGTCACGGGCTTTTATCGCCAAAGCTTTTTCTTCGAGGTCTTTCGTTCGAATCTCAGGTGTATCAATTCCTATGAGCCTAAGTTTTATTTTTTTGGCCCACATCTTAAAGCCCAAGTCAACTTCAGCTGTAAGCGTATCACCATCATAAACCTTTGTTATGATTGCTCTATATACATACATCAGACTTCTCGCATAATGAAATTGATTTCATAGTGCTAAATATCTTGCAAAAGACAAAAAAAAGGGCAGGTTGAAAGTTTTCAACCTGCCCAAAACAAGAAATTTGTCTTGCTACTGCTCAGTTGCTTCTTCTGCTGTTTCAACAGCATCGCCAGCTTGAGCACCCCCGTCAGAAGAAGGGGAGGCATCGTCTTCTACAGTCTGTGTTGTATCTTCTGTAGATTGTGTATCCACAACATCTTCTACAACTTCAACAGCTGTGCTTGAAGACGCATCAGCATCAACCTTATCATCACAACCTGTGTTTACAAACAGAAATAAAAGCGCTACCAAGGAAACGGTAAGAATGTTCTTCATGATTTCTCCTTTTTTTACCGAGGCTATAGTTTAGGAAAATCATGAAGAATGTTCACTACTTTTTTATTTTTTTAATCCACCTAAAACTGTAACTGCAATTAGGCCTGGCAGATTCTTTTGAACGTAGACACCTGAAAACAGTGTGTCTGCACGGCCACCCACGTAAGAGAAGGCTGACTCAAGTCTATTGCTTACACCGGGATCTTCTGCCATTTCGCTGGTTACGACGAGTAAAAGAACACCTGACTTGGCATTTCCTGACGGTCCTGGACACGGAGAAGATCGCAAACACCCTTGATATACTGTTGAACCCAAGTCTGCTCTAGTAACGTCTCTCACAACAGTACTTCCAAGCAAGATTCTCCCGTCTTGGTGAAGACATTTTTCCAAATCTTTTGAGTCAAAACTCTGGATTGGGGAGCTGTCATTTGCCATTTTTAGTACAACACCTAAAAGCTTGGCAAAATTCTTGTTGGCAGCCGGATACATGTTGAGCATCCCAACTTTTCCTCGAAGAAGTTGCAACTGCTTCTCATTGTCAATTACAACATGTGGGTGATCAGAAACATCAGACAAAAGAAGCTTGTAGTTGTTACTAATTGTTGGGTTGAGCATTTCTTGAGCTGTCGGTTTGCTTATTACATAAATGACCTTTCCGACTGCTTCTATGGAGCTTAGATAACGAGTTGCAGAATTATGAAGAACGTGACACGCTGAGCCGGTTCCACCACCGCCGCCTGCCAAGACGAAAATCCAGTCAACCTTTCCAATTCTCGTTCTAAGCGCGTCTTCGTAAAGGGCGCTATTTTCACCAAGCACCTTCTTGCCGACAACAACGTCTTTTCCGACACCATCGGCGCCTGGTATTAAAAGAAAATGTGCAGGATCAACGCCGTCCGGCTGGTCTTTTACCGTGGTGTTGACAAGAAGTGTTTTGCTGAACCCTACATCTAAAAATGCTTTTGCCAGTTTTCCTCCACCCCCACCAACTCCAATAAATGCGCAGTTAATTGCACTGGGCGCTGTATTGTCAGGTAAAAGTCTTTCATCACCTTGGGCAGGTGCATCATCATATGCTTCAACAAAACCAAAGTCAAAGTCTGTATTGTTGATGTAGTTTTCGTTAATTTCGTTCTCGTTTTCTGTACTCATGTCAACCTCTCTTTGTAGGACAAGTTAATTGTAAATATCTAAGAGTTGAAGTTTTGCTTCGATATCACTCTGTGCTTCTAACTCTGCTTGGGAAAAGTGTCACATTAATGGACACATCCAGCATATGTTTGTCTGCCTTCACACGAACTATTTTATGAGTGTGTGTCCCAATTGTACTGGTCATAATTTCAAGAACAGTGCCTGTATGCTCTCTTCCCATATAGTCAAAATTCACTCTATCACCGACTTTTACTGTTTTTTCAATCATGCTCAAAAAATATGGTGGAGGTGCCGGGAGTCGAACCCGGGTCCAGCATGTCTCCTTCAGCAGGTCATTCACAAGTTTGTCTGATTTATTTCCAAACCAGCAAGGTATCTCGAAAACACCGCGTCCCTATCGAGAATCAGGATCTCACCTGCTTGCGCCGGGAACCATTGTGGATCTTTTTTTACTCCGTGAGATCAACCACTTATCCGATCTTTGTTAACAAGGTTACCGGAAACCCCGCGACTAAGCAGCTAGTGCGTAATCGTACTCAACATTATCGTTGGCAATTAAAGTTCGTAACACTGTCACGCCATGTGTTACAGTTGGCTACTTGCACCTGAAAAATTCAACACCCTGTCGAAACCATTTCACCCCCATAACTTTTTTCTCTACTCAATTGTTAGTGTCCCTACACCCGTATAGACAACGACTCCTAGACCGGCGACTGTATGGGGCTCAGCTTCAACTGCCTTTTTTAGGAGCCCAAGCGTTGTAGGAAATCCAAACTTTACGCGATAAAATCCACGCTTGTAATCATACTGTTCAAGTGTTCCATCCACAAAATCAAAGTCCCACATATTGTCGCGAACTACTCCGGCGACATAATTCTCAAAATCATAATCTCCTCGATTATAATCATCAAGTAAGCCAGATTCTCGCAAAACCTGAATTATCAAATTATCCTTGAACACAGGGGACGTGACGAGCTGTGCAAAGCTTTGAAATATTCCTGTGTCTTCAAATACACTCTCGTGATAGTTATCGTGACAGTGTATTACGTCACACCCACCATCAAATTTTAGTTCGACGGGTGTCACATCATCAAACTCAAGTGTTAAAACTCTATAATCAGCCATCTTATTCTCCTAGTGTAATTATTGGCGGAAGGAGAGGGATTCGAACCCCCGGTAGCTCTCACTACGGCGGTTTTCAAGACCGCTGCCTTCAACCACTCGGCCATCCTTCCTCTATTCTTCTTTTCCACCCTTTATAAGGGTGAATTTAGATCTCTTTTCATTGACTTTTCTTTCATTGTATTTTGATTTTTGTGTCTCTAGAGATAGACAAAATTCTTTCATCCAGTCCTCTCTTTCAAATGCGTAATGAACAAATTCCATCGCAATCATTGATGATATTGTATCATCCATGTGTTCATTTTTCAATGGGGGAATCATAGAAGATAAAGTGCCATCTTTTTCAAAGAAAAGTATAGCTACAGGCAAATTTTCATGATCGCTGGGATCAATTTCTAAAATTGCACTATGAAGAGCCTTATATAACGGACGGTCTGCTTCTCCATTACTTCCTGTGATGTTAGATTTCATTTTTCTTTTCTTCAAAAAGTGTCATTAAGCGGGTACATGCATCTTCATACTGATCAAAAGTCTTCCATCGACGCTCAGGACACAAATACTGATCTACCTCGGAGTCAAAGCTGTTCGGTATGGAAAGCCCTGTCAACAAGTGTGTTATAAACCATTTTTTTGTAAGGCGTCCGGACACTATCTCTCTGATTATCTTTCGAGAGACGCTTATTGGCATTCTTGTACCCACTCCGTACCCACCTCCTGACCACCCTGTATTGACAAGCCAACAGTCTACGTTGTGATCAAGTATTTTCTTCTCTAAAAGGTTTGCATATGCATCTACATGCATAGGCATAAAAGGTGCACCAAAGCAGTGCGAAAATGTTGCCTGGGGTTCAACAATTCCGGATTCAGTTCCTGCAACTTTAGCTGTGTATCCCATCTTAAAGTGCTGAACTGCTTGTTCTCTTGTTAACCTAGAAACCGGAGGAAGCACACCAAATGCATCACACGTTAGGAATATCACATTTTCAGGATGAGCACAGACACCTGTTTTAGATGCACCAGTAATTAGAGAAATATCGTATGAAGACCTTGTGTTTTCTGTAATTTGAGAATCTGAAAAATCTGGAACGCCATCTTTGACAATAACATTTTCTAAAATCGATCCTTCTTGCTGGCACGCATTCCAAATTTGTGGCTCAGCTTCTTTAGAAAGATTAATCACCTTAGCATAACAACCGCCCTCAAAATTAAAAAGACCATCAGGAGACCAGCCATGCTCGTCGTCGCCGATTAGAAGTCTCTCCTCATCAGACGAAAGTGTCGTTTTTCCTGTGCCAGACAAGCCAAAAAATACTGCGGGTCGACTTCCATCTTTTGCTGTGTTGACAGAGCAGTGCATTGGAAGAACATTTTTTTGCGGCAACAAATAGTTCAAGACAGTAAACACAGACTTCTTAATTTCACCTGCGTAGTATGTTCCTGTGATGAGTATTTCTTGGCTATCCAAGTTGATAAGAACCCTAGGATCTTCCTGTGCACCGGGAGCACAGTAAAGAGTCCAGTCACAAGATTCATCTTTGTTTTCTTTGCATACAAACATGTTATTCGCAAAAAGTGCCTGCCATGAAAGCTCTGTGGTCACCTCTAGTGAAAGAGCATAGTTCGAATCCCACCCAGCTTGCAAAAATTGTGTGGTGACATTTTTATCGCTCAAATAACGAAGAATTCTTTCCTTAGTGTCAAGAAAATAAGCCTGTGTCACTCTTTGATTGTTTTCCCAATCAATTAGGGACGCCTTCTCATCGAGTGGATCGCATACAAAGAACTTAGCAGTTGGGCATCTGCCTGTATACTTTCCCGTAGTTACTACAAGCGCTCCAGTTTTTAATTGAGATGCGCCTTCGTGGGAAAGTGCCCTCTCAAGAAAAGATTTTTTAGCTCGGATCGAACTTTTCATAAAGAATCATGTCTCCTCTTACATTTCCTACATTGTAATACTCAAAAATTTTTCGTAATAAAGGAAATCTTAAGAGGCACACACTTTTAGATGCGCAAAGAATCCAGTGTACCGCCTGCCATCCAATTTTTATCGCAGCGACCTTTAATGCCAGGGACTTCGCCGTGACTCGTCCACTGCCAGACATCCCAGGAGTTCCATATTTTTGTAGGCTTTCTTTTTGGGTCAACACCCTCGTTGTAACTAGCCCACCATACAGGATACTCAGCCAGCTCTTTTAGAGATGACTTTGATGCTTTCGCCAAATAAAGATTGACCGCCCATCTTGCTGTATAGATCATGGGCTTTGATCCAATTTCAGACTCAACATATTCAAGCCACGCTAAACTCCAGTCAACGTTATGCTGATCGTCTGTTTTCATTCCTGCTTCGACATCTAAGACAGGAATTAGATCTCCTGGCTGCAAAAGAGGTTCAAGCTTAGATAAAAAATGTTGTGCTTCTGCAATTGCATCTTTTCGAATACCGCTATCAATGCCCGTGTCAGGCCGTCCAAAATGATAGCCACCGACTGCGATATCATTGCTATGACACCCATCAATATTTCTTTTATGTGGCTTGTTTGTGTGGGTTCTTCCTTCAGTCACTTTAACCCATGCATACTCAACGCCTGCAGCCTTTACTCCTGCCCAGTCAATTTTTCCATTCCACGCTGATACATCAATTCCCATCAGAACAGGAATTCCCATTTTTCCTAATGTTTTTGGGCCTGCTATACCATCGACGGCCAAAGAATTGTATGTTTGATACAGCTTTACAGCTGCTTCTGTTTTAGGGCCAAAATCACCATCAGGTGTGATTGATAATGAACGCTGAAGACGTTGGATCTCTTGACCTTTGTCTCCCTTACGCATTACATAAGACATTATTACCTCCGTGTCTAATCTGCACGGAACAGAGCATCCAAAGCATCCCGGGCAAAATCCCCGCTTTTCTCTCTGTTCACTTACAACAGAAATATCATGCACAAAAATAAGTATCTTATGCCCTAGGTCAGCTTCTTTATCCTGTCTAGAGATTTTCTATGATAATTCTTGTCAAATTCACACCCTACAAATTTCCTTCCATTTCTAAGAGCAGCAACTGCTGTGCTACCTGATCCTGAAAAGAAATCTAGAACTGTGTCACCGGGTGAAGTATTGGCTAAAACAATTCTCTCGAGAAGCTCAATAGGCTTTTGTGTGGAGTGCCAACCAGCATACTCCTTTGATGTGGTGTGATTATTTTTATACCAAACATCAGTAGGAATTTTTCCTAAAGGATTGTTTTGTGCGCCCTTTCGAACATTTGATTTCATCTTGTAGGGTATGCGCACTTCGTCTGCATTGAAGGGAAATTCCTTACCCTTAGAGTACATCAATAAATCTTCATGCTTTCTTGGAAATGTCTTTTTTGTTCGACCACCCCAGTCATAAGACCATATAATCCAATTCTGGTAAAAGAGATCATCTTGATTGTTAAGGACGTCTAGTTTGAGACGTAAAAATGTATCAGATTTAGTTGTGCCCCACACGTAAAGACATCGCCCTGGTGCGAGAACACGAGCCGCTTCTTTGACCCATTTCTCGCACCAAGACAAATAATGCTTTTCAGACATCCACTGGTTGTCCCAGTAGTCTTTTATCGTACGATAATACGGTGGATCTGCGATAATAAGATCGACAGAATCATCTGGTAACGATGATAAAAAATTAAGACAGTCAGTGCAGTCTAATCGCATATGCTACGCCCTTTTTTGAACAAAATCGTAGAGCTTTTCCGCAACAATCAAAACGTCTTCAGTTGCGTATGGATTGACAGGCATTCGCTGTCCTTCTGGCTTTAGACATTCATTGTCAAATTGGCGCGCGTTTCGAGATTCAAGAATCCCAATTGCCATTCCTAGCAAGTCACTTCTAAGCTCATATCCGCTCTTATTTGAATCACCCATTTTTTCCTCCTTGTGTGTGTGTGTTGTAATGGGTTTCACAAAGCACTTTGCTTTGTAATTTTACTATAGTAAATCATGCATCGATGTTCACTAAGATATTTATGAACAAGGCTTGCTAATGAAGACACTTGTAATATTTGATTTCGATGACACGCTATTTCGAAGCGGAGCGATGATAGGGGTTCATCGCCCAGGTAAACCAAAGCGTTATTTGAGCTCTCATGAATACGCGACATATGTGCCTAAAGAGGATGAAGAATTTGACTATGAGCAGTTTCATGTATATCCACCAGATCCAGTACCTATTGAAAAATCCACTGAAAAGCTTCAAAGATCTGTGGGTAGTCAGGGCATTAGAAACGTAGTGATACTCACAGCTCGAACACACCCAGAACCTGTCGAAGAAGTATTACAAAACTTTGGAATGCCGCCTGTCGAAGTCCTCGCCATAGGATCAGCTGACCCTGAAAGAAAAGCAGATGAAGTTGAAAGGCTGATCAGTGAAAGAGGATATGAAAGAGTCATTGTGTATGAAGATAGTAGTCCCAATATTGCAGCAATAAAAGCTCGTGTAAAGCCCATCCTAGGTGGAAATTTTACTGGTTTTAAAGTAAAAGCAACACCTCGAGGAGATGTCCTGCAAAAAGAATCAAAGGGTTACCGTTTCAGGCACATCCGAAACTTCACCTAGGTCTCATTGACCTTTACCTAATACACTCATGTGCTAGCGGGCTGACAAAATCCAAGTTGTCTTCGCCATTACCGTCGTGCTCGGACACGTCTTTAGTGCGTTGCGGCACACTAAAGATTCACATAATACTCCGCAAAGCAAACACTGAAAATGATAGACTTTCAGTGAATTTAATTATCATCCTTGACTCCTGAGCCGTACCATCTTGCATTCCACCCTCGTGTGTCATAGTGTGTAAAAGTTCTATAAAGCCCTATGCCACCCTTGGCCATTTTGCCCTCCTTTATTAGGCTGACAATGACTTCCTTGACTTCTTTAGGTGTCATTCCCTTTATCTTAATGTCGGCAGCTTTTGCACGCATGTGCTGACTTTTTCTTGCGCCGCCTATTCTTCTGTTGTATTTTGGAGAGCGATACCCAGAAATAATTCGAATTGGCTTGCCAATATAATCTCTAAGAACCTGTAGATTTTTTGCCAAAAAACATACATTGTCCATTAGCTCTTCTGGTACATTAGTCCCGTCTTTACACTTAAACTCAGATAATAAAAAATTTTTTTCTAATTTCATGTGATTAATCATATACAAAAAACAAGAACTTTACAATTTAGACGCCAGAAACTCTTTTACGTAGCACAGCAATGTGTGTGCCGTTCCACCACTGGAGTGAAGGAGTTTCGAACGGAGTGGGCCGCTTTCCTGGAATAATTGCTCGTGATGAAACAATGTCAAACCCAAGATCTTCCCATGCACTTCGTGTCCCTCTTCGAACAGGCTCTTGCTCCCAATCATCAATAACAGCAATAAATGTATCTGCAAACGCAGGATAAAAATGTACGAAAGCATTTCTTTGAGATTCTTCTGAGTGTTCTCCGTCATAAAAAAATACATCTATTTTTGGAAGCTTTCTGACATCAAACTGAAAACAGTCTTCTTCGTAAAATTGAATATCTGCATTTGGTAAAAATCTTTCTATGTTCTGCAAAAAACTGGCCCTAGGGTTGGTCGACTCCGAAAACTCGCTAAAATTATCAATTGCGTGAACAGAAGAAAGTGTGCCTTCGTTTCCTAAGACAGCTGACACCAAAGTAGACCCCATATAAGTACCCACTTCCAAGTAATTTGCACTTGGAAGACTGCAAATATTATTCATCATATGACGAAATTGGTAGCCTGAAAATCCTATCAGCTTATTGGGTGTGTCGATATGTGCCTCCACTACTGAATCGTATGCAAGACTCTTGGGCAACTTAGAGTCATTGGCACACGCTTGCTGAATACTCTTATCAACATGAGCTGTTAAAGTAACGTCTCTATTGTTATAATCTGCCATCGAGGCGAATTCATTTTCAAAAAGATTTGGGCTGTCTAGTATCATTTTGTCTATTTTCCTGTCATTAAAACTTAGTTTGGAGCCACTGAGAGGACTCGAACCTCCGACCTGCTGATTACAAATCAGCTGCTCTACCAGCTGAGCTACAGTGGCACTTTCACATTACATCGTCTCCCAAAAAATGTGTCATAGTAAAATATGAGGTCACTACACACACGGCAAAAAATGCTGCTGTAAACTTTAAAGTTGTCTTTAGCATATGTCCCTTTTTATTTTTGGAATTATTTCGTGATGAATTATGTCAATTGTCGCTTCAGGGCATGAAGTTTGATATGCTCTGTCAAATTTTTTCAAAGCATCATAAATTTTTTTGTCATTTCCGGAACCTGTACACTTATCCCCTACAAACCAACACTTTTTCCCTTCAAAGTATTTTAAAGCATAGGTTTTATCCCAGCCGCTAGGGTAGATATCAATTGATGTTTGCCCGCCCAGAGCACATGTTACATCTATTTTTTCTTTCTCACAAAATTCTCTAACCAGTTCTATGAATTGGTCTCTTATGTTTGCTGACTTGTCCAGATCTAAAAAAATACTTCGCTCTTTGTCGCCTGAATTTCTTCCGATGGGACACCAGTTTAGCAAAGATTTTCTATAGCTTATAAACTCCCCCGTTAGAGGAACATCATGCTTTGCTAAAAGAGCGAGCTGAAGGTATAGCAGCTGTCTAATAAGAAGACGATACTTTTTCTTTCCAACTTTTTGAATCATAGACGCTGTCTGTACCTCTATGAAGTCACGCTCGTCGTCACACCACTTGTAAATTTGTGTACCGTTACAGGGCATTAGAACGATATCATCTAGGCTGTGAATGATCCCTGATTGCCACAAGAAGCTGCATTGCTTGGTTACGTAATCGATACCTGAGCCTGTAACTATCGCCACGCTAACATTGCGCAGATCAGTTAAATCTTTTAGCGCGTGTATCATCTCATCTGTGATGGCTTTTCTCACTGGCGTGAGAGTTCCGTCCATATCAAACAAAACTGTCTGGCAGCTTTTCATTACCACTCTTCTTCAGACTTGATGGGTGCATTACACATATCAAAAGGATCTATTCGAACAGTTCCAGTGCTTTGATTGCGCGACAATAATTTTGAAGCACGTTTGACAATATCTTCAAAGACACAAATTCCGGGATCTTTTTCGGTTCCCATAGTATTATAATAATCAATCAAATCCAAAAGTATGGACCTTGTTTCATCGTTCATTTTTATCCGCCTCAAGGATGAATTGGTGGGGATAATGATAGGTCAGCTATCGCCGAAAATGTCCACCATACCGCTAGACCAATTGCAACTCCTAATACTGCGCGAAGAAATAGTCGCACTGCAATCATATGTTTCTCCATCGTATTTGTTAGTATAGCACTTTAAACACAAAAATTCATTTGTTGGTGAGCCACCTGGGACTTGAACCCAGAACCCACGGATTAAAAGACCGATACTCTTCCTGTTGAGCTAGAGGCCCCAACAAACTTTATCTAATACTTAGACATGTGAAAGCATATGTTAAATCACGCTTCTTCATTGTATTCTCTATCTTTATTTTTACAATTGCGGTATCATGTATTGGCAGTACTTGGTCGCCCAAAAAATCTTCTGTAAGACAAAATTCACAGCTAGGCGAATGTGATCCATGGAAATCAGGTCCACAAATGATAAAGCTTCCTGTGTTTTCAAATGCATGGCAAATAGTCAGTGAATGTGATCGACACGAAAGAGAAGCAGTCACTATTGCAATGATTTTTTTCTACAAAGAATGGCAACACACATTTGGCGACTCTTCAAATAGCGTGTGGATGGCACTCAACACGCTTCTAATAGAGTGGTCTCAGCTGGACAAAAGAGCAACAGCACACGACATGTCAGGAAAACTTAGATATGAGGCAGCACTTGCAGGAGCTGCTCTCACTTCTGGTATGATTTGGGTTAGGCCTGGTCATAATGTTCCTGTATGTGAAACTGCATTTGTCCACGAACTAGTGCATATAGCAATTTGGAGTCAAAAAGGAACAGATGGTGACCCAGATCACTTGGGAGACAAGTATACTGGGTGGTCCGTTGATCACGCTGCGCTCATACAAAGAGTCAACGACCAGCTTTGCTCTTTGAGCATATAGAAGTCTATTTTTTGCTTTTGAAGACCTGATCGCAAAGCTGTGTCGTACTGGGTGTCCCTACATCAAATTCGCAGTACTTCATTCCATATGGCCTACCAACATTTTCGACCAGTCTGTGTACGTGAATTATCCCATGCATAAAATGTTTTTCTACATTGGCAAGGTCATCATAAAATTGTAGCTGACTTGTTGGTGTTATAAAGAACCAATCAGAACAGTGCCTATCTGCACCCGCAACATAACCATTTTGATTCAAAACTACAGATGTTTGGAGATTATTGAGATCAAGCTTTGACTTAAAAACTAAGTCTGTTCGCATACGAACAAAATACTCATAGTCGCTAGGATTTTCAACCATTCTAGCACAATCTGCAATGCCCTGGTATTGTGACTTGACTCGGTAATAGATATCTCTCGACTTCTCTAGAGTTATAGGCATATCTCGCTCTATAGAAAGCTTGTTATAGTTTGAAACATCAAACACAAGCGGATCATTTACTTCTAGTTTGACCAAGTTACAGGGCTTGTAAAGCTCAACAAAATCTTCTAGCTCATTTGTTTCAAATGTATCATTGTACTCATGGTGAACTTGTGTGTTTTTCCAGTCTTTGTCCCACTGTAAGTTAGCATAAATGTCATAACTTCCTAAACCATCTAAGAAGTTTTCTTTTATATTGTCAAACACTCTTCTGACAAATCTGGGATAACCCGAAAAACAAACGGCAAATTTTTTCTTCATTCCCACGCTCCCCTTATCTCGTCAAATCTACTGAAGAGTTTTTTTGCAAGTGCTTCTCTAACAGACCCCAGCAGAGATCTAAAGGGCTCTTCGGTGAAGCAATAATGACCTGATACTTCTACAATCATTCTTTCAGGTGGCGAACTTTTGTGCTCTTCAGGAATCCACTTGGAAAATTTATTGACTTTTTTGCATGTTCGAAGAGCATCATCAAATCTAATCCCATGCTCCAGAAGAAGTCGGGTTTGTGTGACACCAAACTCAGGCGCTATGTTAATAGAGTCTAAGCCTAGCGAGGCTCTTTTTTGTATTTGTGCCCTTGACAAGTAATCCCCGTTGTGCTCTTTGGAAAGAATGCCGTGCTTTTTTGTAATCTCCACCATGTCTTCAAGCCTGGCCGGATCAAAATTTCCAACGTTGGACGTGCCACTTATTTTTACGCCTGACTGTATTACGCCGAACTTTACACGGTCAAATTCTCTACCCATGCTTTTTTGAAGAGATGACAAAATAAAATCTAAGTCTTCAGCTGTATACGGAAAAATTGACTCTTCGGTACCTACTTCAAATAGAATATTATCGTCTAGATTCATGCAGTAAGAAATTAACTCTTCAGTTTTTCGAACGCCCTCTTCAACAGTGCTGCACGTCTTCCATGGATCGATGTGAAGCATGTCAAATTTGCTTTCAATATCGTTTTTTAGGCTGTCTAGACCGTCATCATGCTCTGACCCTTGACCGGGCCCACCATGATCTCTAACTAAGCAAACAGCATCACTTTTCTCTTTAACATATTGAGAAAAATCACCTGTCGTCCAACTATTGACGTACCCACCGGTATTTTCAATTTGCCGCCTAGACGGAATCAAACCTAGCGAGCTTTTTTCTTTGGAGTATTCTATTACTATGTCAACTATCTCTTGAGACATGGGGCCCACAAACAATCTTGGTATTTTCATAGATCACCTCTTTTCTCCAGGCTTCGAAACAGATTGTACTTGCCGAAATTAAACAAAAACTTATCAAGTGGGTGCTCATGAAGTGGAGACATATTAATCCATATCAAAGATGTAAGCATCTTAACCTTGTCTAAATCATACCCGTGTGACGTTACGAAACTGTGTAAAACTTCTTGACAATCAATTAGATTTTTTCTGCATAAAATGTCACACTCATAACCTACTTTTCGAGGTTGCAGTATGTAGTGACTTTGATTGACTAGCTCATGATTGAAGACAAGATTGTGATTTAGTTTTGCAAGATCATAGTACACATCACCCACATCTAATCTTCCTGCAAAATCTTGACGCCAGTCTATTAGAACAAAATCTGTTTCTGTTTCGATGACGTTGTCAAGAATCAGATCGCCATGTATTGTAGTAGCTATGCCATTACAAAGCCATTCCCAATCTATTGAAGACAACATCTCTTGTACAGGCGGGATTTTCTTTCCGTTGATAATTGATGCTTTATCAGACAGATCCCCTAAATGAAGCTGTATCCTCTTTTTAGTTTTTTCAAAATAAAACTTATGACAGTCTGCAGATATGTCTTCGTTACTCTTACCCGGGTTCCACATGTTTTGTGAAACCCAGTCTAAAAATAGTGACATTTTATCAGGTGTGACAGAATCAGCAAAGAGGTCTCCTGGGACGTATCTATATTTGAAAAAATGTCTAGAAGATGCAGCTATTCTAGGTACCAACCCAGACAAAGAAGTTGCCCTTTCTACACGTTTACTAATAAGCGTCTCATCATGAAAAAACTTGACGACGTGATTATTTACAATATAAATGTTTTCCTGAATTTTGTCCAAGACTTCTATCGAAGAGGACATTTTCTCTCTGGTTTTTGACAAAGCGAAAGGCTCGCCGATATCATACCATTCGTCTACTAATACTGTGTCAAATTGAATATTTTCCTGGTCTGACATCATCTGCAAAACATGGCAATCCGAAAGACTTTTAGCACTTGCCTTGTCCGACGTAGCTACTATTCTATCTAGACATCTCCAGAATATTTCGAAGTCTTTAATTCCAGCCAAGCCCGGATAGGCGTAATCGTAATTAATTTCTCCCTTTTCATTGATCTTGATAAGGTGTTGATCAGGTGAAACATTGATAGTTCTATACTGCTCAGAAGTTTCTGATTTTGCAGTACCGATCCAGTTATATGAAGGGTCAGGTATCTTGTCGAGTATGACTGAGTCGCAAACATGAAAAATAAAAGGGCACTGCAATTTCGGCCTGGCGACGTTCATTGAATGAAGAAGGCTAGAGTTTTCACCCTTATAATTTTCGACTTCTACAAATTCAAAACTAGCACCAGGATAAGTCAACTCCAAAAACTCTTTCACGTGATAACCATAATGTCCTATGGTTATCACAAATTTTGTACCAGAAGGATAATTCTCAATTATGTGTGATAGTGCAGGTTTGTCTCCCACTCTTACAAGTGACTTGTTAGTAAAGTCTGTCAAGCTACCTAAGCGACTCCCTAAGCCGCTGGTCGTTATTAGTACTTTATGCTCTGCCATATTTGTCTTTTAGGCGGACGATATCGTCCTCGCCAAAGTAAGATCCCGTTTGAACTTCAATGAACACCAAATCTTCACTACCACAATTTTTGATTGTGTGTTTAGACATAACGGGAACGTGAACTCGATCACCTCCGGAAACTGTCAAAGGCTTGCCGTCTAAAAACACTTCGCCGGCGCCCGAAACTATTATCCAGTCCTCAGCTCGCTTGTGATGAAATTGATAGCTTGGGCTTTGCCCGGGCTTCACAGTAATTTTTTTTACTTTACAATTTTCATCGTCCAAAAGAACTTCATAGATACCCCATGGCCTCTCTGTCTTTTCCATCTAGTTTCCCCTATATGCCACAATTGATGCTATCTTTAGATCTTCTTTTTCTCCAGAGAATGTAATAATGTCAACAACAGGCAAGACCGGGTCGTCATTTGCAAAAATAGAAAGTTCTGCTATTACTGTCATATCATTGACATGTAGATTGTCTACGTTGACCCGCAGAGAATTGACTGACTTGAAGATTTCGTCGTTTGCTCCCAAAACATCCTGCTTTCCAGACACAGAAATGTTCCAATCTTTGAGAGAGACATTTTCATGAAACATATCCCCCAGCGTTTCTAGTTGCTTTTGTTCAAATGCAGTAAAATAAGATCTCGCAATATCTTCTAAATTCATAGTTTTCCTTTTTATGAACCGAGATGCTATCCTGCGTAGGTTAGCATTCTTTCGGCTTCGCTTGTACCGTACTTGTCAATATAGTATTTTTCTGACAATTCTTCAAATATCTTATTTCCCACGTCGTCGAACTTTTCTGCTCTTTTAATGTCCTTATGGTATGACTTGGGCAGTGTGACGTAAAGAGGAAAGACCCGTTGAATTCCCAACATTTCATCAGGCTGAAGGTATGGTTTTGGCATTCTCAAAATAGACTTTTCTATGAAAGAAGTCGCTTGAAGATTCGGGTCTAACCATCCTTCTTCTATCGCTTTCTGTCGTAACACTGTTCCTCTATAGGGTGCAAATATATTGACTGCGATAGAATCAAAAGTTTCGATGTCCCTTACAAGATTGATGGTATCAAGAACCAACTCTCTTGTCTCGTAGGGCATTCCGATAATTGTGTTAACTGAGTAGGGCAATTTGAAATTTCCTAAAATCTTAGCCTTTTCAATCATAGTTTCGTTTTTGATTCTACGATAAAGTCTTTTTCTTCGAAACTCTTCATTACCATGCTCCAGCCCAAAAGACATTCGATACAAACCTACTTCACGAAGCCATCCTATCTTATCTTCATCAATATCTTCAAACCGAGTCTGGCACCAGAAAGGAAGCCGAAAGTCTTTGTACATCTCAGCAAATTCTTTTAGTTCGCTTTTTGGGCGGGCCATAAAAGCATCATCATTAATATACAGAAAATTAGGATTGTACTTCTCAACCATCGATTCTAGCTCTCGTCGAACTGTATCGATACTTTTTCGTCTTGTGTATACGCCCTGCTTTTTTTCTTTTGCAAGGACACTCTGGATGGGAGAATTACAAAACGTGCACTGGTATGGGCAGCCTCTGTAAGTTTCAATTGGAATTGCCTTCCAAATCTTAGCACCGAGAGGCCTAAGAAAACGTCTTTCATCGAACAAAGAAAAATCTGGAATTATGTCATTGACATTTACCAGAGGTCTGGGTCCGTTGATTATGATTTTTCCATCTTTATCTTTTGCCCGGGTTCCTTTGATATCGAGCAGAGATGTAGAGTTTCGCACAGACTCACAAAATTCAGGTATAATGTGCTCTCCTTCACCCGATGCTATGCATTGCACGTTAGGATCAGAAATTACATCATTCGGTGCCATTGTTGGAAAAACCCCACCTATGATCGATTTAATGTTTGGATATTTTGAAACAACAGACATCAAGTCTTGCACTTGAGGCCATGTATCCTCGACCAGCGTAGAAACAATAACTACATGTGGGTCAAACTCTTCAAGCTTCTGGGTAAAATCTCCTAACAAGTCTGTCTTTGGATTGCCAAATAGCTTTATTGGATCAAACTTTCTGCTGGCCATGAGCTTGTTTGCACGCGTAGCACTAGCTGATTCGTCCATTGCTTCTTTTACATTTTCATCGTCTGCTTTTCCGACAAACTCATAAGTTGGCATATAAGGTGTGCAGTCAAAAAGATCCACATTATATTTTTGTTCTTTGAGAATTGCTGTCCACAAGCCTATAGCATAAGAAGGTGTCAACATCATGCTCAAGTTGGGATAGACAATTAAAGTTCGAAAGTCTTCTCTATCAATGCTTTTTGCTGTTGATGAAACTTCTTTCTTGATTTTTACTTCTCTAGACATCTATTTCTTCTATTCCTTTATTTCTAGTAACACAGTAGGCATACGCCGTAGGAATATCAGAATCTTTTTTGAAATCATTGATGAGAATTCTGGATCCGCCGCCGATGCCCATGACAAGCTGATCGTATATTATGCCCGCATCAGACAATTGTTCAACTGTCTGCTTTCGCATACACTCCTTTCGGCCTGTCACCAGGATTATATTATACCCTTTGCGATCCCACTCATTCAGCTTTTCAATAGTTCCTTTTAGGAGCGTCATTTTGCTATGAGAAGATGCAGCTGTACTTGGTTTCATATGTGTTACAAGCGTGCCATCAATATCACAAAAAATAGTTTTAGGACGACTCATCTCGCTGTCTCCGTGTGGAGCGGGTGATGGGTCTCGAACCCACAACATTCAGCTTGGAAGGCTGACACTCTACCAATTGAGTTACACCCGCAAAAAAATGGTTACTAGATAATACTAAGATCATTTTTCACCTAGTCCGGTTATGGACTTATTATTGTTCATCATATAGACACCACTGTCTTATTCTACTGTCATAGTTTAATCCTTTTTGCCGCCATTGTTAACCCAGCTAAGTTTTTTCCTAAGCATTTTATGAATTCCTGGATTCACGATCAAAGATTTTGGTAGCAATTCGTGTCTAATAAAATTTCTCATAAATCGAGTATCAGAGTTACTGGGATCTTCAACATAAGATACGTTCTTTCTTGCACACCAATCTTCAAAAATTGCTTTTCTGGTTTGCAAAAAAGGTCGAATATAACAATCTCTAGTCTCTGGGATCAAATACGAAGTACCGTGCAGTGAAGTAAAAATCCAAGTCTCAGCAACGTCATCCAAGTGATGACATGTAATTACTGGCAGATTTTCTCGAGAATCTTCAAAAAAATCATATCTCTTCACTCTCCAAAAGTCTTCTAAAGAAACACCCTTTGGAGGTTCATCCCAGTTTTTTCCCACAGTAATTGGGATATCTTTTTCTATACAGTACTTTCGAACTAGAACCTCTGCCTTGTCAGAATAATCTGTCCCGTGATTATAGTGCAGAACACGCACATCGTGTGACTTGCGTAAAAAATCTAAAGCTGCCATTGAATCACAACCACCGGACACAGCAATAGCAATTTGTCTCGGCAGCTTTCTTGAAAGTCGAATCACGACAATCTCCTTTTTGAATGGTGGGCCTCCGGGGACTTGAACCCCGAACCTGCCGGTTATGAGCCGGATGCTCTAACCTATTGAGCTAGAGGCCCTCAAATAACTTACCCCCTGTCCGGTTCGAACGGACGACCTAGCGGTTAAAAGCCGCGTGCTCTACCAACTGAGCTAAGGAGGTATAAATGAAGCGGGTCACCCAACATCCCGCTTCTGACACGGCCTATCCCCCTCGGCCTAACTGCGGGTTATCGCAGGTCTGCATTCTGGGTTACGCTTACGCAATCACGAGCCTGGCTTCAACCGGCATGCCACTCGCTCCATCTCGTTTATAAGATGTTAACGCTCCAAACGCTAAGCTAAGTGCCCGGTGATCTATCCAGGTCCCTTGACCCGTGTCTCCCACATAACTTTATCAAACCCGGGGCCGGATTTGAACCGGCTACCCCACCTCGTAACGTAGATCCACTTTGCATAAGTGTTTCCAACGCAGACCCCATCGCCACTAGTTCCGGCAGGGGCGATCTTCCCTGTTTGCTCCGGTGTGTGGATCTTTGGTTTCCTACTGGGTGCGCTCTCCCAATGAGCTACCCGGGTACATAATGGCACCCCGAACAGGATTCGAACCTGTGACCCTCGGCTTAGAAGGCCGATGCTCTATCCAGCTGAGCTATCGGGGCATTTTTTATTTAGATTTCAATGAGCAATCTTACAAGATATTATAACATCTTCATTGATCATTTACATCTATTATATGATTGGTGCGGCTGGCGGGATTCGAACCCGCATAGCTCAAAGCCGACAGATTTTAAGTCTGTTGTGTATACCAGTTCCACCACAGCCGCGAAATCTCTTTATATTTCAATGAGCGTGTCAACCTCTTGACAGAAAATATTATAACACGCTGTGACTGTCTTTACACGAAATAAGCCCTACAGAACAGTAGAGGCTACTATTTTTTTTGCCCACTTAATACATGGTTTTAGAAAAGCATATGTGTTTTCTTCCAGAACGTCCCAATCAACCCACTGTGAGTCAATGTGCTCAACGACGAGAGTGTGTGGGTGAGGAGTTATGACTGGATCTTGGGTTGTCTGTGCCACGTAGCATGTCATATCTCCACTGATTACACTCTTGTTGCCCCAGACAAAATTGAGATTTGTAATGCCAGCTTCTTCTTTGGTTTCACGTAAAGCTGCTTCTAAAGAAGACTCTCCGGGATCAATGATACCCTTGGGAATATCCATCACGCCGTCTCTTGCGATAAGTGCAAGAACTTTTGTCTTTTCGTGAATCTGTCTGACGATTATAATTCCAGCGCCGGGTTTCATTTCTTTTTCTTTCTACGTGCTGAACGTCTGATGAACTTTTCCAACAAAAAAAGTCGCCGCTTTAGAAACTTGTTCTCTAGTTCGAGGCGTTTGCGTGCTTCTTCGTCTTCTGGGCTCATGAATAGAAAGGAGACGAAAATTCCTGCTAAAAAGCAAAGAAAATGGGTTACAAATGTATAGACCATGAATTTCTCTCCTGTTGTATATTATCATATGCTTATTTCGACAATCCTCATTGGCGTCGCAATATATTCATTCCATAGACTGGTTCGAACTTCCCCGTCGCATGTATCAAGCTCATAGCAAATATTGTTCTTGTCTCGTCCCGGGTATTCTAGTCGAAGCAAATTACATGCTCGGCGCCCATTATCAACTGCATACGACTTAATGTCAGATCTAAATCCAGCTCTAACATTACCGACTAGAGTTAGGATTATGTTTGACTCTTTTCTAAAGAAAGGCCTTTCAGCAGTCGTAAAGCAAGAAATGTCAAAAGTTTGCCCGGATGCTATTGACTTTTGAATTCTTTCCACACCCGAAAGTGTTGTATAGTGAAAAAGTTTTTTTGGATTGTGTGTGCTTCCGTATAGCTGTGTTGTAAACTCATCATCAAGAAGGACATAAGGCTCCATGTCCCCCCTGGAATAAAAGTAAGCAAACTTTAAATTCTCGATATCTGGAAAATAGCTTCCAAAATCTCTCTCAAATGACCAGAACCTGTGATTGACAAAGTCTTCAATGAAGTCGTAAACATTCTTGACTGTAAGAAGATCGTATCTAGGCACTTCGACATTGAGCTGAAATGAAAAGTATTTTTCAATCAACGCTCTTGCTTCATGAATCTCTTGAGTTTCACACGAGTCAGGATGCTTGCAGCTAATCTCTCCACCCCTTGAATCTATTCCTACTTCTTGAAGCTTCAACATTTGCACAACAAAGTCTTCCCACTGAGCAAGCGTAAAAAAAGATGAAGCTGGCTTAAAATAGCCTAACACTCTTTTTTCTTCTTTTATAGCTTCTTTGATAAATTCATGTAGCATGTTTTCTAATTATCACCATAAAAAAGCCCGCAACATATGTTGCGGGCTTTTCTCAATAAGAATTACCAGACTAAATTCTCTAGGTTGCTCTATTAGTCATCTTCACAAAACCATAATGTTGTATTATATTTTTTTCAAAGATTTTTGCATGAACAATCTGGTATCGATTAGTCTCATTTGAAGACACTTTTATTTTTCCTGTCTTTGAGTCTCCAGCAATAAGCACACCCTTGCATACTTCGTACACATTACTATCCATTTCTAGCTTCCTGTGTGCTTCGCAGCCCTCTGACGACATCGTATAGACGTGGCGAAAAGGTGTGTCTGGTTTGTTTTTTGCAATCTTGTACAATTTATACGGGCTCCTTTGTCTATTAAGTTAGTTGATATTATAACATTTTTCAGAGCCAGAAGTAACTGCTTGCCATCCGCCCGGTTTTCCCGTCCATGGATCACCCGGAACAAATTCAATTTTGCCTATCGCATAAAGACAGATCATTGAGTATGCTACAGTGCCCAAAAGCCCCGGAGTAGAAGAAGCCCATATCAATTCTTGTACATGTACAGGATTAGCATGAGGAATTTTAATGAGCGTATCAGCCATTTTTTCCATCTGCTCGTATTGACTTTTATCTAAGCTTCCGACAATCTTGGAGGGGTCAAAATTGTTCACATTATTTCCTTGGTCTAAAAACTGCCATATTATTGTTTAAATAATAACACAAACACCAAGCGTTTACACGTGAACTATGTGCCTTCACAAGACGACATACCTCTTTTCACTTTGACATGATCTCCGATCGGAACAGGCTCTCCGTCGCCATCAATTCGAACAAATGTCATCTCTGTTGTCAACACTACTCTCTGTGAGCCGTTATATGGGCTGTGTCGTCGAGCCTCTAAAGAAATCGTAGCAGAGCAATTACCAATAGATTTTAACTCTCCGTAAATTTTGATAATTTGACCAGGGCGAACAGGTTTTCTAAAATGCACTTCAGCCAATTTTGCTGTGACCATTCTAGGCGTCTCACAGGCTTGACATGCATATGCAACAGCAGCTTCATCTAGCCAGCAGAGCATGGTTCCGCCAAATAAGTTCCCATGATATCCACAATCACTCTCTTTACACATATGAGTTGAAATTAGTTCCATTGTCATTGTTCTTCCTACGCGTTAGGCCACTCATAAATAGCACTTATCCCAAACACTAGATTCGATTTTTGTATGTTCTTGAAGCACGGAGGTAGAGATAGTGGGTGACGAATAGACCACACACCTAGTGCCAAACCTAGACTATTTACACCTAATTGATTACCAAGTGTTGCAGAGTCAGAAAAAAGTGCCGCTTCAATCAAGTCATTTAGCATAAAATCGTCAAGCAATGAAAGCTCTTCTTCTATGGGGCTTATGTCGACATTGTCAAAAAAGTCTTTGGGCAATCTAGATATTTCCTTTGCAAGCATCACAAAACATTTCGACACCCTGTTCTGATGCTTTTATCATCCAGTTGTCCAAATGAAAGTTATTTTTGACATCAAAAAGAGCATTACAGACACTGCATTTACCAGGAGAAGATTTAATCTTTGAAATTGTATGCTCTATCTTCTTTTTAGCTTTCTTCTTTTCTTTTTTTTCTAGATTTCTTCTAATTTTTCGCTTTATTGACATTTGCTAGCATCCATCAATTTCACTTGAAGCGATGCTGCGCTTAATTTTCTGGATTTTCAAAAATCTTCTCCAGTGCTTTACAGTTTCGTTGCATCGACCGCCCCTCTTAGGAGCTCTCACAGCCGTCACCCATGCTTGTTTCCAAGCTCTCTTTTTTGTACGAGGCTTACAGAGACGCTTTGTCTTTCTTAGCTGTCTTTTTATATGTGTAAGCCAAAAAGTCGCAGAAGATTCTAGGTTTCTTCGGTCGACTCCGTACTTTTCAACCCATGGCCAAAGCTGTAATATTCCTATCGCTTTTGGCTTTCCGTTTCTACTAAACTTATGATCACCCTTTGCCTTGTCATTAAAACAAGATTCAGAACAAGCTGCAGCCAAAGTCATGCCAATCATAAACTCTGGAATTTTTTCTTTTCTTTCAACCAGAAGAAGCCTTCTGGCATTTTCCAACGCACGATCTTCCCTTTTCACAGTGGATATAGCACATCGACAAGAATAAACAGCCTGAATTGCCAACATTTCATCTTGCTGGCTCAGACCATTCGACGTATAAGTCGAATATAGCGCATTACTAGCGTAATAAGGACTTTCTGCGTTTGCTGCCATTGGCATCGATAAAAACAACAGAACTAATCCCAGCACTCCGCATAGCTTTTTCACACATTTTACACGGTTTTGAACAACGTATTTCACCAGATTTTCCCCACCTTATAACTTCAATTTCGTCTCCTGGCTTCGCAAATCGAAGAGCACTCATTTCGGCGTGCATTGAACTTGTCTCTGAACCGCCGCTTAAAGTTCTCAAACAATCTGGATGCCCTTTTGGAGAATTTGATCGTATGACTATTGGCTTCTTTTTTCTCCACACAATTGCCGCGAGATGATATCTCATCCCGTTGGACATCGCCTTTTTCTTAGCCTTGTAGTACACTTTTCATTTTTCCCTCAACTTATTTAGCATCTAAGAAGTGCTAAAGTATCTTTCACCCCTATCACACAGGAGCGTTACTACGTTCCGATGCAAATTTTTCTGTAAGTATGCCCTTGCGGCAACTAAATTCGCTCCTGATGAAATTCCAACCAAAAATCCGTGTGTTTTTGCAAAATCTTGCGCTGCTTGAATCGCATCAGAAGTGCTTACTAGTATTTGATCTGGCAACTTATTTCTATCAAGCAAAAAATCCTCACCGTCATTTATTCCTTGGATTCCGTGAGATTTTGCATCCTCTTTGGGTGCCACTTGAACTACTTTGTGTATCAAGGGTGACATTATAGACTGTGATGTTACAAACTCGCTGACACCCATCAAAGTCCCTCCTGTGCCGGCACCAGAAATAAAGTCCCACTGTTCGATTTTGAGCGCTTTCATGTCAGAATCTATTTCAGGTGCTGTATAATGTCGATGAATTTCTACATTAAGATTGTTTTCAAATTGCATCGGACTCCAGTAATTTTCATTTTCGTCCACCAGCTTGTTTCTCATTTCTATTGCAGACGAAAAATCACTAGGACCCACTTCAATAACTTTGGCACCGAAACGACGCATCATCTGCTTGCGCTCTTCACTCATATTCTCAGGCATAATAATTTCTACTGGCACGCCTAACATTGCGCCGGCCGCGCTCAAAGAAATTCCTGTATTTCCGGATGTAGCTTCTACGAGGACTGATTTTTCATTAATTTCGCCGCAAGTCACTGCCCGCTTCACAGCTAAAAAAACAAACCTGTCTTTAACACTTCCTGTTTTTTGACAGAATTCTGCTTTTGCATAGAGACCCGGCTCTATCTTTAAGAGCGGTGTTTTGACGGGCTCCAAAAGGTTTTCGTATATGTCGATGCTCAAATATTCTACCTAAAAATTGCGCCAGGGCCGTGGGGCATATTTTCCTTAGATGATCTAGATGACACTTTAATAAATTCTGAATTAGCGTAAAAGTCAGATAGTTTTTCACATCCAGAATACGACAAACCAGATCTAATCCCTGCTTTGATAGACTCGATCGTGTCGTTCAAGTTACCTGACACAGGGCGCCAACTATCAACTCCCTCAGCTACCGAAACTTTTCCTCTCCAGTCTTTTTGAGCTGAAACTGACGCCATGCCTCGATAATTTTTATATTTCACACCATCTACGACTTTTTCTTCACCCGGACTTTCATCTTTGCAGGACAGCATTGAGCCCAGCATAACAAAATCAGCACCTGCCGCAAAAGACTTGACCATATCACCCGTATTTCTTATTCCTCCATCTGCAACTAAAATCGCATCAGTTTCAGACTCTGCACAATCAATAACACTCTGTAAAGTTGGTACTCCGTGCCCTGTGACTATTCTTGTAGAACAAACAGATCCACCTCCAATTCCCACCCTTACAGCGTTTGCTCCTGCGTTTGCCAGTGCATCGAATGCTTCTAGAGTTGCAACATTGCCCGCCATAATAAAGCACTCAGGATACAGATGTCTAATTGTACGTACAGCAAGAAGTGACATTTTATGATGGCCGTGTGCTACATCAATACAGAAAAATCTGCACCCCGCCTCATAAAGATTGATCATTCTGTTGAGAGAAAACTCTCCTGCACCAATAGCAGCACCCACAGGAGCAGAATCACAATCAAGACGCCTCACGACATTCTTGTACATCTCAACTTGTTGCTCCTCTGTACAGTATCTGTGAAGTATTGGAGACACGCCTGAGTTTGCAAAAATTACAGCGGTTTTCTCATCTACGACTGTGTCCATAGGCGATGCAAATATCGGTAATGAAAATGTTTTCCCATTACAGTCAAATGATCTTCCCATGACATCTGTGGCAGACAAACTAATGTTATGTCTGCTGTCAATTTCGCTGTACTTGGGAACTAGAAGTACATCGTCAAAGCATAAGCATGTTCGCGTCTCATAAAAAGCCATTAGATCTCCGTTTCAGTCCAGCCACGCAATTATATTCTAACAATAATGAGTTCTAATTTCACACTAGAACCAATTTTTTCCAAAAATACAATTTTTGGAAACATTCCAATATATAAACTTTTTAGCTTGTGACAAAGTATAAACTTTCAAAAGCTCGTTTCCGAAAGTTGATATTTTCGGTACTAAGGCAGCTTCATACTGAAAGTGCCACCATTCTGCCCCTCCATATGCACCGCCTCGATAAAATGATCTTCTTCCTCTTATTCTTTCCCACCCATGCTTTTTGAACAAAGCAGTCAAATCAAATGCGCGACAAGTGATCTCTTTGAATCTTATTACTGACTTTCCGCCTTTTCGAGTCACGTAAGCAGACTTTATTGTCACTTCGGGCACATCCTCGCTGTCTGTTTTGCACCATATGCGCCAGTATCGATCTTTTTCCATCTCAATAAGATATGGGTCTTTTTCTGGGTTATTCATCCCTGTTGGTAGTGCGAGGTCGAGTGCCAAGCCAACATAGTGCATTGATTTTTTACTTCGAGCAGGGCCTGCCTTGGACGTAAGCCCTCTCCGGCCACCAGCAGAAGTTAGAACTCCTCCCAGTTTTATGACGTCTTCTCGGAGCCTATTATAGCTTTCTGCAGCATCACTGCGAAGCGTTACTCTTTCGTAGCCTCCGCGGCCTTTTATTTTATCTGCAGCACACGCAACCCAACCCATTAGTGTATCTTGTTCTTCAAGCTCCTGACAGTTTGAGTGCGGTACATTTAATTTTTTGAGATTTGCATTTATCAGCGCAGCATTCAACGCCTCGAATGTCGACGTTCCGCAAAGCCCGTCAACAGATATTTTTTTAGATTTTTGAAACTTTTCTAATGCCTCTTCCGTTAGTCTTCCAAAATGACCGTCAATTGGGCCAGGGTGATGACCCAAGGAAAAGAGCGCATTTTGAAGCTCTAAAACCCTTTCGCCTTTATTTCCTCTACGTAACAACATTGCTTCTCCTACTTGCAATAAGTATTACCTACATGATGCACGAGGCATGAATGTTATAGTTCATCTGAGTGGTCTCTAGTCATTTTCTCTTGATCACCTATGGTTTACCTAGGATTTAACTACAAAGTGTCACAGAAAGCAAGGCAGACACCCACATGTTTATCACGAAACTACTCTTAGCATCTTTACGGGAGTTGAGGGTAACAATGTGGAACCGCCTAGAAGATCGACTGTTAGGATTTCTGAGGATTCCCATACTTCCATTTTAGGTTCAGATACTACAAGAAAAACCCCTGAGGCGACAACATCATTGGGGTTCCCATTAAATTCTACCAACCTTCCCTTTCTTACGCGTTTTTCGTACTTCATTATTGGATCTGGCCTTACTTTTTCATTCTATCTAAATAAACAATTCCGTCTAAATGATCACATTCATGCTGAATAGCACCCGACAGCGGCCAACGTACTATAAGTCCGTTTTGTGTGCCTGTTTCAAAATTATTTGTCTTTATTTCAACTTCAGCTGCTCTTACCACTTCTCCTTTCATCCCAGGGACAGAAAGACATGCTTCTACCCACTTTTCCTTTCTTGAGGTAGTCGGATGAATTTCTGGATTTACCAAAACCCATATTTTTCTGTCTCTTCGCCAAGGATATGGAGAAAACGTTCCAAAGCAGCTGCAGTCTATCAGTACAATTCGTTCAGCAATTCCGATTTGCGGAGCTGCAATTCCAGCGCCGTTCTCTGCCCTAAGAGTGTCATACATGTCATTTATTTTTTCAGCAAGCTCAGCATCAAATTTAGAGACTTTGCTAGAAACTTTTCGTAAACTAGGGTCTGGCCACTTAAGAACTTTGCGCTGTGTCATAATAGTTTTCTTTCATTAAAAAACGACGGGGTGCGGGACATTAAATCCCGCACCCCGCCGG